TACAATCACAATGCCAAGACGTGCCCAAGCAACACCTCCGCTAAAGTCTAAACAGAAGTATCCGCAAGACGTTCCAGCAGTCGCAAAGACAGGCTTCTCACTGAAGTCAAAGATGAAACCAAAGAACTATTCTCAGGAAATGTATCTGGAATCTCTTCGCGAAAATACAATCACTCTGTGTAATGGTCCAGCGGGCAGTGGCAAAACTTATTTGGTAACCTATGTCGCTCTCGAAAAACTCATGAACAACGAGATTGACAGAATTGTCCTTACCCGCCCAGTCGTTGAAGCTGGCGAAAACCTCGGTTTCCTACCAGGCGATCTAACTGAAAAGCTGCATCCATACTTGCTTCCACTACTAGATGCTATTGAAGATCACGTCGGTCCAATCATGGCTAAGAAGCTAATGGAAGCAGGAAAGATTGAAATTGCTCCTCTAGCGTTCATGCGTGGTAGAACGTTCAACAATGCATTCGTTATCCTTGATGAAGCGCAGAACACTACTCAAGAACAAATGAGAATGTTCCTAACTCGTCTAGGTTTCAACGCAGCATTCTGTATTAACGGTGACAATTCACAATGTGACTTGGTCCTTAAGAAACCCGGCGGTCATGGTCTACAGTGGGCAACCAATAAGCTTCGTGGTAATGTTCCTGAAATTGCAATCATTGAGTTCTCTTCTAAGGACATCGTAAGAAACGCGTTGATCACCAAGATCCTAACTTATCTTGATGCTCCTGACGCAAGAGACGAATCCTTCGAAATGAAGGTAAATGGTAGAAATGCGGTCCCAAGGGAAAGATTCGCAACAACCCACTAACTTTATAAATACCTAGAAGTTAGACACGCCATTGTCATCAATACCGGGGCAATGGCTTTTTAATATGTGAACCGGCACAGGAGAACTTAACAATGACTTACATTCTACAATGGTCTGAATCAGGCCCAAATGGCAAACCATCGATCGATCTTTCACCGCTACAAGTTGATAGAGATAGCACCTCACTTATCCTAACAGGTAAGGGTACTCCATACTACGGCGAATATCATCAACAGAACTTCATTCGCTTGCTAGAAAACTTTGCAAGCAGCAACAGAGATCTTGCTCCGCAAAAGCCAACAGTTGGTCAGCTTTGGTTTAACACCACAGAAAGCGCTCTATACGTTTTCGATAAGGTGATAAATGATTGGAAACGAGTTGGTGGTATTACCGTCGGTCCAGGCCCAGTTGCTAACATGTTTGAGGGCGATCTTTGGTGGAAAACTGGCGATAAGACTCTTTCTGTTTATGATGGCTCTGCTTGGCAACAAGTTTGGCCTTCAATGAGCATCGTCCCAGTTGCTTATGTTGAAGAGTACAATAAGCTAGTCGATCGCTACAATACAATAGCAGCAACCCCAAACCAGTATCAAGCAGGTGCCGCAACTACCTACACCAACTGGTCTGGTTATGGTCAACTTCCTCTATCTTACGCAACAGTCTTAGATATGACCAATGCTAAGTGGATGGATTTGATCAACAAGTACATTGCTCTAGCAAATCACCAAGGTACTTCAACTTCTGGTATTCCTTCAAGAGGTTTCATTCTTGACAAGTCTACCCAGCATGGCGTAGTGACTGCTCTTTCTGAATACACTTCATTCTTGGGAGCTGTTTCTCAAATCGAGGCAAATAGATGGAACGTTAACCCACTATCTTTGGAACTAGTTGCCTTGGCAAATGCGTCTACTACTAGAACTCAGCCATACTTCTACGAGAAAGACCACGAAGTCGTCATCTCCTTTAACGACATCAATCATGCAAGAGCGTATTTCAACGCAGGTGGTAACTTTAGAATTTCTGCAAGCTTCACCCCAAGCCAGTCTACAAGTTTCAATACTTCATGGCAAACCTTCATTAGCTCTTTGGGAACTATCACCTTTGATGCTAAGGGAACCCATTATTCTGGTGCAGCTGCTGGAACACCTGGTTTCTACAACTTGGCTCTTGGTGGTGCGTATGTTACGATCTTCTCTAGCGTTTCTCAAATTGCTGGATCCAGAGGCGCAAAGTATTCCATTCAAGCTAGATTGGAACAGACTGCTGCTCCTGCAGTTTCTATTCGCTTCAAGATCGCATTTGCACCAGAAGGTGTTAACACCATCTACAACAGTGCGTACTACTCAAGCAACTCTTCAGCAAGTGGTTCTACCGTTTCTTCAGTTGCTAGCTCTAAGGCTTCGGAACTCTATCTCGGCAACAATGAGATTGCTCTTCCAACAGCAACTCAGACTGGTACCTTTATAACAAATCCTGCTGCGTAATTTACAACTTCACTGAAGTGTGATATAATGGCAATGCTAGAAATGGCGTTGCCATTGTCTTTTCGGCGAACTATAAATTAGACTATAAAACATAACAACACGGAGAACCCCATGGCAAACAACACAGAAACTGCGGTCATTGAGGACATAGTCGATGAACGTCTTGCAAAAGCGTTGGAAGCTTCCAATTACCGAATCACCCTAAACATTCAGCGTGAAAATTCCAAGCTTAAGCTGAAGAATCATCTGGTAATCTCGCAAAACGGCGGTATCTTCAAGATCAATCAGGATTTCATCTCATTCATTTATGCATTGTCTCAGTCTAAGACATCCGCAATCATCCTAGATTCGAATGAGAACCCAGTCAAAATCGATGATCTTGAATCTTTCTACGAAGACGTACTCAGCATCTACCAAGAAGGTATGAACGAGTACCTAGTAGAGTTCGAAAAATTCAAAAAGCTAAGAACCACCTCTAAGGTTGTCGACTGGTAAAATGAGCACTCAAACCTCGAAAGGGGTCTTGATGTTTGCCGAGAACAACTCGACCCTTAATTATCTAAAGATTGCTATTCTTTCTGCCCTTTGCGTTAAGAACAATATGGGCAAAGATACCAAGGTATCTGTGATCACGAATAGTAGCTCTCTCGGTTGGTTCTCTGACGAAGAGAAGGCATACATTTACAAGCTCTTCGACAAAGTTATCCTAAAGGATGATTGGGAAAAAGAGTACTCTGCCATTGGTGCTGACAATACTCGAATTTTTAGAGACACCCAATACTACCATGTCTCTTCAAGGTTCCTAAATAAATCCCGATCAAGCGCATACGAGCTATCCCCATACGACGAAACGTTATTGATTGACGCCGATTACTTCGTCATGAATTCTAGCCTTAACGCAGTTTGGGGATGTAATGAAGATTTCTTGATCAACAAAAATGCGAAGACCCTTGACCACAAGATTCTAACTGGTCCAGAGTTTAGGCTCAATCCATTTGGTATTCGAATGTATTGGGCAACAGTGATCTATTTCAAGAAGAGTGAAAAGGCTAAATTGATTTTCAATCTAGTTGATCATATCAAAGAAGCTTGGCATTACTACAAGCATGTGTATGATTTCTCAGGTATCTTGTATCGAAACGACTTTGCCTTCTCGATCGCAATTCACATGCTTAACGGCTTTGTTGACGACGAAGAATTCGTTAAATCGTTGCCTGATCCAGCAATCCTTACTGCAGTTGACACTGATCAATTTATCGGGTTTGTTGACAAAACCACGACTAAATTCTACCTAAACGACACGGTAGCATCATACAAATTCTATGTCTCGAAAATCAAAGGCGTGAACGTTCACTCTTTGAACAAGCTGTCCATCCTTAACAAATTCGACGAATCATTGGAGATCCTAAAATGAGTGAAACGTACGGATATTTCACCATTGCTCAGGGTAAAGAATACCAACGAATGGCGTATGCGCTCGCCCTTTCATTGCAGCTTACTCAGCCTAAGGGTAGAAACTCTCTTGCCATCGGGGTAACTAAAGAAGAGAAGACCCTAGTCTCTCCAAAAATTAGAAATTTAATTGGTGCTGAGAACATCATCGAGATCCCTTGGAAGGATCACGCAAAGAATTCTACCTGGAAGTTGGAGAACGAATGGAAGGCAATTTACATGTCTCCATTCGATCATACGGTAAAGCTTGATGCTGATATGTTATTTCTTTCAGACAAGTCATACTGGTTCGACTACATGAAGGGTTCGAAAATGGTCTTTGCAACTGAAGCTAAGACCTATCGAGGCGAGACCGTAACAAGTGACTATTACCGTAAGGTGTTCACTGACAATGAGCTTCCTAATGTCTACTCAGCATATTTCTATTTTGACAAATCAGACGAAGCTCACGAATTCTTTAAGCTATCCGAATTGATCTTCAACAACTGGGAACGTTTCTTCTTTGATTACTTCAAGTATGAGCATCGTCCAAACTATGTGAGTACCGACGTCGTGTTCGGCCTTGCAGCCAAGATTCTTGGTACCGAAGATCTGAACATTCACCGCTCATTGAAGGAAGATTTCCCAACCTTTGTTCACATGAAGAGCCATTTGCAACATTGGCCCGAAGATCATCTAATGAACGAAGACTGGACTAAGATGATTCCAGTGTACTACAATAATGATTGTCAGCTAAAGATCGGCAATTATCTTCAAACCCTACCATTCCATTATTTCGTTAAGGACTTCTTGACTGACGATATGATTTACCAAATGGAGCGAAAGCTAGGAATTTGATATGAGCTTCCCACAGTTTTACCTTCACTACGACACTAAAGAAGATCTGGTATTAGGTGTAGATCGGAACCCGATTGAGGGTCACCTTTACGCAATTAATATCGAGCTTCCAGAGGAATTGTCTAAAAAGCTACTGAATGGAGAAATGTCTGCTTCAGAAGTGATCGTCAACAAGTATGCCGATCCTCCATACGCTATTGACAAGAATTTATTCCCTAAGGACGCAACCTTCCACCTGATCTTCAACACAGAAACTTTGGCTGCCGTTAAAATTTCTGCTAAGCGTTCAGACCCAGCGGTATTGTCAAAAGAGAAGTTGGATCAGATCGAGGTTGATAGCAGAATAGCTTATTCGATTCTATCAGGTGATTCAAATCTAGACGATTGGGATATTTCATCTAACACAGAAGGTAAAACGATTGTTAGATTTACACCAAAGAGCGGTCAAGTATCTAATCTGTTTAAGAATCGGATTGACTTTACTTCTCTGTCGGAAATCGACACTTCAACTTATAAGGCTGCAGAGAAGAATCTACCACGTTTGGCTGAGGTTGAAATCGACTATGCAGCAAATGTCGTATTGATCAAGACCCCAAACATGGATCCAAGCTTTTACGCTGACTTCTTTATTGCTATCACCAATAAGAATGATCCATCTTACCTGATCAAGATGATTACAATGCAGCCTGGGAAGACTATTCATCTTCGTTTCTCCCGTCGGCACCTCAAAGAAATGTCATTCTTTTCCAGTCGTTTCCATCTACGAAACACTGAGATTATGGTAAAGAACTATTTCTCAGGTTCGATTGACATGTCATTTAAGGGCAAAAAGCTAATTGTTTTGAATGATCTTAAGTTTAGTCTTGACTTCCCCGAGGCAGTGATTATTCTTAGAGATAAATATGACAAGACAAGAGTTTATCGGACCATTAAGTTGGAGACCCAAGATAAACGAGTATTCAACCTCGGCAATATTGATCCTGCCCAGATTGAAGTCGAACCAATCAATATTTCCAAGAAATTCATCAACGTTACGAGAAAAAAATGAAACAACAGATTTCAGAATTTGACATCTTCTATATTTCCTATGACGAGCCAAGAAAGGAAGAGTTCTGGGCTAAGCTGCTTGACATTGCTCCTTGGGCAAAACGAGTCGATGGGGTAAAGGGTTTCGACTCTGCCCATAAGGCTGCAGCGAACGCATCAGAAACCGATCGATTCATTACCGTCGATGGTGACAACATTATCTATCCAGAGTTCCTTGAGCTTGAGCTTGACATTCCTGAGAAATATGAGGATTGCGTTCTCAGTTGGAACAGCGTTAACGTCATCAATGGCCTAGCATATGGCAATGGTGGTCTAAAGCTATGGACAAAAGACTTTGTTCTAGGTATGCGCACACATGAGAATGCAGATTCTGAAGATGAAAAGCTCGATTTCTGCTGGAAGGACAAGTACGTCCAACTTCAAAATACCTTCTCTGATACTCTCCCAAATGGTTCCCCATTCCAAGCCTTCCGTGCTGGTTTCCGTGAAGGCGTCAAGATGACCTTGGATCGTGGCAATAAGATCGACCCAACCAAAATGAAGAACTTCATTTGGAGAGAAAACCTTCGCCGTCTATTGATTTGGGCTTCGGTCGGTGCTGATGTTGAGAATGGTCTATGGTCTATCTACGGAACCCGTCTAGGCATGTACTTAACTAATTTGACCGATGACTTCGTAATGTCGAACATCAGCGACTATGATTGGTTCAAGAAGTATTTCCATGAAGAAGTTCTGCCACCATTCGTAGCAGCCCCAACCAGCATGTTATCTAGATCGTGCCTTCGCTCTGGTGTTGTTTATCATGAGGGTAGACTTCGTGAAGAGTCAGCTCGACTAAAGGACCTTTTGAATAAGGGCCTAGGTGTCGACCTGGCCGACCTCGACGAGGAGCAAAGTCGTTTCTTCAAATTCTCCCTATCCAACAGTGTTAGAAAATCCAAGAACCCACTCGCTCTAGAGAACGAATAATGGCAAAGTTTAAGAATTTCGATTCCCCAAAGGAGTATCAGCTCAAGTTTATTGACGCAATCTCCCCATCCTTTTGTGCAGCTAAATGGTACAATGCGTCAATTTGGCTAAACAACGGGATGACGACAAGCTGTCACCACCCTCCCGCTCATAAGATCCCTCTTGAAGAGCTAAAGAAGAGTGCTAAGGCTCTACACAATACCGAATACAAAAAGTTAGTTCGCAAGGAAATGTTGGATGGTGTTCGTCCAAAGGAATGCGACTATTGCTGGAGAATCGAAGACCTTAATGCGACCAACGTTAGCGATCGAGTCTACAAGACATTCATCTACAAGGATGAAGATGTCCTAGCCTGTAAGGATATTGGTGCATTTGCTGACGTTGACCTCAAGACGATGGAAATAGCGTTTGACGCCAACTGCAACTTTGCTTGCTCCTATTGCAATCCGTCGTTCTCTACTTCTTGGCAAGGCGATGTTAAGGCAAATGGTCCTTACCAAAACCTAGTCAGTGATGGTGCAGCAGCATTCCAACAAGACGGTTCCTGGACTATCCCTTACGGTCTAAAGAATGAAGGTAACCCTTACATCGAGGCATTCTGGAAGTGGTGGGAAGGCGAGCTACAATACTCCCTACAGGAGTTGAGAATTACTGGTGGTGAAGCAACCATGTCTCAAGACTTCTGGAAGCTACTTGATTGGTGGAAGGCAAATCCAGAATGTAAGGTAAAGCTTGCAGTCAACTCTAACCTTGGTGCTAAGAAAGCTCTCATTGAACGCCTATGTGATGCATCTCATTCCTTCGAACATATCGAGCTATTCACCTCCAACGAAACGGTTTATTCCCATGCTGAATACATCCGTGACGGTATGGATTGGGATAGCTGGCTAGGCAATGTCGAGATGATGTTTGAGAAGGGCAACTTCAAGGGCATCCACATCATGATGACGATCAACTCCCTCTGTCTGTTCAAGATGGACGAGTTCCTCGACAAGGTGCTAGAGATTAAGACGAAGTACAACTCCCCATTCCCAATGTTGAGCTTCAACATCCTTCGTTTCCCAAGCTTCATGTCAATCGTTACCCTACCTGACCATATTCGCATCCGTCTTGCTGACAAGCTAGATGCATGGTTAATTGCCAACGATTCACATCCTAAGCTCCAGGGATTCGAAAAGGACGGGCTAAAGAGAACAATTGCGTACATCCGTGAAATTAAAACCGGTCACTCCAGTACATCCAGCATTGAATCCCGCGAAAGAGACTTCAAGTCATTCTTTACCCAATACGATATTCGTCGCGGTAAGAACTTCAGGGAGACCTTTAAGGATGAAGCTGACCTGCTAGAATGGTACGAGCAAATTCCAGCTACCGATCTAGGAGTTACCCAAACTCTAGTCAACGGCGACTCAGGTGTCTATGTAGAACAGTTGAAACAAGAGCTAAAGGAAAAGGCTAAGAGAGAAGGATGGGTATTGAATCCTCAAGGAGCTAATCCCGGATCCAAAGATTTCGTTGACAATAAATAAGATTTTAACGATTTTTGGATTTCAATAATGTCTTCTCCTAATTTTTGGGACAACTACAACAATTGGATGATTTACGGTCAGAGAAACCAGACCAACCGTTGGTCTGGTCCTGATTGCTTCGAAACCTACGAAAAGGTAAAGAAGGATCCTCGAAAGATTACCTACGATCTTGAGGATTTTGACTACAAAAGAAATTCCTACGGCTTTAGATCATCAGAGTTTGACAATAACGATCCAGTAAAAATCCTTTACGCAGGATGCTCGTACACTGAGGGCGTAGGTATTCCTCAAGAGCATATGTGGGGAAGCTTTCTCAATGATCGTTTCTCAGAACAGATTGGCAAGCCAATTAACTTCTACAACATAGGAGTTGGTGGCGCTTCTATTGATGCAATCGTTCGCTACATCTACATCACTGTCAAAAAACAAATCTTCAAGCCTGACGCAGTGTTTGCTTTGTTCCCATCCTGCATGAGAACAGAGATTCCATTTACTATCCAGGAATCTGGCAATTTTGCCATGTATGATTTCATTCCTAATTTCAATGGTTACACCTTACCAGAAATTAGGTTGACTCATGATAAGCACATTAAGAGCATTACTGGAATTCAGCGTTTGCATGACGCCTTTAAGAGCTTGGTATTCATCACTGAGTTCCTAACTCTAAACGGTATCCCATTCTATTTCTCTACTTGGGACGATCAATGCAGTGACATCCAAGTTGATAAGAAAATCATTACTTTCTACGAAGCTTTGAGAACTTATTGCCCTTCTGCAGTGAGAGATCATTTCGTAGATGTCAACATGATTTACCAATTCGCTGGAATGCTACCACCTTGGTTTGAAAGAAAATTTCCTCATAACATTGGCAGAGATGGCGCCCACCCAGGTCCAAATGACAATTGGAACTTTGCAAAACAATTGCATAGCCATGTTTCAAATAAAGACGATATTAAAGCGCTTATTGAAAAATGGAAAAGCTGAAAGCCTTTATTTTTGACATTGATGGGGTTTTAGTAGACAGCGAACATGCTAATTTCATTTCTCTTAAGAGAGCAATTGAAAAAATGTTCGCTGTTGATTATACTGAGCAAGAAGAGCATACACTCGGCCCTATTCCAACCTTCAAAAAGCTTGAGTATATCGTAGAGAAATACTCTTTGACCGTTTCTGAAGAGAAAAAGCAACAGTTCCTTAAGCTGAAATTTATTGAGCTACTTGATTGTTTTGATCAAATCACTCTAAATCCAGAGGTGAAGGACATTTTTACCTTTCTTAAGGAACAAGGCTACAAAATTGCCATGGTTTCTAACGCAAGAAAGGTGTACATCGAAAAAATCATCGAGGAACTGGGAGTTTCTGGATTAGTCGACATATTTGTTGGCAATGATTTTGGATTAAAGACAAAACCTCATCCAGACATGTACAATTTCGTCATCGACTATTTCAATGCAAGCCCTAGAAATTGCGTCATCTTTGAAGATAGCTGTATCGGACTAGAGGCAGCCCAACGATCGCTCGCTAATGTGATTCAGATAAATACGAATTGTGATTTATCTTTAGAGTTAGTGAAAGCGATTCATGAAAAGCAGCATTCTTTTAGTTATTATTCAGAAGACGGAAGAAACGTCGAGTGAGTTTGAGGCAATAGAGAAAGAACTATCAGAAGGGTTCGAAGTTTTCACAATAAGGGAAGTTGTCCTTTACGAAGCATTTAAGTCTGCACGTAAATATCTGAATGATCTCGAAATCAATGAGCAAAAGCGCGTTGATTACGTTATGATCCTAAATGATTCAGAGCGATACAATCTACTCCAAGTAAGGAAGTTTGCGTTCTTCAAACAATTGAAGTATGGCGTAGCAGACATTTCACCAAACGAAATAGTCAAATTCGCTAGAAAACTACCAAACGTAAAGAACGCGAGATTTAAGCCATTCCTTTTGTTCACTACCTTCAATACGTTTAGAGACATTTCTGGATATTTCCAACGGTCTCATTTACTTTCTGCCCACGTCAGCAGATTAAGCTATATAACCCATCGTTTAAGAATTACCGAGAAGTTAGCAAAATGAAAACCTTAGCATTTGTTATTAGAGGACAGGTAAGAGAGTGGGAAAACGCTAAGCATAGCATCTTCAATTTTGCTAAGTTGTTTGAAGCTCATTATGATGTCCACTATTTCTTCATTACTTGGGACCAATCGTACTCTACTATATCCAACTTTAAAGACAGAAAGAGCTTTCAATTCGACCATGCTAACAATTCTAATCCTCAAAAGATTAAAGATAGCTTCGGCGAAAAGAATGTCACTATAAAGATCTTCAATAGCGAAGAAATTAAGGCAAAACTCCCAAAAACTGGGTTGGTTGAAGAGTATGACCAAATAGCTTATCTACGTTTATTGGCAAATCTTGAAAAACAGAACTATGAAATTGAAAATGACATGGTTTTTGACTTAGTCATTGAGCTACGTCCAGACCTGTTTATCGTCCCTTATAGCACCATCACTCACGACTTAGGCAATTTAGTATTCGAGGACTTCTCTTATTCTGCTTTCTCTCCTATATTTCAGAGAGCTTATAGCAAAGACAAAAACAAAGGGATTGTCAGCTTCTCTTCACTCTGGATTTCAGACCTCATCTTTATCTCCAACAGCTTTACTTCAGACCTGATCAATAGTGAGTATTATTTTCTCAAAGATTTGTCAGAAGAAGTACAAGAAGTCAGCTTCCCTCATGACCTGATTTCAACTCACCTTCTCCAGAAGGCATTAGTAAATACAGAAATACTTAAACACATCATTCATGAGCTAGAAATCGTTAGGGCGCAGAAGTTTTTCATTCTTATCCCAGATTTCAAAGACATTTCCTTAGGAACTATCAAACAAATTACTAAGGCGAATGAAGTATTCCAAAAAACTAAAGAAATGGAACCAAAATAATGAAGATCGTTATACCAATGGCAGGACTAGGCAGCAGATTTTCCACTCAAGGTTACGAAGATCCTAAGCCACTCATTCAATTCTTAGGCAAACCAATGATTCAACATGTAGTTGAGCATGTAGGGATGATGGAGAATGAGCATATCTTCCTATGCCAAAAGACTCATATTGAAAAGTACAAACTGTATGAGCTATTTGCCTCATTCCTAAAGAACTTCAAGATCGTTGAGGTGGATGGTTTGACTCAAGGTGCGGCTTGTACTGTCATGCTAGCTGATTCCGTTTTGAACCCTGATGATCAGGTGATGTTAGTCAATAGTGATCAATTAGTTCATTGGGACCGCGATTCAATTGAAGCCGTGAATGAGAAAAACCTTGGAGGTTTGATCTATTGCTTCAAAGGAGAAGGTCCTAAATGGTCTTATGCTAGACTTGACAATGATGGATTAGTTGCTGAAGTCGCTGAAAAGAAACAAATCAGTGAGCATGCGACTAGTGGAATGTACTATTGGACGAAATGGCAATACTTCATGGATGCTGCGAATGCTATGATTGCTGCTAATGACCGTACCAACAACGAATTTTATGTTGCTCCTGTCTACAACTATGCCGTTGATAAGCGTATTGGCATAGAATACGTCCTTCATGTAGATCAGGTAGGAACTCCTGAAGAACTTAACGAGTATCTCGAAAGAAAAGCTTCAGCCCACGAAACTGATGGTCAATAAACACATCACTTACGCCTATATTGAGACCTCATCCTATTGCAATTTGGAATGTTCTTTCTGTAATAGAGATGAGGTCGTAAAAACTCCGACAAATATGACTGTAGAAGACTACAAAGTCATTTTGTCTAAGCTAAAGGGGCACCCTATTTCTGAGATAAAGCTCATGGGAATGGGAGAACCCTTCATGCATCCTAAGTTTCATGAGATTTGTCGATTGACTAGGGAAGCATTCCCTAATGCGTTCATTATAAGCTCAACTAATTGTCAAATTCGATTAACTTCGGGCATAAAGAAGGCATTACCCTTTATCGACCTATTGTATATCTCTATAGACGGATACAAAGACAATTATGAAAAGTTCAGGTTCCCTGCTAAATGGGATAAGCTTAAGAAGTTTTTGTTTGATCTGAAAAAAGTTGAGAACAAAAATCGAACAGCAATCAATTTCACCGTTAATCCAGAGAATGTTTATGACATTCCTAAGATGGAAGAGCTATTAGAACGATTTGATATTCCTGAATTGCGCCTTAATATTGTTCAAGACTGGTCAGAAAACAAATCAGTCGAAAAAACTATCAATGGCTTCAGCAAAAATCAAATCGATTTCCTAAAAACTTACCAGCACCTGATAAAAGGCAAGAAAAACTGGGACTTCTCAGAATGTTTTTGGGTAAAGAATGGGATTTACATTACGGCTTTAGGTGAAATGAAAGTTTGTTGCATGAATACCTCTGCTAAGGCGATAGGCAATGTAGTGACATCATTGAGTGTGAGTGAACTTCAACGATCTAAACCGTTCATTGCCATCAAATCAGGTTGCGAGTCGAATACTCCAACAGGCCATTGCAAAAATTGCTCTTATTTTGAGCTCAATGAAATACTTTCTCAGCTAATATGAAATACAAAACCTTCCTAGATGACATAAAGCGAACTCGTCCTGCATTAGTAGATCCTCATAAGAGACGTCTTCATATGTCAGAGCGCAATCAACCCTTTAGTGATTACGTTTTTCAGGAGTTTTTGTCAACTATTTCACAAAGCGATTTCCTTTATTACAACGATACTAGGGATTTGCGAGATAAACTTGCTAAATTGCATGACGTTTCTTCTGAAAACATCTTTATTGGTCAAGGCTCAGTGTATGTGTTGAATTGCCTCTTTAATGCATTCATTGAGAGAGGCTCAGAGGTGGTCATGCCTGAGGCGAGATTCCCAATGTATGACGTTTTCTTAGCTCAGAACGAGGGTGTTTCTAAAAACTTGAAGTATGAGCTCATCAACAATCAACTAAAGCTAAACACTTCATTTGAATTGAATGAAAATACTCGAATGATAGTGATAGGAAATCCCAATTCTCCTGTAGGCGATGTGCTATCTCTTTCTCAGATAGAGGAATTGTCTTCTTATTGTATTCCTTTAGTAGTCGACCAAGCGTACGGCGAATTCGGAAAGACAGAAATCCCTATAGAGATGATTGAGAAGAATGTCGTCATCGTTAATACCTTCAGTAAAGGGTGGGGAGCAGCAGGAGCTAGAGTAGGTTATTGCGTCGCTAATGAAAAGATTGTCTCTTTGCTTGAAAAGTATCGACAAATCTGTGAAACCCCAGCAATTAGCCAAAAGTTTGCAATGTTTTTGCTTGAAAATCCTTTCATAAAGGATGAATATGTTTCGAAAATTGTAACTGAGCGAAACAAATTAGCAAAACGATTTGAGCATGTCTATTATGGCAATTGGATCCACCTACCTATGGATAAATACACTCAATTACCTGAAGACTGGGAAGTAAAGGCTAATACGAAACTTCCTTTAGTTGATGGAGAGTTTATCAGAATGTCTATCTTTGAGGGTTTAAATGATCTTATCTGACATCGCTTGTATCTGCATCAATGATCTAGAGAACAAGTATAGCGATTCGTATCTTTCTTGGATAGATACCGTCCTGAGAATTACCCCTTATCAGAAGTTTTTTGATGTTTACATCTCTACTGTAGATATTAAAGCATTTTATGCCTCGCCTTTGAATAAGTTTTTGGATGAAATGCAGCAATTAGGTAAGATTAGGAATATCAATCCTATTCAATTCAACGTTTCTGCTGGAAAATTGTCTCATGTTCAGCTGATGACCTTTGGTAATAACTTCAGAGAAGTGAATCAACAACTCAGAGGTATTTTGAATTACTCTTGGTATTATCAGATTGACTCTCATAAGACATTCACTAAAGAAGATATTGTTTCTTTCAAGATACTTGACCAAAATCCTAAGCTAAATCCAGAACTCATTCTATTTTTCAATGAGTTTTATAATAGTCCAGATGATTACATCCTTGGTTATTTCTCAACAGGTTGCGAACAACGTTTTTCAATGCTACAAAATGTAATTGCGTACCTTACGTCAAAACATAATGAGAAGTTTTTTGAAGGATACGATTACCATTTCTACGTAAAGAAGTATTTGAATCGTATGAATGCCCACGACTATACGTTTTTGAGTAAGATAAAATGACAAGAATTGCAATTTGTATGCGGGGCTCCCTACGAACTTGGGATGTTTGCAAAAAATCTATTTTCTATCACTTTGATTTCTCAAAATATTCAGATGTCCAAGTAGATTGGTTCTTTGATGCGTGGGATACTGATGGCTACACTTATTACGATATAGATCCTGAGACAAAAGAAGCTAAAGCTGAAAGAGTTATTGCTCCTCTAGATACTAAGACGTTAAGCGATCAATTATGGGCCGATTTCAGAGAGGCAAATCGCAATCTCGTTACAATAAACTTCCATAAGTTTGATGCTGAGTTAAGTCCTGCTGAATCGTTTATGAAGCTAGTTTATCTCTCAAATATCTCTAAGCGTTCAAGAGAATTATGCACTAACTCTCGCTATGATGTCGTAGTACAAATTCGTCCAGATGTCATTTACAAATTCATAGAACATTCGGTGTTTCATAATCCAGACGACTATCGATATGGATTAGATTATTTCAGAGAATCGGTAATTGAGTCAAAGGATCATTACGTCCTAAACTATGAGAAAAAGATTTCAGAGATAAAGCATGTAAGACAATTTAGCTCTGTTTTTCTTGATCCGTTGTTCAATACTGTCGCGGCAGATATTCCACCAGCTAATGACATCGTTTTCTTTGGGAAATCTCAGGTTATTGATGTAGTTTCTGAGTGCTATAAGTTTGTTAAAGAGAAAAAGAATCCTGATGTTTTCCCTCATGCGACAATTTTCCAGTATCTTTCAAAATACGGAATCATCATTAATGATTTTTGCCCCACTTGGCAAATAGTTCGCAATATGAAGATAAGAGGTAAGTATGACTACCAATATTATCTTGAGCATCCTGAAAAAACTTTCCCAGTTTCAGATGAATTCTATAATGGTGTAACAGAATGCACTAATATTTGGTACATCTTATTCAAAACTTTCAAGATTATCTGAGCAAACTCCTAAGGCATTCTTAGGAACTACAAAACCTTCAGTCATTTCTGGCATACAAGCAATCGCTAGACTACCAACATACTTTCCAGAGTAGGCCCATATGATTCCATTAGAGGTCAAGGTGTATTCATCTTGATCATGGAAGAAAACATGGGCCTCAAACTTCAACATTCCCTCTAATGCCTCATAGTTTTTGGCGTGGAACCAAGCTTTTTCTTGGATTTCAAGAATTTCGGAGATGGAAATTGGGTGTTGAGGACCATCATGACCTAGTAAGTATTGACCATCAATCTTCCAGATATCGACTTCCACATCATACCCAGCCTTGATTGCTTCTCTTAGGTAAGGGACGGTATTTTCGAGTTGACGGTTGATGCCTTTGTAGTTTCCACGGTGTGCGATCTTGATCATTTTTCAATTGGATAAATATGTCTGTTAACCTTCCTATTTATGAGGACAAAATGTCTACTATTCGCTACTGGATTTTCCTAGTCAAGAACTATTTCGAGACCCGCAAACGCATCAAGAACATGAAAAAGGGCGACCCTTTCATCTACCACTAAGAGGTTTCTATGACTATTTGGGGAATATCCGCCTTAAGCCATGACGCGTCAATTACTGTCGTAGACGGTGACAACAATATCCAGTTTGCCGCGCACTCAGAGCGCTACTCAAAAAAGAAGAATGATAAGTTTCTCAACTCAGAAATTGTCAGTGCAGCCGCACATCACGGAGCACCTGAGAAAATTGTCTGGTTTGAGAAGCCTTTAAAGAAGAAGCTTCGTCAAGCATTGACTGGAGAATGGGGTGAGGTCAAAGCAACTTCTCCTAAAGAGTATTTGAAAGGATGCGGACTAGGCCATGTTCCTATTGAGTATGTGGATCACCACATGTCCCATGCTGCAGGCGGATACTTTACCTCAGGCCTTCCTCATGCTAGCATCCTAGTCGTGGACGCCATTGGAGAATTCATTACGACTTCGATTTGGCAGGCTGAAGGGTTGAACATGAAAAAGGTGTTTGACCAAAGTTACCCTCATTCGATTGGTTTGTTCTACTCAGCGATTACACACCGAGTTGGCTTGAAGCCTAATGAGGAAGAGTTCATCCTTATGGGGATGGCCGCCTACGGTACTCCAAAGTTCTACGATCAAATGAGAAAGGATCTAATCAACATCGATCATCCTCCTCATTTTGAGCTAAAGCGTAACCTTCATATGGGCTGTATGGATTGGTTGGCTGATGTGATTAAGACTGAACAAGATCATTACGACTTGGCAGCATCTGCTCAACAAATCGTCGAAGACTACATGCTAGGTTGTGCAATGTGGATTGCGATGAGACTTCCTTCTAAGAATCTCGTCATTTCTGGTGGTGTCGCTTTGAACTGCGTCGCTAATGAAAAGATTGCAGCAATGTCAAAGTTTGGTAAAAAATTCTTCGATACCGTTTGGATTATGCCCAACCCAGGAGATGCTGGATCCTCATTAGGCGCGATTGCTGCCTACAAGCATGAACACCTCAATTGGGAGCATCCTTACCTTGGCACAAACATTGATCGAGACTTCGATAAGGATGGCATCCTGAGAGCATTAGAATCCGATAAGATCCTTGCGATTGCTAATGGTAGGGCTGAGTTTGGCCCAAGAGCTCTTGGTAATCGTTCATTGATTGCAGACCCAAGAGGTGGTACCATCAAGGATCAGGTAAATGACATCAAGAAGCGTCAACGTTTTCGTCCATTTGCTCCTATGATCATGGAAGAATATGCTCATGAGTTCTTTGAGCTTCCTGTTGAGTCTTCCCCTTACATGCAATTCACCGCAAAGTGTAAGTTCCCTGAATTGTTCCCTGCTATTTGTCACTTTGACGGATCCTCTAGAGTTCAAACAGTAAATAAGGAACAGAACGAGAACATCTACAACCTACTCAAAGGATTCTACCTAAAGACTGGTTGCCCTATCCTACTCAACACCAGCTTGAATATCAAGGGACAACCATTGGTAGATACTTGGGAAGATGCTCTTCGATTTGCTAAGACTTACGGCGTGAAGGTATTTTGATGTACTCTACTTTAGTGTCAAGCTATTTTAACATCATACTTGACATCTCTAAAATGAAAAACGGAGAAATGAAGTTCAACCTATTTCATTATCTCCGTGAGTACTTTGCTTTATCTTCCCCAAGAGCAATCATTTATGACACAGAAACAGGAACAAGCCTAATCGCCTACAAGCTAAACGCAGATAGAGCAGCTGACCTTCAAATCCTTTTGAACTGCGAAAGCCTAGATTGGGAAATACAAGAAGACAATGGACATCATATTTTTATATTCAAATGAGAAGCATTGGGAAAAGAATCTCCTCAATCTCAGGACTGTCGTAGGGAATAGAACAAACATCATCCCATTCGACGCAAAGGGAAGAACAAAAAGAGAGTCATTCAAGGCTGTCGCAGATTCTTTCGAAAAGAAAGATGAGAAGTTCATTATCGTCGAAGGAGACAATTGGGTATTTGAGAACTTTGTTGACCTGATTGGCTACGATTCTTGCTGCAAGGTATTTGCAGAGTCTCCATACGGCTTTAAAGCCTGCCATGGTGGAATAAAGATCCTTACTGCAGACCATTTGAATAATAGTCTCATGCTTACTAAGACTGAGCATGACCTTTCAGTCCATATGAATCTTCCTGTAAAGGATGATGTCGCTTATAGTCGTCATTCTTTCGACGAAAGCAATTACTTAGAGTTCAAAGTTGTCGCTAAAGAGATAGTGAAGCTCTATTTCTGGGGAAATCATGAGCAATTGAACGATTGGAAATGTCACCCAAGAAGTAAACGAATTTGTGACGTCGTCCTGTCGAACATTACCAAGTTCAACCTTGACGTAATGATTTCCAGCAAGAAGATGAATGACTTGCTAGACGATCTATACTACAAGCAATACTTCAAGGTCGCCATACTAGGGATCATGAAGAACGAAGAGAGACATATTCAGCGTTATGTTCAGGATCATCTTGAGTTTGATAAGATCTTCTTGCTTGACACTGGCTCTACAGATGAAACAATCAACCTAATCCGAGATGTTGATTTTGAGAACAAGGTTGAAGTGTTTACCAATCAATTTGAGAAGGTCCATTACGGAGACTTTAGATCCAAGTTGATGGAGCTGATAAAGGATAAGCTAGATGATTATGACTTCATTTTCTGGGTAGACATCGATGAATCTCCAATGTATGAACGTTGCAGCATAGATACCCTGAAACGATTCCTGGCGAATAGTGACCGTGACTATAGCGCATTTGAGATTACTCGTCAAGACATTAGTGGTTCTCCACCATTCAACCTACAAAGAATTTTTAGGTCTGCTGATCCTGGCTACTGGGTGTACCAAATCCATGAGCAACATCGATTTGTAGAGGAAGAAGTTTGGCATCGTCCTTTGATGCAGGTACCATTCTATTTGCTTCATCTAGAGAGCGAAAGAATTCAGACCCTTGAGAAGAAGCAACGATATTCAAGCATCATAACAGAATGTTTTAAAGAGGCTGAAGCTAAAGACGATTACGCAGCAATCTACCACTATCTCTTCTTCTATATCGACATCCTAGCAAATGAGTGCAACACTGAAGGGATGATGGAATGCTATGAGAAATACATCAAGCCAGGCAAGTTCCACGAATTTCCAGGTTGGTACCTGCGCCGCTATCTTTTCTACTTTGTAACCATGGGCCGAGACGATTTGGTAGAAGAGTTACTAAACATCGTCAAAGGAACTGAGCATTACGAGCAATTGATTTCAGCTAAAGATGCAGTGCTATCCACCGATAAAGAAGAGAGCTTAAAGATGAAGGTAGATAAATCTACGTTGGTCAATTACTCAAACAATGAGATTGCCCATCCAATCGACCTAGTGATAAGCCTAACAGGTCAAATTACTGATTCCTTAGCAGGAGAGCTAACAGATTATTTCGAGCGAATCCATTCGTACTTCTCTGCCAACTTTGATAGTGTTGAGAAGAATGAATCTACAGATGAAACTCAATTCAATGTTCGCTTTAGATTCACTGATCATATCGAGTTTTACAAGTTCTTTGGTGACAAATCCTGCTCATTCAACCTTCACCTTCTTACCTACATTTGCGTACGTAATAACCTAAGAAGAAACGTCTTCGTTCAGAAATGAAACTCAAATCCAAACCTATCCTGCAAGAGACCAAGCTTAGACTGCAAGAAGTATCACCTTCATTCTGCTTAGCAAAATGGCTTCAAACCATTATCTACCTGAATCGAGGTACGACCCACTCCTGCACTCTTTGTCCTTCTCATAACATCTCTGTTCCAGCGATTAAGAACAATCCTTCGGCCTTGCACAATACACCAATCAAGATGATGAACCGAGAAGACATGCGAGCAGGCAAATATCCTAAGGAATGTGACTATTGCTGGACCGTAGAGAAACTTGGTGATGGGGAATACATAAGCGACCGTATTCTGAAGTCCTCTGGTGATTTTGCTAGATCGAGATTTGATGAGGTAGTTGCCTCAGGTCTAGGAGAGACTATCACCCCATCCTATGTAGAAGTTTCATTCGATTCAGTCTGTAATTTGAAGTGTTTGTATTGCACCCCTTGGGCGTCAACCGTTTGGCAAGACGAGGTTGAAAAATTCGGACCATACAAACTGGCAGGCAAAGAGCAACATCATCCAGTCAAGTTGATCCCTGAAGAGACCAATCCGTTCATCAAAGCTTTTTGGGAATGGTGGCCTGACTTGTTCCCTAACCTTGAGGTACTTAGAGTTACAGGTGGCGAGCCATTGAAGTCAAAGCATCTATGGAAGATGTTGGATCAAATGAAGGAGTTGGCAAACCCTAAGCTGTTGTTTGGTGTCAATTCCAATTTCTCCCTTACTGAACGAATCATCGATAAGTTCATAGAGGAAGTCAACCTCATAGAGCCGCAATTGAAGAATTTCGTATTGTACGCCAGCGCTGAAGCCTATGGTTCTCATCAGGAATACATTCGAGCTGGAATGGATTTTACTTTGTTCAAGTCTAATATTGAACGATTCCTGCAGAATACTGGCAGCAAGTCTTCTTTGTTCTTCTCGACCACAGTCAATCTACTCTGCTACAACTCTTTCGAAGACTTCGTGGAATGGTATGCTGACTTGAAGGTTCGCTTCCCTGGTCGAGTCAACATCCTGTTCATCTTCATCAGAGGACCTGAGTATTTCGATCTTCGCCTTCTCCCCGAGACCTGCAAGAAGATCATGTCCGATGGCATCATTCGACAGATCGAGAAACACAAGGACATTTTCACCGAACTAGAGGTAGAACAACTCAAACGATTGATCGATGTGATGAACAAGGACATGGAGAAGAAGGACTTCTTCATTGCTCAACTTCAAGATTTCATCGAGCAAAGTGACCAGCGTAAGGGAACGAACTATCTTTCTTTGTTCCCCGAACTCGAACCGATCATCGCAAAAACTTGTTTACAACAAGGTGAAGTTGGTTTATAATTGACTGTCATCCTCTTATAAGAACAATAAAATGGCTATCACCAAAAAACCAAAAAATCATCCGAAGTTCGGTCTGGGCATTGACTGGGAAACCACTGGCTCTGATTGGGACGATCCTGATGGTTCCCACAAAAAGTACCAAGGCATCTCTTTCGGCGCAGTTGTCTTCGACGCTGACACTTTTGAACCAATTGAGACCATGTATCGTGAGTTACACTTCGATACAGATAAATACAAATGGTCAAAAGAAGCCGAAGCAATTCATGGACTGTCTCAAGAACATCTGCAAAAGCATGGTGTTGCTCGAGATGAGGCCTGTGTGGACCTTGGCGAATTGATCCTTAAGTATTGGGGTCCAGAAGGAAAGCCTATTTTCCTCGGCCACAACGCGGACTTCGACATCAAGTTCACGAACCAACTGCTTATGGATCATGGCTTGCCGAAATTGAAGCTACATCACGTCGTACTCGACACGTCTGCCTGCGGTTTTATTACCCTTGGCCTGTACAAGTCCGATATGCTGTTCGAACGCCTCGGTTTTGACAAGCGCGGAGCCCACAATGCTTTGGAAGACATTCTTATGACCCTAGAAACCTGCAAAATTATCAAAGGACTAACCTCCTTTGCAATGAATGAGTTCTATGGTGAAAGTAATGACTTATGAAAAAGCACTAAACAACATTTATGAGATAGTTAAGAAGCACAGCAATCTCTTCAGCCACAACGCATACGATATTTCGATTCTACCAGGGTGGATAACTTTGGTAGATGAATTGCTTTGTGAACTCCAAGGACGACTTGGAAATAACGAGCGAATTCAGATAGTGCAGGTGAAAGAGAAGTTCGGAAGACTTCGACTACACTTTGGCACCATTGGAATTCCAGACGAAAGATTGTTCCTGTTTAAAGGTCCAATAGAAGAAGCAGAAGCCAAATCAGCAAAAACATGCATCTTCTGCGGGGATAAAGGTTCGATGACGAACAATGGTTGGATTTCTCCTAGATGTCCTTCCCATGTAGACGCGGAAATGGATCTTGATCGCTCCGTCGTTGTCTTGGCAAAGCATGAAGACAAGATGGCAAAATTGTTGAAGCAATCCTGATTTACAAATTTGCTCCTTTGTGTTATAATTCAAAAACGTAAAGGAGCAAATTATGGCTTACAACCTGTTTATCGATGATGAACGATACCCTTCGGATTATTCCGTCAAGGCATTTGTGATTGCCCGGTCGAGTAACGAAAGCATAGACATCATCCACAAGAATGGTTGTCCTGAATTTATCTCTTTTGACCATGACCTAGGTGGCGAAGACACCGCAATGAAGGTCGTAAAATGGTTGATTGACATCGACATCAACGGGTGCCTGCTTGGCTTGCCATTTATTCCTGAGAACTTCAGCTTTGACGTTCACAGCCAAAATCCAGTTGGCGCAAAGAACATCAAGGAGCTATTAAATAGCTATTTGGAGTTCAGGAGTAAAGATGGAAACCTTTGTATTTGAAGGCACCGAAGTAAAGAAAACTGGTAGAGAAGCGGTGAAAATCCTTCCTATCAAGAACAAAGAACTAAAATTGATAGAGGTAACTCCAGTCGATACGACGTTCGATTGGAAGAAATGGGTTCGCCCAGAAGATCTCTATACAGTGAGAGGAACTTAATGCTCTGTCGGTATTGTGCAGGAACTTATGAAGAATGTGGTTGTGGATTTGGGTATTGCGCTCATTGCAATGATGGCGTGATAACCGATCCTCCATTCGGTCCGCCGCTCGGCAGTGAAGAGCTGAATATTCTCACACCAAAAGATTTTGACGTGATCATCAATTACAAGCTTCGTGGAATTCCCGAGCAGATCGAATACGTCTCAATTCACCTGACAGGTAAACAACTGCTTAACTACGTTGAGATAGGCGCCCTACAAAACTATTGGGGAAGCGACTATATGGATGAAACTCTTGGCGACGTTTTGAACCGAGCCGCCTGGCTAGTTAAGCAAAAGATCAACACTGAAAAGGAAGAATCATGACTTTGTATAGCGTTTCTGGTAAACAGCTTTTTCTCTTTGCCGTCCTGGTAAGCATTATCACCTCAAGTCTAATCGGAATAAATAACTACGTTAATCAATATCGTCTCTTGCCTGAGGTTTATGTCTCAGCTGACGACGACAAATGTGTTAAGGTAGTGAATTTCGAAAATGGTCATGCATTTACCTGCAACGACGTTGACGTAATTCTACGCCGTTACAGGAAAGTAAAGAATCAATGAGCAAATTTAGACATTACAAATGTGATACTTGTGGAAAAGAAGTAGACGTTGACAACGATTTAACTCACGCATTCATCGATCGCTGCAACCTAACTAAAGGTTGTCTAGGCAGATTGAGGTTCGTAGAAGATAAGAATGTCAAAGACAACATTCTAAACTATACGACCGCCGTACAAAGTTCTGTTATTGGGACTAAGGAAGATACTTCCATTCCTGAGTACATCAGTCCATGTAGCGGAACCTCAAATGAAATTACCCTTGCTGTCAAAGGGTTGTTCATGTCGGCATCCAATGCGGTTGTAACACTTACCGAAATTCTGACAAAGGAAGTTGAATACGTAGAATACGTCTACAATATCACGATCCCAGTCAGCGCGATTTCTGGAAAAGACAATTCAGCTCAACAGAAAATTTTGACCTTTGATGAGACATCAGACATCTCTATCTACATCAATGGTCAAGAATACGATTCGTCATTGTACACAGCTGAAAACAACATCATTCGTTTCAACTCGCCAATCATTTACGCGACTTTTGGAACGTCTAGCATCTTTGTTAAAATTCTAGTTTTTACTGCAGCAACCGAAGTAATTCGTACTCTTTCTTTTGATCGTAATGTTCCTGGCCTTTCTACAAGTGCTTGGTCAAACGTTCAAGATGTGAAGATCAACAATGAATTTTACTCATTGTTCACCTGTACTGATTTGACTACCATCGACCTAAATACTCGATTGACAATCAAATCGATTAAGGTAGATGGTGTTGAGTATCCAACTTCAGAATCTGCGATCATTCTAGCCGCAGAACCATTCACTATTGCAGATAGAATTTTTTCTCGATTGATTTTTGCTAGTGACTTGGATACTTCGACACGTCACTTGCGTTATGAAGCACCAAACAAGGTTAAAACCCTACGTGTCACGTCTGAATCGCTGGTTGATGTATTTCCAGCTATCTCAATAGAATCAGTGTTTAGCCGAGATAAAGAGTTCGCGAAATCTTCTCTTGCGTCTGGTGACGACACCGCCGTAAACGCAAATCTAACTAAAAATAATAAATTCGTTCTAGGGCCAATATGACAGAAAAATACTTCGCAACTGTTGAACTATCAAACCCAAAGCTTTGCAGCCAAATTTTGGTTGGAGGAGACAAATATGGGTTTGATTCCGTGTTCGCTATGACCAACCATCAAATTAGTGACATTGAGTTGATCGGTGTCGCTAGTGCTTTAGCTGACAACATTGAAGGTTTCGAAGTAGAACGAAAATACAACGCAAGGTATTTCCCACATCTTAAGGAAGACTTCACCTTCTCCTATGATGAGGACGAAATAGAAGATCAAGCCCAAAGAATCGAAGATGAGTACTTCGTCAAACGAATCAACATCGTCGACGAGGACAAGGATCGTCAGGGTCAAATTGCTGTATGCGTTAGACCGAAAGATAGTAAGAACACTCTTGAAGCTTTACTTTCTGATGAAGATCCAAGACATTTTTCAAAGCATACAGTTACAGAAAAATCCCTTTTGAATTAAAATAACATGTTCGCATATTTCGTTAGTGTCAATACCTCGGACGCTGAGTTGAGTTCTTTGCCCATTTTTAAGAATCTGGCAAAGTTCAACGAAGCAAAAATCCGCTCTAAGCTATTCAACGGCTATAAGGAATGCCTAGACACCGCGCAATCCTTTACCGCTGACGTTGTTAGCCAACTAAACGCTTCCAAACCCGATGAGTTCTTTATCCAAACTGGCGTCAATCCAGAATTTGGTGAAGATCCTTCAGGCATGCAATCAACGGGCGCCCTAAACCGTTGGGCGAACAATGAACTCCTTAGGCTGTACGTTATGAGCAAGTCTAACAAAGACGCCTCAGGTGTATTTCTCACAAAGTTTGTAGTCTCAATTTTATCAAAACCATACGAAAAGGAAAACTAAAATGGCAAAAGGTAATCACCGCCGTATTGAAGACATCATGAATAACTCCGCTGACCGTACCAAGCTGAACAACAGCATTGATGAGTATGTGAAGCTTCTTGATAGCATCAAGGACAAGAAGGAAAGCATGAAGGTTATCGTTGATGACATCAAGGAAAAGATCGACATTGATCCTAAGCTCTTCAAGATCCTTGCAAACATCACCCAAAAGAACAACGCAGTCGAAAAACTCGCAGAAGCAGAAAGCCTAGAGAACGCCATTGAAATGATGTTCACCATTCATGGTGAAGATGGCGACGACAACGAGTAAAGGAATGGGACGGGAAACCGTCCCAAAAACATATGGAATTAAAAGATCTTTCACCCGAAGAAATCAAAGAACTAACGATTGTCAAGCCTAAGAAGGTAAGAATCGATCTTACTTCAATGTGCCAACTGAAGTGTCCTGCATGCCCAATGACCTACAAGTCGAAGGAAGAAAAGCGGGGCTACGTTCATTTCGAAACATTCAAGAAGGTCATTGACGAGAACCCATGGATCGAAGAAATCGAACTATGCAGTCACGGTGAAATTTTCTTGAACCCAGACTTGATCCCTATCCTGAAGTATGGATACGAGAAAGGGATCTACCTAACTGCAGACGTCGGCGTCAACCTCAATCACGCAAAACCAGAAGTTCTCGAAGCATTGGTCATGTATCAATTGAAGAGCATGAAGGTCTCGATTGACGGCGCCAGCCAAGGTACCTACAAGATCTATCGAGTTGGTGGAAACTTTGACAACGTAATTGCTAACGTCAAGTACATCAACCAAATGAAGGAAAAGCATAAGTCTATCTACCCTCGTTTGAACTGGACTTACATTATCTTTGGTCACAATGAGCATGAAATCAGTAAAGCACGAGAGCTCGCCAAAGAGTTGAAGATGTCTTTCCTACCAAAGATCAATTGGAACCCTGACTATAGCCCAATTCGAGATCGTGAGCTAGTTGAAAAAGCTACTGGATTTACTGCGTTGACTCCAGACGAGCATCTCGCTCAGAATGGCGAACAAGTCTTTTACATGAAGAGCCTTTGCTTCCTAATGTGGCATGCTCCTCAGATCAACTCAGATGGCAGAATGTTTGGTTGCTGCCGTTTCATGAGAAAAGAATTTGGGTCGGTTAATGCTTTCACTGATGGTGTTCTTGAGTCGATAAATAGTGAAGAGATGCAGTATGCTCGCCTACAGTTGATGGGTTTGGTTCCAGACAAAGGCGATAATGCATGTTCAATTTGCCACATCTACAAGGATATGGTAGACCGAAATCAATACATGGATGTTGAATTCGTTCGAGAGCTAATAAGAAAAAGCAAAGCCAAAAAATGATAATTGTCAAAAATGAGAAGCATGTTCCTCAAGCAGGTTATGTGGGGGCGGTCTTTGACCAGGACCAGCAAAAGGTAATCGTATGGGAGCGAGATTCCGAAGGAACTCGTAGACCCTACGTTTACGATGCTCCCTACTACATGTTCGTTCCAGATCCAAATGGTGAACACATAACCCTCTTCAACGATCGAGTCAAAAAATTGGTCTTCGCCGATAAGAGTGAACACTATGCAGCTTGTAAGAAGCATAAGACTCGATTTGAATCAGACTTCAGTCCTTTGGACCGAATCCTGATGAACCATTACTATGGGGCTCCAATCCCAAAACTCAACTATGCCTTCATAGATATTGAGGTCGATTACGACCCAGAAGAAGGCTTTGAAACTGCAAGACCAGGAAATGGTAAGCGCCCAATCAACGCAATCACCATTTACAAACAATGGCTTGGAGAATACATCACGATCGTAGTCCCACCAAAGGGATTCGTCGACAAGCTACCTCGTAAGCTGTCACTCGAAGATATCGGTTCCGATGTCATCACTGACCTTCGAGTGGTTGCCAATGAAACGATACTTCTTGAGGAAACTCTCAAGGAGATTGAAAATACCGACGTACTAAGCGGCTGGAACTCAGAGTTCTACGATATGCCATACCTGGTTGAAAGAACTCGTGAAGTTCTTGGTAACAAGGGTATGCGTAAGTGGAGCTTCCTTGGCGCAGAAGAGCCAAGATTCGGTTCTGTTGAGCAGTTCGGATCTGAGAAAGTCACCGTGAATATCTCAGGTCGTAACCACCTTGACTATCTGAGATTGTTCAAGAAGTTTACCTTTGAAGGTCGTTCTTCCTACTCTTTGGCTGCAATCGCTGAAGAAGAGCTCGACATTCCAAAGTTGGACTATGAAGGTACTTTGTACGACCTGTACAATAACGACTTCCTACACTTCATCAAGTACAACGTACGAGACGTCGAAATTCTACACCGATTGGACGACAAGTTCAAGTTCATCAACCTAGCAAACATGATGTCGCATGAGAACACAGTTCTTCTCGACGCAGTTCTAGGTACAGTGAAGTACGTCGAGACAGGTTTCTCCAACTATGCTCACCGAGTTCTTGGTAAGATCGTTGGCGACAAGCGTCCCCCAATGGATACTGACAAGGTTGAAGGCGCCATCGTTCTGACTCCTAAGATCGGTCTCCACGAATGGGTCGGATCTGTCGACATCAACTCTCTATATCCTTCGGTTATTCGAAGCTTGAACATCTCCCCAGAAAAGATCATTGGACAATTTGTCAATGGTGAATCTGATTGGGCGGGCATCCGAGCTAAGGATGACAAGATGCACTTCCTAACCTTGGAAGATGGAGAAGAAGTCGGTCTAACCGGTGAACAATGGGCAGAAATGCTCAAGGAACAGAAGTGGGCTCTATCTGCTTATGGTACAGTCTTTGACCAATCGTCTGGTAAGGGTTTGATCCCAACTGTTCTTGAAGATTGGTACTTCGGTCGTAAGAAACTTCAGGCAGAAAAGAAGAAGTGGACCAAGATCCGTAAAGAAATTGAAGACTCTGGTGATACTACCTCTGCTAAGTTCATTGAGGCTAAGACACAAGAAGAATACTTCGACCTTCTACAGCTTACACGCAAGATCCAGTTGAACTCCTGTTATGGTGCTCTACTGAACGCCTTCTTCCGTTATTTCCGAGTCGAGATGGGAGCCTCTGTTACCGCAACAGGTCGTCAAATTACGACCCACATGATGGGAACCATTGGTGAACTCCTGACTGGCAAATATTCCAAGCTAACGTCTTGGACTGAAATCAACAAAGACGGCACGACATCAAAGTTCTACGAGACCGACGAAGATTCTCCTGTCATCTATGGAGATACTGACTCCTCATACTTCTTGACCTATGCGACCAATAAGGAAGAAGCAGTCGAGATTGCTGACACTATCGCAGAAGGCGTGAATGATTCCTTCCCAGGTTTCATGAAGGAAGCCTTCAATTGTCAAGAACCAGACTTCCATGACCTCATCAAGGCAGGTCGAGAAATCGTCGGCGTTCGTGGTCTTTTCCAAGCCAAGAAGAAGTATCTCATCAAAGTCGTCGACCTTGAAGGTGTTGCAACCGACAAGCTTAAGACCATGGGATCCGAAATCAAGAAGGCTGATACACCAAAACCAATTCAAGGTTTTTTGAAGGAAACCGTTGAGATGATCTTGAACGGTGATCAGTATGAAAAGATTGAAGAATTTGTGAATGTTCAGCGCAAAAAACTGTTTTCAAAGAGCGCATATCATGATATAATTCAACTTGGTGTAGCGAGAGCCGCAAATAACCTTGACAACCAGTACGAAGAGTACAAGAAGTATGAATTGACTGGTAAGAAGAAGGTTAGACTTCCTGGCCACATTCGTGCAGCAGTCATGTATAACCAACAAGCGTTGGAACATGAAGGTGCTGGCGCAAAGCTGATTCAATCAGGCGATAAAGTGAAGGTGTTCTACCTTCGTGGTAATCCACATAAGATTACGAGCATCGCCTTCCCCGCTGATATTTCCAAATTCCCTCGTTGGTTCGAAGACAACTTCAAGGTTGACGTCGCACTTACTGAAGAGAAGATGATCGATGCGAAGCTTGAAGGAATATTTGAAGCTTGGGGTCATGAAGTGCCAACGGTTCAAGGTCAATTTATCAAAACAATTATCGAGTTTTAAGGAGAGAAGTTTATGTCTAGTTTGAGCAAAGAAAGCGTTACGCAACTGAGCAAGGTCATCGAAACCTGTATGCTTGCAGGTATCGAGAACGTTCTAATTGAAAATGATCCAGATGGTGATGTGGGTCAAGCAGTAATCCGCGGCATCAATGATGACCGCACATGTTTGATTCTATCCAACAACGACGTTCCAACCCTTGGCAAAGAAGGTAAGGTGCTCGGCCTATCACGCATGAACATTCTTCGTTCGCGTATGAACGTTCTTAATGGTGATGATTCCTTCGAAGTTTCTGTCGAAGTGAACAACAAGAACGAAGTTTCTGTTCTTGGCCTAAAGAACAGCAAGGCAAAGACTCAATTCCGTTGCGCTTCTCCTTCCATCATCAAGGCACCTAAGGCTGTCAATGATGAAGAACTAGCAGTTGTCGAAATCGGTAAGACCGATGTTCCTACTTTGAATTCTGCTGCCAAGGCTATGGGTGCAAAGACCTTTACCCTCATGTGCAAGCAGAATGGTGACAAGTACGAAGCCTTCATCGAATATTACGACACCAATCAGGACGTCTTCTCTATCAAGGTTTCCGACAATGTCCAGTTCGTTGATGAGCCTGCAACCTTCGTCTACTACTACATCACTGATGTCTTCCTTGCCCTAATCCGCAAGATCAACGACGCTCTTCCAGAAACCGAGACCTCTTTCCCCATGATTGTTGGCAAGGGCGGTACACTTCGGCTGATCATAAATAACCATGTGATTATCCTAGTCCCGCAAACTAACACTCAAGGAGATTAAACCAATGACTACTGGGTTGAAAGTAGCGACCGACATTACTATTGCCGATCGCCTTTCAACTCAGCTTAAGCTAGAACTGCAGATCAAAGAGCTCTCAGAAAAGCTAGCTGAAACCGAAGCTGAGTTGAAAAAACACAAATCAAATATCGTGGTTGTTACCAACCCAAACACTCATGAGACCGAAGTTTCAGTTGAGTTGAATGGCAAGGTCAAGAAGGTAAACTTCAAGCCTAACGATATCGATTACTATCTGTCAAGTTCTGAACCTGTCGCGCATTTGATGAATGATATGCTCGATATTTTGGTTGAGCCATACCGTCAAGTCTTCACTGACGTCATCGTTGAAGACATTGCCGCAATCGTTAAGAATCGAATGATTCAGAAGCAAGGACGTGCGCTATGAGTTTCTTTTCATGGATGGAAGAAAAGCTACAGCAGCGTAGCAAAACCCCTTGGGCCCGCTTCAACACTAACGGTGTAGTTGATGGCTCAGTTCGTTACGACATGGCATGGAATCCTGCTTTTCTTGATAACTTGAAAAGAGCTGGCTTCACTGGTCATAATGAGCAGGAGATTGTTGAAAATTTCTTTCTAGGCAGCTTGATCATTCCAAAAGCGGATGGTTTAAATGAGGCCGTCTCAGATGACTCTCTTGCTGCCCCAACTATGACATCTGAGAGAAATCGTTTCAGAAGTTGAAAATTTGTGATATAATTTAAGAAAGTCGCAAATGAATATTTTCAAATGGATTATTTGTTGGTTCAACAAACGGCACGTACAAATACGCTTCACCGATAAGAATGGAAAAACATCTTGGTGTTGTACAAGATGTGGAATTGAACTATAAACAAGGGGCAACAAAATGGCAACAACCTTCGAAAAGCTGTATCTTTCCCTTCGCTATTACTTGATCTCGGCTGCAAAGTTTGACAAGTCATATGTTCCAGCTCTAAACATGCTGGAATTTGCGAAGGATGTCCATGTTGGTACTCGCAAAGACGGTAGCACACCAGAATTCCAACACCAATTGGAAATTGCCCACTTCATGCGAACCTTGAGCGACCTCCGAAATCCTGCATTGGTTATCGGTCTCGCTCTTGGTCATGACATCCTCGAAGATTACAGTGCGAAGGCTCCATTCGTTACCTTTGAACAAGTTTGTGGTGTAGTTGGCTGCGAAATGGCCGATGAAATCATGGTCATCAGCAAAGAGTACAAAGGTAAGAAGCTTTCAACTGAAGAGTATTACGCGAATCTCGCAAAAACTCCTCATGGCAGTATTGCTAAAGGTGGCGACCGTATCCACAACCAAAGCAGCATGGCTCACGTGTTTACTACCACCAAGCAAATGAGCTATGTCGACGAAACAGAGAACTTCGTTCTTCCAATGTTGAAGATTGCTCGTCGCAAGTTCTTCGACCAAGAAGCCGCTTACGAGAACATCAAGTTTGTGCTTAAGAGCCAGAACACCTTTGTTCGCGCCTACATTCCTCAGTTGGAGAAGGTAATTGTCACTTAATGAAAAGTGGGAGCAACTCCCAACTGAGCCTGGCATTTTTGCAATGCGGAATGCCATCAATCATCAGGACGCACAAGAAATCAAAGTGGTTCTTGCTGTCTTGACCCCAGGCGGAGGCCTGACAGAACTCAATGTTTACCATGGGATTGGAGAAATCCAAGGCTATTATGGTGAATATTCCAAACTTCGTCCCTTCGACTTGTCGAAGCCTGAAGAAATATCAAAAGAAGATCTAAACTCCACAACCATACAAGTTTAAAGGAAAGACAAATGTCTGACGAAAAGAATTTGGCCGATTTCTATCGTGCCCTGCAAATTAGTCTCCAAAATAAGATTCACGAAGCAATTGAAGCTGTCGATGAGCAGGCTGCTAAGGCAGAACCTACTGTTGGCGATCTAGCTTTCTGCATGGGTTCGGTGTTCGCTTCTGTCGCCTTCGAGTTGATTCGTGACGGTGCAAAAATGAAGGTAAACGAGGAACAAAAGGAATTCCTATTGGGCCTTGCCGAACCTTTCTCTACTGGCTTCGTAGAAAAGCTCGAACTTCTTTCTTCGCTAGATCCAGAAAAGATTGAGATTGTCAACCAATGAAACGTTTGATTATTGATACTCCGAACCTCCTGTTCCGAGTTCATTCTGCAAACCAGAAAATCAAGACTGACGATGACGAACTCAACGCCGGTCTTGCAATGCACATGTGCTTTCGCACAGTCTTGTCTCACTACAAGAAGCATAAGCCGGATCAGGTAGCGTTTGCGTTTGAAGGTCGTAATAACTGGCGTAAGGAATACACGAAAAGTGATGCTTGTGTTTCGAAGCGTCTTTACAAGGGCAACCGAGTTTATACCGCGACGAATGAGCTATTCTTCCAACTAGTTGATTCCTTTAAGGAATTCTTGAAACTTCACACTACCGCAACGGTCCTCCATGCAGATCGTGTTGAAGGTGACGACCTAGTTGCTGGTTTTACCAAGCGATTCTCTGAAGCGGGCGACGAAATCATCGTTCTATCTGGCGACAAAGACTTTACTCAGCTCCTTCGCTATAAGAATGTTCGACTCATCAACCCAGACAAGGGTAAAGAGCGCACTTGTGACGATCCCGATTACTTCATCTTTGAGAAATGTATTCGTGGAGACGGAGGCGACAACGTCATGACGGCATACCCACGAGTTCGTTCTACTCGAATCGAAAAGGCCTACAAGGACCCATACGAGCGAGCAAACTTGATGAACGATACTTGGAGCGTCAAGGATCCTGAGACTGGCGAAATCACTCAGACATTCGTCGTGAAAGACCTGTTTGAAGAGAACAAGCTTCTGATGGATCTTGAATGTCAACCTGAAGAAATCAAGCAGCTCATTCAGGAAACAATCGACAATGCCATCCAGAATCGGGCGCAATTCTCCTACTTCCATTTCATGAAGTTCTTGGGCAAGTATCAGCTTAAGGCAGTCGCTGACGAATCCATGAATTACAATGAAATCTTCAGTCTACATGAGAATCAAAAAGACTTGAAGAAGACCAAAACTTCTGGACTGATTTCTTTCTAAGATGAATATCCGACACGAGATTGATGCTGATTTGGTTAAAGCCCAAGTTGAAAAGAAAATTGCTGAGTATGAGCACCATCGAGTTAACATGAAAGCCCAGGCTCAGCGATCCCTAGCTTTGTACGAGCAAGCAAAACTAGAAGGAACTACTCACTTTTGGTCGAGAGTTCCTGATGGTGGATTGCATATCGACAGAATGATCGATGAATGGATTGAACGAGAGCGTGAGTATTACGCGAAGGTTCGAATCATTGAGCTTCCTCAAGAAGGGAAACGCTTCATTCTCGTGTATGGAGATACTGATGACTCAACCGTTAAAAGCGGAACGGGTCCGTCAGAGTCAATAGAAAAGTCTACTCAATGGTTCCTTAACGGAGGTCGGTAATAACTGGCCGAAAAAGCTCTTTTCGGAGGTATAAATAATTTGAGTGAAATGATTTGGTTCTAGATGTATTTATAACCAAATCACAAAATTTATATTTCCATACCAATAAGGAGCAAGTTAATGGCAATCAAAGAAACCATCGCGAAGCAGGCAACTGATCTACCACACATTTTCCGTGTTGACGTTGATGACTCAGGCCTTCTTCAAGAAGTTGCAATCGTAAAGGAAGAAGATGATGGTACCATCTACTACATCCCAATTTCCCCACTACACAACATCGATAAGCAACGTCTAAAGAAGATCGTTACCTCAATCCACGCAGACAAATACCCACTATGGGAGCTACTATCCCAGGCTACCCTAAGTAATGGTATGAATGCATTGGATTTCTTCCACTTCAACTGCGTTAAGACCAAGCGTCCAAAGGGCGCATTGGCTTCTCGTGACACTCTTGGTTCAGTCACTACTAAGGTTTCCGACAAGATGATCGGTTCCGACTTTACCAACCCAGCAGAAGCACAACTAGACAAGACAACTAAAGTCTTCGGCTAATAAATAAAAAACTGCAAAAGTCAAATGGGATAAATGGCTTAGGTCATTTATCCTTTTTGTTTATTTAGAGCAGGAAATATGTTATAATAGCATAGCTATACCGATACATACGAAGATTGATGCTTTACTTATAGAGCACTCTCTATTGTCTCAACAACAAGAAAGGAGTATTCAGTGCGATTAACACTGTCTATATTGGCTGTCGTTTCAGTCATGTCGGTAGGAGTTCTAGGCAACTTTTATCAAATTACACAACCAAAGGTTGGCACATCTGTCATTTCTCCGAAATTTGACAAAGCAATCGGCGGTAATCCATTAACCTTTGCTGTCCCAGAGAATCTTTCTGAGAAGCAACACCGCATTTTAGATTTCGCCTACACTATCGGTAAGGCAATTGGTTTAAAGAAGCCTGAGCTTGCTCAAGGTATTCTCATCCAAGAATCTAAGGCTGGTGGACTTGATTCATACAAGGTTGCAGGTCAAGAATTTGGCTTGAAAACTAATGAGCGTTACTACGGTATCGGCCAAGTAAAGCTCTCAGCTTGTAAAGCTGTGTTGAATCGTTTTCCTCAGTTGTGGGACAAGTATGATTTCCATACCCACACTGACGAAGAAGTCATCGCCAATCTCATCATGAACGACATGTTCAACGTTGAGATTTCTACTCGATATCTGAAGATTCTATCTGACGATTATGGGTACGAAGGCGACAAACTTGTTGCAGCTTACAACAAGGGACCAGGCGGCGTAAGAGAAGTCGCTAACCCTAGTGGGCTAGGCTACGTCCAAAAAGTTAAGCAACACATCAAAAATATAAAATAACGAATGCTTGAAGATCTGATCCGGCAGAGGGTCCACTTTACCCGAGTGGCCCGCACCGGCTTCCATCATTGTGTTTGTGAGGTTTGCCACGATCACACCGATCGTGGTGGCTTCAAATTCCAGGGCGGCGAAGTCGGTTACAACTGCTTTAACTGTGGGACGGCTGGACGATATGTCGAGAACAGTGGAGAACTGTCTCGCAAGTTCAGAAAGGTCCTCAACTCGTTTGGCATCTCCAATGAGGATCTAGATCAAGAGATTGGTAAGGCCTTTTTCAAGAACAATGCCGAGAGTGACACAATCTCTCTAGCTGATGTTACACCAACCAAAGAGAAAAAGAATTACCTGTTCACTCCGGAAGTTGCTCTGCCTAAAAGCTGCTTTCAGTTAGGGGATGAACGTGGGGTAGAAGTTCAAGAGAGGATCATTGACTATCTCATGAGTCGGAAGATCGACCCATTTGATTATCCTTTCTACTTTTCTCTTGATCCGAAGTATCTCAACTATGTGATCATTCCGTTCTATCGCAACGGGAAGATCATCTATTGGCAAGGTCGAAACTATACGAATGGAGCCAGTAAGAAGGATCGTTGGGACAATTGTACCGAGCCTAAAGAGAACATCTTGTTCAATTTTGATGAGTTGTTTAGGGGAGGTACGTCTCCATTGTTCGTGACTGAAGGGATCTTTGATGCCCTTCCGCTGAATGGAGTTGCACTCATTGGTTCAAAGATCAATGAAGCAAAAATTGAGCTGCTCAAGAAGAGCAGAAGAGAGTTGATCTTCGTCATTGATAAGGACAAGAATGGCCGAATGGTGGCAGAGAAAGCTCTCGAACATGGGTGGAAAATTACTTTTGCCCCACAGTTTACAGAAGACGTAAATAAGAGTATAATAACGTATGGTAAGTGCTGGACAATTTTTCAATTGTTCAATCAAATTCCCAAAAACGAATTTGAAGCTAAGATGCTTATTGAGCTAAACTGCTCACGATAACAAAATCAAAAAGGATTAAGCATTGTGTATCAAAGAATCGGATATTTTTGACCTTGTAAATACTGAGCTCGAAGAATTAAAGAACAGCGCTCAGTTAAGAGCTAATGATTTATTGCGAAGTGATGAATTAAGAGCCAAAAGTCAAGGTAATGCAGACGCCTACGCCTATTGCCAAATCAGGCTAAGGAGTTTGCTTGGTATTTTTTCGCCAAAATAATAACAACAAAGGTGTATAATGGAAATTGACAAGCAGAAATTGCTTGTGACGAGTCTATTGAGCGATCATGATCTGTTCGCGACTTGTCACAGTATCATCAAATCATCCTACTTCGACCCATCCATTAAACGGGTCGTCAACTTTGCTCAAGAGTACTTCGAAAAGTACAAGAACATTCCAGCTCCAGATGTCATCAAAGCTGAGACAGGAATGGCTATTGAGAAAAAACAAATCACTAAAGCTGAAGTCAAGTATGTTGCTGACCAAGTCGAGCAATTCTGTAAGAACAAGGCGATTGAGGCTGCAATCTTGGGAGCTCCTAAGCTTCTAGGTGAAGGTGATTTCGGCAAGATCGAAACAAACCTCAAGCAAGCTATTGGTGTCAGCCTTAATCGAGACCTTGGTACCGATTACTTTGGAAATCCAGAACTTCGCCTAAAGAAGCTTCTTGACAACACTCGACTCATCCCAACCGGATGGAGAGACGTTGATGAGGTTCTTGGTGGTGGAGTAGGCCGTCAAGAATTGCTATTGTTTGGTGCAAACTCAGGTGTAGGTAAGTCCATCTTCATGTTGAACTTGGCTTGCAACCTACTTACCCAAGGTCTAAATGGTATCTACTTTACCTTGGAATTGAGTGAAGAGGTCGTTGCAAAACGTCTCGACTCAATGATCACTGGTATCGGCCAGCAAGACATCTTCAAGAACATCCACAAGATTTCTCACGATCTTGAAGAAGCTCGGGCAATGATGGGTAAGTTCTATGTGAAGCGTTTCCCAGAAAGCTCCACTAACGCCAATCATCTTCGCGCGTACATTAAGGAATTCGAATCAGTCCATGGATTCCTACCAGACTTCATCGTGATCGACTATCTTGATCTTATGACGACAAACCATAAGATTGCTCTTGATAACCTCTTCATCAAGGACAAGTATGTAGCTGAAGAAGCTCGAGCACTTGGTCACGATTTTGACTGCTTGGTAATCTCTGCTTCTCAGCTAGGTAGAGCAGCTCTTGAAGCCGATAACGTTCACCAAGGTCACATTCAAGGCGGTATTTCGAAGGTCAACACTTGTGACAACTTCCTACCGATTATTCAAACAGAGCAAATGCGAGCAGCAGGCGAATACATCTTAGAGTACGCAAAAACTCGTAACTCGAATGGCGTAGGAAAAAAGACTTTATTGCATTGGAACCCTATCTCTCTCCGAGTATCAAACAATGATGGTGCGAAAGATAAAGGTTTGAATGTCAAAAAAGAGCGTCGAGGATCAGGTGACGTTCAGCATGACGGTGGTACCGTTCTCGATAAGATAAATAAATCACGTCGAAGCAACCTATTGGGAGTTCTCGATATGGTTAATGAAATATCCGAAACCGGAAAATAACAAATAAGGAAAATCAAAATGGAAAACCAACTTCAAACTATCATCATCGACGGTCAAGAATACGATCTATCGATGTTCTCTGCCCCAGTCCAACGCCTTACCCAAATTATCATGACTTGGGAACGTGAGCTACAAGATCAACGTGTCGCTGCTGCTAAGACTGAAGCAGCTCTTCGTGAAGCAAATCGCGAAATTACCGAGTTGATCAAGAAGGAGCTCTACAAGACTGAAGGCGAAGTTCCAGCCCCAGCAGAATCAGTCTAATTAGACTCTAAATAACATAGGGAGACCATGGTCTCCCTATTTTTGTTTCTATAAATAGAACATTATCGCAATAATTGTGACCACCATGAGACTCATCAGACTTAACGAAGGCATCACCCACATTGAAGATTTGTCAATTGACAAGTTCATAGAAATCATCAAGAACATCTTCAACTTCCGTGTATCTGAAAAGATTGACGGGGCAAACTTGTGGTTTGGCTTAGACGACTCTGATATTTTCTATACTACTCGTGAACAAAAGTCCGGCGACAAAGATCGCAAATATGCTTCTGGTGATTATAGCAAAGTTGCCGCGTACAATGGATTCCGATCCGCGCACGATGCGCTCGAATCTTTCATGAAGCTTGGAAAGTATCGAGGTCATCTACACCCAGGCGATAAGATTGAAATTGAAGTCGTTTTCGGCAAACAACCAAACGTGGTAAAGTATTCTGAAGACGGTACTAACTACATCGTCCTTCTACGTCCAGTCGACGGAACTTCTCAAGCACATTTTGACAAGCTAGCGGATGCACTCAACGGAAAAGAAACTACTGTCCAATCAAATATCATTGACACACTTGATGGACAACACCTAGTCACATCTAAATCACCATTCAAATGGAAGATTGTGAAGAACGTTTCTGAGAAGGTTTCGTCAAGCTTAATCTCTCATAAGTCGGTGTTGAAGATCGTCGGAAAGCTAGAAAGCTTCCTTAAGGACCGCAACGATGTAGTTTCTAAAGCTCTCAATAGAGAGGTATCGAATTTTGAAGCGATGACTATGCGTTTAGTTGGTATTCCAGCAGCCGCAAAAGAAGTGATTAAGAGCGAGAAAGACGTTCTAAATCAACAAGTTCTAACCCAATTTAAATTACCAATCAAGAAGCAACTATTTGCAGATCTTCTTGACAATGGTGAATTCCTCAGCTCCACCATCAAATCTAAAGAGAGAAGCGACCTAGAAGGTTTCGTTCTGTCCGATGGCGACAATCAAATCAAGATTGTTGATAGAGACCTCTTTACCGCGATCAATGAGTTCAATTTCAAAATCAGAAATGAATTGAACGGTGCTGTAATGTCTGATGATATGGAAGCTCCACTGTTGAATAAGGGCGGAGTATTCGGAAATTGCAAGCTACGAATTGCAAACCTATTCGATATCAAAGAACTCGCTAGATCCGCGAAGGCAAAGAAGATCTTCGCTAGCTATAGAGGTAATTCAGTAGAGGAAACTGCAGAACATTTCGTAAAGTCGTTGAAAATTAAAGACTTCGACATGTACAAGAATAAGATACTCGCAATCTTACAAGATACTAGAAACGACCTAAATGAACGACTCGACATCTTCAAGAGAGAATCAGGCGATTACAAAGTCGAGTTGAAGAACGGAAAGACTATTCAATATTCGGAAGAATCTAAGAAGAGAACTCTATTAGCATTTGCTGAATTGAATAAGGAACTCGATAAGCTCATTCAATCCACTAAGAAGGCTAAACGAACTGAAGACCTAATTTTGGCAATCTACGGAAAATTCATTTCCGACGTCCACAGTAAAGTTGAAGAGTCTCTTAAGACAAAAGGAAAACAAATGTCAGAAAATCTATCATTGCTTAAAACCGTAACTTCTTTAGTTGAAGATGGTGAAGGTGGAGATGTTGCGGCCCCTGCGACTACAAGTGCTGCCGTGGCTGGAGCTACAGATGGAGCAACCACCTCAAGTATGATCGCTCCAGTACCAGTCCGTATGTTCAACGGTAAGGTATTGAAACGAGTCAAGAGAAATTATTTCCCAAAGAAAAAATCTCATAAATAAGAGAATTACACATAAAGGTGAAAATCCACATGTCACTACTTAAACACTTTTTAGCAGCGAAGGGTATCGTCAAGGAAGACGATCAACACATCGCGGCTACCCCACAAAATGCAGCTTCAAACCAATTCTCTCTTTTGAAGAACATCCACGGCAGTGAACTAACCACTGGTGATGTAACCAATCATCTTCAAGCGGTTGATGCAGCCGATGACGCTGTAGACACTGTAGCGTTTGGCCTAGAAACAACTGATGGCGAAATCGTAAAGGTCTACGTCAACGCTGAAGAAGCAGAAGCTTTTGAACAGAAAATGTCGCAACTTCTTGGTAAGGTCGATGATATCGATCAAGCGCTCGAAGAACTATCTGACGAATTCGACATCGTTCATGTCGTTAAGCCAGGTGAAGAGGATGCTCAAGAAATCGGATCAATTCCAGGTGAAGAGGATTCTACTGAGGCAGGTATTGAAAATCAACTTGACGAACCATTGACTGACGACGATATCGTTCAAGACATGGATGACGAAGATCTAATCGCTGACGAAGATGGTAAAAAGAAAGATGACAAGAAGGATAAGAAGGATGATGAGTCTGAAGATGATACCGAAGAAACCGACGGCGAAGACAAGCCTGAAGATGGTGAAGATACTGCCGATGGTCTAAGCTTCGACGACGAAGCCGATTCTGAAGGTGAAGATAAACCTGAAGATGGTGAGGATGAAGCAGACACCGAAGACAAATCAGAGGACGACGCTGAAGAAGATCCAGAAGATGATGAGACTGATCCAGATAAGAAGGACAAAAAGAAGGACAAAAAGAAACCTAAGAAGGAAGACGACAAAATGAAACAAGAAGGCAAATCATTGCTACAGCAATTGGTTTCTCTAAACGAAGCTAAGCAACACAAGGCTCAAGCAGTGAAGAAGGAACCAAAGAAGGAAGTCAAAAAAGAAGAACCAAAGGAAGATGATGTCAAGACTGACGACGTTTTCCACGTTGCTCTTTCTGGTGAAGAAGCAGAACTTTCTAAGATCTTCTCTACTCCTGTCCAGCAATTGATCTTCAGAACAGTTCTTCTTTTGGGTGTAAGCGCTGATCAAATCGGTATTCGTAAGTTTAAGGTTCGTAAGAGCGTTAAAGACATTGCTACTATGATCCAAAACCATCCACAGATCAAGAACATCCTAAACAAGCTAGGTAAGGAACTTGCTGCTAAGAAGGGTCAGATCCATAAGATCGCCGAAGCTAAGGAAGAGGATGACAAGGATGGTAAGGACGAGAAGGTTGTTGGTGCAATTAAGGATCAACTATCTACTGAAATCTCCAAGAAAATTTATGACTTGATTATCGCTCTTGGTGTACCAGAATTCTTGCTAACTTACAAGAAAACTGACTTCAGAAACCGCATCAAGAACCTATCCAAGATCGCTATCAAGCAGACTCGTATCAAGACCTACATTTACATGCTAAATGATCTTCTAAAGGCAGAGCGTAAAGGTTCCCTAAAGGAAGGTTACGAGCAAGTTGTAGCTAAGGAAGCAGAAGTAGCTAAGGTTGAAGAGTTCAAGTCCACTGGCCTACTAGAAGATTTTTCCAAGACTGATAAATTTGCCGATCTAGGTACTTTCTCCGTAGTTTCTATGGGTGAAGTCGGTGGTACAACAATCAAGGTTAAGGACTTCTCACTAGAGTTTTCTGATGCGGACTTTACCAAGTTCTCTACTCTACTATCCAAGGGTAAATCTGGTGTCGTTAAGTCAGAAAACAAGGGTAAAATAAATCTTGTTTCATTGGCATCCGGCAAAGAATTTGTTGTAAAATATGTCAAGCCATCCGCAAATGACAAGTATCCATTTGGCGTTCTAATTTCTGCCAAATCGGTAAAGAAAATTTTAGGATAAATACACTATCCACATTCAATGGGGATCCTAGGATCCCCATTTCCATTTATGAAATTCGACTACAAAGACGTTCAAACTATTGAGGAATTCAATCTTCGTTGGTATGTAATCAACGAAGAGCTGGCATTTCCGTCTATTACAAGCATGCTGGGTAAAACCCAATCAGAGGAAACTCGACAGAGTTTAGAAAATTGGAAAGCCTCTATTGGTGAAGAAAAAGCTGCTGAAATCAGCCTTGAGGCAACCACCAATGGGACTGCTGTTCATTTGCTAATCGAAATGTTCCTCAAAGGTGAAGAAATTGATGAGTCGAAATTCACTGAGCAACAGATTAAAAGCTTCAAATCCGTAAAAGGATACCTCAAAAAGATCAATGAAGTATGGGGTCAGGAAGTCGCATTGTTCTCTACCAAGCTGAGAATTGCCGGAAGATGTGACTGCATTGGCGTCTATAAGGGCAAAGCGAGTATCCTTGACTGGAAAACATCATCTAAAATCAAGTCAGATGACATGATTGAGGATTACAAATATCAGTTAGCCTTTTATGCCCAAGCCCATAATGAAATGTATGGAACAAATATTGATCATGGCGTAATCATTATGGCGACTAAAGACGGGTTCCCATTAGAGTTTTGCGTTGATTTGAATAAATACTTCGATAAGCTTGAAGCGCGCGTTCAGCGTTTCTACGAAATTCTTCTATCAGAATAAAGGATCTAAAATGGAACCAACCATGAATTTTTCAGCACCACTTTCCCAAGTGCCAGTTCAAAGTGCTGACACCGTTGGAGCAGCGTTCGACACTCCAGTTGTTTCAACCGTACCTAATACTGAATACTCCCCTGAAGTTCCAGTTGTTGCTCCACAACAAGAACCTTCATTCCAAGACGTCAGTGTTTATGCAGAATCTATTTCAGCATCTTCATCAAACGATCCAAGCCAAGCAGTTTTTGATATTGTACTAAACGTAAGTTGGACTTGCCCAGCCTCTGGTGAATACAAGAACGCGAAGGTTCTAAAATCAATTTCCTTCTGCAAAGCATCCCTAGCAGACCAAACCTCCGGTCAACAAGTTACTTTTGTTGAATCAAAACAGCCTGAAGTTAAGAAAGACAATACTAAACTTCTAAATACCATGAGAGAGCTAGCAGGCGTTCCTGGTAATCGCACCTTCTGCTAAGAGGCAGCAAGCAATGGATAAGAAAAAGATAGTCCTTTTTACTACTGAACCAGAAAGTTTCGTTCAGGAAAAGTTCACAGAAAGCGCTGAGAAAGCTGGCTTCGAATTAGAAGTCATCAACCCGGACGAATGCTACATTTATTTAGCGACCGATACGTATTTCGCAAATAAGGGTACTAAGTTTGAAAAGGCAGATGCTTGCATTCCACGACTTTCCGAAACCAATCTTGACTACAAAGTTGCTATTATGAAGCACTTTGAAAAGATTGGGGTAAAGGTTCTGAATACTGGCACCTCGATGAGAACCGCGTCAAACAAAATCGAGACTCAAATTATCCTCAACAATGAGGGAATCAAAACACCAAAGACTGCATTGTTCATCAATGAAGAGCAGTTGGACAAAGCTCTTGAATCAATTGGTGGTAAATTCCCAGTCATCGTCAAGACCATTTTCGGTACTCACGGTGTTGGTGTTATGCGTGCTGATTCTCTTGCGTCTCTTCGTTCTATCTGCCAGCAATTGGTTAAGACTAACGTTGAGTTCATGCTTCAAGAATATATTGCTCACGAAGAATCTGCTCGTATCCTAGTTCTTGGTGATCAAGCTCTTGCTGGTGTAGTTCGCACTATCCCAGACGGCGACTTCCGTTCTAATGCTCATCAAGGTGCAGAACTTAAGAAGTACGACCCAACTCCAGAAGAATCCGAAATTTGTATTAAAGCCGCAAAGCTAGTTGGTACCCAGTTCGCCGCAGTCGATTACATCGTTGTTGACAAGGAAATCTACCTACTAGAAGTTAATGGCTCTCCTGGTTTCGAGGCGATGCAGGAAGTGATTGAATTCAACATCGCTGATAAGGTCATTGAGTTCGTAGGAACAATGATGGGCGGTGCCACCGAGAACTCCGAGGTCAACAAACAAGAAAACACTCCTACTGAGAAGGTTGTAAACTCTGGTGAGGTTGCTCCTGAAGAGGAAGAAGAAGAAGTCGAATCAGAGGAAGATCCAGACGGTCACGAGACTGAGGAAGACTCTGAGCCAAAGTCCAATGAGGAAGAGGAAGAAGTCGAATCTGAAGAGGATAGCGATGGTCATGAAACCGAAGAGGACGAAGAACCAAAGCACACTAAAGAGACTCCTAACAAGGATGCTGAACATCAAAAAGTAATTGAGCCAGAAAAAGAGAAAATCAGCAATGATGACTTCTCTCTAGTTGGTTCTGTTGATAAGGTCGTCATCAAGTACTTCAACGACGAAAAGCCAATTGATGTTCGTATCGACACCGGCGCAGAATACAGCTCAATCAACGGTTCTGATATCGACATGAATGACGAAACTATTTCGTTTACCTTTGGCGACTATCGCTACCGCTTCAGCCTATTGAAGAGCGTTAAGATTGTTGCAGCAAACGGTAAAGAAAAGCGTCCAATTATCCGCTTGGATATTGTGATTGATGGCAACGTTCTCCACAATGTGGAATTCACTGTCAATGACCGCGGTGGCCTAAACTATGACGTTCTTCTAGGTCGTCGTGCTCTTGCTCAAGCTAATGTCCTAGTCAATCCAGCGTTGGTCCACCTCTCAACTAAATCACTCGACACTGTTGACGCAAAAGATCACTCCGAAAATAAAGGTGAAGAAGAATAAATAACTTCATTACCATAACCAAACACATAAGAAACACTATATGACGATTAGAAGCCCATTTTTGATTTATCCAGAATTCGTTTCTCCAAAGAAGTGTCAAGAGCTGGTCAAGAGCATAGAGATTAAGAGTCCAAACTATGATCAAGACGGCAATCCAATCAAAATGGAAAGACACTTCTTGGAAGGTGAAGACTTCATTTACAGCAAACTGAAAACCATCGTTCCCGAAATTGAAGATCGTTATGATGGCTCTTTCAAGGGCGCTGAGAAAATGATCTTCCAGTATTACCCAGAGAATCAAAAAGCTCCGGCTGAGAATCCTGGCTGCGAGAACTCGAAGTTCATGCGTAAGAAATGGGTAAAGGTTAAAGACATCGATTTGGTTGGTATTCTTTGGTTAAAAGACTACAATGACACAGCTCCTCTTGATCCACGTTCAGAGGTATATGGTGGTAAGCTTGAATTCCCAGCTTACAACTTTAGCTTTGCTCCTCAAGCTGGTACCTTGGTAATCTTCCCAGCAGGACCACACTTCATTACCGCGATTTCCCCAATCTTGATTGGCTCGCTCTATCAAGTTAAGATCAACATTTGCATTAACCCGGATGATGGTTCAGCAATGTGGATGTATGATCCTAAGAAGTATCCAGCAGGTAAAGCAGGATTCATTGAAAGCTGGTTTAGCGATCACGTCTAATCGTTTACGTTTCGTGCTAAATGGTTTAAAAAGAGGGTGACTAAATATCACCCTCTTTTCTTGTATGCACCCAAAAGTAGTCGAACTCCTTAAGATCGTTGAAGATAATGGGCTCAAAGTCGGTAGAGCTGCAGCCCTATCTCGCCTAATGTACGATGGAAATTGGCATAGTGTTTACAAAGACGACATTCTGTTAATCACCCGATTATCCAATCGAATCGACCTGAGCCGATCGATTCCTGAGAAATTTCAAAATTGCGCAGGAAACTTCAACAACAATGGATCCATCATCGTGATTATTGGAGAAAAACCTGCGGGTCCTTCTCCGTTCAGGCGTTCGTATCCTTTCAGTGATGTCGATGGCTGTTCAGGTTGGCTGAATCGCCTACTTGCGAAAGCTAAAATAGACGAATCGAAACTGTTTTGGGTAAACGCGTACAATCTTGACGATTCACCAAATGATCCATCGATGGTCAATGAGGTTAATCCTAAAGAAGTTATTTGCCTTGGGAAGACAGCAGAAAAGTGGGCAAAAGAAAACGGGTGGGAATGCAAAACATTCTACCACCCGCAGTATTGGAAGAGATTCAAATCGAAAGAGGATTATCCTCTAATAGAACACTTACGCCAAGCCACTTCCACCTAATTTCGCTTTAGCAATTGCTACGCCCTGTTTATCGACACCATTTGCAGCATTGCCTACTCCATCATGGTGAATAAGTCCGTAGCAAAATTCCGCTTTGGTTAGCGCGTCGTATTTAGCGATCAAATCTGGAGATAGCTTCTTGCGCTCAAGGGTTCTCTTATTCTTGAACTCATTATAGTACTTTAAGCTTCCTTCTTTGTAGAAAAGGATTTCAGCTTCAGTTGCCTTTTCGATATCACAGCGATTTTCACAAGTCGCTTCAAGGCCGATCTTTTTGTAATAAGCATTTGCGGTTGAATCCAACATTTGGAACAATCCAGTAGCCGAAGAAGTTTTATTCTTTGCGTATGGATCGTATGAAGACTCAATTTTTGCAATAGCCATCAAATAGTTTTTGTCATTCTCATCCAGTTCAGGATGCTTGTCCATGACGGCTCTCATTCGTTGTTTTACCTCAGATACTGGTGGGCTTTGACCAGATTCAGGTTTACATGGAGCACGAGATGATGCTAAAGCGGGCTTGTCGTTTGCTGGCTCTTTAGCTGGAGAAATAACAGACTGAGCTGGCAACGGTTGTGTACAACCTGCAGCGATTGCATCAACTTTGGCGGTTGTTACTGCTTTGTTTACGTTCTCGTGCTGGGACGCTTGCCCTGTTGGATTACCAGGATCCGGAACTGTAGCACCGTCTGAGTTCGTCGTGGTGCCCGAATTCGATGAAGTTATCGTGCCATTGATGTACTCAAGTGGATCTACTGCAACATCGCCAGGCAATCTCAGTTCAAAATGGAGATGGCAACCTGTACCTATGCCGGTGTTTCCTTCCTTACCGACAGGCTGACCTGCAGAAACTTGCTGACCTACTGACACGTAAATTGAAGCAAGGTGGGCATAACGGGTTTCAGCCATTGGTTTGCCTGAGCCGTTAACGTGTTGAATATAGACAACGTTACCATAACCTGATCCTACACCTGCTTTAGTTACTTTGCCGTCGCAAGAAGCCAAAACGTCTTTAGTGACTCCGCCTGGATAGGCAAAGTCGACGCCTTTATGGAAACTACTTGCGCCATTCGCTGGTGGAGTTCTTGGCCCAAATTTACTGGTTGTTCTCGCTCCTGGTAGAGGATGAATAAATTTTAGGTCAGCACCCGGAGTACATTTCTTTGGACTGAAATTATAAGAACGCGAGTCAATGATCTTTGGAGGATTACTTGAATCCTTTGCAATGATCATAATGTTGAACTTCTTACCCTCTGATTGAGGGTCCATTGTTCCACTCAACTTACCAGACGAAGTAAAGGTCAAGACACTAATTGTGTAAGCTCCACGGGATCCTGTTTGATCATCAGGATCTACCATGCTCCATACTACTGGCCCAGTAAATTTAGACGACGGGGATCCAGGTGTCAGCTCAAATTGAACGTCAATCTTCATTTCACAGTCTGGAACTACTGCGTTATTTCGGATCTTGTCAACAATCTCTGGTTGTCCAGCCTTGTCGGTGTCTTCTGGAGCTCTTTTGCCGTAGCACTCGACGTCTTCACCTAATTGCATCTCGGTAAGGGCGCTTTGTGGGATTGATGTCCACAAGTCAGACTTACCTACTGAACCGCAATCGCAACCCATATCTTATTTTCCTTCGTTGTACTGTCGAATCTTATCGATTTGGTTTTCTAGCTGCTTTACTCTCTTCTCATTCTCAAGCAACCAAAGAGAGATGTCCTTTTGTGTTCCATCCAAATTTGGCGATTGAGGAGCTGAAGGAATAACAAGAAGTTCTGAAGGGATCTTCTTGGTAATCAACTCATGAGTAGTCGTAGGCTCAGATGGTTTTTCAGGATTGCAGGTGCAGGCTGAAATAAAGACCACAGATAAACAAATTAGAAGTTTTTTCATTTTAATCTTCCTTCTCTATCCTTTTGAATTTCACGAACGGTGTCTTTTAGCACGATAGAAATTGGGCCATCTTTATCGGATGAGTAAGACCTAATGATTTCTTGGAAATCGGAAATCTTTTTGTCATCACGAGCTTTTTGAATTCTGAAATCCGTAACTGTCTTTTCTTTAGCTGCCAAGTCAGTCTTCATATCCTCAATAGTCTTCTGGTTTACAGTGTTCGCTTGGGCTAGGACAGATTTTTCTTTTTCTAGAGTTACGTTTTTGTTTTGGGTTTCTTTGATTTCGTTTAAAGCGCTATTGTACTTCCAAGCAAATGTCCCAATGACAGCTAGAACGATTGCAAGGATAACAGCACCAACGATAAGCTTCACGTTGGAAGTTAATGAACTAAGTAGAGAAAACATTCTCATCTCCTTTAAGGTTGACAAGGATATTTATTCTCTTTAGAAAAATAAAAGGCGATGAAAATTCATCGCCTTTTTCATAGTGTTGGGTTCTGTTTCAGAACACCATCACCATACCTTTTTGAGGTTTGGAGAACGTGATCTTGATTACGTCTTCGCTGATCTTAATGATGTCCAAAGGAAAAACCTTTACTGGACGATCTTGACTATCGAAAATGTAAACATCTGAGCAAACAGTGCGAGTTAGATTGTGAGTAACAGTCCACTCGGTTGCTGCTGTATCGAATCTAAAAGATTTTGAGCTCATGTTTTCTCCTTATCCTACAATCTTTGCAAATCCAGCAAATGGACGGGTGAAGTGAACTTCACTTACCGACTCACTGATAAATTTGATTTCGAAAGGAATAATTCTTTCAACCTTACCATTTTCGGTAATGTAGATGTCAATGCTTGGAAAACCACGAGCATGTTTGATAGTCCACACACTAGCTGGAGTATCTTGATTGAAGATGAATTCCTTCGGAAGAAAGTATCTAGACATGATCAATCTCCCAATTACATGAACTTAGCAACGCCAACGAATGGAGAAGAGAAGATGATTCGGGTAGTATTGACAGAGTCGTGGATGATTTGAGCTGGCTGAACTTCTTCGTTACCAACGAAGACGCGAACCAATGGGTAGTAACCCAAGCCATGGTTGACGGTCCAAGTTGAAGATGGAGAAGTTTGGTCGTATTCAAAACCGTAAGAAGGACGTTCTGAACCTTCTAGATTACCAATCATGACAGTTGCGCGACCTGCAAATGGGATACCAAATTCGATCGATAGAGTGTCATTGTCAATAGCGATGATTTCGTTAGGGATTACCATCTTGCCATCTTGACCAAACACTTGAACGTGAGGAACGGTGGAGTTCAAATTGTGAACAACGTTCCAAGAAGAAGCAGCAAAAGTTTGATTGTGGATGTAGGTGTTAATCTCTTGGGTCAATGGACACCAGATTGGAAGACCATTGTTGATCTCGACGCAGATGTAAAGAATCTTAGCCTTGAAAACTAGTTGACCAACTTTTGGATTTGCTGGGAAATAAGTATCAAGAGGAATGACTGCGTTCTGCAATTCATTTTGTTGTAGGTTGATGTTACCGTAATGTCTCATAATTTTTGCCCTTTTAGTGGAGAAAAAGAAAATCTTCTTTATGATCCTATTTATACAAAAATGGCCCGAGAACCATAAGGTTTCGGGCCATTTTCAGAGCTTAAATTAAGCTGGTGCTACTGGAGCTGCTGGACCAACTGCCATAACAACGACTTTGATTGCCAAAGCGGTGTTTAGGGTAACAGTTAGTACATTTGGACCGTCGAAGACGATCGCTTGTGGGATGATAACTTCATCAGTTGCTGCATCAACCACGGTAACGTTTGCGTACTTCTGATTCAAACCGTGAGCAACGGAGTGTGAAGTTGCAGAAGCACCATCGTACAAGAAGTAGATGGTTTCGAAACGAGTGGTTAGACCAGCTAGATCAGCTGCGATAGCTGCTTCTGCGCCGGTTGCACGAGTAACTTCAGATGCTAGATCTGCTGCAATTGCTGCTTCTGCGGTACCAGCACGGGAAACTTCAGCTGCTAGATCAGCAGCGATAGCTGCGTCAGCTGCTTGACGTGCGGTGGTTTCTGCTGCTAGGTTAGCTGCTTGAGCTGCGTCAGCTGCTTGGCGAGCAGAAGTTTCTGCAGATAGAGCTGCACCAGAAGATGCAGATAGAGCAGAGATTGCGTCAGCGTTGTTCTTGATTGCGCCGTCTAGGATGTAATCAGCATCCTTTAGGGAAATTGCAGAACCAAGATAGTTAGAACCAGTTGGAGCAGCGTAGGTGCCGTCGGTTTCTAGACCAGCGCCGGATTGAGTAGTATTCAATTCGGTTTGTAGTGCTAGATCGCCAGCGATACGTGCATCACGTTCGGTATCTAGGTTAGATTGGAAGATTGCGTCAGCTGCTTGGCGAGCAGTAGTTTCTGCTGCGATTGCATCTGCGTTGATCTTCATTTGGGTGTCTAGAACGAATGCGCCTGCGAAAACAGAAGCGATGCCGTCTAGGTAGTTGGTACCAGTAACAGGGATGATGTTACCGTTGGTATCTAGACCGATAGAAGCTTGAGTTGCGTCTAGTTCTGCTTGTAGAGCAGCGTCAGCTGCGATACGTGCGGAAGTTTCTGCGATGTCAGCAGCTTGGTTAGAAGTTAGCTGAGTGTTAACCCATGCGGTCAATTGAGACTGTAGGTTTGCATCGCCATCAGCGCGAAGTTGAGCTTCGTTTGCTAGGCCAGAAGCTAGGGAAGCTTCAGCTGCAACTGCACGATCCTTTTCTGCCTTGATTGCGGTGTCTAGAGCGACGTCAGCGGTCTTTAGGGAGGTAGAATCGCCTAGGTAGGTGGTGTTTGCTGGAGCGGTGTAAGTACCGTCAACGTTTAGACCTGCACCTAGTTGGGTAACATCTAGTTCAGCTTGTAGACCATCAGCGCGAGTGTTTAGAGCTGCGTCGCCTGCTAGACGAGCGGTAGTCTCGGTAGCGATTTGGTCGGTTAGAGCTGCGTAGTTAGAAGCGTCAGCTGCTTGACGGCTGGTGGTTTCTGCTGCGTCTGCTGCTGCGCGAACAGAAGCTTCGGTATCGATTGCTGCTTGTAGAGCTGCTTCAGCAGTTTGAGCGCGGGAAACTTCAGATGCTAGGTTAGAAGTTAGAGCGGATTCTGCGGAAGTTGCACGGGAAACTTCAGATGCTAGATCAGAAGTTAGGGTTGCATCAGCGGCTTGACGTGCAGATGCTTCAGCTGCTAGAGCTGCGCCGGCGGACGAATCTGCTGCTTGACGTGCGGAAACTTCAGCTGCTAGAGATGCAGATAGAGCTGCTTCTGCTGCGGTTGCACGATCTGCTTCGGAAGCAGTAGCTGCTTCAGCAGTTGCTAGATACTGGTCTAGTTGAACTAGAAGTTGGGTTAGGGAAGAACCAGTGTATTCGTGTTGGAATGCAGCACCGTTCTTGTCGAAACCGCCAGCTTGGGTAAATAGATTACCTAGGGAAGCTTCTAGTTGGTCAACTTCGGCTTGTAGATTAGCTGCGTTACCACCAGTTGCTAGAGTGGACCACTGAACGCCGTCGTTGTAATAGATTTTACCTTCGGTGGTTAGAAAGACGAAACGGCCTTTTTCTGCTGCAGAGAAAGAAGGTAGTTGGGAAACGCGTTCGACGACTGCATTCTGGATTTCAGATAGGCCGCCTGCGTTTAGAACTAGATTACCATTTAGACGCATGTTTTTATCTCCTTGATTTTTGCAAAAATATTAAATAATTCTTCGAGTTGCTGTAGTGAGAGCTTTAATTGAATTGTTGAAAGCAATCGGTTCAACTAGGCATTTACCAAGATCATAGTCTTCAACAACTGAGACCTCAACATCATCGAATATAAAAATACCCTTGTTGCCATTCTTCTCTATTCTATTTAGAACAAAGCCTTTAACTTTCAATGTTGCGGCTAACACTATATCACTAGTCGAAATTGTTTGTCTAGGGGTGTTACTCATATGATATACCTTATTTGTTTATTACCTTTGAGGATAATCTTATTTATTGGGTAGTCGAAAAAAATCAAATTTTTCGACTACGTTTATCGTATTACAAAAGTTATATTTGTCACTTTTGCACTTATGCAGGGGCCACTGGAGGCATTTCTCCTCCGGTGATTGTTGTTAATGGAGGAGCGAGACAAGTTAGAATTGCTCTACCAACTTGCTCATTTGAAAATACGATTACAAAAGTATTGTCGTCTAAAGCAAATGCATCATCTGGCCAAATAGCTCTGTTTGAACTGTCGTAAACCGAATATTGGATATACGGCGAACCAGTGTTGTGATAAATCGACCAAACTGTACTTGGAGAAATCTGTTCAAAATTAATACCGGTTAGGTTGGTGGTTGCAATCTCAGTTAATCGGGTTTTGATCTGAGCTACGTCAGTTTCAACTGCGCCGATTCTCTGGCTCTGAGTAGACAATGTCTGATTTATGTTAAAGACATTGCCTTCAAGGTTGACAATTCGTTGGAAGAAACTGGTTTCTGATTGCTCATCAGCAAGAATCAAATCGATTGCTGCAGATAGGGTATCAAGTCTTCCTGAGAAAGTGCCAATTATCTGATCAAGTGCTGAATTGACTGATAGTCCACCGTTCAAGTTCAATACTTGAACAGCTTGCTGGCTTGGTACATAACGAATCTCTGAAGCAAAATGCTTAAATGGACTCGCTGTTGGTGATAGATGGTTAGAGATTGCTGCAAAGTCTACACCATCAATTAGATTCGCATCGATAGAATCGACGATCAAATCTCTGATGTATGTTTGTCCTTGAGCGTTGATAGAAAAATCGACTGGACCTGATGCTGAAGTTCTGATTCGAACCGCATCTGTCGTAAAGTTTACACCATTTAACGGCTCAACTAGAAGAGCTGTTCTACCTCCGTCAGAAGATAGAATGTTTAGGTGGTTAAACTCTTGGTATGCACCAGTGAATTTGACAATTGACGAAATAACCGACATTTCACCGCTAATGGTGACCTTACCGGTTTCTGAGTCAACCGTTATGTATGAGTTTCCAAGGCTGTCACAAATTGCAAAGTCTTTTCCTGCGGAAAGATTGATCTTTGCTGCACCATTAACAGCTTGTGAATGAAAGTAGACTGTCTGTAGATCAATTGCTCCGGAGCCGTCTGACGATGAACCGTCAGCAAGCATGACCGCTTTACCACCAATAGTAAAATTGGATCCGTAAATACCTGCAATATCTAGTAAGCCAGTGCGAGGTGTTCGTCTATAAACACCCGAAGTATCAACATAGACAGGAACGTAAACGTTCTCTGGAGCTCCTATGTCTTTTGAAATTAAGTTTTCTGACATTATGTATCCTATTTCTTATGATATTAGCTGTTAGTCAGAACAACTGGCGCATAGAAATTCAAACAAATAGCGTCAACGTCATAGACGAAGCCGACTTGTTGAAGAATTCCTGAAATAGGAGGAGTTAGAGTAACTTCTCCTGCTGCTCCACAGAATAGTGGTTTACCAATTGAGTTGTCTGAAAAACTCCATTGTTCATTTCTAATGATACCATTCGAAACAATTTGACCAACCTCACCAGGATTTAAATCACTGGTAACTAGACCGTGAATGTGACGGTCAGTTCTTAGGAAGGACGCCGAAACTACTTTACGATGAGGTAGAATAGTAACAAGAGTGAACTTTGGGATGTTCTCTACTGCTTCAGCAAATGCTAGAACACTGTCAAATTTGACTGCTTCTGCTGAAGTTCGAGCGATGATAAGATTCGATTCGGATGTTACGAAGGTTCCGTCAGAATCTCTTAGTGGTTTGTTGTTCTTACCAAGAACAATGTTGCCTGCGGTAAAGTTGCCATTTATTCCAACCTGGGAACCAACTGGATATGGAACGATATTCGCATTACGGTCGTAGATCGCAGCAAATACTCTAAGCTTTGTTTGCCAACGATTGTTTAACCAAACTTTGTAAACATTATTCGCAGTATCGTACCAATGCTGATCATTCAATGGATTGACTGGCTCAGCAGCACTGACGATTGGAGGATGTAGGGTAAAACCACGAGTTAGGGAAGCGTCTAGTAGGCTGACATCCCAATACAAATACTGGGTATCACCCGTTGGTTCCATCGGACCCCAAGCTTTTTCTACAGTACGAGTTTCCTCAACTAAGTAGTTTGCAGCAAAGTGTGAGACAGTAAAAACTGTCGGATCTGGCGAAACGATCAAATCCAAATAACGGCCGTCGAGGCTGGTCTTTTGGATGAAAATTGAAGTATTTGTGAGGTCTGCTTGACGCTTTAAAATACCCTGCCTAAAATTAAGTTCCATGGTCTTAATCTACAAATGTTATCTTGGTGTATTTATAAAGAATTGGGCGGATGAAATTCTTTCATCCGCCCAGATAATCGAGTAGATTAACTTACCGAGACGGTCAGGGTATAAGAGATGATTAGCTCGCGCTGTTGGTTCTTTTCAATTGGGTTGAAAATGATATGTGACAGCAATAGTGGAGGAGTATCGGCGGTCATTAGACCTAGCTCGTCGAAAGTGAATGGAGATTCAGTGTCTTTGGTTTCTCCATCAGTCGCTGCTTGGCCAGAAGGCTCCATTGCTGAAAGCTGAATAGTACAGATCACCAAAGATGAAGTATCAGATGGAGAAGGCTGACTGATTACCGAGTTACCTGGGTAAGAAATGATTCGTGAATCATTGTCATCAACGATTTCTTCATAAGTTTGGTTATAAAGTTTGGTAGTTGGGTTGGTGGTGTGTGGACTGTTGTAAACAATCTTAGCATCGGAACCGATATAGGTTCCGCCGTTACCTAGAGCAATCTTGAAGATCTGTTGGTTTGGTTCATTAGCAAGGCCGCGGGCAATAATTCTTGCCATGTTCTGTGGATGAACAGCATTCATCTTATCAAGCAAGACTTCGCCAGTAGCTTTGTCTTGGATTAGAACGTGACCTTTGATTTTAGTAGAAATTTCCATGTGTTCTCACCTTGTAAATTAGATGGTTTGGGGTATTTATTCTATTGGTTTCTGATTAGAAAATCACAATCTTACCAACAGAAGGAGTTGTTAATTGAATCTTGATAAAATCTGCAGTTTGCTCTACTACATTGATTGGAATCTGAATTCCAGCCTGTAGGTCTGAGTACATGACTATGTTATTTACAGAAAGACCTGTCAACATTATTGTAGCGGTCTCAATAGTTCTAGTCACGGCGATGAGAGCGCTTGGAACGCTAGCGTATGGAGTTGTTGAAAGTTCTGAGCCATCAGGAACTCCATTGTCGTCAACGTGCTTTTTAACTGAGCCAACGTAAGCAGTTAAATCAAATGTGACGTTAGTTTCGATCGTTTCAATTAGGCCATACTGCATATCGAATACAGCATTGTCCCAACCGTATGGATCAACTAAAGGTAGACCATCGTAGACGTCTGCATTATTCCAGCCTTCCGCGTCAAGTGGAGGTAGGCCAGAATCAGCGAATGCTGGTGCATAATCAATCGCGTCAGCTGAGAGTCTAGAATAGATCACCATGATTTCAGAAATCTTGGATCTGGTCTGAGTTTCAGGAGAATTATCGCGAAGATACATACCGACGCCACCGTAACCTTCAACGGCACCAGTGTTTGGATTAACTGGTGCGCCACCAGCTACAACGCCAAAGTGTGCAGTTTGAATTACACCAGAGTCTTCATAGTAAGAATCCACAGTATGTGATTCATCAGCTGGATGGATTGGCTCATTTGGATGGACTACCTCAAAATCGTATGGTTGAGTGTCATAGCCTGAGAAGAATCCCTTGAAGTTGCTGTCGAAGATCTTTACGTTTAGTCTATCGTGGAAACCTATAATACCAATAATGTTACCATCTTTGTCATAATCGAATACTGGTATTTGTACAATAGTTTTAATCTTAGATTCTAGCAAACTAATATTGACTTTATCTGAGAATCTATAAAGGTCAAAGAACTTCATTTTCTCAGTAATGCGAGCATTAATGAATTCATTCTCTTGCTCGTCCTGAACGACCTTCGATGCTAGACGTGTATTAAATGGTAGGTATTCTGAGAAGAAACCACCATCGGTGCCGTCAACACGGAGTTGATATTCGTTGATTGCTCCGATAGTTCTTGTGATAGTACCAATCTTCTTGTCATTTATTGCTACGTGAACGTCAATTAGATCCGATTCGTCAGAGAAAATTTTCGCAGGCTTAGTGTAGATTGGGAACCAGTGATCTGCTTCGTTATACGGATTAAAAGCGATTTCTGCCTTTTCAGATGAGGACTTTAGATATAGACGATCGTAAGTTGCTCTTTCTAGGTAGACATCGTCGGTTGCTTCAACGTTATTGAAGATGATCAAATCGTTTGCATGATGTAGTGGAAGATCGTTTGATCTAACTTCAAAGTGCAAAGTAGGATACACTACAGTTGCACCGGAGGTTCTTTGCGGGATTTGACTAGAAGCATTAATGATGAACTCAACCGTACCATCGTGATGTCCCAGGCCATCACGGGATAAACCATGCTTCATGTCGTCATAATAAGTTTGTCCGACACCAGCACCACGTTGGTGACCAAAGTGGGATGAGAAAACGTCGAAACGCTGTTCGATCACATCAACATTATTGACGGTCTTGTGAAGGTCAAGAAGATTTAGATCGTAAGTATCCGAAGCCGAGTCATACCTTGGTGGCTTGGTAAACTTAATGGTTGCGATTGGGCTACCACCACTATCAAGCTTGATGACTGGAATCTCTTCATTGACTTTTACTACTCGTGGGACTTCAACTTCCTTAATCCACTGGTGCAAAGGATTATCGTGATCAGTGAAGATCATTTGTTGTGTATGGGGAACAACATATTTTGGGAAGTCAATCTTTAGACCGATCTTGCCGTTCCAATACCACTTGCCAACAGTTAGTGGTTTGCTGAATCCGGTAACTTCGTTGTGGACCAAATATGAAGGTTTCTCATCATTGATAGTAACTCTGAACAAGTCGTTTTGTTCAAAAGGAACAGAGTCTGTAAAGATCGTGAAGTGGATGTATCCGTTATCGAATGATTCATACACATTACCATTCCACTTAGTCGCAGCATTATGCTGATCGAACACCTCAAAATTCGTAGAGTCGGTAAATCTAATCAGCCAATCTTTGGCTGGAGAATCGATAAACGACTTTGGATACAGAGAGATATGACCAAAGTTTAGAGAGACGATGCTGAAATCGAATGCGTCGACAGCTGGATCAGGATTGATTACTGAGAATACGAATAGGTCACCACCTGAATCATTTCCAAAGAATTCGACATTCGACGGAAGATTGATAGAAAAGTCTACACAGGTATAAGGAACGCCTGGGTAAATATAGGCGAATTCGGCCAATGGAATTCGATTTACAGAATCAGTAAATTTCTTAACGGTAAAGTAGGTGCCATTATACTCTAGCTCAAAATAGCAATTCTGAATTCGCTTATTGGTGATAGTCAAATTCAATACAGATAGATCAAAGCCAATTAGGCGATCATCGTATTCTACCACGTCATAAGAAACAACTTCACCAGTTGGATACTTTGCGGTTACGTCAGGGCGAGCTAGGTTTTTTGACAGGAATTGGCTATAGCTGTGAACTTTCGATTGTGCAGTAATATCAACGTCATATCCAAGGGTTAGGTCAAATCCTACAGCGTATGGATCATCATTTTCAATGGTGACGTAGAAATAATCACCAACACTTGGATTAATAGATCCAGCAACAATCTTAAATGAATACTCAGAGGTTGAGAAGGTTGACCCGATATCCGCAGTACCGATAGAACCATCTAGAGAACTCACAACATCAAAGGTTGAACCGTTGAAGGTTGCGGTCAAATTTTGTGGTCTTACTCCAGGATCAGAGAAACTGAAGTCAATAATATGCATGCCATTGGTCTTTGAGAACCTTGGCTTTTTATGCGCGATTGGATTGACCTTGATAAAGGACCATTTCTCTTTTGCAGTATAGTTCTTGTGTGAAACGATTCTATTGTGCGGGGTAAGAACAAATTTCTGACCAAGATAGAAATGTGCAGAAGAATCGACCGCAGTAATAATGAAGCTAATCAACGAGGAGGAGAAGGTCAATCCTACTTTAGCGAAACCAATTAGTCCTGTTTCAGATCCTGAAACAGAGAAGATGGTGTTTTCATTTCCAGTGGCAAACAACTTGGTGAACACCATCTTGCCAGCTGTAGGTCTAGAGAATGTGACGTTGATAAAGCTTTCATCAATTATTACGTCTTTTGGGAAGATAATCGAGCCATCGGCACGAATAAACTGGAAAACATCGTTGGTAAGATTTAGGGTGTTAGCAAAAGACCACTGCTTTGACGCAACTGGTTGTTCAAACACATTGGAGGTATATGCACCCGCAGCTCCTATCACGATTCTACCAGCTTGAGGATTAGTGAAATAAACTCTTACGCGATTGTCATTTACGAATTCGATTCGCTTAGGATTTAGCTTCTCAATCGGGTTTGATGTTCCATTAAGGAATACCATGGTTGAGAAGATTAAGCTGGTGGTACCAAGGTTGTGTTGAACGTCCCAAACAGCGGAATTTACAGGGAAATCTTCAGCATAAGTAAGGCTTGACCGGACATAACGAATTACCTTCGCGAAGCCTTTCATGCCTTTAGTAAAGTATACGTTGATGGTGTTGTCGTCAGTAAACTCTATTCTTTTTGGGCTGATTGGAACAGTTACACCGTTCACTTCAGCATAACACTGAATGAAAACGTCCTTTGTTCCTAGAGCGTGTTGAATCTGCCATTGAGACAAGGCAGCTTCACCAGTAGAGTAATCAAAGCTTAGGCGAGTTCCGTCTGAGGTGTTATTTACCTTGACACACTCAAGAGTCCATTCTTCGTAATTAGGAGCGTCAAGATTTGGGGTAATTTTTATGACAGAACCGATACCATCGGTAACATCGTCATAGCCCAATCTGCTATCTTCGTTTAGAAGCTGAAGGCCGACAGTTTGCGCAGGGTTAAATCCAGATTCCCAAACTATTGGATTAGGGTCAATATTTAGCGGGTCAACCGTATTTTCTAATGCAGCATCTTGTTCAGATTGCAGGGTGTTAACCAAGGAATCAGAAAGCGGTGATACATCGAGCATTGATTCGACATATTTCTGCTTTTGACCATCGAGGGTGACAGTGTATGCACCGTGAGTCAAGTGAAAGTCGATACCCTCAGTTTGGGTTGCTCCATTCTTTTTGACATGTCTAACACCAGTGTTGCTGCCTAGTGGGTAAGCAGTTGTCAAACCTGGAATTTGCTTGTCGTATTCTGTGAAGTTAATGCCTAGGCCACCATTCCAATACTTGGATGATTTTGCCTGCTTTACAAATGGAAGATTCAAATACGGGGCATAGAGACCGTCTGAATAAATTTCAGAATCCCAAATACCTGCAATTTTTGTACGAGTGAATCTCTTATCGTCATTAATTTTGACGTTAACTGTCTCGTAGAATTGATATTCCTCTACAATTTCAGATAGCTTACTATGAAACGGCTTGACATCATTGATGTAAGCGATCAAGCTATCTACGGCGTTTGAAGAATAGAGGTAATTACTCATCGTTCGTTCCTGTCAAAATTTGTCCCACTGTCTTAATTGAATAAACTGACAACCTAGATGTCTTAAAGACATCCTTAAATTCGAAATTATTAGCAAGAGCATCGTTAATTACAGCGAAGAAGATCTCATTGATTTGTTTTGGTTTAGCTTCTCGCCAAATAAGATCTAGTGTCTTTCTAATATTTTCCGGTGTATCAAAGTATTTATCCAATTGAGACAATTTAAGATTTTGAATGTAGTCAGGAACTTTAGTACCACCAAGATTGATTGTCAAGGTAGTATTCAAAATGGTATGTTTAATTGAAGCAATGACTTGAGCTTGTTCCGCAAGAATTTGACCAACATCTAGACCGAAACTGTTTGAGGTTCCGTGCTGATGATCATAGTCCTTAAGGTAAGTATAAGGTAGAGTGTTGCCAATGCTGTCTTGGCCAAGCGCGGACTCTACCAACTTGTTCCATAGATTTAAAGGAATTCTCTTGTTTTGGGCAGGTCTCAAGAGGGTCCACTCAGTATGAACGTTCTTCAAGCTCGAAGAGCTTCCTCTAGAAGGTCTTCCAGTCTTGAAATCGATTTCGTTTGGATCGTCACGAAGAGTAAAATTGCGGGTAAATCGTAGCTTGTAAGTGTCGTCTCTTGACACGTACTTGTTTAAGCCGTACACTGTAATTGCGTCATAACGAACAGGAAGCTTTTTCTGATCGTTTGCTTCAGTAATGTTTTGGAAGACCATGTACAATGAAGGACCGTAGGCAAGCAAGTTCTTAGCCTGTAGAACAGACATTCCACGACCAGCTGGTGGAGTGTTCTTGTTCTTTACCCAGAAATAGTAGACAGAATCTGATAGACGATCGTTGGTGTCACGGATTTTGTACGATGTGTAGTCATAACCATACTTGTACTGCGTGTTCACCAAGATGTCATCTGATGTATCTGGGTCAAATGAAAGTTCTGCTGCGGTAGGCTGATATTTCTTGTAAATGACGACAAGCTTTGCACCAACATTGATTGTTGCAGTAATCGAAACTACAAGCTTTGCAACAGTAAAGTTAGTGGATGGTTGAAGGATGCCGTCAACGTAAACGAAGATACGATCCTTTGACAGTACCTTCTCTTCTGTTCCAATGGTGAATGTTGTTGTATTAGCTTTGCCGTCGTAAATTCGTTCCATTACGATATCGGTCAATTGCTTGTAATCTGACCAGACAGGATTGAATTTTTCAACAACAGTTCCAGAGTTAAGAGTCCATTTTGCGCTTTGATATTTCTTAATCTTGTCAAGATACTCAAGGGTAAGATTTTGAACAGGGACGTACTCACCGTAAACAGGTTCCCAAAGATTATCAGGTGTTTTCAAGTCATTGTCAAGATCAGATTGAGTTGGGTTTTCCCAAGTTCTCCAACCGTATGTTGACACATTACCGTCGTCAACATAGTTGTTGTCAAATGTATGATCAGGGAAGTCAATTTCGACTTCCATTGACATGGTTTCTCTAATGAAAATGTCATGATTAGGATTGCCAATCATTGCGGCAATCTCATTAGCAGGTATTAACACGGTATTTGCCATTTTACGCCAAGCTCAATCTAAATTTGAATCCAAGTTCAGTGAAATCGTAATCAACAAATGAGGTTCCTGAGTTTACATCGGCTACAGGAAGAGATTGCGATTTTCCTGTATTTATCTCAGTTGCCCTAACGTAATAAATTCCATCTTCTTCATAACTTGACATTTTTATTTTTCCGACTGCTTTACCAGCAGAGGATGATTTATTCGAAGAAGAAACTGTAATACCTGTGACATTTGAGTTTGAACTTTGGACTACGCCTGGCACGCTCATAATTTCTGCTTCAGTACCGATGCGATAGTCCAAGGTTCCGGTTAGAGTTGCTTGACCGACCGGAACATCATTTATAGTATCCCAAGCAGACATTGACATGCCAGAGGTGATAGAGAAATCGCTGAATCGGCCGTAGTTTAGAATCATGGTTGATTCACCGACAGTTTCAGAAGAGATTCTTACCTTATTGAATAAAGAAGAGGTGAAGAACGCGGAGTCTCCAGTCTTTTCATTCTTTTTCCAAGCAATTGGACGAACGTTCCAAGTTCTTGATCTGGTCAACAAGTTGGTCTTTGCGACTTCACCTGACTTTTTCTCACTTTGAGGAACGTTTTGGTTCTTAGCATCACTGAGAACTCTTGCGTTATACTCTTCAGGAGGGACGTCAGATTCGACCCATTCGTAAACTTCGACGTTGGAATATTCTGCCAATGCACCCCACTTAGACAAACGGTTTTCCATGTCTGGGTAGAAGACTGGATCGTAATAAGGGATGTAGTCCAAGTTCTTGGTGTTCCACCAAACCTTACCGACTTCCTTGCTTCCCCATGGCTTCAACACGTCGTAATTAGGATTGTTGAGTTCTTGGGTAGTTTGGTTGTACTTCGCTGGGTCTGCCACGGAAACCATGTTAATGATTTCGTAAGCTTCAGGAGTATGCTGACCAAGAGCTGGGTTCCAGTATGGGATATTACCAATGAAGGTGTCGCTCTTATAGTCAAACAACTTGATTGGGCTGAACTTTGGCTTTTGAGGACCGAAACCTTCTACGGTAAATGCTTGAGCCTTCTTCAACTGAAGAACATTTGCAGAAATTTGCTTTGCGTACTGTGAATCAAAAATGATCTTGTCAGCAACGAACGGCAATTTAACGAAACGAGACACAGTGAAAGTGTCAGTGTCTTCATTGTAGAAATCGGTAATTAGGCTGAACTCGAAAACGTAAGAGTTTTGGTTAGGACCGACGCCAAATCCAGGAGCAGATGGATTAGTTACAGCGGGACGGTAAGTCATTTGAATATAGTCGGTAGTCAACTGGAATTCAAAATCGTCGCACTTAAATGTCTCGTTTAGGATGCCATATGTTCCATTAACGTTTGCTTGATTTTCAACAAGAAGTTGATCACCATTTAGTAGGACCTTGTAAACGTCGAAATTCTCGATAATTGGGTCATCAGCAAATGCTCCAGCTGGGTTAATAGCTGGGTCTGCGCTCTTCTCTCCACCTCGCATAATGACTCTGATTTTGTTATAAGTGGTGTTAAGCTTCTTGACCTTTTGGGCTTCATCTACAAATCGTACTAGGTGTGATGAAACAACTCCATTGACCTTTTGGACAAGGTTTCCGATTTCTGGAGTAATGTCTAGGATGTTAGAGCCTACCTGGTAAATACCGACAGATTCAGCGTCAAAATACATGCCTGGTTTATTTGGATCCTTCAATTCTTCTAGGTCGTCAAGATTAACCCAACGATCTTCGTCAGTTTCCAAAACACCGTTGAAGCTTGGTAGAGAAGCGATACCTGTTCCAAATTGGAAACGAGCATTATCTAGCAAGCAATCTGCAACTTTTAGCTTCATTTCTGGGAACGACTTAGGACGAGCATCGCCGTATTCTGCGACTTTGAATGCCCAGTATTCGTCGATCTTTGCATCTTCATAAGCGGTGTTATTCAAGAAGGCGTCAACGGAAGAGTTGGTACCCTTAGCTTGAATCATGCCTCTCCAGAAGTTGAATTGATTCTTCTTAGAGGTTCCAAGCTTATCGAAATAATCCTTATTGGAGAAGCCAAATAGGGACAATGCGTATTTAGAAATAGTTGGGTTGTTGAACGCAGCCTCAGAATCGTAAATCTTACCCAAATCTTCAATTGAAGAGACGATGTTTCTCTTCATTTGGTTGTTATTTAGATAGAAACCGCCAAACGATGGACGAGCAGACTGCACTGCTTGACGCGAACCGTCAACAAGAATCTTGCTTAGCTTCATTCCCAAGAATGGGTCAAAGATTAGCTTTTGCTTCTTAGCATTATCCAAGTAGTATGGGAATAGAACACAATGCTCATAGAATTCCACGTTAACATGAGCACCAAACATTGGAGTATCGGAGCTAATTGAGGTGGTATCTTCTTCACGAACAATCTTCAATTGCTCAACAGGAATCTGGCCGCCAAGAATGTCAAACGTGAACTGCGAAGCAGAAACGTCTAGGAACTTGATGGTTTCGAATTTTGAAACAAGACCTTGAGGAGCGTTGAACCAGAGGTTTGCCATGAATGGGTTAATGATGGTGCCTTGACCAGCATTCATGTTGTCGTAAACAGCATCGATGAACTTTTCAATTTCAAGCTGCCAAGTTACGATACGACCAGTTTCTTCATCGATATCTGGAACTTCATTCTGGTTAATTCTCCAACCTGAATCTTCTAGATAGCGGGTATAACCGAATAGGAAGTTGACGACGTTTTGGATACCTGCGATTAGGAATGGGGTAGTCGCGGTCTTCACACTCAAGTTTGTAGTGTAGTTCTTCCAAATTTCTGGAGAGCGACGAAGTTCCAATGCCTTGAAGGTCAAATATGCAGCAGGAGTTTTTGCTACACAGTAACGTTCTGGATATTGAGTGTCAAAGAGAGATTCATTTGAAACGATTACAACATTTGCAGTATGAACCTTTTTGACAACAGGATTACCTAGCTCGTCGTAAATGATGCTGCCATCATGGAAGCGCTTGTACTCAGTGTATGATAGCTGAATGAAGTTTCCGATTCTTGATGAAATGCGATATTCAGATAGTAGGCTTTCTTCTAGAGAGCCATCATAGCACTTCACTTCGATCTTGGTAACGTCGGTGGTAAAGGTGTCGTACAAGAAGAACTTCTCAGCAGTATCAACGTCGTAGTAGTGAATTGCTGGGTGACGATCGAAATAGTTCTCGATACGGAATACCCAATCTTCACCTTGATTTGCAGGCTTGTAAATTCCATTGTCGAGAACGGTTGTTCCGACCTTGACAAGCTGGATACGAATTGCGTTGATCCAAGAGCTGCTTGAGTAAGGGCTGATCTTGGTGATAAGGTTGCACATACCCAATGGGATGTCGAAAACACTGCTCAAACGTAGGGTGTCAGTGTTCATGAAGGAACCGAATCTGTAGCCAAGTAGAACATCCCAACCACGGAACAAGGTGTTGTTCTTGGAAGTGGTCAACGAATAGGAGTTGTACTTCATGAGTTGGGTGTAAAGCTGGCCGATACCTTGCAAGACTTTCTTAGTTGCTTGTGTAAAGACGACGTTCGAAATTTCTCCAGTCGCAGCGACGTTGAAGGAAATCTTGTCTCCGATCTGGAAACCCTTACCTTCGTCGGTCATCAAGAAGCCGGAAAAATCGATTCCACAAGCTGGATCAAACGAGTTCAAATAACCCGCAAAAACTCCGTCAACCTCTATCTTAAACGAATCAAATCCGTCTCTAACCAAGTCGCAAGTAAGGACTACGGATTTCTCCCCTCCAGTTACGGGCAGCGCAGAGCTGTATACTATACGGGCACGATTCACTACTGGAAGTTGTTCGCCGTGTAGTATCGCTTCTTTATGGGAGGTCTTGCGTGAGATATGCTTGTCAATAGTTAACTCGTTCACAGTTCTCTTCGCGTCACCCCAGGTGGCTTCAATGAATGCCAATGGTTGGTTCTTCAGACTGGAACGGATAAGTGAGTAGGAGTACTCCAGTGACTTCGTCCATACCAACTCGGTTGGACCGTTCTGACCAAAGGTATAAGGATCCGCAGCAGATGATGGGACAGAGTTAGTCATCGCGAACTGGGCAGCAGCTGAAAGAGGATCAACGTAAGGTGGTAGTAATTCTTCGTTGAAGATGTTCACGCAAAGCTTTAGGGTAGGGAACGCATTTTGGATGTCTGCCCATAGTTGCAATTTCCATGTTCTGACTTGTTCAAACTCGACCATGGTTCCAGCGTTGATCACAAACCAGGTAGTTCCAGCCCATGCTGAACCATATTTTGCAGTAACGTGCTCGCCATTGGTTATTGCATGTGGGTTGAAGTCCGCTGAGAAAGTCCACTGACCATTTGAGCCAGTACCGACGACAGTCACAGAGTAAATGCCTGCATTTTGACCATTGGTTACAAGGACTCTATCTCCTACAGATAGAGTTCTACCATCTACTTCCTGTGGTGCGGCTTGAACATCAGCTAGTTCACCAAATAGAACAACAGATACATCCATTAGCTTTAAGCCTGGGTCCACCTGTGAAACGCCAGCATATGTGTCATCAAATCCAAGAGGCTTAACTTCATAACCAAGAAGTTTCCAAGGCTCAAGGTTAGGACGGCAGGTCTTGAATGGGGTTCCAGTTGCGGCAGAGAAGTATTCTTTATAGATGTCGTACCAACGAGCATGACCAGTTCCAATTACTGGGAAGTCAGTAACGCTGTAGTTCCAAGAGAATGGATTCGCTACGTCGTAATCTGGAGCCAATGGATCGTAGCCGTACTTCGCTGCAAATTTTGCAAACTCAAACTCTAATGACGCGTTGCGTTCCTCGTTGAGTGCTGGTGGGTAAACGATAATTTGGTTTGGGTTTAGAGAGTTGAAGATTCTTGTCTCGATTTCAAGAATGAAAGCGTTAAGGATCTTGTGGGTCTCAACGGTTTTCCAAGCGGCTGAGCGGTCTGCTTGAACAACCCACGAACCAGCAACGTAGGCAAACAAAGTGTTGGTATTGCGGTTGTACCAAAAATCTCCTTCATTTGCAGAAGCTGGAGCAGTACTCAAATCGGAGATGACGTTGAATAGTTTTAGGACGCCAGTGGTTGAGTTGAACCAAAATTGATTTTTGTATGGGTTCGCTGGCATTGTTGAACTGAAAATACCAGGTGTTGAAGTATCATCAGAACGTTCAACAGAAATCTTAGTCAAGCCACGGTCAAATTCGACATTACGCTGATTCTTTGGAGTCAAATGAGCGTCATGATGGACGATAACATCGATACCTAGATCTTGGTCGAAACCATATTGTGGTTGAGTTGCGTATGCCAATCCTAGAGCTGGCATGGTTACTGGCCAATTTGGAATTGGTGAAGTAGAATCGGAGAAGTAAGTGTCGATATCTACGCGTTGACCGTAATAATCGCAGTACTCGTCAACAAGGGTAGGAATCAATGAAGTAACTTCATTATCGCCGATAAACGAAGGAGTTCCATGCTTTGACAAAAACTCACTAGCGTACTTGTTAACGTACTCATTCACTGAGTTAATAGCTTGAGCGTATTGGGTTTCAGCAAAGTCGATAATAGAGATTGGTGAAATGTTTTCTTGGTTAACCAAGCCAATAAATTTAGCCAATTCGCTATTATGCTCTTTAATCTTTCCGCCGAGACCTAGATTTTTATTGGGGATATTTCTAAAATTGTTTTTACCAAATGAGCTACCAGAGAATCCAGGCTGATTCTCAATGACTGATTTAAAGTGGCTAATCAAATCACCGAAAATAATTGATTGACGGTTTTCGTGATAGCAGTTATACTCCAACTGGAATGGGGTAGTCCATACTCCATTTTCCATTTCGCTATCTACAGGAACGTCAATTGCAGTTCCTAGAGTTTCACCATTTACGAATCGTGCTCTTTCCTTATTCACTGTCTTAAAGTGAATAGTGTCACCAATGGTTACGCCTTCAGCTGGAATTGTAGTCGAGCCAGAATGGATGGTGATTGAAAATAGAGTGTTTCCAATTGAGTCAGTTATGTCGGTAGTCGCGTCTAGACCAATCATAACATTAACTTCAGGATACTGAGGAGAAGAAATGACGAAGGTGTCTGCGGTTATCGCGGCTAAGTGCCATTTAGCGTTACGAATCTTCGCATAAAGATTTTGAATGGAAACATTAGCTTCAACGTCAGTTAGCTGTCTCTTCTCGCTTGAAAGAACTCGTGTGGAAGCTTGGGCTTCAGTAACGCCAGGAGCCCAAATAGTTTTTAGTACACCAGATCTCTTGAATAGTAGAATGCTACCGTCAGAGTTAATACAACCTTGGCTAAAGATGAAATCTTTGTTCTGATTCTGTTTAATACGACGTAGCAAGGCTGAATCAACTGGAGAGGTTTGAGACTCTTCATAGAAGAAAATCGGGGAAACCAACTCAGCAAATTCACCGTTTGCCAAATAGAGGTTGAATAGTGGCAGTTGATTGAACTTAATCTTCTTTTGCTCAGCATTAAACAACGATCTTCCAACGGAAGGTTTACCATTGTAGCTTTCGTTATTGAGCTCAAGACCGAAATCGTATTCGATGATTGGTCTGCGAGCTTGAACGATTTTGTTGACATCTAGTCCAATGGCTTCAGCATCTTCTGCATGAATCCAGAAGTTGAACTCAGACCAATCACTAACATTCTTTCTTGCACCCATGAAAGTGAATGTATTGTCAGGGTTTCTTTCCCATAGTCCTTTTGCTTGACCGTTTGAGACATAAACTGCCGCACCATTCACTAAATTCTCTGGGCGATAGTCTTCAGCAACTTCCCATGCGCCTGCTTTAACGATGTAGATTCCGTTTTTAGATACGTCGTTTTGACCTTGAATTAGGATGCGTTGACCTTCACGGACGGTAAAGCCACCAACTTGTTGGTAATTGTCGGCACCTGAAATACCAGAAATACCGCCCTTGCCGGAGGTAACTCCATTTGCAGCAGTAAAGGTGTAGGAATAACGATCAGTCAAGTGCTCAACATAAATGGAAAACTTATCGCCCGCCACAAAAGGAACTGAGCTTGACTTAATCAAGAATGTCAAATATGGACAAGTTCTATTTCCATTGTCATCAACACCGAAGATTTTATCAACTGGATAGGTAACACCATTTGCAACATCGGCCTGACCAAGGTGCGATGTTTCACCAACCACGGTAAAATGTGTGCTATTAACAAAGGTGACAATGAAATTTTCGTTGATATATCCGGAACCAGTCAAGGTAACATTTGTTTCAACGGCATCATTTGATATTTCAGCTGGAAATTTATCATGACTGTCAAAATCAGGACGTGCAATAACGTAATATTCTGGGTCAAGTGAAGTATTCCAAGCAGGAACAAATTGACTGCCTGTAGTTTGACCATACCAGTAATAACTCGAGAAGTTGATGAACTTATCGATGTCGATTGGTGGAGCAAAATTGAAAGACTGACATGAACCCCAATCAGAGAACTCCGCTACGTTAATACCAAGAAGCTTAGCCTTGTTGATAACGTCTGAGAATGAGAATACGTTTTCTTCGACACCAGACTTTGCATAAATCAACGGGATTAAAGTGTTGATCTTGCGCTCAGTGTTTGTCTGAGATAGTATTGGACGGGTATCTGTGTCGTTTACAGATTTCGAACCAGCGATACCATAAACTGGAATAGCTTCTTCTTTGGTCAAGAACTTATCGAATAGGTTTCTTGAGAAAGAAGAGTTTAGCTTATTGCGAAGGTATTCTGGGACGTGGTCAAAAACGTCAAGATTGTCGTAAACGTAGTCTTTTGATGATTTGCTCATAAGATAGATCTTCAACTGTTACTGGGAATTTTTAATAGAGGTATTTATTAGAATGAAAAAGAAATGGGAAACGCACTTCCGTGAACGTTTCCCATTTCTGAAAATTTCTATTTTTAGTATTTTGCGTATTCGTAGAAACCTGCGTCAATTAGTTCTGATTGGCAATCAAGCAAGTCTTTCCCATTTTTTAAATGTCTATTGAGAATTTCATTTACTTCAGATGGTACGAACTGTGTATCAAACCCGACACCTCTAAGACCATCGATTTTTAACAACCCTAAAACATGAGATTTGATAGGGCAACCCATCAATAGTAAGACACCTTTCATTTTCTTGATGTGCTTTTCAATATCTTTAAGTGACTCAAACTTATTGTTGCTGGCGTGAATGTTTCTACCAATGATTGGAGAAATACCCTCAAATGAAATTAACTTATTATCACCGCAATCATAATTGCCTGTTACTTCATAAGGCGAGCCAACGAGTGATTCTATTTCAAAATTGTCAACTACAAAGTCGCCAACCCATTTTTCAATAGGAGTCTCATCAATAGCTTTGGGGTGAGTAAACTGCTTTCTTGGATAAATTCCAATAAGGGTTTTTACATTCTTAGAAGAAAGCTTTTCGGCTTTCTTCTTGAATATTCCAAATAATTCTGGTAGTCTCATGTCTTCTGTCTCATTACGGAAGCGGTTAGCTCAGTGACGATTTCAATGTCGGAAATTGTTGCGCAGGACTGTAGAATTTCATCAAAGCCTGGTTCAATTACGAATAGGGAACCGAAAGAGTTAACAGAATAGACTGGAACTGGAACAACAGTTGCAATTTCAGTTGCTAGATTTTGGTGAATCATCGAAGTCAAATCAGTAGCGTAGAACTTCATACCAAAGTCCCAGTTATTGATGTTGAAGTACTCATTGATGATGTTGACGATTTCCATCTTGATACGTTCGTCAGAGAATGTAGCAGTTTGGAGTTTGACAACTTTGAACTTTGCTCTCAACTGTGGCTCAGCCATATCCCCAAATAGTAGGCGAATCTTACCAGGATGCATGATCACTGTGTCAGATAGCATCTTCTTGTCAAAGATGTAACCAAACGAATTACGAAGTTCCAAAGGAGTTGGAGGAGTTGGGACGATTGATGATGCGCCAGTAACGTATGCCATCATGTTGTCATAGTAGCCACGAGTTAGGATAAATGCGTCATGGATGTTTGAAACTGATGGGTCAATCATGTTGGTATTTGGGCTGAAATGCTGCCACATGAAGTCCAATAATTGCTCTTTTTCGAAGCCAATTTCTGCATCAACAGAAGGAACAAACGCATTACCTCTTGCGCTATAACGGTGATAAGTATTTCCGTTAGAGGTGGTGCAAGAGAACGCGCCAGTCGCGAACTGATCTTTAATTGATGCGATAGTTGACAGATCAACGACCTCTATTTCTTCACCATTCACTACCTCAAAATAGCGATAGCAAGATGAAGAGAAGCTTTCATACTGAAGGATGTTATCTGGAACACCATCACCGGAATTTGCGTCGTTCTGAGTATCAGATGGGATAACTTCAAGAGCGTAAATGTTTACCAAACCATTACGATCCTTAACAGCTCCTACGACATCGTAGTTTTCTGTTTTCTTTAGTGGCTTGCCATTTTCATCCAAGTTTGAACGAAGGATCTTGATCTTGTCGTAAACACGGTTTTGAGTTTCAGAATCAAGGATCTGGTCTACCGCATTATACCAGAACTTAGTGTTCTTATTCTCAGATTCAGCGATCAACTTCAATTCTCTAAAGTTGACGTTCCAGCCGACGATAGTGTTTTGAGGAATTTGTGCCTCAATCCAAATCACCCAAGAAGCTGCATAAGTTTCAGGCTTAGATGCATCGAATGGGATGAATTGGAGACTATTGATTTGATTGGTGATGTCTTTAGTCTTATCCAAATTCTTGGTAAGAGTGGTACCATCGATAATTTCCCAACGACCATTTAGATTCAAACCAACGGTTGGGTCATTAACAATTGTGTTCTTTGGAGAACCATTCTTATCGTATGCAGTTCTGATAATGAACGCATCGCCGTTCTCAAATGTTCTTGAACCATTAGTAATGAGAAAATCGATTGGAGCTGAGGTGTTGGTTAAAGAGTATGGAGTTCCTACAACAGCAGAAGGGAAGTTTCCACGTTTGTTAGAAGTTACAAAAATTGTAGTCTTATCCGAAGAGAACTCTAGGGTCCATACTTCATCTTCATTAATTGGGTTTAGCAGAATGTTTGGACTAGAGATTTGTCCATTACCAACGATATTGGTAGCACGGTTATATCTCAAACCAAATTTTGGCTGAGAGGAGAATGCCTGCAAACCGGAACCAGGGTCGCCTGGTAGCCAAACGTTTTTGCCGTCGATAGTACGAGGAATGAATTCGTCGTAGATCTTGCTGTCATCCTGTGGGTACTTGACCGGATCAGGAATCTTCGCGTGAACGACGTCATTGATCGAAACGTACTCTATTGGTTCGCCATAAAAGTGACGGTCTAGAGATCCTTGGATCGCGGTCTTCTCTAGCATATTGACATTGGACGCAGTCTGCATTCCAATGAAATCACCAGTCGCATTAAACTTTGGATAGGAATAGCCAAAGATTGAACGGTTGTCTTCAATAAACTTTGAACGAGGACGGCTAACAACACCGATAGTTCTTGGGTCAGTCGCACTGATGTGAGTCAACAAGTTTTGAATATTGGTCGATTGCAGCAATGGCTCAATGATGGTATCAATCAAGCTTCTTGAGGAAAGGCTTGAGTTGATAGTATTGATCGACATTGAATAGTGAAGATTCAAGTCATCGCCGAAGACCTTTACGTTTTCGTAATTTCCAGACGCATCATGCCAATCGATGTACTTTGGTTGGCCAGCAAATGTACGGTTAATGGTTTGAATCTTGAGGATCGATTGATCCTTCAATGGATAGGTATTGTAGTCCTGACCATTCACCATACGATTTTGGGCGTAATAGGTGGAAGGTGCGATAGAACGGATACGATCAACGGTCTCAGAAGCTGCAGAGTTTTGAATAACTGAAACAGCAGAGAAAGTCAAGGAGATTTGTTCACTACGTCCGATTGGTGAAGTGTAGGTGAAATTCAAACCTTGATTTAGGATGCGATTCTTCTGAATGATAATGTTAGCGTTTTGAGACTGACGAGCCCAAATCTTGAAATTACCAAGAGGAATATCAGAAAAATCACCAGCACCGAAGACCATTCGGATACGGTTGTTTTCAAGTGTTTCGATTTCGAATTTCTTACGAGAAGCCACATTGTTGAAGAGCAAGTTCTCTTCATTGACGGTCTCAACTAGATCCCAGTTTTCTGCGATTGCGCCATTAGCATCAACTCTTTGCAACCAAACGTCAGTTTCGTTGATGTCATTGAGGTTGATGTCAAGTACTCGGTTAGGAATGGAAGTAGCAAAGGTGTAATCAATCTGGGATAGAATACCCTGCTTAGTGAACAGCATGAATCCGGTGTAATCAGACGAATCTCCAACTCCATCAGTTGAGTAGATTAGTGTCATCTTAGCGTTGTTGTCAGGGGTCTTCTCGAATGGTCCGTTACTATCTAGGTCAGATGGGACAATTTCCATTGGAATCTGTTCGAGGCCAGTATCAACAGTGTAAGAGTAAACGCCGTTTCGGAATGATCCAATGTCGTTGTTGAAGCTGTAAAGCTGCATCGCGACATCACCGATCTGGAAAGACTTCTGAGGCTGACCAATTTTACCAGTGATTGCACGATCTAGAACTAGGAAGAATTGCTCTTTCCAGTTTGAATTATTTGGATCGTTCCAGTTGACTACCACGTTCTTTAGGTTGTTACCTTGGGAGTCGGTAATTTCTTCCGAAGTAGAGATTGAGGAAATCTTTACTAGTCCACGAGCTGGAATATTACGGCTGACCTTGTAAGAAATGATCTTCGCTAGCTTTAGCAAAGATTGTTTTCTTTGTGCTGTGGTAATAAAGTTTTCGTTTGCGTTAACGTCAATACGATACGCAAGAATTTCAGCAAAGTATGCGAAGATTCCTAAGAACGCAACAAATTCTGAGGACTCGATAAAGTCATTGAAGTGTTCTTTGTAATAGATCTTGAGGTAGTCAATCAATGACTGCTTGACGGTGTCGTAGTCAAACGCAGTAAAATTGATTGAATCAAAGGCTTCATAAACCTTTTCCCAAGCTTCGGCACTGTTAGTGGTTCTAATTCCCATGAGGTAATCCTAAAGAATGATTTCTAGTTCTTATTTATTTTTTACACGAAAGATCTGGTTTTCACATCGATATTTAATTCGCCTTGAACGTTAAGTTCGACGTAATTTACCGTTGCTAGAATCAAGATTGTGTTATTATCCGGTATTGGCATAACTTCAAGCGATATGAGAGAAACGCGTGGGTCATAATTGATGACCTTCAAAACATCTTCTTCGATGATGTTTACAGTTTCTTCATCGTTTGGTTCAAATGTCATATCAGGAATTCGAGTGCCAAATCCCGGTTGCATGACTCTCTCGCCATATCTTGTGAAGATATGATTCTTCAAATCTTCCTTGATAGTGTCAATATCTGAAATTCGTAAGCTCTTATTTGCCAACCAGTTAGCGGTGGAGAATCCTTTATACAATGCCATTATTCACTCCAATATGTATTTCTTGGTTTTGCGGACGCAGGACGCTTCCACGGTTCATGTCCTGGCACGACAGATGGACTATCAGCTGGGTCAGCACATGTCGAATTGGTTGACTCCGAAGGAGGAACTGCCTTTCCGAAAGGAGAATAAGATCCGCCTGCTCCGCCATTTGAGAAGGTGTTAATTGCGCTTGCACCAAATGTTAGATTTCTTCCTGCATCCATTTCAATGCTGTCTGCTTTAATCATCATCTTTCCATCTTGAACGTTCATCGCGGTTTTACCAGTTCCGATATTTACACCGCCTGAGCTTCTTAAGTCCACAGAACCTCCAGAAGCAGTTTGGAAAATTGAGGTTTCAGAGCTGATATCGACTTCCTCAGCCGAAATGTAATAGCCATGAGTAGAGCAAATGTGGAAATCATTACAAGCAGTCTGATAAATCGAACCAGAACCTGAACGAATATGAATATCTCCAGTTGAGGAAGCTTTGATATTTCCATTCACCGCTTTCACATTCACACTATTTCCAGCTTCTAGGTTGATGTTGTTATCTGCAAAGATATTGACATCTTTACCTGCTCTCATTGAGACTGACTGAGAGCCAAAGATGTGCACATGACCGTCTTCATCGAGTTCAATCCATGTTTTACCCTTGGATGTTGAGACGTAAATACGCTCGTTAGAATCATCGATGATGATTTGATTGCCTTCACAGGTTTTCATACGAATTCTGCAATTATCAGCAGAATCGTCTAGAATTATCGTGTGATTTCCTGGTGTAGTGAAGCAATAAGTTTGTGGGTCAAGATAGTTTTCGTCGACAGGGCTTGTGGCATAACCGTCACTCCCATCTTTGTTGGTTCGATCTTGAGCTACTTGTCGTTCAAAACCACCTCTTGATCTTGCTTGAGGAGAGGTTGTTTTACCCTGAAAAGCAATTCTAAAATTGTCATACGCAGGTTGGAGAGGTTCATACGTGTCAGTGAATGGACCATCTGCATTATTTTCACTCTTGTTTCTTCCAGCAGGTAGGGAACGGTTGCGATGTAAACCAAAATAGCTAGCGAAATAAAATCTACGGTTTGGGTCTCCATTTAGTAGGAACACAAGAACTTGGGCACCAATCTTTGGTAGAGCCCAGAATCCATACGACTTTGGACCTGAAGATTTAGTTTTGTTTCTTCCTGTTTGGAAGTCGTTAGTAACCCCACCAAATGGGGTTGCATACTCAGCCCACGGTAGAAAATCGATGTCAACATTTTCTCCATCGAGGGATGGACACCAGATTTTCAAACGTCCGTTTTGTTGCGGATCTTCAGTATCCTTTACGATACCATCAGTAATAAATGGAAATGATTCACCAAACATTTTAATACCTTACTTTGGAATCCTAGATTGAAGATTCAATTTCGCTCCCATAACGTCGTTATATGTCATGGAAGTAGCTTTTGACAATGCATTTTGTGCGCCAGTTAGTGATGGAATTTTCGACGTTTCTGCTGGCTTTTCTACCTTCGCAGCTTCTGGGGCTGGAGTAGCCGCCTTTGGAGGATCAGGTTTTACTTCAGGCTTAACGTCGGTATTTTCTTTTACCTTGCTCTTATCAGAAGTCGTTTGACCGAACAAATCATCAGGAACTGCGCCAATTAGCAGCTCTTGAATAAATTCTCCACCTTGGAAATGGTGAACAATTTTCTTCACAATGTAATACCCGTCATACCAGAAATTCTCATAAGGCTTAAATGAAGGATCGAAGTTTTCAGCAATTAAATCGACGTTTTCGCCTTTGATATTTATCTTAATGAAGAACGGCACAAGAGTAGCAGTATTTTCTGATTGAGAAAATCCAGCAACTCCTAGCTGTTTAACACGCTCATTAAGCGCTTCTTTATAAGCGGTGATATCGCTTGATTGGAAGTTGTCATTCTTTGTCTCAATGAACTTTTTTCCAGATAAGTAAGCGGTGTCAGTCAATTGAGTATTATCGATCGCTTTCACATGAGGCATCAATGTTGCATCATTAAAACGCTGGAATAGGTTTGGATTTCCTCTGATTTTAATGATGATGTCTTGTGAACTCGCAGCGTAAACCATCGACATATTGTGGATAAATTGTTGTCGATTTTTAACTGTTTCTTTTCTTACGTCAGTTTCAGTTGACCAAGCAACGTTCTTATGCTGAGAAAGAGTTTTTGCTGGAGGGAGAATAGGATCCTTAGGTTTTAGGTTAAGGATAATTTTCTTTTTATCAGTCTTGGTTTCGTCGGTTTCCTTAGATTCCTGATTCTTTCCAGCCTCTTGTGCCGTCTTGTCACCAATAGCGATATTGTCGGCAATAGCAACGTTGACACGATTTATCTTCATGTCAAAGTTGAGAATGTCCATGTTCTTACCAGTAAAGATGTAGTCAAACACCATGACGTTCTTATCATCTTCACTGGATGGTAAAATAGATTTTGATTTGCTTACCGAATCCTGATTATCTTTCTTTGAAGAATCTTCTTCTTTCTTTGGCACAGCAAAGTTCAAGATGTCATAGTGAATAACCACGGTGGTATCATCACTAGTGATTGTTGGGTAAATCTTATAGGCTTTGACGATACCCTCTTTTCGATTATCATTTCCAGCTAATTTTTGAACTTCGTCGGATTGCTTCAAAATTTGTTCAAGCAAATCAACTACGTCGGTAGTTGGACTAACTTGGAAACCGATTCTCACGCCTTTAGTGTTTACGTTTTCGCGAGTATTTCCTTTTCCATATTTTGATTCTGGAATGTCCTCGAATACTCCGTTAACCTTGAACGATGACCAATTATCTGGTACGGTAAACATGTATTGGACAAGCTTTCCATAGCCTTTTGCTGGGACAGCATCTTCAGTTTTGTAATCATTCATGGGCTGTAACTGAAGATCTTGGAACCATTTTCTGGACTTCTGGTTCATGATTTTTTCTAACGACTTGACTGCGTCTTTTAGCAGGCCTGTCTCAGAGAAAACACCTGGAACATCGTAGGATCGCGCATAGTCGTCAGTGTAGAACACTGCACCATTCGTGATTGGTAAAAACTTGGCTGTAATCTGTGCACCTCGCGCTGATGGATTCAGAACGATATCGACCAACATCATTGGGATAGAATCTTGGTAGACAGTTTCTGTTGTTCCGTCATGGGTGTGACCAACGAAAATGGTCTTAAGCACGAAGATCATTTTGTGCAAACTCACCTTTAAAGCGGTGTCTTGCAACCATCTCAAATAGTTGATTAGTGTTACGCCAGTGCTGTCGATAATTTGCATATCGATTGAGCTAACAACTGCGTTAGAAAATCGCATAGAGTTAGCAAATGCCGTAGAGGTGTAATTGACGTCAGTAATAGAGAAGAATGAGTTCTTTCTAGTGTCGAACACTAGATAATAAGGAGAACCGTCAGATCCGCCCTTCTGTCCAAGCTTTAAATTTTTAAAGCCAGTAGATTCTGCTGAAACTAAATCACGAATAGATTCAGTCGACTCTGTCGCGACAACAATGTGATGATAAGCGTACGATCTGAATTTATCAAGTGGATTAGCTGGTTTTGACATATTTTTATTTGGATAGAATTTCGGTGAATAGTCTAGATTGTGTTGGGAGAACCAATAAACGACCTGCCACGACCTCTGAATATGGGTCGATTAGGTCATTGAATTGGGCAATCACCCACCAATATCTGCCATCACCGTAAAAAGCTTCGGAAATTAAATCAATTCTATGCTCATATGCATTCTCGACATAGTAAATTAGGTCAGAGTCGTCTTTCGGCAGGATTCTTCGTTCCCACCAATCTAGACCGATTGCATTTGAGGAGGTTGTCCCTCCTTGAACATATCTAGAATATTTATTGTCAAGACTCGATGGAGATTGGAGATTATTTGGCATGGTTTTCCTTAAGCGCTATTTGATCCACCAGATTGGAATTGCTTGAATGAAGCATCAGAGTCACCAGTGACTCCACCAATGGTGATAGGTTTAGAGAAGATGCTTTGACCAGCGGCGCCGTCTTTGGTCGCGCCAGCAATGTTTGGAGTCATCTCTTTAATCTTTCCAGTAATGTCTGAAGCTGATGGAACCTTCATTGATTTTCCACCCAACACAGGAAGCTTTTTACCTTCACTGGTATCTGCTTTACCATTTGCTTTAGCGGCAGCGGCAACTTCAAATTTCTTTCCATTGAACGCCTGACTTAGGTCACCAGACTTGTAGGCGAACAGGTTGAAGTTAGAATATTCAGCAGGAGAATAAGCCTCTTTCAAGGTTAGATCGAGTTCCATGATGACTGGGAAAGGCAAGCCTTCAGCAGTTGGGATGTAGTCGATGTCATTTGGCCAGTTAGTGCTGTACGATTCTAGAACGACAGGGATAGGAGCGATGTTTTTAGAACCGTATCCGGAAAGTTTGAGGACTGGAGGTGGAGCACCCAACATGTCAGGAGAATTTTGGTTTGTTCCTTCTCCGTAGAATGGCATCACCCAAGATCTGATGATGTTTAGGTCTCGTTGATTTGCTGAAGCCTCGGCGGTTGTTCTCGACACGAGCTTTACGTTCAGTGTCCAAGATCTTGCACCAGTTCGCTCGTACTTTAAGATCGAACCAGGGTGATGGACAAGGTTGAGTTCAGCGTAGTTTGCCTGTCTGGATTCTGATAGTCTTGGCGTCACCTGAAACTTCACGAACTCAGGAGTAACTGTCGACCTCAAGGTGACAATCACTTCGTCGATGTTTGCTCGAGCTTGTGCGGTGCTGGTTCGATCGGATAGGGTTTGTCCCTTACCCATCGAGATACCTTCCGACATTAGCTTCTTAGCTAGAGCTCCTGACGGCAAACCGTTTGCGATGTTCTTAAAGCCAAGTAGGTTTCCAAGGTTGGTGCCGCCCAATAGCTTTTGCGCACCCTCAGTAATCTTTGTTCCCATTCCAGCGAGGCTAAAATTGGATGTTCCATTCTTTAGGAAATCAGAAGCTGAGTTGCCAGCCTTAGTGAACGCAGAACCGACGTCATCAGTAATTTTTCCTGCGGATTCTTTGATGCTATCAAAGCTTGCGTCTTTTGGGACGTAATCACCTAGTCCGCTCATGCCGTTTCTCCAATTCGTTGTTTAATTTGCTTGAACATTTTCTTTGCTGCAGCAGGGTTTTTGTCTAATCCGGTGATAGCTTGGAATTCATCAAAATAATCAAGCTCAACAGCTCTACGAGCAAGGGAACTTGACACTTTGGAAATTTCAGGGGTTCCAAGCTTATCGAGGTTTTCTTCAGTTCCTGAAATCTGATGCCTTGTCTCAAGGCCTGGAAGAATGTAATGCTTTTGCTTCTTTCCATTCCTGTCTAAGAACTTGTCGTCAAGCATGGATAGGTAGCCTTTTGCCCGGTCTGATCCAGAACCGATTACGATTGGCTCGTAACCAGCTTTTCGCACTTCATTGAAGGCTTCAAAGGCATTAGACGCTGACAGGAACACCACTCCGTTTGCTCTACCAGAATTCGACATGTAAAATATTCGTTCATCCACAGTCAATGGATTAGTCTCTTTGTCGAGACTGGTCTTCTTTCCATTGATAATCACCACGACGGGTTTTGTAAATAAACTAAGGTCGCTATTTTCTCGAATGTATTTCTTAGCCAGATTGATGATCTTGTAATGACCGATTGTAGGTGGTTGAAAGCGACCGACGATGACGACAGCTCTCTTTTCCTGAGCATCAGCTAAACTTTCGAGAAGGATTGTATTTTCCATGGTGAATACTGTTTCAATTGAACTTTGAATATTTATAGGCATGGATCTTTTGCACGAAATGTGATTTTGTTGTAACAGTTTACATTTCTGTTAGAAGGTGATATAATTCTACAAATATCCCCACCTACAAAAACAACAAAGGAGATAACCCTTGGCACGTAAGAAGCAAACCCCCGCGAATGACCTCATTGATTTTGGAGATGATGAAGGTCAATCAGTCGATCTAGAAAATTTCGAAGACGGCGCAGAAACAGAAGAAAGTTTCTATTCAGACGGATTTGATACTCCTGAACTAGACGATGAGCAGGAAGAAAAGAAGCCAAAGAAAGCCCCAGCAGCAAGAAAGCCAAAGTCTACAACGACTAAAGGCCATTACATTACCAATTCAGTCCTTCTTCCTGAAGTAATCCGTGCCAAAGAACTTGGTCGAATTACGAATGAGTTAGCACGCATGCTACTCATGATTGCCGAACGATTCTCATGTAAGTCCAACTTTGTCGGCTATTCCTTCCGCGATGATATGGTTTCTTTCGCGATGGTCAACTTGATGGCTAATGCTCTTAAGTTCAATCCTGAAAAATCAAACAACCCATTCGCGTTCTACACTACCGCAATCCGCAATAGCTTCCTTCAGTATCTTGCTGATGAGAAGAAGCATCGCGATATCCGTGATTCATTGATCGTTGAAGAAGGTCTAAACCCAAGCTTCAACTTCTCTGAAGGCGATAAAGCCGATCAAAACTCCGACAACTACTAAAGCACATGGAAAAAGAAGTCAGTAAAATCAAAATTACTGAACTTGATCTCGGTAAACCTCTAAGAAAAATTCTTATGTTTACCGACATTCATTTCGGTAAGAAGAACAATAGCATAGTTCACAATCAGGATTGTTTAGACTTTGTTGACTTCGTCGTCGCAAACGTCAAGAAGGATCCTGAAATCGATGCCGTCGCCTTCCTTGGTGATTGGTTCGAAAACCGAAATGCAATCAATGTAATGACTCTTGACGCTGCAGACCGAGCAGCTGACAAGTTAGATGAATTGGGAATCCCAATCTTCTTTGACATCGGTAACCACGATCTTTACCATCGTCATACCCGAGTCATTTACTCTCCTAAGCCATTCAAAGATAAAAAGAACTTCATCATTGTTGATCACTTCACTGTAGTCAACAATGATTTGCTCTTTACTCCATTCCTGTTCCATGATGAATATCCTCAAATGGTCCAGTTTAATGGCAAGACCAAATATGCTTTTGGTCATTTCGAATTCAAGAACTTCGTTCTGACCGGAACCTCCAACATCATGGAGAAAGGACCAGAGCATACGTTGTTTGCCGACTTCACCTACATTTTCTCTGGCCACTACCACAAACGTCAGATCAAAGACAACACTATCTACATTGGCAATACTTTCCCAATGGATTACGGTGATGTCGGTGATTCAGCACGTGGTGTCTGCATTCTTGATACTCGAAACGACGATGTTAAGTTCATCGATTGGCCAAAATGCCCAATGTATTTCAGAGTCAATCTTTCTACCCTAATTGAAGGTGATTGGACTCCAATTGAAAATTCTCGAGTTACTTGCTTCAAGGACATTGAAATCTCCTACACAGAGGTTCAAGCGCTGAAGGAAGAGTTCATCAAGGGATTCTCTCTACGAGAATTCAAAATTGACGAGAAGACCCAAGAGAAGAAGGACGCCATCGCAGGTGAAGGTCAAGACCTTGACATTGACGCTCTTGATTCCACTGGTCTAGATGACACCATTCAAAAATTGATTGCAAGTGGCGTTCAAAAGACCACGTCAATTGATCCACTAAAACTAGCAGAAGAGTATGCAGAGCTATGAATAAGCTCCAGTCTGAACGGATTCATGCTAAACATCGGGCTAAAGAACGATTTGGACTCGATCTTAACAGACATGACCTACGTGAATTAGTGAAGCAAATTCAGAATGGAAAAGCTGAACACATAGAGACCCAATCAAACAGAGTCTCAATAAAACGTGTAAAGTTTGAAGATAAATTTTACACAGTCGCCTATGATAAAAATCGTCAAACTATAATTACATTTTTACCAGAAGATTATGATTTTCCATCAATATAAAAAATTTGGTATCCTTCTATTCGGCTCTTTCTTCGTTTTGATTTAACTACGTTTCCATTGCTTAACGCAAATCTTAGCACCGATAATGGTAATGAATTTTCTTGGCAGAATTTTGTTAAATCTTCTACTATAATTTCGTTACCATTTAAATCTTTGATTAAGTATTTTCGATTCTTACCTTCCCAGGTCTTTTTCATTGATTCTGGCGATCGCGATCGGTCTTTTGATTTGAATGACGTTAACCACTTTTCTCGTTGAGACTCTGTCCACTTTCTACCGTAATTAGGATTGTTTTCTCCAGAATTAAGTTCAGATAGTTTGGCTTTAGTTTCATTAGTTAGTGAAAATCCACCTTCACCTCCAGGTTTTAAATTACAAAGTAATCCATTTGGGTAAATACCAAATTTATCTGTAAGTTTTCTTTCTAATTCGAACGCTTCAGTTTCTGTTTCACATGAAAGTAACACAACCGAAGGTTCATTCCCAGATTTTATGATTGAATTTATTTTGTTTTCTAAAACTTCATTTCGATATTTGTAAGATGGTAAATTAACCTTTGTTGAAATTTTATATCTTTCTCCAGTTCCTTTACCAACGTAAATTGGCTGAAAACAAAATGTCCAATCTTTAGGGTCAGATGAACAAAGGAATGTTCCGGGTTTTCTTGGATCGAGATATACATAAACGTACGGCTTTGAAAGGTCTACAAAGTGTGCCATATTTACTCCAATAAATAATTCTGAAATTTTATGTATTTATTAAAGGACACAAAATTATGAGCGATTATGTCTCATTTGAAAGCTTAAGTTTGAGAAACTTCATGAGTTTCGGAAATTGTTTTACTGATATTGACCTTACGATGGAAGGAACGATCCTCATCAACGGTAAGAACATTGACATTGGTGGTGCGAACGGTGTAGGCAAAACCACGATCATTAACGCGATCTGTTTCGCCTTGTACAACAATCCATTCGATAAGATAAGTCTTAAGCGATTGATTAACAATACGAATGCTGAAAAAGATACCTTGATGGAAGTTCGCTTGACCTTCTCTAAGGGTGACAAGCGTTACGAAATTTATCGTTGTCGTGGAACATCGACTAACATCGAAATCTCATGCGACGGAGTCGACATCACTCTTGACTCTGTCAGCGAAAATGACAAGATGGTTGTTGAAATCGTCGGTATTAGCTATGAGCTGTTTACCAACATTGTTGTATTTGCAGGCGGTTCTGAGCCGTTCCTACAGAAGTCTGTTGGTGATCAGCGTAAGCTAATCGAAGAACTCTTCAACATCACGATTCTTAGTGAGAAGGCGAAGAAGCTCAAAGAGAAGATCAAGATTACTGAAGGTGACATCAACATTCAGGAAGCGATCATTCGAGAGCAGCAAAACGCGATTACTCGCTACAACAAGCAAGTTGCTGACGCTGAAGCCCGAATTCTGAAATGGGAAGAGGACAAGGAAGCTTCAATCGCTAAGATCAAGACTCAATTGGCTTCAATTGAGGGTATCGATTTTGAGGCTGAAAAGGAAAACCATAAACTCCTAAAGCAAGTTCAAGATCGTCTGACAAAGCTTCGTCAAGAAGAAAAGGAACTGACCAAGGAAGGAAATTCTCTGGCTACAAAGTTGGAGAAGAATCAAAAAGAGCTTGAGCACCTTCGCGATTCGAAATGTCCATATTGTTTGCAGCAATATGCTGATGCAAATACCAAAATTAGCGAGCTTGAAGCCTACCAAAATACTCTCGAAGATGCTCGTAAAGAATGGCTTGGCACCGCAGAATCTAACCAAGAAGCATTGACCAGCTTTGGCGAAGAAGAAGCCCGAATCAAGGCAGAAATCAAGCATCCAAATATTGACGCGCTCCTAAAGATCAAGACAGATTCTGAAGTATTGAAGCAGAAGCTCGAAGAAACTGAAAAGTCTGAGAACCCACACCTTGAAGCCTTTGAAGCTCTACTTGGTGAGTCAATTAAGGAAGTCAGCACCAAGAAGCTCGATGATCTAAAGTCGAAGCTTGAGCATCAACAGTTCTTGCTGAAGCTTCTTACTGACAAGAACTCGTTCATCCGTCGCAAGATCATCAACAAGACAATTCCATTCTTGAATGCTCGACTGAACTACTACACTTCAGAACTGGGACTACCGCACGTCGTAAACTTTGACGATGATATGAGCTGTACGGTTTCTGAATATGGCCGTGACCTTGACTTCGGTAACCTATCAAACGGTGAAAAGAAGCGGGTAAACATGGCGCTATCCCTGTCATTCCGAGATGTTCTCCACCATCTACATGGTAAGGTTAATTTGATGTTCATCGACGAAATCGACGGCGGATCGCTGGATGACCTCGGCATTGACGCTATCACCAAGATGATTAAGAAGAAATCACGTGACGATGACATCGCAATCTGGATTATTTCACATAGACCTGAAATGGTTGGTCGATTCGAGCACGAAATCACGATCCAAAAGGAAAATGGATTCTCAAGTATTCACATCAACGAGAATCTTTAATGTTTCTTATAGTGAACATTAAGTCACTTAACGTACATTATAAGATACATTTTAGTCTTTACCAAACGCGAAAATGATAAATATTTTCTTTGTAAGGAGACATCCATGAACTTTCCAGTCCTAAAATCTCTTTTGCAAGAATCAAAAGTGTTTAACGTTTTGGCCGATGAGCTCCTAGAAATCAACGTCCTTGCAGCAAATACTAATCTTGGTCCTGAAGCAAAAGAAAGAATCAAAAAGCTTTTTAAAGAACTACACTCTAGTTCTCCAGACCTCAACGCCATTCATGCTGAAATCGAAGCAATGAAGAAAGAGCTGGGAGAAACTAAGGTTGATAGTGCAGAAGAATCTGAAGAAAATAAGGTTCTTTCAACTGCAGGATCAACCACTTTTTCTCAAGATGAAAAAGATGATTTCGAAAGAATGCTTGATCTGAACGTCAAGATCGCAAGATCTAGTAATGAAAACAAAGCAGAGCTAAGAGACCGCCTCAAAGAGCTTCGTAAGAAAATTGGCTCAATGTCTGCAAGCGATCTATCAAAAGAACTCGACGATATCGAAGCTAGCCTATAAAAAGCTTCAACCTTCGTAAAAAGGGAGCGAAATCGCTCCCTTTTCTTTTGCATAAATAGCTTAACACAACATTCATTTGGAGTTAAAAATGAAACTACAAGAATTGAAGCTATCTGAAGATACCTCTGGCGGCAAGAACAAGAAACTTTTCGATGAATTCGAAGGCGCAATCGCTTCCTATACAAAGAAGCAATTGTACGATATTCGTAAAGCTGAGAAGGGTGAAAAAGTTCACGTCACCATGAAGAATCAGAAGCAATCAATTAAAACCGCTGCAGAAGGCGATTACGTAATTCGTTTGCATGATGACATCGAGCAGATCGATTTGATTGAAGGTGAAGACCTTCAAGGCACTTACGAGCAAATTCAGCCAGGCGCAAAAGAAGATGCTGAAGGTTTCTTGACCTATCGCGAGATTGGTGAATACGAAGCTTTCAAATACTCAGGCGAAGACACTTACATCTACACTGATTGGAATACCAAACAACGCCTAAAGGCTGGTGATTATTTGGTTCGCGATGCAGATGATGCACGCTCTTCCGGTTTCGTGGTTCCTGCAGCAGACTTTGACAAACACTTCGAAGAAATAAAATAACAATGTCCGAAGAAAAACCAAAAAAGAAACGAGTCAATTCCAAAGGTAAAGGAAATGGCTTTGAAAATAAGGTTGCGAAAATTCTGAGTGAAGCTTTCGCGCCAATGAAGTTTGCCAGAACCCCAGGATCTGGCGCTAGAGTAGGTGGCCAAAACTTTGGAGCATTTGGCCAATTCTTCTCTCAAGAAGCCCTCAACCTGTTTGTGGGCGACGTTGTCCCAGTAAATGAAAGAGACTGTCCAGAAAATTTCAGATTCATCGTCGAATGTAAAGCATACAAAGACGCTGATAAACTTGAAAATCTTCTACATGGCAACTCAAACATTTATGGCTGGATGGAAGAAGTCCTAGTGGACTGCGTAAAGGTAAACAAAGACGGTATTGTCGTTTTCAAATGGAACAATACCCCAATTTATACTGCCGTCACTAAAGACATTAAACTTCCTGACGATGTCAAACGCATAGTGTTGACCAATGGAATTCAAGTATCCCATCTTGAAGACTTACTAAAGCATAAGAGCTTCTGGTTGACAGCTAAATAACCAACCCAAGAAACCAAGGAATTAAATTAAATGTCAGGTAACGCAGACAGAACTTATGCTGCGAGAAAAGACGCCCTTAGGGTTGCGAATGAATCTTTTGCTGATCTAGAACGACTGGTTGTATTAACGTTCGATCTCTATAAGAAAATCCACCAAGTTGCCGCACCATACAATAGTCGACAGCATGGGAATGGTGTTTACATTCCGCCAACCAGAGAGCTCTTTACTCAAAACATTCGTGTATCAAACAATCTTTTAGCATCTTCAATTTTCTCGAAGATGGTGTCTTCAACAATCGACTTCTACACAAAGAACAAGGGTAAAAATCAGTTAGTTGAACCACATCCGTCTTTACATCATTCTGTTCAATTTCAAAGTAGGCACTTTAAGTTGACTGAAGTCGAAAATACGAAAGCCATCGCAAACGTTCTAAACAAGAAATTCAACTACGACGTTAAGAATCTTGTTAGGTTGGACATTGAAGATCATGGCGAAATCAAACCTTTGTACTTCGAAAATCTGAAGATGGACAAATACGAATATATCATCCTAAGACCTAAGATGGGTAAAACTGGAGTACCAGTCGTTAAGTACTGGGAAGCTTTATTCTACAAGCAACCTTACTCGTATTTGATAGATCATGTCGATAGTGAAATAAATCCTCGTTACTGCGGCATCATTTAAATTCACAGGGAGCAAATGCTCCCTGTTTCTTTTTTCCCTCGGATAGTTTATAATGCTAAGAGCATAAAAACAACAAGAGGGATCATGCTAAATCTCCGTAAGCCGCCAAAGCGTGCTAAGTCTATCGAACGTCTCCGTGAAGCTGATGAATATTTTGCCAAGCTTTGGTTGCTTGGTGCGAACTACGTCAACAAAACGGTCGTCAACAAGAAGTTCGGTAGAAACCAAACAAATCAAGCTTTAGCGCGATACTTTGTGTTGGAACATCGAGGATCCAACGTCTCAAAGAAACTTACCGAGCTTCGCGCTAGAGACATTGACGACCTCCCGGAAGACCGTCAAACCTACCTCCTTACGACGGCTGTTAAATCGAACGTTCAGGTAGAACTCAACGAAGTTATCGAGGATCCGCCAGAAAATTTTGATGAGAAATCGGTAATCTGCGTAGCGAAGGAAAAGCTTGACGAAGCAGTAAGATGGTGCATTGACAACAGGAAATTCCAATTCATCAAGCCGGTTCGGATCCTTCTAAGTCGACAGATTTGGACTGTTTACTACAAAGAGAAGTCAGACCGTTTCTTCGCAATTTGGCCATTCTGCCTAACCAATTGGCCCGGTGCCTTGCGCAAGATCATCCTACAAGGTGTCGACTTCGATATTACGAATTCAATCGGTCAGTTTATCCTCGAAAAAGTCGGCGAAAAGATCGACAAATTCCCGGTAGCCAAAGACTACCTCAACGATTCAAAGAAAACTCGAGCCCTCTTAATTGCCAAACTCAAGATTGACGGAGTTCAAGCTAAGAAGGTTCTTCATGCAACAACTAATGGTTGTTCTATTTCCCAAAGCTCAATTCTTAACGGCAAATCAGCGTTGCTTGACATTGTTTCACAAGCACAAGCATTAGAGTACGTCACCCTATTTTCTGATCTGGTCAATCAATTGAAGAAGACCCGAAAAATCATTTCGCCGAATAATAAAGAATTTATGAGACAGTATTTTGAGTGGGAAAAGCAGAAGACTGGAACATTCTTTAACGGGACCGGACTGATTATGCATGATGGTATCGATGGATGTTCATTGAGTACAATCATTCCTCCAGAATTCTCGAATGAGATAAAGATGAGCGAATCTCGCAGCGTGTGGGATGAAAGCTCAGTAGTTGACAGACTAATTACAATGTGAGAGAGACATCATGAAAATACACGACACCTTTACTACCGTTGACGGAAACGCCTACACACTGGCTGAACAGAACAATGGGGATTTTGTTATCACCGACAGCATGGGGCTCGTTCAAGAGCTTGTAGGACTCTGCCAAGCCGAAGCCTTCGACATCTTCTACCAGTATGATCCAGACTATCATCGTGGTGTAGCACATGTCTAACAAGATCCTTGAAACTGGTCAATGGTATTGGTACAAGCAGATTGCTGATCGCACCTGGAGAATTTGCTATATTGGAGAAGATCCAGATGAAATCCAGTGGATGTTCACCGTGAATAGCAAGCCGATGCCTCTCGACGATATGGACCTCGATTTCTTCGACTTCGCATCGGTTGGACCTCCACCAAACAGCATGCCTCAAACGATTGGCGACATGATTGACGAGATAGCAAGAATGAATCCTGAATTTGTCAAGCGTCGAATAGAAGAGGTCAATCGTAAGTACAAGAACGGTGAATTACCAAGGCAAAAATAATTGATAGTAAAAGAAAAGGGAGCTTTTAAGCTCCCTTTATTTTTGTGCTATGATTAGAAGACTGGGTACTGCATTTTAGCCGCTTGCTCTAAACGTTTATTGATGAATTCTGCCGCGATTTCTCTTTCGCCTGCTGTCATCTCTAAAACGGCTTCATATTGCCAAGCACCTCGAGAAAAGTAAGAAAGTTCAAGAGCATTACGAATTATGATTCTTATTTCTCTGCCAAGCTGTGCAATATAGCTTTGCACTCGCTCCATTCTACCACTTCTAATCAGACGAAGAAAAAACTTATTGGGTTGATTGGCACTTCAATTTCGTATTCTTCGCCGCAATCCTTACAGACTACCTTTCTTGCAGTTTGAGGACCCCAAGATTGTGAATCATCGATAGACTTAGCTAGTTGGTCCATCATTTGTGGGTTGATAGCACGGATCCATTCAGTGATCATCTTTTTGTCAGTATAACCATCGACAGATTCGATGACGTTTAGAAGGTTGGTAATGAGGTTCTTCTCTTGATCTTCAACCGTCAAGACAGATTTGTTCTCATTCATCTTCAATAGTTGAAGAACGTGCTTGTAACGGATTGGCTGCATCTTGACTACTTGTCCGTTATTGAGAGTGACAGAGTACTGGCGCTCAATGGTTTCTTCGTCAAGGTAACGCATCGACGTGATCATCTGCTCCACATCAATAGCATAGGTGTGTGGTTTTGCATCTTCACAATCGTGTGTCGCCTCGATTTCATACTGTGGTCCGTAGGTAACAGCACGAAGGAAGATCATGAGAGCATCAATGTCTTTAGCGAATAGTTCTTCTGGTTTGGCAATTTCTGGAACGCAGTGTCTGAAGACGATGGAGATTGCCTTACCGCTGAAGAGCATATCTGGGTTCTTCATGGTAATTTCATCGAGCGCAGTCATTGGGTGGACATGCACTTCACCGTTTTCGATTCCTGCGGTTAGCTCGCCATTTTTGTAGAATGCTCCAGCTGATGGTAATTGGAAGATACGGCCTGGGATTTTGACCTTAGCTAGTAGCGGGTTGACAGACGAGTTTTCTACCTGAGGATTCATAAATTCTCCTATATGTTCAAAACAATAAATAAGGTTGTGGTTATTTCAGATATTTATCTTTAACGGCGAGTGAGCACGAATGACTCCTTCAGGAACAAATAATAATTCCAGTCCCGAATTGTTGAGAGCAATAAACACCTTAACAAAGGCGATTGACAACATTAGCAAGACATTTTCTTCTGGCCCTCAGACTCGTCCTCAACGAGCATCTCAGCCAGGTGGAACCCACCCTCGCGGTCCTGGGGCAGGAAACAGCACACAACAAGATCGCAAAGCTCAGAGACTTGCTGATGAGAATTATGAAAGAAATAAGAGACTGTACAAGAATCAGGAAAAAGGTATTCTTGAGCTAAGTGCAGGTCTTTGGGCATTTACCCGCTCGATGTCCAAATTAGGTGGAGAGATTGTAAAGGATCAGAAGGAGTATAAGAAACTCCTAAAGATGCAGAATGAGAACGCAAGGACTCTTCTTGAAAATGACAAGATGGGAAGACGATTCCAAGACCGTTTCGTCACCAACATGTCAGATGTCCTAAAGTCTACTAAATCTCTACAGGGAAAGAAACTAACCGCAACCACAACAGGTGGAAGAATTAAAGAAATCTTGGGAATGCAAGACTCTATGAATGAGGTCTTGACCAAGGTTTCAGGAGCAAAGGCTAAGACTGGCGCGAAGAACGTCGCTAGCATGCAGGAAGGCAACATCAAAGGGATTATGAAATCTCTTTCCGACCACGGCTTGACCGCCGATGGTTTGGGTGTCGATGCTTTCCATAAGCAGCTTGCTGGCCACAACAAGAAGATTGACGACAAAAAGAAGAAAATGACTATTGCTGCTAAGAGCGGTAATAGCAAGCGTGCAGAAATGCTCAAATACGAGCTAGGCATTCTTGAGTCTAGAAAAGCCGATTTCCTAAAGGATGTCGGAGGTAAGATTGATAAGTCGGTTTCTGGAATTGAAACATTCAACCGATCTATCGGTAAAAGCACCCTCACAAACTATGCGTTAAGCAAATCGATGGATTTTGCGGAAAAGGGTATTGAACGGCTAGGAGGTTCAGGAATCTCTGTCGGTTCCGGCCTAATGATCCTCAAGAAAGCATTTACCGATTATGCGAAATACATGTCTACCTTGTTTGCTCAGCAAATGGGTGGAGCACACTGGGAAATTGGCAAGTGGGCCTTGTCTATGGGCTCGTCCGTTGAAGCTACTGCAAAGTACTTCAAGCAGATGATGTTCCAAGTTTCTCAGCTTGGCTTTGACAAGATTTCAGGAATTATTAAGAATAACAAAGCATCATTAGCTAAGTTAGGATTATTTGGGGATGATGCACTAAAAGCTGGAGCAGAATTTACACACAACTTGATGTTGATGGGCGTTCATCCAAAGGATGAAAAGAAGTTCAATCAAGCATTTGCGAACTATTCTGATAGAATCAACCAAATGGCCCATTTGACTGGAGCTTCAGTTGATGAATTGGTTGCGCAAGACCGCGCTTTGATGAACGACGCAGAAACTCAAAAGATGATGATGCGTTTGAGCGATCAACAGCGTGCTCAAAAGACTCAAGAAATCCTACTTGAAAAGACTCGTATTGGATACCTTATTGGTTCGAATGAGGAAGCCGCAAAGTTCATCCAGACCATGCAAAAGGTCAATGGTGAAAAGGTCGATAAGCGTCTTGAAAACTCGGTTAAGATGCAACAGTTGATGGCAACCGTCGGTCTAGGCGCTGATGCAGGTCGTATGGCCGCAGTCATGATGAAACGTGAAGATCAACTTACCAAAGAAGATCGTGAATTCATGAGCAAGACCTACATGGAAATTGGTAAGAGAACTAACCAAATTCAGGGTGCTGGAGGCATTGGTTCCGAATATCTAATTGACCAATTGGTTGATAGTCAGGGACAAAGCGTTCAAGCCGCAATTAAAGCGGGTAGCGATGCAGCTTTGTCGAAAGATCAAAAAGGCTCAATATATCCAAATAGTAAAACTGCAAAAGCTGTAGAGAAAACACAGCAAGCGGGTCCTGGAATTACCAACCTAATGCAGATGTATACCGAGCTGCAGAATAATATGGGTAACCCAATTATCAAGCTTTTGATTGGTATTGCAGGTGGTATCGCGACTATCGCCGCAGCAATGATTATGCAGAACTCTAAACTTCTGCAAGGCGCAAAAGACTTCGCAAAAGATAAGCTTGATAAGTTGCTAGGAGGTCCAGGCAATAAGGCAAAAACCGCAGCAGAAGGCGTTGAAAAGGCTGTTGGCTCCGCAACTCAAACCGTAGGTAAGGAAGCCGCAGAAACTGCCGCTAAAGATGCAGCAAAAACCGTCGGAACCGACGTAGCTAAGACTGCTGCTAAAGATACAGCCAAAACTGTTGGAAAATCTGCGCTTAAGAAAATTCCATTGCTTGGTATCGGAGCAGGCCTTCTATTCGGCGCCCAACGAGCAATGCAAGGTGATTGGCTCGGCGCAACTGGTGAAGTCGCTTCTGGCGTTGCTGGAACCGTTCCTGGTTTAGGAACTGCCGCTTCTGTCGGTATCGACGGTCTGTTGTTAGCAAGAGACGTTTCTAAAGCAGTTGATGGTGTGGATGCTACTCCTACTGAAAAGTCTGGATCAACCGTTAACACTGCTCAAGTCGACAACAAGCAATCTGCCGATAAGATAAATAATGAAACAAACGATACTCAGAAAAAGACTTCTCTTGAAGATTTGGTCAACACTATTAACTCTGGTACCGAAGGTGAACAGAGCAAGATGGATGAAATGATCAAACTCTTGAAGACACTAATTGAAACAGTAAAACCAGAAAACAACGGCTTGCTTGATGCTATCAAGAGTGGCAAAGGTACTGGAATTTCATTCGGTGATTTAGTTGACAAGAGATCTATTTTCGCTAACAAATAAGGATTAAAATGGCGACTTGGTCAAGTTATTGGAAAATTATTACTCCTGCTAAAAAGCAGGAAGTAACTACCCTTAAGTACGATTCAAACGACAATAATTTCTACGGCGCGGCATTCAACACCGTAGCAGCTTATTCTCAACTCATCAAGGGTTCTGGCTCTCGTATTTCTCGTTACAACCAATACGACGCGATGGACGCTGACGTCGATATTGCTCGCGCATTGGACATTATCGCTGAAGAAATGTCCACCATCGACGAAAAGACTGGTCTACCATTTGAAATCGATTATCAAATCGAACAGAATCAGGAAGTCAGTGAAGTAACAGTCACTACTCTTCGCGCAGCGCTTCGTCACTGGTCAAACATCCACGATCTGAATAACAGAATTTTCAGAATTGCTCGTTGTATGATTAAGTATGGTGATTGCTTCTTCATTAAGCATGGTGATAACAAGAAATGGGAATTCATTGAAGTCGCTAAGATTATCGGTATCGAAATCGATGAAGAAGGAAAGAAGGTAGCATTCCACGTTCGTGAAGAATCTAAGACTGACAACATCAACAAGAACTCTGTCACGACTGTTTACACTGAACCAAACATCATCCACTTCACATTGTCTGACGACATGGGCGAAAGTGCTCCATTCGGCGAGTCTCTACTTCAGTCCATCTACAAGACATTCAAGCAACTATCCATGCTTGAAGATTCCATCATTATCTACCGAATTGTTCGTGCACCAGAACGTCGTGTTTTCTACATTGACGTTGGTAACATGCCACAACAACGTGTTAAGCAGTATTTGGAATCTATCAAGAACGATATTCGTCAGAAACGTGTTCCAACCTCTTCTTCAACTGGTGGTAAGGATCAAGTCGACTCTGTCTACAATCCAAACTCTATCCAGGAAGATTACTTCTTCCCAGTTTCCTCTGAAGGTAAGGGTTCGCGTATTGAAACTCTACCTGCAGGCGAAAACCTCGGCGAGAACTCTGACATTGTTTACTTCCGTGATAAACTATTCCGTGGTTTGCGCGTTCCTACCTCTTACATGAAGGGTGCTGACGCTCAAGGAGCTCAGGTCCAGGACGGTAAGGTCGGCATTGCTTACATTGAAGAACTTCGCTTTGCAAACTTTGTTAAGCGTCTACAGAACCAAATCGAAAAGGTAATGGATGTCGAATTCAAGAAATATCTCGAATTCGCTGGTATCAACATTGATCCTTCTCTATTCAAGATCAAACTACCAGATCCACAGAACTTCGCTCTATACCGTCAAGCTGCTCTTGATGCCGACCTAATTAACGCGTTCAAGTCAATTGAAGATGTCAAGTACATTTCTAAGCGCCTAATGATGAAGCGTTACCTTGGCTTCTCTGAAGACGAGATCCAAATGAACGAAATGATGTTGAAACAAGAACGTTCAATTGCAGACGATGCTTCTCTAACCGATCTACAGCAGATCTATGACCCAGCATTCTTCGAGAATCGTGATGCTATTAAGCTTGAAGAGAAGAAGAGTAAGAAGAAACGTGGTGGATCCGCTCCAGACGAAGGTGGTGAGGATGAAGGCTTAGACATGGAAGCAGATAAACCTGAGCAGGCTGGCCTCGACTTCGGAGGCGATGACCAAGGAGGTGGTGGAGAACAACCTCCAGGTGATCAAGGCGGTGGTCTCGACTTAGGCAATATGTAACCTATCAAGGGAGTGAAAATAAAATCACTCCCTTTATTTTCGAGTATAAATACGCTAAGTGTTATACTTTGGAGACTTGAATGAACTCACAACTACTTATTGAACAACTCACACCAGTCCAAGCAGGATTGATGGAGATGCAAGACACCGCTAAGAACACTTATCTTAACGGAATCCTAATGCAAGCCGACGTTCGTAACGGCAACAAGCGCGTTTATCCTCTTGAAGAGATTTCCCGCGCAGTTGGCCTAATCCAAGAACGTATCGAGCAAGGTCACTACATCATGGGTGAATTGAACCACCCAGATTCCCTATCCATCGACCTATCCCGTGTTTCTCACGCGATTACCGAAATCAAGATGGATGGTGCAAATGCTGTTGGTAAATGCAAACTTCTAAATACCCCAATGGGTAACATTGCTAAGGGTCTACTAGAAGGCGGTATCAAACTAGGAGTTTCCTCTCGTGGTACTGGCAACGTTACCAATGAAGGTTATGTTTCTGATTTCAACTTTGTTACTGTCGACATTGTTGCTACCCCATCGGCACCAAACGCATATCCAAACGTAATCAAAGAGTCTTTGGAAAACCAAAAGATCATTACTCTAGCAGAAGCTGTTGTACACGATAAGACTGCACAAAAGCATCTACAAAAAGAAATTTTCAAATTCCTTGAAGCGATTACCGCATCTAAGCGTTAAAAAGAAAAGGCCATACCAAAATATGGCCTTTTTCTCATAATAAATAAAAATCATCAACATATACATCATATAAGGAGATTCTATATGGATAAAAGAGAACTACTTAAGAGCGTTTTGCAAAACTTCATTAATGACAAACCAGACGAGGCCAAGGCAGATTTTCATCAATATCTAACCCTAAAGTCAAAAGAAATTACTGGTATCGGCGCAACACCAACTGCCCAAGAAAATCAAACTGAAGTTGCTAATGACTCCACTGATGATACTCAAACTCATTCAGCGGACGACGCAGCAGCAGAAGCAGCAGCAGTGGCTTCAGCAGAAGCAGCCACGCAAGGAACTGAGTAATTTAGATTTCGTTTGAAATCAACAAGTTATGGTTATGAAGTTTCTTCGTAATTAAGTTCCCTTAATTATGCATTGTTTTTTCACACTTTTTTAGAATCTTTATAAATATTTTTAACTTGTTGAAGATTTAGCGACAACGAAGAATTTTCACAGAATTTTAAAGACAAGGAGATTAGTTATGGATGAAATCCTCCAAAAACTTTTGGAATCCGAACTGCTAAGCGAAGATGTTAAGGCAGAGATTTCTCAGAAGTGGCAGCAAGTCGTCGAAGCCAAAATGGCTGAGATGAAAGAAGCATCACTTCTAGAAGTTCGCGCTGAACTCGCAGAGCAATGGACTAAAGAACGTGACGCACTAGTTGAGTCACTAGAGAAGTTTGTTGATGAACAAATTACTGAAGAACTAACTGAGCTAAAGTCAGACATCGAGCGTTTCCGTGACCTAGAAGCAGAATATGCAGCTAAGGTTGTTGAACACAAGAGCGAAATGGCTGCAAAGGTTCAGGAAGATCTAGATCAACTAGTTGACAAGATCGATGCCTTCTTCGAAATCCGTCTAACCGAAGAGTTCGAAGAACTTAAGGAAGACATCGAAGTAGTTAAGCAGAACCATTTTGGTCGTCAGATTTTTGAAGCATTCGTTACTGAATTCTCCAAGAATTTTGTCGATGAAGAATCAGTACAATCTCAGCTACAAATAACTGAGAGCAAGCTAGAAGATGCAGCTAAGAAGATTGCTGAACTCGAAGCAGAACAAGTTAAACTTGTTCGTGAATCAAAGATGGCTGAAGTTCTAAAGCCACTAACTGGTTCCAAGCGCGAGCAGATGGCATTCATTCTACAGTCTGTAGAAACTGAAAAGCTTGAAGAAGCATACAACCAATTCATTGGTCGCGTACTTAAGGAAGAAAAGCAGGAACCAGCAGCTCAAGTAGTTACTGAATCCGCTAAGGAAACCAAAGTCGTAACCGGCGAAAAGATTGAAGAATCAACCCAAGTAGCAGCACCCAAGGATAGCAAGTTGGAAGCACTTCGTGCTCTCGCTGGCATTGGGAATAAATAATTAGTTTACAACCCTTAGATTCATACACGAGGAGATAAGATATGGAATTATTCGAACAATGGTCAGAAGCAAAAGGCGTTCTAATGGAAGGCCTTACCGAGAAGCAAAAGAAGCTTGTTGCTCCACTTCTAGAGAACCAAAAATCATACATCACTGAAACTGCAGCAGCAGGCGTTACCGCAGCTTCAGCAATCAGCAACTTCCAGAAGATCGCGATCCCAATGATCCGCCGTATCATTCCTGGCACTATCGCAACCGAACTAGTTGGTGTTCAGCCACTAGCAGGTCCAGTTGGTCTAGCGTACTCCCTACGCTTCCTATTCTCTGAAAACCTAGACGTTTCCCCACAGGGCGCAGGTTCTGAGGATATCGTTGGTGGTTCTACCGAAGTTTTCGGTAACAACTCCAAGACCAAGCGCTTCTACACCGGTGGTGTTGACGCAAACGGTGTTGCAACCGGTACCGTCGCAGCAACCTCCGACTTCGAAGCATTCGGTGGTCGTAACCTATCCCTAGAAGTCTTGAAGCAAACTGTTACCGCTGGTACCCGTAAGCTACAAGCTAAGTGGACCCTAGAAGCTGCTCAGGATCTATCTGCACAGCACGGTCTAAACCTAGAGGCAGAAATCACTGCAGCTCTATCTGCAGAAATCGTTTCTGAAATCGACAACGAAATTATCAACGACCTAATCGCTCTAGCTGGCACCGTTGAAACTTTCGACATGGCTGGTACCTTCACCGGTACTCCACACTACGTTGGTGATCGTCACGCAGTTCTAGGCGTTCTAATCAACAAGGTCGCTAACGAAATCGCTCGTAAGACCCGTCGTGGTGCAGCTAACTGGATCGTTGTTTCCCCACTAGTTGCTTCTGTTCTACAGTCCGCAGCAAAGTCCGTTTGGGTTCCAGCAACTCAAGGTTCTTTCGAAGGTCCTAACAACACCAAACTAATCGGCACCCTAAACGGTTCCATCAAGGTTTACACCTACATCTACCACGATCAAGGTACTGAACCAGTTCTAGTTGGTTACAAAGGCGGTTCTGGTGAAATGGATACCGGTTACTTCTACTGCCCATACATCCCATTGATGTCAAGCAACGTAATCATCGATCCAGCAACTTACAACCCACAAGTCAGCTTGATGACCCGTTACGGTAAAGCAACCTTTACCAACACTGCAACCTCTCTAGGTAACAGTGCTGACTACTACGGTCGCATCAACGTTGCAAACCTAACCTTCATGTAAGATTAGGCGTAAGTAGCAAAAAAATGAAAAGGGAGCTTCGGCTCCCTTTCTTTTTGTCTGTTGATAAATAACTTCATACTTTATGATTGCGTATCAAATTATGAAAATGACTCTAACTGAAGCATTGTACGGCTCCCTTGCAACCGTGTTCCATCGCAGCAAGACTGCTGACAAATCGTCGTTCAAAGTCGTTATTGGACACCAACGAACTGGTGTTGCGATCTTTGGTGGCGGTTTCTACACAACGTACGACGTTGAGGATCAGCTCAAAGATCGCATGATTCGAAACTATGGTGAATACTTATTCAAGATAATAACCAAAGTAGAACATTTTTTCGTATTGGACAAAAGTATCCGAGATAAAGGATTGTCCAAGCTCACACCAAAGCAGCGCGAAGCAATAACCAAAATAGAAGAAATAGTAAAGGACGATGACGATTTCAACAAATGGCATGACGATGGTTTCCTAATCTATGTTGTGAACAAGTATCCGGCTGTTGATAAGCTCATCAGAGCTAATTTTGACGGTATTATTTACACCAGTAAAGATGATGGTAAGTGTGCGTTGATCTTCAATCCGTCAAAGACCTACACAAAAGTTGTAGCAGTTGCTCATGTTCCTGATTGGAACATCGATTCTCGAAAGATTGAGTGGAAGAAACTCTGACCACTCACCAGTGTCTTATGACGCCTGCAATGATGAACATGCAGGTGATGACTTCTAACGGAGTCAAGAACTTGTTGTGATTTGAGATGAAGCGGTCTAAAGGTTTAACTATCTTTTTCATGTTTACAAATTCCTGGAAGTAGTATAAAATTCAATGATCGATGAAAAATCACGTTGAAAATAAGTAAATATTTATCATAGTGGTACCCTCCACTCGTCCTACCCGCGAATAACTCGTTTGCGGCCAATGGCTTAGATCATCTTCCTTTCCTTGATCCGAGCGGTGACGTTAAACTGACATAACCAAAAGGAGAAATCTACAATGAGTACAAATAAGAAGATTCGTGTGGCCATCGTCGGTGTTGGCAACTGTGCAAAGTCCTTGGTCGAAGGTATCCAGTATTACATGGAAAACCCAGCTGACAAGGTCGGTCTGATGTACGCTGACATCGGTGGTTACGCAGCTGGTGACATTCTGTTCGTCGCTGGTTTCGACGTTGACCGTCGTAAAGTAAACCATCAGCTCAAGGATGCTCTGCGCGCCAAGCCGAACTGCGCAATGGATCATGTCGAAACTATCCTCGATGCTTCCAAAGGTGGTTGCGTTGAAGATGGAGCAATGGTCTACTCCGGTCCTGAACTGGACGGCATCGCACCTTGGATGCTGGACTATCCGGAAGATGTTTCTTTCCGCACTGGTGCAATTCCTGCCGAATCGTTTGATCGTATCGTCGATCTGCTCAAGTATCACAAGGTTGATGTCGTCATCAACTATCTCCCTGTTGGTTCGGAAGACGCTTCTCGTTTCTACATCGACGCAGCTCTAAAGGCTGGCTGTCACGTGGTCAACTGTATTCCTACCCTCATTTCTACTGAGGAAACCCAGGAATACGAACAGAAGTTCATCGACGCTGGTTTGACCATCGTTGGTTCCGATATGCGTTCCGCTTGGGGTGCATCTCGTCTGTCTGAAGTTCTGCAGGGCGCAATGCTTGACTCTGGTCTGATGGTTACCCAACATATTCAGCTCAACATGGCTTGTGGCTCTACCCAAGGTCAAGAAGGTATCCGTACTGGCCGTACTGCAAACACTGACTTCCTCAACATGAGCGAAAAGTCTCGTCTACATAACAAGCACGTCTCCAAGGAAAATGTGCTTAAGGGCCAAAACTCGATTCGTAATGAATCAACTGCCGGTCTTAGCTTGTTCGCTGGTCCTTCTCTAACCGTTCTACAGAAGCCGGGCGGCCAATATGTCGGTTCCGACAACAAGGTCTGCAATATCGACATGGTTGCTTATGGCTTTGCTGGCGCTCGTTATGAGTTCACTTGCCGTCTATCTGTTCAGGATTCTCCGAATTCTGGTGGTGTGGTTGTTTCTGCTATCCGTTTCTGTAAGGTTGCTTCTGAAATGGGTATCGTCGGTTTCCTACGCGGCCCTTCCGCCTGGACTCAGAAGACGCCGCCACTGCAGTTGACCACTGCAGACGCTAAGTTTGAATGCGATGCTCTAGCTCGTCGCGAAACCACCAAACTTACTCGTCCTCAGCTCAAGGAAAATAAGCCAGTCGCTAAAGACTTGCCTTACACCTTCCAAGCCGGTAAAACCGACTACGAGTGAAGCTTTATAAGCATCACATAATTCCAAGATGTATGGGCGGGTCTGATGATCCGTCCAATCTTGTAGAATTAACATATGACCAACATATTGAGGCTCATCGACTATTGTGTGAACAATTTCCGGATCATTTTGGTTTACGATTTGCATATCTAAACATGATCAATCTTTCTGAACACGCGCATAAGGAAGCTTGTTCAAGAGGTGGAAAGAATAGCGCAAAAGCAGGTGGGCCTCGATTAGGTGGGCTAAAGGGTGGTAAAACTGCTGGAAAAATTACCGGAACACGGAATCTTCATGATTGGCATAAGAAAAATCCTGAAAAGTCCGCAAAGATTTCGGCTGATAACGGATGCCTGACTTCTAAGAAGGTTATTTGCATAGAGACTGGCGAAGTATTTGACAGTATAAATCATGCAATGAGAGCCGTCAACTCGCCAAACATTGCTAGAGCTATTCGGACCGGAATTAGAGCCGCAGGATTTCATTGGGAGTATAAGAATGACTTTCGATAACAACAACCCAATTTGGGAACCTTTCATTGAGCCTGAAGAAGGCGTAGAGTACCAATGCAAAACTTGCTACGACTACGGCGGTTTGCTAGCATTGAACACTATCGACTATGAAGGTCTTCCATTCATGCAGTCTTGTCCAGATTGCAAAGGACCACAACCAGATGACTTCTAAGAAAACCAAACTTGATAGCTTTAAAGAGCTGATTTCTGCTGCCGTTCCTGGCGTAGAAGACTTCGAATTCTATTCTGAAAAGGGTAGTGAATTCAATCGTAAATTGAAGCAATTTTCTGCCGATTTGGGTAAAATCTGGAATGATTCGGGGTTCACGGATTTTAGTTGGTATCAACATAAGGACTACCTGATCGAGTGTATCTGGACTTACGTCGTATCATCTGGTGCTGCCACTGGTAATATGGCGAAGTATTTCAAGGAAGCAGGAATAAACGTTGAAAATCTTAGCTGCTTAGATTATTACAATGGGATTGGTCTTACCACAATCGATTTAATTCGAATGGGATTCAATTCAGTAACATCATTCAACGATGTTCAAGAACAAATTGAATCATGTTCACGCTTGCTAAAGCATACTGGGAGTTATTGTCAGACTTTGACGAATATTCCTAAGCAATGGACCTTCGATGTTGTGGTGTGCCTTGAAACGATTGAGCATTTTAAAGAGCCAATGGGTCCGACATTAGAGCTAATGAAAATGGCTGAACAGTATTTGGTCGAAACTACTAGCTTCTGCTCGCCGCAACACTACGGCCACTTCGATAAATATCTCATCGACGGTAAGGAAGTCTCAGGAATGACTGCTTCTCGACGAGTCCATGACTTAATTCGAACTGAATTCGAACAAGTCTTTTCAGGGTTCAACGGTCGACCACGCATTTGGAAAAGGAAAAAGAAAAATGAAATTCTATAAGCATAGTGACGGCTCATCACACATTTATCCTGAGTTTGTCCCTGAGGGTTGGAGTTTTATTATCACTCCAGATTTTCAACAAATCTGGAGTAAGATTAAATGAAAACAATCAACACATTTGATATTGACGGTGTAGTGACTGTTGGTCTCTATCCTGGCCCTAACGACGTTCTAATTACGGGCCGTTCATTCGAAGAAGCTCGTGAAACCTATGCCATGCTTCGTAGCAAGGGCATCAACAACGCAGTGTTCTTCAACAAGCTTCCTTTTGATAAGAAGGATCGTAAATCTTCTGGAACCCATAAGGGCTACACCATCAAAGAGCTTGTTCAGAGCGGTGTAAATATAGGTGTGCACTTTGAAGACGATGAGATTCAAAAGGCCGAAATCGAACGAGTGCTTGACATCTACGGAATCAAAGGCGTTACAGTTGTTCACATCGTTCATTCCCTAACAGAAAAGGAAAACGTTCGAAACCCTTGGCCTGAAGATGGAAGTCTTCCAGCTGATGTGGTTGAAAAGCTAACTAAGAACGGTACCTCAATAGAATAAGAATATGGCAACCGCAAAGAACGATAATATCATAGTGCGATCCCAATACGGAGACTTTTTGGATCGCGCAGCAATAGAGAAGTATGAGTTCTTCCTACACCGTGTTAATGAGAAGTGGGAAAAGCAATACGATCTCCGTGATTCATACGACAATAAGGGCGACGATGCCCTAGCCGAGGATGTCGAATACTTCGGTCAGTGGATTACCGCTGACGATCGTATGCGCTACATTATCGAGAACATTGTCGCGATTCCTGATTCCCAACTTTCGGCTACGAATAAAATTGGAAACACAATCATATCGCACTTTTATGGAGCTCGCGGCATCCATCAAATTACCTCTGGTATTAAGGACCCGAAGAAAGCCCATATCGACTTCACTAGACTGTTTAGTGATGTGGACTACCTCGAGCAAATCAAGGCCAACTGTGCGCTTGCTAAAAAACAAGGCAAGAAGTTCTACGGAACTACAGAACTACACACTTCGCTTCAGACTGCCGCAAGAAATTACTGCAGAAAGAAGTACAATGATCCAAACCGAGCAGCAAGTCTAACAGACATTCTCGAGTGGATTGCTTCTTGGTCTAAAGACGGAACCATTGAGAAGATCCTTGAGGTCGATTCGCTGAAGGGAATGTTCAACATTCTTACATCTCAGCCAGGTATTGGTGAGTACTACGGTTATCACTGTGCTACTTCCAACTCTGTCAACTATGCTCTACCTTTCCACCATGATGAAGAGTTCTGCGCTCCTGGTCCTGGCGCTCGTGAATCCCTAGATCGAATCTTTGCCCCATTGAAGGCAAGTGGTCGAATCAAGAAGATGCCTTATGGCGATCTAACAATCTGGATCCGCGAGAATCAAGAGAAGATCTTTGAAGAGCCTGTTCGTTCACATGAGTTCTTCCACAACTTTGAAGTTGAAGGTGGTCGAAAGGTTTTTGAAGACGATCAAGACGACCTGAAGGTCTACACCACTGAAGTTTCTCTATGCCAGTTTGGTGTCTATTGCTACCTCAAAGAGAACCCACATCTCATTTCGAAGCGTAAGGTTGCTCGTCTTGAGGACGATTCTGTCTGCGATGGCGCGATACTTGAACTCGAAAAATCGGTTGATAAGGTGGCGAAGCCCGCCTCTCAGTTGATTGTGTTCTAACGTTAACACATGTGTTAATTTTCACTTATCAGTTTCACAGGATTAACACATGTGTTATAATAATCTTTTTGGAGATGAAACGATGCTTATTGGCGCAATTGTCCTAGCAGTGGTTGCTCTTGGTTTCGACACCTGGAGAGAGCTCAAACGGAATAAAGAAACCAATCGGTTCGTCGTTTCTCAAATCGCAAAAGAATTTGAAAAATGAAAATTGCAATTGACCAAGTAGTTGGTACGGTATCTCCGCGTCCTACTTCCCATAAGGGAGGTTGGGCGTATTTGTGGGCGAACCAACTCAAACACTACTTCAATCAGCTCGGTGAAGGCGATGTTGAAATCAAGGTGCTTCACAATGAAGAATCTTGGGATGGTTACGACCTCATCTACCTAGACCATGGAATGGAATTCAACGGCGAGTCTCTTAACCTGTTCGGTGGAGCTCAAGATGAGCCTGCTCAACGTCTAGGTAGGCTTCTAAGCGTTGATCCAATCTCTTTGGTTTCTTTGGATCGAGCAATGCCCGACTATGGTGCTCTCGGTAAGGGACGACTCAAAGCTTGCTCTGACGTTTGGCGAAATACCGACTGGGATGGCATCACCGCTGCTTGTGCTAAGATGGATTTCATGACTCAAGAGAGTATGGCAAACCATATCGGCCTTGATCATCTCGCTCTTGGTGATTCTCACACCTTCTCAATGTATAAGCCTGGCATGGCAGTCTGTCGTAATGACGGGCAAACCATGTATGGAGCATTGAAACGAGGATTGAAATCGTTTATTGATCCTTTCGGGCCGCAAATCAAGAAGCTGACTCTCTATTTCGGCAACATTGACATTCGTCATCATCTCATGCGGCAAGACAAACCAGACATCGCGCTGAGTAACATGCTCATGGAGTATGAGAAGCAGATTCAAGGTCTTGGCATGGATTATGTTGAGCTGATTTCTGCCTTGCCGATCGAGAATGAATCTCGTAAGCTACCTAAGACTGGTTTCTACAAAGGTACACCATTTGCAGGAACTTGGGGTCAACGTACCGAATTGGTCGATCAGTTCAACGCGATCCTCGCCGATATCTGCTATCGCAATAAGTGGGACCATTATCTACATCCTGACGTCTACAAGAATGATAAGGGTGAACTAGATTTTGAAGTAATGGAGAAACCTCAATCCGTCCATTTGGCCCGTCTCTACTACCGCTGGGACCTCGAAAACGATTGTCCTAACCCGAACCTGGTTGCTCGTCCTTCCAAGGATAAGCCAAAGAAAGAAAAGCCAGTGAAAGAACTCGCGGTCGAGAAGCGAATCGAGATAGCAAAGCTTGCTAATACAGCTCCTGGTTCTGGGACAAATGGCAAACCGTTGATCGAGTTCTAACATGACAATTCTTTACATCCTGCTAGGAATGGTTGGAGTCGTTTTGCTGTTTGCACTCCCAGACATTTACAAGGCAATCTTCACAGAAGAACGAATAGGTTGTAGGTTCTAAAAGAAAGGCCCAAAGTTTATGACTTGGGCCTTTTAAGTTTACAACTGTAGCCGGAAAGTTTACAATATCTCTAAATTTTGGAGATGGTCATGACCACGCTGGCTAAGATCAACAAGCAACTGAAGAAGCTCAACATCGAAGCAGAGATTCTTCCTGGTAAGGGTTACGTTTACTTTGCAGGCCCGGCTACCAATCATTGGAAAGATACGATCGTCCCGGGCCTTTTTAATGTGAAGGATCTGACCAACGAGCAAGGCTACGCGTTGTTCCAAGAGATGAGCGAAATGAACAGCTTCGGTAAGCGCTAACAGTTTACAAGACCGAAATTTTGGTATACAATGCACCTACGATGATTACTTGGAGATGACCATGAACTACCGTTTGCAATTGTTTATGAATTCAGTTTGCGCTATCGCAATCGATGCTGATGCCGTTCGCGTAGCTCTTGGTATCGAATCCCTCGACAACATGCCTGAAGAGTTTTGGCAAACTCAACTCTATGCTGCTCGCAATCGCTATTTCCGCTTGCTGTTGGCAATTGATGGTAATTTGCCACTGACCTCCGAATACTCCGACCTCGACGACTTCGATTTGGGCCGCTTGCAAAAGCTTTCCGAAAACTATCACAAGAAAGGTCACACCTACGCTGATGTTCGTGCATGGTGGAAAGACCGTGGTCAGTTTGAATGCGATAAGGCATTCCGCCTCCGTCGTGAAAGCAAGGAACTTCAAAACACGTTCCTTTCTGTTCTCTTCATCTTCGAAAAGGGCGCTCAATGGCTGATGTACAACGGACTGTTCGGTGCGGAACTTACTACCCGTGAAATGGCACATCGCTTTCCCGTTGAAAGCATTTCTCAGACTGAAAAGGCATATCTCAGCGAGATGGCCAAGCATTTCGAAAGCGTGAAGGAAATGTTCGGTGCCAAGGAAGTCAAGGTCCTCGTCGTAAAGGGTGAACAAAATGAAGCATAACTACGAAGCAGTCTACCACGAAGAAGAGCCGAACGAGCGCTCTGCTGAATGGGTAGTCGTTCATTGGGATGTCATCAACAAAGGCACAAAGTTTGGCCATAACGTCATGAAGTTCGGTCCCTTCGGCGAGAAGGAAGCTTTGAGCCTTGCTGAAGCTCTCAACAAGAATCCGATCTGGATCACCGTCGACAATGGTGACACGTTTGAAGGTCACCAAGGCCATTGGGCAGATTGCTTCTTCAGCAATGCCATCGAAAGTACGATTCGCCACGTACTTGAAAATGATGAGCTTTTCCCAGGCTGCGGAAAGAGCGTCTTTGAAATCCGTGAAATGACTGACGAAGAACTTGAGCGTTGTCCTGAAGCTCTTGAATTCCGTGAAGTCCTTCTCAAACGCTATCAGGAGTTTTAATCATGTCAAACGAACTGTACGTCACTCTCGTCTCAAGTGACAATGAATATCTGAAGCATCCATGCCGTGGTTGGCTGGAACTCTTCGAAATCGGGGCGAATGGGTCCATCATCAAGGGCGTTTTTCGTCAAGATCCCGATCCTGTCTCGAATGAGATTCATTACAGCAATGCACCTGTTCGTGTTGGTGACATTGTGTTTACTTACGACCATTCCCAAGTCAAATTCCGTAAACGGTAGAAAATGGCAAAACTAACAAGCAAAATCAAACATCGTCGAGAAGGTCGTATGGGACATCGTTTCTATACCGCTCTTGACATGGCAATCATCAAGCATGACGAAGCGGTTCTCAACTCAAGAGAAAAACGTGGAGAGATTCCAAAACGTAAGGGATATCGATACGTTTCAGTCTGTGGGTGTGGTGCTGAAGGGTGCTTCATTCATGGCGACGCCGAGAAACGGTGGATACCAGAATGACTTAAAAAGAAAGGGAGCTTTAAGCTCCCTTTTCTCTTATGCTGAGAAGAAATCTGTCAGCGCGTAGATCTGAACTTCCAACGAAGCCTTCTTTACGACTAGCTCGTTGTTTACTTCTTGAAGTACCTGGGGGTTTAGTCCCTGGTTAGTGAGTAGTTTAAACTTCTGTGTTGAATAGTTCAAGCATGTGGAGACATATTGGTACTCCTGCTTGAGTGATTCCAGGTATTCTGGGGTGAGTGCTGGTGTCATATTTGTTATTCCTTCTCTCTTTTGTTCTGGCTTCTTTTGGAACCATCGTTTAAAAATTGTAAAACCACGGAGGAGCATTTTTTCCTCTCCAATTCGCTAAATGCGCTTTACCTAATTTATAGTACTCGCGATAGCAAATTACAGGATCATCAGAAATCTTGTAATGATCAGGCATAGCTAAAGCAAATGGAGTTCGTTTTCCAACAGGCAGATTTCTCGGAAAGGTGCAGAAGGTTCCCTGAAATCGTTGTGAAGCATGAATCTTTTGGTGTTGATACCGTTTTCGCCATTCATTAAGAAGGGCATCCCAAAGATTTATTGCCCACTCATAATTTTCGGTATTCTCTCTAATCCATACAGACGATGGATGATTGATATGGGTAGCCAACATTGCTTTTTGATTTTCTAGCTTGTACACCAAATTTTTGGGTGTACTCTTCTCGTAGTCGACGACGATTTCTTCAAATGGCAGGATCAGAAAATTCTTCTTCTTTCCAAAGACTACAGACTTACCGTCTAAAACTCGATGAGCAGTAGATAGCATTTGAGCCGTCTCAGTAATCATCTTCACCAAATGCCGATCATTGTGCCATTCGGCGGCCTGCTTTGGATCGTCAGATAAAGCAAAAATATTCATCTCAAATTTAACAAAGTACAAGAACTTTGTTATTTTATCACGCTGAGATGTCTTTGTAAAATGGGGATGTTGAGCACGTTTCCAGCTTTTGGGACGACTGGAGGGTTTATTGCGTTGAATCTCTCGAGAAGAACATTGAGCTCTTCTCGAGTTACATCATGACGATTCTCTTTTTTGATCAACGCTTCTATTGTATGACCAGGCATACAAACGCATTGAACTACTTTTTCAGAAATCATACGCCGCTATAGTCAAGCTTAACATCATAAGGAACAATTGCACCGCCCTCGAAATCTAGAAGGATCTCGATTCTTGTTGGTGGAACCTTCAAACGCTTCTTCAACTTATCATGAGCGCGATGGAAAGCTTCTGGATCGTCTTTGAAGTTTGCCGAAATATTAGAGCGTTCTTCCCAATATTGCTTTTGCATTTCTTGGTATGAAGGAGAGCTATCATCAACTCGATAGGTAATGTAAGATGCGTCAGAATATCCGTTTTCGTCGGGCTTATGCTTGCCCTTCTTCATTGCACTGAAGTTGATGCGATCATCGTAATAGTTGTAGATGTAACCATTAACGTTGAACTTGTCAAGGAAGCCAGCTTTACGGACTTCAGCAGCAAAATCCTTAATGTTGATACCATCACCAGCATTCTTTAGCTTTTCGCTCTTGTATTTGTCCAATCTTTGCTTTAAAGCATTGATCGCACGCTCTTTAAAGTCGCTAAGTTCTTTTCCTACTAGCTTGATAGGAACAATTCCTTGTTTTCTGAAAGCTCTTTCGCTTTTCAACTTAGGACGTTCTTCGTCAGCATAAATGAACTTTACGCACAAATCCACGGTCTTGCCATTGGTCTTCCAAAGATCTGCTCTATTACGAACTAGATTGACGACCTTTGCTACTTGAGAATCTTTGTAGTCGCGTTCTGCTGACAGGTAATTCTTTGGCTTTTCACCAGTCGACTTTATTTCGTCCCACACCAAGCTGCGATGATGTTTGATGTCATCTGGTCTTGGGTTGTCTCCAGATAGGGCGACGTAGTTGACCACAATACCCATCTTGCGTTCGGTCTTATAAGTCTTTTCAGCCTTGATACCGATCATTGCGAATTGTTTACCACTGATCTTATCGTAAATGACTGCACCAATTGTTTTTGGATTGTTTTGAAACTCGTTAGTGACAGTCTTCGAATTCTTTATCTCAACGTCTGACGTATTACTCGCCTTGCCTGCCGACTTTGACAAAACATCGCGATAACGATATTGACCTGGACCTTTAGAACCAACGTACTCTTGACTCATAAGGGCCTTAAGCAGATTTGGGTCAATTCCCTTTAGATTTCCGAAGTCCTCGCAAAGTAAATCGTCTTCGGTAATTTCGAGCATTTCACGTAAAAGAAGCATGGCAGTCTTAGTAAGAAAGTTAGATACAGATATTTATTCGGTCAGCCATATCAATAAATAAATATAGTGATTTACGGCCTACACGTAAGGAAAATAAATGAACCTAACTGAAACCACAGTTTTCGACCTTGTTATTGAAGCACGTCTAGTTAGCCTTGTTCTAACTCGTACTTCTTTGACCACTGCTACATTATCTTGGACTATCCCTGCGGATGCCAAAGTTTTTGCTGGAGCTATTGTTCTTATCTCTGATAAGCCAATGGATCCTTCAAACTTCCCGACTGATGGGGTACAGTACACTGCATCTTCAGACATTACCGCCCCAGCATCAAAGATTGGGAATGCTGTAGTCGTTGATGCATTCTACGCCCAGTTCGGTGGTGACCTAACTAAAAGAGCAGTTTCAGTTTCTGGTCTAGTTTCAGACAAGCAATACTACGCATCCATCCATATTTGTTCAAACATCCTTCAGTATCATACTGCAGGTGCTCACTCTTATCCTCTTGACCAGTCTTTCGGTGCTGAAGAAAATGCATCGCAAGCTAGTGTTATGGATAGAAGTCCTACTCCACCGCTCAACCCAATTCTTGGTCAAACCTATTTCAACTTATCAGACGCCAAAGTCTACATGTGGAATGGAACCTCTTGGATTTTGGCAAGCACTGATACCGTTCAGACCGGAACCGCGTTTCCTACTGCTAACCTTCAAGTTGGTCAATTCTATTACAACACCGATATCCAAACACTATTCATTTGGAACGGTACCGAATGGACTAAGACCGCTGGACAACAAGAAGGTACACCAATGGTCGATAAGATCGGCGTTGGTACAGATGGAAGCTATGACGAAAGAGCAAACCTTATCCGTGTTTTGAAGGTTCAGTTGGGTTGGCCATCTGTTTGTGTTGAATTAACTGAAGAAGCATTTAACGTTGCGATTGGTAACGCTCTTGACGAATTCCGTCGTAGAGCAGATAATGCTTACCATCGTTCTTACGTACTCTATACTATAAAGAAAGAACAGAGCATCTATTATCTCAATGACCCTCGCGCAGGGACTGATAAAATAGTGAACATAATAAAGATCCATAGAGTTAATACTCTAGGGGCTACTACACTAGGAGGAGATAATGGAGTTTATTCTCAAATGTTTTTCAACCAATATTACTCTGGTAACATGGTTGATATTTTGTCTTTGCATCTTATCGCTTCATTATCGGAGGATTTTGAACGCATTTTTGCTGGCAATTTAATGTTCAATTTCAATGAGAACACTAGACGACTAGAGCTTTACCGCAAGCTATACAGAGACGAAAAGGTCGTGATTGAGTGTGTCATGGAAAGAACCGAGCAGGAGCTCTTGACTGACCGCTGGGCAAAACAGTGGCTTCAGTCATGGGCTCATGCTGAATTAAAAGAAATGCTTGGTATGATCCGTTCCAAATATCCTTCGCTACCTGGAGCTAACGGTGGTCTATCTCTCAACGGTGATATGTTGATTAGCGAAGCACGCCAGGACTTTGAAGAATGTCTACGTCAGATTCGTGACTTTGAAGTTGGTAATGGTGGCGTAGATTATGACAACACCGCATTCTTGATTGGATAAAACGTGGCAGAATGTACAAATGCAATGAACCAAATTCTCAAGTCAGAGACTTGTGTTGGTACTTGGAGACTTCAATCTGATACTCCTTGCGGAGCAAATGATTCGATTCTCGCAAACCAATACGTAGTCGAGACACTTGAGATTTCTGGTGCGCCAATTAACGTCTTCAAATTGCTAGGTGTTCACGAGCAAGGTAAGTTGATTGATCTTACAGGCGCAGGGTTTCCATTGAGCGGCGGCACTTCGGCAGATACTAGCATCACTAACGCTTTTACTGTTGGCTCTCCTTCATGGAAGTCTTCCCAGCAGGGTGCGGCAGTAACTGCTGCCGCATGGATTGGCTACGACTTTGGAACCAAGAAAACTAAACAAGGCAATGAGAAGTACGATCCACCTCAACCAAATTTGAATCGTATTTCCACCTTTAGAATTCAACAAAGCGGCGTACGTGAGAGAAGAGCATCTCAAATTCGTATTGACCGCAGCTTGGGAAATTTTATCCCAAAGAATCTGTCATTTTACGGATTTGGTAATGGCCAATTAATTGACGTCAAAAAAGGCCCAAGAGCAGTCACAGACAAGTTCATGATTTCCGCTCTTTCCGCAACCCAATTCCAAGTTATTTCCCTTGCCTATGGAAGTTTGGGTATTGCTGAAGTCGGTAAATCTTTCTATTCGAATTTCCTTTCATTCACTATTCAGGCGGGTTCTCTACCATTCTTGGTAAATGACACCTTCACCTTTGATTTCGAATTAGAATGGATTCGTGTAGATATTGTCAATCTTCCAGATGACAATCTAATCAACGCAATCTCGTTTAAGAATTCTGTCCCTTCTCGTTATTGGAGATTTGTCCCATTGATGTTTAACGGTGTCTCAGCAAATGAGAATTGGGAAGTCGCGCGTCTAGAATTAATGGACTATGAGCAAACCTCTATTGACAACATTCAGGATATTTTCTTCCTTGAAAACCGAGATAGAGATTATGCTCAGACCTCTGAGACATTGCGTTGCCAGTACCAGCCGTTTGATCCACTAGGAGATATGGGTAAGTTTGGTTTCAACATTCTTGACCAATATGCATTTACTACTGCATTTAGCTCAATGGTCGAGAAGTTAGGCCGTCCAATCATTATCGGCGATATTATCGAAGTGTGTCCTGAAGCCGCATATGATCAGAACATGAATATCGTCAAAAAGTATCTTGAAGTTACCGATGCAGGATGGTCTGCTGAAGGCTATTCTCCAGGCTGGACACCATTGATTTATCGATTCACCGCACAACAACTGATCCCGGGCCAAGAGCATCGTGACATCATCAAGACTGTTACATCTCAGAAATACTCTATCGATGATTCGGACTTCTTTAGCGGAATTCAGCAAGTCATCACCCAAGATTTGACTTCAACTGAGAATATCAAAGCAATGGCTGCAGATAAAGTTCCAGAGATTGGATCTGCAGGCGGAACCGATGTAGCTTCAGGTCAATCTGCTTACGCGATCACTAAGGAAGAAAAGTTAAATAGCTACGATGGCCGTGATCTTTATGTTGAAGACGCAATTCCACCAGATGGCGCTCCATATGAAGAAGGTTACAAGCTTCCAGATATGGACACTTGCCAAGATGGTCAGTATTACCGCTTAATTTACGCACCAGAATTGAACGTGCCAGCAAGACTTTACCAATTCTCTCTATACAAGAGAAAGTGGATCTACATTGAAACCGACCGAAGAGGTGAATATTCTTCTCATAAACCATCGGCTCAAAGAATGTTATCTTCATCAACCGCTAAAACATTGAAATCGCTATGAAATTAAGAGCTCTTCTTGAAGGACCAAGCAAAATATCAAAACAGCTTGTGCAACAAATTATTGATGACTGCAAACCATTTATTGATGAAGTAGTAGATGTTGATGATTTTAGATTGTATCGCGGAATTCGAGTAGATTCGTTTAGACGTCGTGCGGAAGAACTTGCTGAAGACGTTTATCGTGCTAAAGTTAGAAAAGATCGTGTTCCTTTGAATTCACCAGAATACATCCACAAATTCATGGACGAGTGGATGGAAAAAGAATTAGGAAGTAAGTTCCGGTCAGGCGCAATTTTCTGTGCAGGTGATCAGAAAACGGTTCTCAATTTTGGTAAAGCATATGTGATTATGCCTATTGGAAAATTCTCTTATGCTTGGTCGCCTTTCATTGAAGATGTTTATTCAGATGTTGAAGAAATCAGCTATGCAGCAAAGCGTGAAGGTGAACATGCACAAGAAACTCTTGACAAAATTGCAGAAGTTTTAACAAACGCCAGATACCGAACCGATGATATTCATTCAGCTATGAAGGATTATTCATCGCATGAAATTATGGTTTGTTGTGATGAGTATTATGCAATCGAAAATTCAGTGTTTACTGATTATTTCTACAATTACTACAGAATGCTAAGATAAGGAACAACATGATTACCCACTATTTCTACGACGAACAACTCCGTTCTTATCTCCTACAGTTTTGCGCCATTTTCGCAGGAATGAAGGTAGCAACTGGTAAGGGAGAGGACGGAACTATCGAAATGATGAACGTTCCAGTTAACGTTGGCTCAAAGGACCGTGTGACCGCGGCTATCATGGAAGGTAACACTCATAATAGATCATTTACTCTACCACAGATGTCAGCCTACATCACAGGAATTGAACTGGCGCCTGAACGTCGTAAGGGTGTGGGCGTTGTAGATTCAAGAGTGTACATGCCGGCCGGCGGAGTTTTTCCTAACGATCTAGCTGTGGTCAAGCGTGTTATGCCAATCCCATACAACTTGACTACTGAGATTGCGATCTATGCTTCAAACACTCTTCAATTGCATCAGATCCTTGAACAGATTCTTATGTTGTTCGATCCAATCCTACAAATTCAGACAAGCGATGCAAGCTTTGACTGGACCAAGATTACTACAGTTGAGCTAATGGGAATCAATAACGAGGAAAACTACCCAATGGGTACGGATCGTCGTATGTTGGTGTGGTCCTTGAACTTCACCATCCCTATCTATCTCTCTACTCCGTTGGATGTTAAGGATGAAATTGTCCATAAAGTCATCACTAGAATCGGCGACCTAGAAGGGTTTAATTTGAGTGAGTATGACGAAAATGGAGAACTTCAACCGTTCTCCACTACTTATTACGGCTTGACCGTCACTGAAAGAAAAACTTAAGCGAGCAAATGTTCGTAAGTAAGATCAGGTAGAGGCTCGAATCTCTTTAGTTCGATTGCCTCTACCGAGCAAATACTCCTGGTCGAAACAATCGTAACGTCAAGTTGAGGGATAAATACGCAGCCAAGAATTCCTTCTGCACTTGCCTTAGCAATAATTTCCTGAATGAACTCGTGAAGTTCTTCAGCGACTTGCTTAGCTTCGATCCGATTCTGTATGTAGAACAACTCCTTTACAGCTATCAAATCGAAATCCGTCTCTTTAAATCTAATCAGATACAATTTTCTCCCCTCCCTATCAGTGGCGGCCGCTATATTATACGGGCACGAAAGTGACTTAAGCGAAGGATGACCAATCTGAATCCAAAATCTTCTCTTGGATGTCGAATGGATCTTCGTTAGCCTTCAATCCCTTGTTGATGATCTCGGCAACCTTTATGAGTTCTTGGTAAGAGCTGCTCTGACCCTTTACTCCATCAAAGACTACTTCTTTGAAGCCCTTGATAGCTAGTAGGGCAGATATGCCCGCAGTAATCGGGTTAGCGGACAAAACGACCTTACCGCCCTTTGCATCATTCTTAGCGTTGACTTCTTTGAGGAACTTGTTGATGTTCTTCAACGAAGAAATATGATTGCCTTGTAGGTAGATGTTAGTACCCACAGATCTTGGTAGGTCGTCAATCTCAGTTAGGTTGCAAGCTTCAGCTTTGAAATAACTTCCAACTGATTGAGGGCAACCTGCAAGTCCATGCAAAGGGTTCTTTGAAACGATGAACGATACGCCAACGGTTTTAGGGCTTCCATGAAGATCGGTAATCTTGTTACCATCTACGTCATACGAGCCTTTGACTTCAGTTGGACCACCTTGTAGGGTCTCGATCTCGTTATCCCACGCGTCAAAATCCCCGTTCACAGTAGCTGGTGCCCAGTCAATTCGCTTTAACTTGTTGCTAGTAACATCAATGGATCCGCCGACTTCACTGAACTTCACCGGAATTTCTTCAAGATTTTTGTCATCTAGAGACAAAGGACCCTTGACCGATACAGTCATGTCGCCGTTGATTGAGTAATCTTCAACTCCCATTTTGTCTAGCCATTCTCTGATAGCAGACTCTTCACTGAGAAATTTGGTTTGAGATTCGTTGATGAGAAGTTTTTTGAATGTGGTTTTCATAGCTTTGCAAATTCCTGTAGTCCAGCATCAATGAGTAGGTCTTGACACTCAAGAGCATCCTTGCCTTCCTCACGACACTTGAAGATAATTTCGAAGGCCTTCGATGCCTTGCCACCAAATTTATATTCTAAACCAGTTATGCCCTTCAATGTAACTACTCCCATGATGGCGCGTGAGAAATAGTTACCAGACACGTCAAGCTTACCACCGCAACTCTTGACTTTTCTACTGATGCCTTCTAGGTTGTCAAGACCACGGTTGTTACAGATAGAGAGGTGTTTACCGATAGTTGATGCAATACCCTCAATGCTCTTGAGCTTGTTGCAAGTATCGATTTTGTAGCTTTTGCCAACCTCTTTTGGCCCGCCTTCTAGTGATAACAATTCGTGATTGTCACTACAGCTAAAGTCGCCAGGAACGGAATCTGGACAACCTTCAAGAGAGGCAAGATTTCGGTTGTTGTTTATTACCAAGTCACCGTGAATTGTCTTTGGTAGATATTTCAAACTCTTAATTCGAGTGTTGATTAGGTAAATGTTTTCTGCGATGGCTGGAAGACCTATTAAGGTTTCCAACTGACAGTTATTAATCCAAATATCACCATCAATTTCGTTGAACTTAATTGGCAGCCTTTTTAAGGTTTGACCATGGACTGCATCTATATTTAGATCTGAGAACAAAGTAACTGAATTATCTTCTTTGATGAGAAAATCGGACGGGTGTAGTCCAAGAGTTTCAGTTAAAAACTCTTTAATTGTTTCTTCGTCTTGTGGTGCTTCTAGAAGGTATTCTTTGAATCTCATGACAATTTCGGTTGAAAACGGTTCATCCCTATTTATAGGTACACTTCACCTTTCACCGAAAAACTCATCGATTTATAAGATAAAAAGCCGAAATCCGATAAATATTCCTAAGATTCCAGCTTTAATGGCTTCCAATTCAAACATTTAGGGAATTTTTTAAGGAGAAAAACAATGCCAACATTAGTTTCACCTGGCGTAACAGTCCCAGTTATTGATGACTCATTCTACATTCCTGTGTCCGCTCCAACCGTTCCGCTATTCTTCGTCGCAACTCGCGCCGGCAAGATGCAGCCTAACGGTCTAACTCCAGCAGCAGGCACAAATGAGCACTCTGTCGTCAGAACTGTTACCTCTCTAGGTCAATCTGTACAGCTATATGGTATTCCTTACTTCTGGCAAAACGCTAGCGGTGAAGCATATCATGGCGACGCTCGTAACGAATACGGTCTATTTGCACTAAATCAATACCTTGGCGTAGGCAACAAAGCTTTTGTTGTTCGCGCAAACGTCGATCTAACCGATGCACCACTATCATTTATCGGTATCGGAACCCCTCTTGCTACCACCCCAAATCTAATGGGCGTAGGTAATGGTACTATCACTGGTCTACAAGCAGTTAGCCCAATGGTTAGACTTGAGTCGTTCACCGTAGTTGCAACTAGCGCAAATACTTTCAACGTAACTGGTTCTAAATCTGGTCTAATCGGCATCGCAACTGTCGGTCAAGTCTTTATTTCCGACAAGATTCGTTTCACTATCAATGCAGGTTCTACCCCATTCGTAGCTGGTGATTACTTCACCTTTGCGCTACAGTATGGTCCATCGTCATACACTGGCACCGGCAACGGATCATTCGTTAATCTACAAGTAGGCGATCTAGCAGTTGCAGAAACCATTGCAGTCGAATTCATCTCTGCAACCCAATTTACCGTAGTTGGTTCCTTGACCGGTCCTCACGCAAACGGTACCGTCGGTTCACCATACGACAATGGCTACGTAAGCTTCACTATTGTGAATGGCTCCGCTCCATTCGTAGCTGGCGATTATTTCGAGCTAAATCTAATCGAAGTTCTATTGAACAACCCACTAGGTCCAAGCGATTCAGCAAAACGTCTAGCGATCCGCACCGCACTACAAGCTGAAATCAACAGCAACACTGAAGTTCGTTCTGAAATGTACGAATACAACCTAATCGTATGTCCAGGTTACCCAGAAGTTGTTGACGAAATGCTAGCTCTATCTGTCGCAGTTAACGACGAAGCATTCGTAATCGGTGATACTCCAGTCTTCAAGAACCCAGACGAAGTCGCAAACTGGGCAAATACCTCTGAGCGTTTCAACTCTACCTCCGTTGCTTACTACTACCCATGGGGTCTAGCATCCAACTTGGACGGCAATGACGTTGTTTGCGCTCCATCTGGTATCGCACTACGTACCTATGCGTACAGCGACTCTGTTGCAGAACTATGGTTCGCTCCAGCTGGTGTTCGTCGTGGTCTAGTTACTGGCGTTTCAAAGGTTGGTTATGTGACCGGCGCGCTCGGTACTCCAACTACATTCGTTGAATGTAACCTAAACCAAGGTCAACGTGACAACCTATACGAGTTCTACAAGAACATCAACCCAATCGTTTACTTCCCAGGTCGTGGTATCATCATTTGGGGTCAGAAGACTGCAGCATCTGCAGCTTCCGCTCTAGACCGCGTAAACGTTGTTCGTCTAGTTATGTACATGAAGCGTGGTCTACGTAAGGGTGCATTCCCATTCGTCTTCGAACCAAACGATCAAATCACTCGTGACAACCTCAAGGCAGCAGCCGACGGTTTCTTGAATGACATCTTGATCAAGCGCGGTCTATATGACTTCGTTACACTTTGCGACGAATCAAACAACACCGCAACTCGAATCGACAGAAACGAGCTATGGTTGGATGTTGCAATTAAGCCAGTAAAAGCGGCTGAATTCATTTACATCCCAATCCGCGTTCTTAACACTGGCGCTCAAATGCCAGGTTAATCTTCGGGTTAGACGCAAAAATAAAGGGAGCTTCGGCTCCCTTTTTCTTTTTTAGGTTTTTGCTATCACCATATACCGATCGTAAATCGGTAACTTCAGTGTTCCTCTAAAAACCGTATCCTTTACGTTTGATGCCTCAAGAATTTGGTTCTCAAGTTCAGTCACATTGTTTACGCAATTGATATGTTGCTCATGAGAGAAGAAATTATTCGACTGAATGCAAACGATTTTGCCAGCAGGAATCATTTCTATCCATTGCTTCAAAGAAGGGATGTGCTCGCCGCTCGTGTTCACGTAGACATCGAACTGATCGTCGTTGTATGGAAACGCATACATGTCGGTATGAATGAACCGGAATTTATCCTGGTGACCGAGCATAACATAATTGTTGATGAGCTTCAGTGTTTCGTCTAGCTCAATGTTAGCGATCTTTGGAGTTCCTATCATTTCAACTAGGAATCTGCATAGCAAACCAACCCATCCACCGAATACTCCGATAGATTTCTCTTTGATGGTTAGGAATTTTCCAAGCTCATCTACTACCCAAAGCTTTGAAGCAGTTTGGCCGTCGCTTAAGCTATCCTTGATGACGTTGAGAGGAATTCCTCTCATTGTTGTTGCGTCATAGGTAGCGCGAATGTAATCAGAAAGGATTCTGAAATCTAGCTTGTATTTTGAGAAAAGTTCTTCGATTGTTGTGTTATATTCTGGCATATTCCGATAGTCCTGCGTCGATAAGTTCGTCTTGACAGTCTAGCAATGCGTTAGCATCCTTAACTGGAAGATATTTATCGATGATTTCGAGGGCCTTATCGGATGGTTTACCAGACGGGAATCCATATTGTAGAGCAGTTAGTCCTTTGATCTTAAGAAGTCCTAGGATATTTCGCTCCAAAGAATTATCAGATAGGCTTATTGTTCGTTTTGCCTCTTTGACATATTTGTCGATGTCAGCCAACGATTTGATATTTGGACATTGACCAATTCGTAGCGAATCAATTTTCTCTGGAAGATATTTTAGATCGTCTTCTGAAATGCTAGTTGCCGTAAAGTTGAGGGTTTTTACGACAATTTCAGCCAAGCCTTCCAATGACTTTAGTTCTGGATTATAGCTTGCATAGTAATCCCCACCAACTCTTTTTGGCCCGCCTTTAAGGTCTGAAAAAATGTTATATGAAGCATTGAACATTCCAGTTATGTCAGTTGGACAACCTTCTAATGTTTTCAATCTTAGACGAGAGATATTAAACTGTCCATCCACTGTTCCAAACTTTAGAGGGAGAGTATTTGCGAAATGTGGAAACTTTTCATTCTTGTATAGATCCTCGAATATCGCAGCATCATACAAGACATCGCCAAAGAAATCAACAGTCCCATCTTTGTTTACTTGATAGTCGCTGACTACCCCTAATCTTGCTTCCCCTATGTAGGATGCAATTTCTGACGGTTCAGTAAGCCAACGTTTTGGTTGTTTTGCTTCAAGCAGGGAAGAGAGTTTCATGACGATCAAATGACACAATAATCTATATTTATTCGAAAACACACGAAAGAGGAAATGTGAAACCCTCGGAAATTGACCAATTATTCCCAATTCAAATAAATACCAAAACGTAAAGACACGTTTTAACCCTTACTTTTAAGTGGAGAATACACAATGGCAACATTATCACAAATGGGTATCCCAGGCTCCGGCGCTGGTATCCTAGCACCAAAACTAAAGAACCGTTGGCAAGTCCGCTTTATCGGTATCGCTAAGGCTGCAAATGGTAACGGTAAAGATCTAACCGCGCAGGCAGTCACTGTTTCCCGTCCAAACCTATCCTTCGAAGAAGTTAAGCTAGATCGTTACAACTCTACCGCTTACGTCGCAGGCAAGCATTCTTGGGAATCTCTAAGCCTAACCGTTGAAGATGACATCACTGGTCTAGCAGCTACCGTTGTTCAACAACAACTAGAAACCCAACAACGTTTGATCGGTGCAGACTCTGCAAATGGTCAGTGGTTGAATGCAGAACCAACCGCATCTGGTTACAAGTTCGCAATGAAGCTAGAATTGCTAGACGGCAATGAAGCAGTTGTTGAAACCTGGAAGATGGAAGGTTGTTTCATTCAAGCTTGTGATTGGGGTGAAATGGATTACGCAGCATCTGAAGCAGCTCAGATCAGCCTAACTATTCGCTTCGACCACGCTTACCAAGAGCTTGCAGGTCAAGGTTACGGCACTGCTATCGGCGGCCACGCTACCTAATCAATCAAAAAGAATGACGTCCCAGCGGCGTCATTTTTTATGAGAGAATAATGATAGATCTTACTAAGAAATTCTGTACCCGTCCATTCACCAACATGGAGCTGAACAGGTCCGGAGACGTTTACTTTTGCTGTCAAAAGTGGCTAAGTATTCCTCTCGGAAATATTTTCAGGCACTCACCTGAAGAAATTTGGAATTCACCAAGGGCAAAAGAAATTCGTAGGTCTGTCATTGATGGTGACTACAAATATTGCTCTCGTGAATTTTGTCCAAGATTAGCAAATGATGTTGGCTTATTGGATAGAGACTCAGTAAATGTTGATGAATACCTCGAAAAGAAGCCTGAATCAATAAAGCTGTCTTACGATATTTCATGCAATTTGGTTTGTCCTTCTTGCAGAAATACTAAGAACATCTACAATGATGATGCTTCTCAAGAAAAATTCAAAGTCTACTATGAGTCAGGTGTTAGACCTTGGATGCCAACTCTAAAAACCCTACACATATCTGGGAGCGGAGAGCCCTTCGCAAGCAAGCACTTCATTAACGTCATGAAGGAAGTTGTTAATTCTCCAGAGTATGCCCACATTAATTTTGATTTACATAGCAATGCCCAGCTTCTAAACAGAAGAACTTGGAACAAAATTGGCTTGCAAGATCGAGTTAGAAATGTCAGCATAAGTATAGACGCAGCAACAGAAGAAACTTATTCCTATACTCGTCAAGGCGGTAGTTGGAAAGAGCTAATCAAAAATCTCTTTTTCGTAAAGCATAAAAAGAAGAGAGGTCAAGTTGGAATGTTCACGATCCTCTTTGTTGTACAACAAGCAAATTACAAAGAGATTCCAAAGTTTATCGAACTTGGACATCGTGTTGGTGCAGATGGAATCTTCTTCGATATGATTGTTGACTTTAGAACTGGCACTGATGCTGAGTTTAGTCATAAATACATCGGAAATCCTGCACACCCTGAGTATCAGCAGTATTTAGATGTTCTTAGGAGCATCGACCTTTCAGATCCTAAAGTGATTACCACCGGTATTTCTAAGGATTTGAAAGCAGCGGGTAAACTATAAAACAGAATCATAAAGATAAATATCATCAACCAGCCTTTTAAAGAGACCTATCTATGAAACTATTTGCTCCAATTGTCGATAGCGATCCAACACTACCGTTGGGTGTCGCGTCAAAAGAATACGTTGACAATAAGCTTTCCGCAGGCCTAGGGACCGTTATTGTTGGTAATGTCTACATTACTGACATCGTTCCTCAATCTTCGGGTATTGTCGCACAAAAGATTTACGATCCAAACACTGTTCCAGCAAATGCAGTCCTAACTGAAGCTACTTCAGACAACGCGAACATCACCGTTAAGATTTTTGCAGAAGGCGGAAATGCATTCTATTCTCCAACCGTTACGGTAAACGGAGTTCAGGCAACCCTAACCAAAATTGCTTCTGACTCTTCTCGCGTTTACACAGGTGTCGCAAACTTAACTATCCCAGCTGGTGATACCACAATCAATGTGGTTTCCTCTACTGGTGCTACCGCTTCTGGTCTTGTTCACCTAGCAGGCGCTGGTCCAGTCGTCGGCGCTCTAACCATCGGCGCTCTACCAGGTTCACAAACTGAAGTCAAGTCTGGCGACGTGGTTCAAGTTTCTGGTGTTGTTCCAAATGATGCAACCTACGTTGAAGTTATCGCTGGTGGCGCAGCTTCTGCATTGTCTTCTATGACTCTTGGCGCAACTGGTTCTGCAGGTTCTGGTAACCGTACTTTCTCCGGTACCTTCGTTGTCGGTTCTGGCTCCGGTGCTCAAACCATTTCCGCAAGAGCTAAGAATGCTCTAGGAACTTTCGGTACTACCGTTACTTCCGGTAACTCTGTAACTCTAAACCAAACTGCACCAACTATTGGCACTATCACTATTGCTTACCCAGCTGGTCAGTCTGCGTTGAAGGGTACTGAAACCGCAACCGTTTCTTCTACTATCACCAACGCTGATACTGTAGCATACACCTCCTCCGCTAACCTAACCGTTGCATCTCCAAACACTTACGCAGCTGGTAAGTCTGTTACCCGTGCTTCTGGTGGTTACGTAACTGGCGTAAACAACTACACCATCACTGCAACTAAGGCTTCTAACGGCGCAGTTTCTACCCGTTCAGCAGCTATTTCGATCGCTGATACTGCTCCAACTGCAGCAATCACTATCACTGGTTCTCCAGCTAGATTGATTTCTTCTGCTGCTGGTCAGTCTTACACTGTAACCATTACTGCAAACCAATCTCTAAATGCTGCACCATCTCTAACCGCTCCAAGCGGAACATGGTCTGGTTCTTGGACTGGTTCAGGTACAACTTGGTCTCGCACTCTAGTGATCAAGGATACCGACGCTAAGGGTTCCTTCAACTTCTCTGGACTATCACTACCTAACCTCGCAGGTGTAACTGGTAACACCATTACTTCTGGTGCAGCTTATGTGGTTGGTGGTTTCGCAACTAGAACCCTAACCTTCGCTGCATTCTCTCAGCTTGCTGCGATCGGTACTCCAGTTGCAAACATTGCTAAGGTTACTGCTAAGTACACCGGCACTGCAAACAACCTAACCCTACAGAACTCCACTGCAAACGCATTCCAAGGCTTCACAATTACTGATGCTGCTGGAAACTACAACGTCAACGGTGGTTACCTATTCATTACTGACCAAGCGTACGCAGGTGCTAACACCTCTGGTACTCTACAGGTAGATATTAGCGAGGCCGTATAATGAGCGCATTTGAGGATTTTATCCAGACAGAACTTCCAAAACGTGGCTATTTGAATAGCGATGTTCCTCAGGAAACCGTCATTATTCGTCGTGGTAGCGGCCCACGCCAATTTGATGCAATTACCATTGGTGAAGGTCAAGTTCTAGGTTATCAGAACGGTCAACTACAAGCAATTTCGGTTACTTCTCTTGTCGCAAGCGGCATGAAGAAGGCCATTTTGACTATCACTGAGCCTCAGACCATTTGGACTATCAATCATAATCTCGGTTATGATGACGTTATCGTTCAGTGCTTCGATGAGAACAACTACGTTCTAATCCCTGACACTACACAGATCGTTGATGCAAATACTATTCGTATCACTTTCACTAACGCACAGTCAGGCGTCGCCCGCGTAATCTTCCTAGATTAAGCTTTAACGAGGCAAATAAAAAGGGAGTCGAAAGACTCCCTTTTCTTTTACGCTCTTCTGATTATCGACGGTGACGATAACGGAACTTGTACGAAGTGGTAAAGCCGAACACTGCGCCAATTGCGATACCGACCCATGCAATGACGCCACCCGCAAGGCCGGCGAAAAAGATTTTAAGCACCGCAAAACCAATTGCTGAAGCCTCGGTAACTGGAGCCTTAATGGCATAAATGATGTCGACAATTCCGCCGACAAACAGTACCCAAAAACCAACATAGACGCCGGTTAGAACGCCCGCAATAGCAATCAAAATTCCTAGTAGTTTCATGTTTTTCCTTATCGATTTCTCATCATACGTTCGTGTTGTGCTTCAGGCTGGATGTCCCAATTAGCACGTCTCCATTTTTCATCTGCAGACATTGGTTCAAAATCTCCATCCTCAAGCATGATCCGACCTTTTGGTGCCGGTTTTTCTTCAGGTACAGGTGAAGCCTTTTTAGCCTTTGGAACCGTGCCAGAGGCAGTAGGCTTATCGCAGTCCACGAAGCTTTCCGTCTTCACGTAGCTTGCTTGGATTTCAAAAACCATACCACCATCTGCATAAACTCGAACTATTCCATTCGAGTTCGTGACGATATTGAGCGTGTTACATACCTGCACGCTTATCTCCCGAAGGTAATCGGCTTATCTTGCTTATTTTCCAGGGTGGCATCGACATGGTCAGCCCACTTACGATAATCGATTTGGTTCATGTTCACGATTTCGATCAGTTGAACCAAGGCTGCCTGGAGTTGGGCCTTCGTACATTTTTCAGATTTGAGAAAATCCAAGGAAGGAGATTCTACTCCTTGGACCACGGTACCTTTTACTTCAACGTGAGTTGATGTCATTCGCTTGCTGCCTTTCTAAACATTTTAATGAGGGAATCTGCTTGGCGACACGCCTCGCGGTATTCTGATTGGGTTTTCTTCATTGAGTCGACGTTACGAATCAAACGGGCCAAAGTTTCAAGGCCGTTCAAAGCTTCACCGATAGTTGTCTTGTCGATAGTTTCCAAATAGCTAGTCTTGTTGAAGTAAGAACCAAGGATGGCTCGAACTTCTTCTTCAGTAGCCTTGAAGTACGCTTCCATTTGATCATACGTTCCAGTAAAACGACCCGTGATCTTTTCGTACTGCTTCAAGCCAGGAATTTCAATGGTGATGTACTTGGAACCAGCTTCGCGAGACGGAAACATTCGAGAAAATTCTAGTCCGCCGCCCTTCAACCAGTAAGTGCGATCCATATCCTTCGGATTGCCCATCGAAGGAGGCTCTTGGTCGAGCAGGCGGTATCCGTTCTTCTTGAAGAAGTGTTCCACCAACGAAATAACATGAGACAGTTTTGCGTAGGTGTACAGAGTATTCGTCAAATCGCCAGAAATCTTGCGAATCGGCTTGATGAACGGATGGTCGTTTTTTGGAGCTTCACCTTCTACCACGATCTTGACATTCTGGAAAGTCGTGATGTTTTCGTAAACTGGCTGCCAAAGAGCGGTAAACAGCTCGAATGCATGACGAGCAGTAATGGACGGCCAAACGTCCATTTCTTTCGTCTCATCCCATTGCTTTACATCCAATCCTTGACGACGAAGAATGTAATCTTCGACGCTGGAAAATTCCTTCGTGTCGACATTTTGGTACTGCGACAAACGGCGTTCTTGATGGATCTTTTTGAGGTTCTCAATTTGATCCAAGTCGATGATTTGCTCCCCACCATTGTAGGGAACGTCGAAGATCTTTTCACCAAGCTGATACTTTCCAGTAGCAAGCTTGACATAGACCAGATCGTTTTCTTGAATCCAGCCAGTTACGAGAAGATCAACAGAGTGGGGAGCAATGGGAGTCATCGAATTTCCTTTTAATCGGTTAGTTTTGAGTACCAAACTGCAATGTCACCGCTAAGGTTGATGATGCGGTCGATTGCGTCAATTTTTGAGCATTTGAACATTGCGATAGTTGGTCTGCGTTCTTCATCTTGAATGACATTATAAACCGAAACCAAGTTGTTGTAAACGTCAGTTAGGTTTTTCAATGTTTCATTTTGAAAATCTTCATCTTGTTTGAAGATGACATTGAGCTGTCGACCAGCCTTCTGGCTGAGTCTTTCGCTAAACTTGTAATCTGTGACCAAATATGGTATGGTACTAAATACCACATTTCCAGTTTCTTCAACTTCATTCATCAGCTTGGCTGGAGCAGATTCAGTCTTCTTGTAGACAGGAGTCTTAGCAAGAACATCCTTCTGTTCTTCAATTTCGCCGATAACTTCCATACGACATGCACGAGCCTTAGCGTCGTTGTAGTCAGCAGGAATAGAAACCACGTCCGCCGGGTCGACCTTGACGATTAGGATTCGGTTGCCGGTACCAGCACCGAAATGACCAAGGTACGAGAAGGAACAGAAGTGTAGACCATCAGAGCAAAGGTTTGCACGATTGTCGTCGACTTCGTTACGAGGCATTTCAACGATATTGCCAATGTTGTAATTGACGGTACCGGAGTAAATGTCGAAGTAGTCGTCCTTGACCTTCTTGTAGGCGATGATGTAGCCTTCTTCGTCGATCGTAACGTCAGCCTTTTCCATGAATGGATAGCATTCTTCGATAGCGGTCTTGGAAGGATTCTTGAGCAGACGCTTTAAGAAATTTGAAAGCGGATTGATGTCGAACCCTGCAGCAAGCATGTTAACCAAACGCTTGGTTACGCTATTGTAGACCTTACGTTCACCAACAAAAACTTCACCATTGACGATGCGAACTTCTTCACCGATGGTTTCAGTAATCTCTTTGCTAACTTCCTTTTCAACACGTTGGACTGCATCCTTAGTGTTGAATAGATCTTCGATTCCGTCGAAATCACGGTTCTTGATCTTTTCAATGATTCGGTTGAAAGACCAAAAATCACTTGGCGCAGAGAATTGACGGCCATCCTTGAATAGGGTGACGCCTTGTTCTTTCACGATATACGCGACTTTTGAAGTCATATTACACTCCTTCTACTAGTTTGATGTATTGTACTATGTGTGGGAATTGATCGGCTGATCTTTCGTAATTCACTGCTTGGAAAACAGATTCATGCTTCGTGTACTTTGAAGCATAGGAGCCGATTAGGGGATATTTCTCAACTACATCTTTGCATTGTATCATAAATTGTTTGGCAAGTACATAGTAATTTTCACCAAGAACCCACGATAGAATTTTTGAAATGTACTTACTGTCTGCAAGAATACTGCGGGCTCCATCATGACCGAAGCCATAGGTTTCGGTGTTCATTGAGAATTGAGAAAAGATCTTTGAACGGTCCTTCAGCTTTTCACAATGACTAAAGAATTGTGCCGCAGATCCGACAATCTTTTTGTAATCGCAATCAGGAAGATCGTTTACGAGCTTGATCCGATCTTGCAGATTTTGGTCTTCCATCATGATCTTAGTTCTAGTCGAGAAGATAGATGCGGTCAAACCAGAAATCGGAGACAGGAAGTTCTTTGCTGTGTCAATTGAGCTTGAAGGCAGCTTGACTGGGAAAGCGCCAGCTGTTGCATATCGATTGAAGTCGTCGATGGTTCTGGATATTTCAGCAATGCCGTTTCTATTCGACAGAGACAGCAAGCTTACGAGCTGTTCGAGCTTATCTTGCTTTAGACCCTTGATGGTTTTGATCAAAAGATCGGTAAAGGAAGTCCATTTTCCCTTCTGCGCCTTTTCAAACTGGGACTTAGTCTTGATTACGACGAAGACTTTATCCTTGAGGAGATACTCGCCAGAGAATGCAGAGAAAACACGGATCAGCTCAGCAAGCTCGAAGAAACTTGAGTCGCCAACTTTGTATTCATGTCGAATATGATTTCGGTCTCCTTCAGAACCAAACAAATCCATTTGGTTGTATTGTCTGCGAATGTAGACGACATTGCTTTCTTCAAAGCCAGGAAGTTTGAAATCATTCCCCATCTTGTCAGCTGGGGTTTCGTAGAACCTTTCCTCTCTTGGTAATTTTTCATCTGCGCCAAAGGTCAAAATGTTGAACGCACAGTATTCGTTTTTTGACATGTAGGTCTTCGGTTCTGCAATTTTGAAGACCTCAGGAACATCAACCTCAGAAGCTTTGATGACTTCGGCATTGAGAGTTTTTGCGATTTGCTTAATGGTTAGCTCAACTGCTGCCATCTCGTCTTTGTCAAATCGACCACCAGAACGGTGGGCATGAGTAACGACCAGATAGTCAACATAATTCCGCTTGACTGCTCGCATGAAACCTGCGCGGATATTTGCCGAAACATCCTTTGGATAGTCATCAATAATGAAGCCAAGACGAATATTGCGGCGCTTGATGCTGACATTAATTGACGTCGCTTTAGTGTTGAACAGCCGCGAAGCCTTCATGTTGCCGAAATCATCAACCGTAGACAAGAACTTCTCGGTAAAGCTGACATTGTTCGCGTCGTACAACGGAGATTTCAGCTTTTCTTTCAAACTGCGCAAAATTTGGTTGCGAGTCGTTTCAAGATCTTTTCCGATCCGTTGGCTTGACTCAAGGAGTTCTTCTTCTGTAGGAACCGTGTTGGTAGAAGACTGCCATTTATCGATCGTTTTGATGAGGAGTCGACGCCATGCCCGAGCAACATGCTCAGCGGCTACGCCCTGTTCGGTGATTTCACCAAGAGTTACTGCAGCGGTCCGTGCTGGCCGATGATTCGGGTTTTGTTCATGGAGGCTGTAGAGGTTAACCTTGGTGGTCAAACCTCCTTTGAGCTTCACGTCTACTGGATGATTGAAGAGCTTGCCGAAGTGCTTGAATTCGGAAATTCCGAAAGATCGTTTCATCGACTTCCATGGCTCAACCTTGATGTTAGTCTCGTCAACTTCGCGAAGGAAGAAACAGCGTTCTTCAACTTCAGCAATAGAAGTACACTCACCGAATTCTTCGTTGATTCGCTCCATTAGAGCTTCATGAATCTTTTTCAGGTGTGCAAGGATCGTACGAACGGTCTTCTTCGTGTATTGCAAATGCTCACGAGACGGAGTATGGTCGACCTGACGGTTTTCGACGTAGATGCGAAGAGGAACTTTGCAAAGGCTCAGAAGATAGAGATCTTCTTCGTCGAATAGATGCTCAAGCTGTAGAACATCGATTGGGTAGGAAATTCTAGCCATCACTACGAATGGCTTATCGCCAAGGTAGTAGCCAGTCCCGTTGTTTTCTGCGATTTCCCAATCTTCGCCATGAAGACCGATGTTCTCTTTTGCTACATTTACCGGGACGTTGAGAATCGCTGGCTTCGGATTGAAGTGGTAAATCGCCATTGGCAGATTTACTTTGAATTCGTTGTACTTGTCGCGACGAACGGCAAACTGGATCTTCATGCCATTCGGTTCGTCAGCTTCATTTTCGCTAACAAAGCTGATACACGGGAAACCTTCTTCGTTCTTATAAGCGAAGTATGTGCGAGCCTTTCCACCTTGGTAAGAAACGACGGTGAAGTCGTCGACTACCGAGAAAGGAGATTTTGAGCCAAGACCCAATGCGCCAGTCGCGTCGACTGAATCAGATTTCGTAGAGTCGAAATAGGTCGTGTACAGGTTCAGGACTTGATCGTCATCCAACCCTGTACCGAAATCTCGAATGTAGAAATATGGAGCTACCTCATTTGGTAGATGAATCTCGAATGGAACGTCTTGAGTTCCTGCTGAAATATGCGCGTCAAAAGCGTTAGTACTCAACTCTCGAATCACAGCAAGAGCTTTGTTCATGTAAAGGCTATCGCTTAGGATGTTGAACGCCTTTACACTATTTTTCATAGTGAAGCCCTTTTGGCCCACAAGGCCTTGGGTCTCCATGACAACTTCGTCCATTTTTCTTCCTTAGTATCGGTTAAAAAGTCTGATCATCCCTTTGGCTTTTAGTGCCTTAAGGCATCCATCATCTCCAATCAATGGTCCAGCCGATCTGGTCCCGTCGATATTACAGAGATTTCCCCATTTGTCGTAATGGACGTGATGGATGAAGCCTGGAGGGAGAACATGTTCATCTTTATCTATCCCTGCTTTTTCACGAACTTCTTCAACAGAGATTAAAGTATACTCGCACATCAGATGGTGCTCTTCGCAGACAGCCGCGCCGTTGCTCAAATAGTAGCCGCCATTTGGGAAAAGCTTACGGTCGAGGATATGGTGGGGATCAATGGCAGGTTTGTCGCAAAAGACACACTTCCCACCAGATCTTGCAAACACCTGTTCCTTAAATTGTTCGCGCGTAAGTAACTTCATTCTATGAATTGTACACTGAAATCTCAAGAAAGTAAACGTGTTTTTGCATTTGACCTTTTCCAATAAATACTCTAAACTTTATTTTAAGGACTAACAATGAGTCTCTTGCCGGGTGTAAACCTAAATTTAGAAAAAAGCGCATACGACATGTTCGGCGGCGCAGTGCGCGACTTTGGTGGCAGAGCCATTGGAGCGATTGGTGGTGACATTCTTAAGAGTGTCGTAGGAAATGAAGAAGGAGAGGGTGCAGCACCGTTCTCGGGCAGATGGCAATCCACAAAGTATGCTGCCGACCTTGTTCAGTATGCACCAAAGCATCGCTTCATGTTCAAGGTGGATTTCAAATTTGATCCACGATACTCTGACAAGTTGATGGGAGGTCGCGAGAAGAACGCCTTTACCTTCCTAGTAAAGATGATCGACAGACCTAAAGTTGAGTTCGTCTACGAAGACGTCAACTACTACAATTTTAGAACCAAGGTATTGAAAGAAATTCGTCATGAACCTCTTTCGATGACCTTCATTGACGACATCGGCAACAACACTACCGACTTCTTCAACGCGTATCGCAAAGCATTCTCCCCAATCTCAAGAAGCGACTTTCCGACCGGCCTAGATGTGAGACAAGCTCAGCAGTCAGGTATGAACTTCTCGTTCCCTCTTCTTGAGAATCAGATGGACACTGCAACTCGAGGCGTCCTATTTGGAGATGCTTACAACTGTTTGCAAGCCATCGTAATTCGTCAGATCTTCGCACATGGTACTAGAATGTGTGAGTACACCTTCAACAACCCACGTATCAGCCGCTTCGACTTTGACGAAGTGAATCATGAAACTGGTGAAGGAAATGGTCTAACTGTCCAATTTGACTACGATTCTCTTCATGTCTCTGAGATGCGAAACACCAACGGAACTCCATCTCCTCAGTGGGGAAAGACCGATATTTTGGGCAACCGTCCTGGAAAATCTGGTGGTTTGACCGCAGCTGACACAATGAAGAACTCTTTGTTCGATTCGGTGATCAACGCAGGCACAAGAATGGCTGGTGGTATGGCATCAAGCATCATCGGTAAGGCCGTCAGCAAGATACCTTTCGTCGGATCCGAGCTCTCAGGATTTGCTGGAGCGATGGCTGGCCGAGTAACGACCGCAATTGGTAGAGATACGTTGCGCACCGCAGCACAAGGAATAAATAACTCAATTGCGAAGCCTTCAGAACCTGCGGCTTCTAATCCTTCCAACCCGGCTGATCAGTCTGATAAGATTATTCCATAATGGCACTTAGAGCTAGATTCATACCTAAAAATCCAGGGAAATACCTTGGCAACCCAGGAAACATCTTCTGTAGAAGTTCTTGGGAACTTTCTGTTTGTAAATTTTTTGATAGTCATCCAAGTGTCTACAAATGGGGATCAGAAGAAATCAAGATCCCTTATGTAAAGCCTACAGACGGAAAAGTCCATTACTATTTCCCAGATTTTATCGTCGTCTACAAGGACAAAGAAGGTAACCTTATCAAGGAATTGGTTGAGGTAAAGCCATTGAAGGAATCAGTCCTTACTGAACGTAGCTCCAATTACGATAAGCTCGCAATTATGGTTAACCATGCGAAGTGGCAAGCAGCTGAGGCGTTCTGTGCAGCAAACGGCATGAAATTCCGTGTCTTGACCGAACAGTCAATCTTTGCTGGTGGTAGAAAGCCAGCGAACAAGACAAAAAGAACCCGTGCCTCAAATGGAACCAAACCAAATAAGAAGACCGGTGAAAGGAAGTCTAAATGAAGGCTATGGAATTATTCGAAGCTGAAGCTAGAAGATGGCCTAAGGCTCAAGGTCGAGAGACTCCTCCAACTAAAGAAATGGTCAGATACCTGACTCGATTTACACATAAGGGTTCTGCTGACTATACTCCGTACGACCACAAGAATTATTGGGTAGACGAAAAAGACGGTTCCTTCTGCGCGTATCAAACTACCTCTCTTTATTTCAGAAAAGTGACTGATCTGTTTCTCCCTCCTTTTAAGATCAAGGAGGCTGGCTGGGTAGGATTTGACAACTCTTGCGAATTTACCGATTTCTCTTGGCTGCCGGAGAAATGTTCTATCCTTATGTTCCTAAATTCGAAAGTCCAGACTTTAAAAGGTATACACAAGGCGGTTAAAGAAGTCAAAGAGCTTTACATCGGAAAGAACGTCAAGAACGGACTATTGGATGTAGCGCGAATCCAAAAGCTTGGGGCGATAAGAAACAACATAACTGTAGCTGAGAATCGCGAATTGTTTAACGCAGTCAAACTACTACAAAAAGGCAAGAAAGAAAATCTTGATGTTCTAGACATTCAAGATATGTTCATTGACGCAGGACTAGAAAGATTCCTATGAAATTGACTGAAATTAAAGTAGAGAGCCGATCCGCCCCATTATCTGAAGAACAGAAGAAGTGGTTGCTAACCTTCGTTCACGCCGCCGACATAAAAACCAATGAAGAGTTTGGAACCTTCAGAGGACGTATCGTAACATCTAGAACCTTTATTCACATTCATGACTATGAGGAACCTTATGACAAGCTTCCTGAAAGCGTTCGTTTTGGTAAAGTCCAACTTTTCATTCTAGACGGTTCAGTTACTCTTAACAACTTTGATATTCTACCAAGCGAGTGCAAGCATATCGAGTTTAAGAAAGGTGCAAGCATTCCAAAAGACCTAAAAGGACTTTCAAAGGGAATCGTCTCATGCGAGAAGCTAACTCTCCCTAGAGATATTCGTTCTGGACTTCTTGAAATAATGAAGGTGAAGGGTCTAAAGGAAGTTTTTCTAAATGGGTCCGCAAATCCTAAACTTGGCGGGGCATTTGCTATAGTCCAGAGTCATGTAAGAGAAGGCAAAGATATTTTTGACTGTCAAGAAGCCCTTCATGACGCTGGCTTTAAGGAATTCTGCTAATGAAACTGAATACTTTACTTGAATCTACACAGGAAGAAATCTTTGAAGATTACATTCTTGCGAATCTACTCTACGGCAACCTAAATGGGAATGATCGTCCTAAGTTTGCTGAGTTCTATAAGAACGCAAAGAGCAAGAATATGCAGAAGATCGCTAAGTATTATCTTGAAAGAAAGATGGATCAGTCCGAAAGAGATAAATTTCTCCACAACAATAAAGACGATCTAAAGCAGGTAAGATTTAACGGTGAGTTTCTTGACTGCGAATACGGGCTTGGCATTACCATTTACATCTATGACATTGCTGGCGCTCCACCGTTCAAGTTTAAACGTGGTGAAGAAATTTACGATTTCGGCGTTTATGGAACTTGTGAAACTCTTACTGAGTTCCCTTCTTGGTTCCCTAACCATATGACACGATATCAGCAAGATGGAACTGGAATAAAATCACTAAAGAACATCCATAAAGTGATTGAATCTTGTGGTGAACTTTATTTCAGTGGATCAGAAGACTGTTTACGAAATGTTTCTTACCTCGCAGGAATAAAGAATCTAGACAGAGTTGAATTTGCTGGAAACATTAAGGTGACTGATGCTGTAAATAGCTACTTAGATTCAACTCATAGAGACGAACGAGATATTCTTGATCTTCAGGATCATTTGATAGACAATGGATTTGAGCAATTTGCATGAAAATAAAAAATCTTTTTGAAGCGTCAAATCCTTGGGCGCATATCCCAGAAGACGTGGTTTCTTGGTTAAAACTACACCTTAAGAATTTTGATTTGAAAAATGCATCACATTTCTCATTTGAGAATGGCGAGCTCAATCTAAACAAAGATTCTAGAGCAGTCTTCGGTGGGATTTCTGACGAAGACATTCCAGAATGGAAGTTTGGTTCTGTTGGAGAAATAGAATTCGACAACACTAATTCATTTACCAAATTCGATTTTCTCCCTTATCGTTGCGATTACAACCTTCAGTTTGACTTCAAGATGAGCTTAAAGGGGATTTACAAACGAGTAACTGAATGCAATATTTTCTACATCAGCAAAGAAACTACTTCTGGTCTTTTAGATCTACTGAGAATAAAAAATATTCGAGGTGGTATACTTGTTAGTGGTGGAACATCTTCTATCGATCCTGACTTTAAAAAGGCGTTCTTGCTAGTGAAGTTCGGTTTTGAAGATGGAGATGATATTCTAGAAGTTCAGGACAGATTTATTGACGCAGGACTAGAAAGATTCCTATGAGATTAGAAACTTTATTTGAAGCGACCAAAGACCTCAAGGGCTATATTGAAATGCTCAATGAGATTATGTGGTTCACCACTCTTAATACTGCTAAGCTAAATACCTACGGAAAAGACGAAGCTGCTAACAAAGAGCTCGAAGCTATGATGAAGCAATTCCGTAGTCCAATCCTGAATGGTAAAAAGATCGGCGACCTCATGAGTGAAGTTGGCTTGGTGACTGTCAAGAATCCTAAAGTCATTCCTCATTTGCTCAAGTGGACCTATCAATTCCTACAATACGTTACTCCACGTATTGATAATTTCTGTAACGATCAAGGCAAGCAAATGTTTGGTAAGAGAATCAAACAAATTACCGACCTTTACAAAAAGACTGTGGCCGACTTATCATGAACTTCAAGAGCTTTCACCAACTTACAGAGGGCATAAACGACAAATTCGTCTTCAAGGCTTTATTTGTTGTTGGTGTTGCTGCTTCTGGCAAGTCCACCATCTCTACCCCTCTAAAATTCTACGCAAAACATATTGACGTGGATTACCCTATCGAGTTCTATTCAGAGAAATATAACCTCGATCTTGGTAAAGAAGGCGACGCAGCGGGTAAACGTCGTGCTCGCGAGATTGGTAAGAGGGTAACGACTGAAGAACTTATCAACTACGTCAGTGGAATGTTGCCGATGGTGATTAACGTGGTCGGGGACGATATCGACAGAACAAAGGCCCGCATTAAAATGCTACGTGACCTTGGTTACGACGTTGGTATGGTCTACATAAATGCTGACATCGAAGACGCGTTGAAGAGGGTCATTGCTCGCCGATATGGAAAGAATAAGGACAAACATCGTCACATCTCGTCTGAGCATGTCTATGATTCTTATCGCAAGCTGGTAGTGAATGCTAAGAAATATCAGGACATGCTTTTCGACCAGGCTTCAGGAAACCAGGAGCTTCTTGACTTCTACACCCAAATAAAGAATGACGGATTCATCGACGAAGTAACTATCAAGAAAATCCAGAAACAAGCAGAAGCATTCTTTAGCTCTCCAGTCAAGAATCCTAAGGGTAAAGAGTATCTTGACCAACTGAAGGCCGAAAAGAAAAAAGCCCTCACTGACATCGTCAGCAAGAGCGATATTATCGAACTACTGCGTAAGTGGTTCTAACTACTCGCAGTCGTACTCCATAAACCAGTCGCTTAGTCCGTTCGACAAGGCAAGAGCCAAAGTCTTGCCTGACCCGAAGTACTGAAGATCGTTTCCACAACTGATCACAGTCTGCCAAAGCTTTTGCCGGTCAACAAAGTAGTACTCGACTCCAATACCATTTTCCTTCAGCTCACGAAGGATCCTTCCGATCTGTTCTTCGTTTACGTTGTCTTTGTCGAGCTCGTTGATTACGTCAATGATTGCCATGTTTACACCTCCGCTTTTGCCTGATTTTATCACATAGTTGGTCAGTTGTAAATAAATACTTCAGACAATTTTGACTTAGAGTCCTTAAATGCATCTAATCCAACTATACGAGTCTTCAGAGCTCAAGACATACAAGCCTTGGGTCTTCCCTTCTGTGAAGACCTTGAAGGACGACTTTGCCCAGTTCCAGCGAAAGCAGGACAAATGGGAGAATCGTGCCCGTATTATACTGCTCCAGTCCCCACTGTTTACTGACTTCGATGATTTTAGGGAGAAGGTAGAAGCGGGAGAAATCCGAGAGATTGACAGATCTTTTGTCAGTCATGTTCAAGGTATGTCGTCTGTTTCTAGCATTAGTTCTCTTAAGAGCTTGGTCAAGACTTATTCCTCTCATAAAGACGTCGATCGTATTGCCAACGGGATAAAGAACGAAGAAAAACTCCCAATGCCAATCATCGTGAAGGGCGCGAAAGGAATGTGGATCCTTTCTGGAAATACTCGATGCAATGCGGCTTTCGCTCTTGGATTTAAACCAAAAGTCATTATCGTCAACCTAGCACAGGAACAGGAAGATGAAGCTAACGTTTAAAGAGTTCCTTGCTGAAGCTACAGTAAAAGATAGCGTCAATAGAAAAAAGATCATCTTTGACAAAATCGATTCTGAGGAAAAAGTCAAAGAGCTAATGAAGCTTTTGAACAAGAACTGCAAGCACGCTACTGACAAGTTCTTCAAAACTAATTTTGGTATTTTCCGTGGGATGTCAGATGGCCCAGAAGTCATTCAGGTCCAGTACAATAAAGGAACTCGTACTACCGAAAATACTCATGACTACTATCGAATGATTATCGACACCCACCCTGATTTTCAGGGAACAGATCTTCCTAAGCGAAACAAAGCAATGATCGCTTCCACTAGTAGAGAATACGCTACCGGCTACGGTGAAGCTCTTTACGTTGTGTTCCCATTTGACAATACAATCATAGGTGTAGTTCCGCAACATGACATCTTTGATTTGAATTTTAAGGTGTTTGATAGAGAAGCAAACGTTGATGGTATCTCTACGATGATCAATCGAATTTTTACCAATGCACGTGGAGCAGGAAATAAAAAAGTCAAAGTAGGCATTATCACTCCTGAGATTTTCGTCAAGAATATTGATGAAATCGGAATGGAGCGTGTAGTCACTAGTCTACAAAATGGATGGAGCCCGTTCATTAAAGACGAGGATATGGGTGCTAAAGAATTCGCTAAAAAGTTTGGCATTTCTGACGGCAAAACTTTCCTTGACTATCTCTACAAAACCCTTTCTCCACAAAACCTAAAGTTCAAAGCATTACTTCCACAAAATTTCTATAGCCAAGCACCAAACGATAAAGAAGTCTGGATTGGCGACAAATGTATTCTAGTTTCGGCTGAATCAATTGGTTTTATCAAAAGAACATTGAACATTAAATGAAGCTAACATTTAAAGACTTTCTTAAAGAATCAACTTACCTTCAAGCTGATGAAATTTCTCCAGAAGAAGCCGCTGAAATGATCAAAGAGCGTGGCAAAGAATGGGAGAAGATCATTGGAGGATACGCGACAAATAATCTGAATTGGATTGTGTATCGCGGAATGAAGGAGAGATTCTCTCCAGATATCTGTTTGAAATATCCTCGCACCTCGCGTCGTCCAATGACTACTGCGAAAAAGGTCCATGAGCTTGCTGATGACTATTTTAAACACAAATTTGGAACAAAATTTAGATCAGAATCTATTTTCGTTTCTCGTTCGACTAGTCTAGCTGAATCATATGGTGATGTTTACGCAGTGTTTCCTTTAGACCGAGTGACATTTTGTTGGTCTCCTAAGGTTGAAGACTTTACTTATTCTGCTCAAGAGTTTAACAATCGTCATAGAGACGACGAAGATTTAGATAAAGTTCCAGTGTCAAACACTGAATTCAAAGAATTCCAAGAATTTATGGATTCACTTGACTATCATTGCGATGATGACTCACTAAGAACAGATCTTGTCAAATTTAGAGATTTTAAACAACATGAAGTAATGATTAAATGTGATGAGTATTTAGCTATAAGAAAAGAAGCACTTCATAAAGTGCTTGATCTTCTGTTAGCATAAATAGCCTAAGTTATTGAATTGGAATCAAAATGAAATTCACATTAAAACAATATCTCGCAAATGATCTTTTTGAAGGTTTCATTGAGCAGATTCAGGAAGAAAACATTCTAGATATTTTGTCTGTTTTAAAGAAAAAGCTTGTTGAGCTTTTAAAAGAAGATGAGCAGCTCGACAACCATAAAGTTGATCACTATCTTAAGATCGTTGCTATTTTTGAACAGTTTTTCCGTTTCGTTCAAGCTAAGAAGATTGATCCTACTGACCTAATCGGTTTCAAGCGATTAGTCGATAACAATGATATGGATCACGCAAATGAGGGTGAAGTCGAAAAGGGAATTGAAAAGATTCTCAACACTTACAATGATAACCACTTCATGAGCTTTAAGACTATTGTTGAGCGTAGATTTGACGATTTCAAGAAGTGGTTCTTTGGTAAAAACAAAGAAGATCTTAAGATTGTTCATGATGCAATTGATTTCACCATGGGCTATATTCAGAAATATAGACAAGCTGTTCATATTGCATAAGGAGAAAACATGAAAATGAAACACCCCCTAGAAGACACATTCGGTCTAGATGATACTTACAATTCAGATCCTCTTGAAGGAACTGATCTAACCACAATCGATGACGATCAATATTTAGCAACCACTGAAGCTAATCTTCCGGCTCCTGTTGCAGAACCCGACGAAGAAGATAAAGAAATCAACAAGAAGATCGACACCATTTACGGCGAAGCAATGTCTGCTTATCAGAATCAAACTGCATTTGTTGAAATTCTTGAACCACGTTATGCCGCAAGAAACGCAGAAGTTGCTGCGGGATACTTGAACACTGCTCTAAATGCAGTGGCTCTACGTGCTAAAGTGAAGAATGAGCGTAAGAAATCTGCAGGTGGTTTCGTTCCTTATGCAAACCAAACCACTAACAACGTTGTAGTGGCAGATCGTAATCAACTTTTGAAAATGATGGCCGAAGGTAATGGCCCAATCGTGAACCAGTAAAATGATTTCATTTAAACGTTTCCTAAAGGAAGAGAAAGCTCCTCTTCCTAAGACTAAAGAAGATACTGAGAAAGCCCTTTGGGATTTCGAAGAATGTATTGAAGGCGGCATTGCCAATTGTCAAATTGTTGATACCGCTTTTGGGCCTGCGGTAAACGTAAAAGGAAACGTGAATCTCAAAGCATTATCTCTTGAATATCTTCCTTTCAGATTCAACATCGTTACCGGGCATTTCCATTGCTCAATGAATAAGGAGCTGAAGTCTGTCGAAGGGGCTCCTAAATGGGTAAAAGGTACTGCTAATTTTGAACATTGTTGGTCACTAAAGAACCTTGATTACCTTGGGCTTATTGGTTTTCAGTGTGAAGGGCCTGTTTCATTTGCACAATGTAAAGAACTTGAAAGAGTTTCTGAACAAGGGCAAATGCTCTACACTGGAACGGTTATTCTATCAGATTGCCCAAAGCTAGAGTCAGTAAAAGGATTGGGAACTATTTTTGGTAATCTAAACATCACAGATACCGCTATTAAGTCATTCCATGACTTCCACAAATATGTCAAATTTGGAGAAAAGTCTAAAGCTGAATTGATTCTCTTCAATGGTAGAAAACGCCAAGTGATTGAGGAATGTGGATTGAATCTTATGCTTGTCAAAAACCTAAAGACTATCATATGGGATTTGGCAGACAGAAGTATGGGATGGTGCGAGATCATCGAGGCGAGTATCCAAGGCGAAGACGACGTATTTGAAGTTCAAGACAAGCTCATCGACGCGGGTTTTGAAAAGCAGGCAAGACTATGAAATTATTTAACTTGTTCGAAAACCAGACTAATCAAGTTGGTTATTACGAGACTTTCCCTGTTGGTAATACTGTATCTGATAAAGTTAAAAAATTTCTTGACCAGCACCAAGAAGATTTCCAAAGTGTTTCTTTAGATAAAGAGTTACGTTTACGTTCTTCAGACTTTGATGAGTTAACTAAGTTTATCAAATTTTATGACTCAAAGAATTTCAATCTCAACATTGGGTCCGGGTTGTTTTTCGTAACAGGCGATGAAATTGTTAATGACTTCAGTAAGTTCCCAAAGATTATTAGATCGACAATAATGTTCGGTGAAAACTGTCATTTCAATTCATTCAAAGGTATAGATAAACACTTCACAGAAATCAATGGTAAAATTTACTGTGATGGAAATAAGATCAAATCTCACATTCTTGGTATCCTAAAGATTAAAGGTGTAACTGCACTGTCTATGGGAGCAGATTGGAGAAAAGCTGCCGGAGGCGCAAATGGTCAACGTGGATTTGACTTTGAAGAGCTTATTGCTAAGTACTTGCCTGCTAGTCCAGACTATGAAGGCGGAGATATTTTCGATTGCCAAGACGCACTATTAGAATTAGGTTTTGAAGAGTACGCAAGACTATGAAAAAGACATTTAAACATTTCCTTATTGAATCCCAGAAACTTCCTCATTGGCCAAAGACAGTCGAGGAATTGAAAAAGATCTACGCAAAGATATGTGTTGATCCAGATTCTGGAGAGGTCATGATGCCCATGTTTAGCGACCTATTTGAGGACGCTTCAGTAAAGTTTAATGATGACGTTACTGTTAGTATCGATTGGCACCATAGAGTTGATAGAATCCAAATTCAAGATTGGATGCTGGTTGATGGTCAAATGCCGTTTCCGTTTAAGGATGTAAAAACAGCATTTGTTATTTCTCAAGGCTGTAAGCTTAAATCTCTTGCTGGAGTTCCTCGCTCGTGTGAAGTGTTCACTATTGAAGAACAAGGTTTAGATAGTACCGTTAAAGACCTTGTTGGTGGCCCAGAAGAGGTTAACTCATCTTTTTCAGTTTTCGCTTGTGATGGAATAGAATCTATTAGAGGGTTCCCAACTAAAATCGGCAATGACATGAATCTGTCAATTAGATTCTGCAAAAACTTTAAAGACTTTTCTGGCATTCCAGAAAAGCTAGGTAACTTCAATCTTTCTTCAACTGAGCATTTCACTAACGACAATTTGAAAGATCTACCGAAGGAAGTAGACACGCTGTCGCTAGATCAACTACCTAAATTAACATCACTCCATAACATTCATAAATACGTCAAATCGGCAAAACGAATTACTCTTTATCAGACCAAAATCTTTTCTTCAATTTTAGGTCTGGCAATGATCAACGGATTAAATGAAGTTGAAGAATCATTCTATGACGTAAACAATGAAGACAAGTCTTGGCCGACTGATGGAATCATTCCAATCGTCGAAAAGTATATTGGCTCACACGACGTTTTTGAGTTCCAAGAAGAACTCGTAGACGCAGGATTTACAGAATTGGCAAAAATATGAAACTATCCGCAATTTTCAAACAAACCCTAAACGAATCTGATTGGGGCGATGAGCATGATCGTTTAACCAAACAGGAAATCGAAGATTGGTGTGCAAGTGTCAAAGTACGGAATATTCGAGTTGAAAAAGAAGGTAAGAATTTCGTAATCAATTGTCAAGAGAGCGTTCGAATCCGTGCCAATGATCTTCCACTGGATGATGACAACATGTGCTACTTACCTTACCAATTTGGAGAAGTAAATGGCAACTTCATTATTATCACTAATGGTAGAGAAAAGCTTCGCTCATTGAAGAATGGCCCAATAACCGTCTATGGCCGTTACAGCGTACCAGGGCTCGGCATTGAATCTCTTGAAGGTATGGCCGGCTCGGTTCAAGATAGATGTGATGTCTCGGACAACCAACTTAAAGATTGGGACGGTATCCCATCTCAGTGCGGTGAATTAATCATCCACGGAAATAAGATTACAACCTTCACTGGGATTTCGAAGAATTGGATAATGGGTTCGGTCCTACAATGCGATCCAATCGAAAGAGGAGTTTTAGAGCTCCTACAAGTTGAAGGTTTAGAGCAGGTAAAATTCGTCCATAACTATGGTGGAACTTCAGCTGCAACAGAAATCAATAAAGCCCAACAAATAATCAATGACCATTTGCAGGGTGATCGTGATGTACTTGATATGCAAAGTGATTTCATTGACGCTGATATGACCGATTGGGTAAGAAAGTAAACGATAAATATCTCCATCGTTTCCAACCAAGCAAATCACAATGTCAAACCTAGAATATTTTAACCGAGTCGTCTCAGTTAGAGAAGAGCTCGACAAAATTTCCCCGAGCTTTTGCCTAGCAAAGTGGCTTCAGTCTACCATTCTCCTTTACAATGGCGAGACTCATTCGTGTCACCACCCATCAAGACATAAGATTGATGCTGAGCTTTTGAAGACCAATCATAAGGCAATCCACAATACTCCAATCAAGATGTTCGCCCGTAAAGAGTTGCTTGAAGGTATTCAAACCAAAGAGTGCGATTATTGCTGGAGAATCGAGAACTCAAACAATGAGAATGTGTCAGATCGAATCTACAAATCTGGGTCTCAATGGTCTCGTCCATTTCTTCAGGACGTCCTAGACTCTGGTGAAGGTCCAAACTTCAATCCAACCTACCTCGAAGTTGCCTTTGAAAGCACCTGCAATTTTGCCTGCATGTACTGCACTCCAGATGTTTCAACGCAATGGATGGCTGAAGTTGAGAAGCATGGTCCTTACAAACTTCATACCATTACGATGCATGATTCCAACTGGTTAAAGCAGTCTGGAAAGTATCCTATCCATCGCGATGAATACAACCCGTACATCGAGGCGTTTTGGAAATGGTGGCCTGAACTTTACTCCACATTGAAGGTTTTCAGAATCACTGGTGGTGAGCCGCTTCTTTCTAAACATACATGGAAAGTCATTGACCACATCAAAGAGAATCCAAACCATAATCTACAGTTTGCGATCAACACCAACCTCGGAGTTCCAGACAAGCTGATCGATCGCTTGATTGAAGAACTGAAGTCTATTCAGGGGAATGTCAAAGACATCAAGATCTTTACCTCTGCAGAGGCAGCAGGCGAACAGGCAAACTATATTCGTTATGGAATGGATTACGACAAGTTTATCGACAATCTCGATAAGATCATGACTGCTTTGCCTGAAGTTCAGATTGTCTTCATGACTACAGTGAATGCACTTAGCGCCTTCAACTTCCATGAATTCCTTGAGGACATTATCATCCTTAGAGCAAAGCACGTTAAGGATGCAGCACATAGTACTCTCGGTCTGAGCGTAAATTACCTCCGTTGGCCGATGTTTCAGGACATTCGAATCCTTCCAAAGGACGTCAAAGAGAAGGCTAAAAAGAATATCACCGAAGTAATGGAAGCACATAGAAACAAGGTGCCAGGATTTGGTGAAGCTCTATTCTATCTTGAGGAAATCGACCAGCTCGAGCGCCTCATGAAGTATATGGACCAGGATTTACCGAATCACACAGAAATGCTCCAGGATTTCAAGCTCTTCTACAATGAGTATGACCAAAGACGCGAGCTAGACTTTGAGCGGGTGTTCCCCGAAATTGCCTGGATGGTGCAATAAATACATCTTTCATACTATGAAAGAGATTTATGGCTGTTGGAATTAAAAGAGCAAATCGAGAATCGGAGTATACACCGGACCAGTTAATGGAATTGGCAAAATGTCAAAACGATCCGGTGTATTTCATCAAAAAGTACGTGAAGATTCAGCACCCAACGAAGGGTTGCGTTCCATTCGAACTTTACGATTACCAGCTCGAAATGATCGATGCTGTCCACAACAACAAGGACACGATCCTACTCTGCTCACGTCAGCTGGGTAAAACCACTGTCGTTTCGATGTACATCCTTTGGTGGACAACATTCCACGAAGACATCAAGGCGATTATCGCATCCAAGGCGATGAACCACGCAACAGAAATCATGTCGCGTATCAAGTACGCCTACGAAGAATTACCAGACTGGATCAAAGCGGGTTGTAAGTTCTACAACAGAACCTCTATCGAATTCGATAACGGCTCCAAGATCAAGTGTGAAGCAACTTCTGAAAAGACTGGTCGAGGTGATTCCCCAACCATCATCTTCCTAGACGAAATTGCGTTCATCTCAAAACGTATTCAAGACGAGCTTTGGGCTTCTCTAGCTCCTGCACTTTCTACAGGTGGTAAATTTGTTCTGACTTCTACACCGAACGGTGATGACGAGTTGTATGCTACACTTTGGCGAGGAGCGATGTCAGGTCAGAACTCCTTCTTCCCTGTCAAGGTTCTTTGGCACCAGCACCCAGACCGTGGTCCAGAGTACTACGAAGAGATGAAGGGTAAGTTGGGTCCTGTGAAGACACGTCAAGAATTGGACTGCGAATTCCTATCTTCTGACTCCTTGCTGATTGACCCAATCAAGCTCAACCAGATCAGAGGATCAAAGCCGATCTTTGAACAGGAAGACTTCAAGTTCTTCATGAGCGAAGAAGAACTTCTCAGAGTGCCGATCTTCTTGGTTGGCGTCGACCCTGCGACAGGTTCAAACAGTGACTACTCAGTCATCCAAGTCTTCTCGTTCCCTGATCTGAAGCAGGTCGCTGAGTTCCGAAGCAACAAACTAATCATCCCATTCCTCTACAAGAAGATCACCTGGATCCTTGAGCGCTTGACCAGCTTGAAGCATAAGAACAACCTTCGCCCTGAAGTTTACTGGTCTTTTGAGCGAAATGCGATTGGTGAGGCAATCTCAGCATTGTACTTCAATGATGAAAATCAGAATGAACACGCTGAACTTGTCTGTGACGAGCCAGGAAAGCTTGGAATGTACACTTCTGGTAAGACCAAAATTCAGGCAGCTTTGAAGTTGAAGACCATGGTTGAGAAGGTCACTGGCATTCAGATCATGTCCGACCATCTGATCTTCGAACTGAAGAACTATGCTTCGAAGGGCAAGGGCTATGAAGCTAAGCCGGGCGCAAACGACGATGCTGTAGCTGCAACCTTGATCACAATCAGAATTTTGGACTACATGGCAAAGTTCAACGAGCAAGCTCACCAGAAGGTCTTCGACTACGAGCATGCAGAAGAAGCAGAAGACGAGCCAATGCCTTTCGCGATCGTCTAAATTTTTGAAAAATCCAGCGGGAAACAATAAATAAAAATGAAGAAAGTTGTTTACACCGCTGGATTTTTGTTGTATAATTTAATTTCTTCAATCGCAACAACTTAAAAGATTCGGACGCCATGTTCGAAGAGAATAAAAGAAAGTTGATGCGTCATTAGATGTTTGAGTTTCAGCAATTCCTTTGATTGATTCTCCTTAAGCTGCTTGTATTGAAGCGGTGTCCCTACACAATCGTGTGTTTCGACAGTTTATTTTGTTTATTTCGTTTAGGAGAAGTTTATCATGTCATCCGCAAAAGATCGCCTACAGGCTCTAACCTCAGCATTCGCTGGCAAGAATAATTCCGCAGGTGGAAACCAGACTCCAGTCTGGAAGAAGTTCTACCAATTCTGGAAAATGCCAGACAACACCACCGCACAAGTACGTTTCCTACCAGACCGCGACGAGGATTCCAATCCACTAAAGTTCTTGGTCGAAAACCTCACCCACGAACTAGTCGTTAACGGACAGAAGAAGAAAGTTCCTTGCTTGTCCATGTACGGCGAAGCTTGCCCAATCTGCGAACACTCTCAGAAGTTGTACGCCGAAGGCAACGAAGACATGGGTAAGAAGTACTACAAGAAGCGTTCTTACCTTGGCCAAGTTTTGGTTGTCGAATCCCCATTCGAATACATCGACGAGAAGGACGAAAATCCTGGCATCGTCAAGCTAATCGACTTCGGTCCAAAGGTCTTCAAGTGCATCCAGACTGCATTCCAGTCTGGTGACCTCGAAGAAGCTCCATACGAGTACAAGGGTGGTTACAACTTCCGTATCAAGAAGACCAAGGCAGGTCAATGGTCCGATTACGGTACCTCCAGCTTCTCTCCAAAGCAAACCGATTTGGAAGACGAAGTTATCGATGCCATCAAGGCAGAACTTCACTCTCTATCTGAGTTCCGTGAAAAGTACGTTTCTCGTGCTTCCCTAGAAGCTTACCTTCTAGCTGATCAAACCGGTCAGGCACTCCAGGATTCCAACGATTCTGGTGATTCCACCCCAGCTCCTGCAAAGGAAAGCGCACCAGCTAAGTCTGAGTCTACCGATTCGGATTCTGGCGATTCTTCCGCTCCTCAGGAAGATTCTGGCGCTTCCAACAAGGCCAAGTCTGTTCTTGAACAGCTTCGTGCCCGCGCTGCTGCAAAGAAGGCTGACGCCGAGTAAGTAGCAAATGGGGTTCTTCGGGACCCCATTTTCTCCCAATAATTATTACAACAAGGAGAATCAAATGGCTTTAGGCTTTTTGAAAGATTTCCGTAAGACTATGGATAAGATGACTACGGTGACTACCAACTTTTCACCGCCAACTTATTGGTTTAGCACCGGAAATTACGCGCTCAACAAGAGCTTGAGTGGTTCCTATCTTCGTGGTATTCCTATTGGTCGCGTAACCGTTTTTGCAGGCGAATCAGGTGCTGGTAAATCCTTCCTTTGCGGCAACACTATCCGTGAAGCTCAACAAGAAGGTGCATTCATCCTAGTCCTTGACTCTGAAAACGCTATGGACCAAGGCTTCTTGCAAGCCCTAGGTGTTGATATTTCCCCAGACAAGCTCATGTACGTCGGGGTTGTCACCATTCAAGACGTTACTGCAGTTGTTTCGGAGTTCATCACTGGCTACGAAAAAGAATACGGCAAGGACAATCCAGACGCTCCAAAGGTTATGATCGTTCTCGACTCTATCGACATGTTGTTGACTGATTCGGAAAGCGAAAAGTTCCAAAAGGGCGAACAAACTGGTGATATGGGTCAGCGTACTAAGCTAGTCAAGCACTTGCTACGTACTATCGTTTCCCGTATTTCTCGTCTCAATGTCGCATTCGTCGCTACCCACCAAGTGTATGTCAACCAAGACATTACCAACGGTCAAGGTAAGTGGATCGTCAACAACGCAGTTCGTTACTCTGCATCTCAAATTGCTCTAATCAGCAAGTTGAACCTCAAAGAAGGTACTGAAATTCTGGGTATCCGAATGAGAGTTGACACCTACAAGTCTCGCTTTGCGAAGCTTGGAACTCGAGTCGAAATTGAAGTCCCATATACCAAGGGTATGGACCCATACGACGGCGTTCTCGAAGATCTCGTAGCAGAAGGTCTCGTTGAGCAAGGCGGCGCATGGTACACCTTGAAGATCGAAGGCGAAGAACCTATCAAGTTCCAACGTAAGAACTTTGGTAAGGAAATCTTCGACAAGGTCCTCGGTCTTTCGACCATTCGCGAAGCAGATGAGCTAGTCACTAAAGACAATCTCATGCCGGAAGCGGCAGCTCTCGAAGAAGCATAACCATAAGGGAGGGAAATTCCCTCCCTTCCAATAATAAGAATAAAATGGTTATCACAGAATTAGCTAAAACAAAAATACAAGAACTACTAGAAAAGAACAAAGCTAATTTCTTAAATATTTCATTAGCCGGTAATGACGTTGATGGTTTTCAAACAATAATAACATTTGAGAATGACTATCCAATGGAGTTCATAACAATAACACAAACTCCTACAGTTCTCATCAAACCAATCATCTACATTAAATTTGCTAATTCTATTTTAGATTTCAACGAACAAGCCAACGAGCTTACTCTCCGATTTTAAGGATTCTCCGTATGTCAATTGTAATGACGCTTGATACAGCCGACGATGTTCAGCTGTTCCCTCAACTATTGGGGATAATCACAAGATACGAAGGATACGTGGATGATTCTGAGAAGTTCTTCAAGATTGATGGTGTGAAACTTGAAGAGGTTTGTCGTACTCTCCCAAAGAACTTATCGGTCTATGATCGCTATTACCAAGAGATGAAAACTCTTGAGGAATGGATGGTCGTCAAACGGGAAAAGATTCAGTCAAAGCTTTGGAAGAAGTTTCTTGAAGGTTATCCGCGTGCTCTCGCTTCAAAGGACATCCAGATGTATATCCAAGGTGATCCTGAATATGTCGAGTTCACTGAAATTATTCTTGAAGTGGCAAACATTAAGGCAAAACTTCAATCAATCGTGAAGGCGTTTGAAAGCCTTTCGTGGATGGTGGGTCACATCACGAGACTTCGCATTGCTGAACTTCAGGATACTGTCCTTTGATGATTTTCCAACCTTTGAATTTACCGCGAGATAGCGGTTTACCGGTTCTCAGTGAGTTGTAAATCTCTGAGAATCCAAGATCGGTGATAGAGTCATTACCAAAAACAGTAGCAAATGGCCCATCATTATTGAAGATCGTGTATCTCTGTAGATTTTGAAGGTTGGAGAATTTTTCGTTGATTGCTTTAACTAAATTTGAGCGTCGTTCTTCTGAATGTTTTGTTCCCTTAAGGGTTGATGCGATCTTCAATTTAGTTTCAGCATCTCGATGTTTACCTTGTAGAGAATGAGAGATTTTCTTCTTGGTTTCTTCTGTAAGTTTGCTGCCAGTTAGGGTTGCGGAGATTTTGGAAATAGATTCTTCCGATAATCTACCGCCAACCCCACCTTCAGTTAAGTTACATAAGCAACCATTAGGATACATTCCGAATTTAGAGATGAGTTCAACCTCAAGCTGAAACGCTTGATCTTCTGAGAGATTGTCCGCTACAATCGAGACAATTGGCTCAAGACCTAATGATCTTATCTTGGAAATCTTATTGGTGAAGATTGCATTTGAGTTCTTTCTGTTTGGTTGAAGGTGATGATAGGCTCTATCCTTCGTCCCCTTGCCTATGTAGAAAGGTTCGAATCCAGATGAGAAGTCTGAGGGTTTTCTCGGATCACAATACACATAAACATAGAACATAACCATCCTCCTAAATTGTACGAATTATTTATTTGAAAGGTAAAAATGAGCATTCTAAAATACTCCGATTTAACTAAAGAACTTCTAAGTGAGCTAACTGTTCAAATGTTCGTCACTGACGAAGTTCAAAGTTTTTCAAGAACTGCAGGTCCTAAAGCTATCATTGGTACCAATTTGAAAGACGAGCTAAATAGAAATATATTCTATTCGATTGACGCTGAATCTGATATAACAACACAAGAACTTTATTATCTTGGCGAGTTAAAGACTTTGGTCTTAGGCAAAGCTAATTTTGATATTCAAAAATTTATCAAAATTTTTGGGTTGGAACGACACCTTCCTGTAATCAAGGTCCTTTTCGAAGAAAATCTTTAATTTTTAAAATGAGTGAAGAAAACGTTTACAAATCTGAAGAACCGAATTATAATGTCAGTTCTTTAGATAGCTCAAAGCTATTCGTAGGTTCTGAGGTTCTCAAATCCTTCACTATAGCTCCAGCCTATCAGACCGCATGTGAAATCTCTTTTCACGATAATAAGAACAAAAAAGATTTCCGTTTCACTCCTCAAGAAGACATTACCGCATTTGAGATGAGCCATGTATTTCGGCTCTGGGCTTATGCTTCAGGCTGGGCCAATGTTGATGTCCAAACTTTTCTAAAGGAAAACGGGATTGAAAGACACTTCACAGAAAAATGAAACAACAAAAGTGCATCATCACCGTCAAAGATGAAGTTTTCTGCTTCATTTCGAATCTTCGCCCAACTACACTAGAAGCCCTTGAAAAGAAATTTGCCGTCTATGTTGATGGCTATTTCTTCATGCCTGCATACAAGCTAGGTCGTTGGGATGGAAAGAAGAAGTTCTTCGAAAAGACTGGTAAGACCTACATTCGTTTCCTACCAGAAATTCTCGAAATCCTGATCGAGGAAAATTACGACGTCGAACTAATCGATCAACGTAAGGCATTCCAAAATCCGACTGGTCGTTCTCATAAGGATCAGTTCAAGGAATTTGGAGTTGAGCTGCGTCCTTACCAAACTGGTGCAGTCAACATCCTTTTGGATGAAGGTTCTGGTTTCATTATTGCTGGTACTGGAGCTGGTAAATCTCTAATTTGCGCTTCATTGGCTGACATTTACGGGCAATCAGGTTACAAGACGATCACAGTTGTTCCATCTTCCGATTTGGTTTCCCAAACCGCTGATTGGTACAAAGTTTGTGGCATGGATGCCGGCGAATATTCTGGTGCAAAGAAGGAAATCGATTGTCAGCACGTTGTTGCTACTTGGCAATCCCTTCAGAATAATCCAAAGCTCATGGGATTCTTCGATATGTTCATTATCGACGAAGCTCACGGTGTTAAGGGTCAGGTCATCTACGATCTAATCACTGAGCACGGCAAGAACATCCCATTCCGATTTGGTGTGACTGGTACGTTCCCAAAACCTGCTGCTGATCAAATGACCTTGAAGTCGACTATCGGTCAGATTCACAAGGAAATTCCAGCAAAGTGGCTAATCGAGAATGGTTACCTCGCAAAGGTCGAAATCGAACCAGTCGTTATCGAATCTAAGGCTGCTGAAGACGATTTCCCAGATTACGCGTCTGAAAGATCTTACATTGCGAAGAATATCAAGCGTCTCGACGTCATCGCCGACCTAATCATCAGCAAGTGCGAGAAGTACGGCAACACTTTGGTCCTCGTCAACTCAGTTGAAATGGGCGAAAAGCTTCAAGCCATGATCAAAGACTCTGTATTCCTATATGGAGAAAATGATAAGAAGGAACGTAAAGCTCAGTACGACATGTACAAGGATCGTAATGACGTTATCACGATTGCTACATTTGGTATCGCGTCAACCGGTATTTCTATCGATCGAATCTTCTGCTTGATGCTCCTTGATTCTGGTAAGAGCTTTGTCCGAGCGATCCAATCCGTAGGCCGAGGAACTCGACTCGCAGCTGACAAAAACAGCGTTCACGTAGTAGACGTTTATGCTAACTTGAAATGGTCTAAGAAGCACTTCAAGGAACGTAAGAAGTATTACGACGAAGCAGGTTATCCAGTGACTGCTACTGTAAAAATCAAAATTAAGTGAGGAACTCATGATAGACACTGATTCAATCCTACATCCAGACATTTACGATGATGGTTCATCATCTCTTGTTAAAAATATGCTCGAATCTTGGGATGCGGTTAAAAAGCATTATGACTTTCTAACGCAATATGTCGAGCGTGTAGCAAACAAGATTATTCGAAAGCAGAACGAGATTCATTCTCGTCTCGAATTCAAACGCCCTTGGGCTAACACCACTTACCGAGTAACCTCGATCGATAACCTAGGAGATAACATCCGAGTTCATCTGATGGATGATCGTGAAGTTATCACTGGCGAAAAGCGTCCAAATGATGTTCTCAATATCAAGAGACAGCTTCTAACCGAAATTCATGATCCTGCGGTGTTTGAAGAATTCTTCCGTGGTTATGAAACTAACCTAGCAGATTCCATCGCGATTAAAAAGAAAAACGCTGAAGATATTGCTAAACAACTATTAAGGGCAGATTTCGAAAAGGCAAAAGAATTCTACCTTCGGTATAAAGACCATTTCGAAGAACTTGAAAAGGAAAGTGAAGCAAAGATTCTCCCGTTTGAAGAATGGGAAGCCGAGTTTTATAAAAGAGATTTAGACCCCAATGCAAAAAAGGATTTTGAAGCAATGCACGGTCTAAATCTAGACGAGGAAGTAGCGAAAATCAAAAAAGAAGAATATGCTCTTTATGTTCAGCGCATGAAACTAGGAATCGAATAATGCTATTTCTATCCGATCTAAACAAGCCGTATATCGTCGATTCTTTGAATCAACCAATGGTCATCAAACATCATTGGATTTTCTCAGCACATATGCTAGATTTCAAGATTGCTCAAATCTCCTATCTTGAAGAAAGCTCTGGACCTGCAGTCAAACTGAAAATCAATGACTTCGCCTTCTTCGTTCCTGCTACCTGGAATATCCTGATTGTTGACGACGATACCTATCAGATCGATACGATTCCAGTCACGTCGTGTTCGAACTCTAAGTGCCATGCATTTGCGATGTCGCCGACTGACTCGAAAATGCGAATGTTCGAAGTGACTATTGACGACTTTGAACCGAAGATGTCTCTGGTTCACCCGATGATTCAGCGTGCCACAGCTCTCTGTCACCCAATAGGAACAGTGGTCGACCGTCAACAAGAATCTGACGTGTGTGTGATCGTAGGTCCTTTCGACCTCCACAAGTGGCTAAATAATAAGACCATCGGCGACATCTTGTAATCATTTAAAATCAACTAGATAGTGCACATCCGGACTGTGGTACTCCTTTACGAGATAAATAAATCATCTAAAAGTAAAGGAGACCACAAATGGAATTTTCACCTGCATTTGTGAGTGCATTCAAGTTCTCGATGATTTATGAAGTTGGTCCAAAGTTTAACTTCGAAGATCCCGATACTGTCGCTGGAAAATGCACCACAAAAATCGAACAAGGGAAAACCGGCTATTCATGTATAGCTGAAGATGCTGGCGGCGAGACCAAGTTTGGTATTGCCAAAAACGCCAACCCCGACCTAGACATCAAATCGCTTACTCTTCGACAGGCGATGGAAGTGTATTACAACCGCTATTGGAAGCCGCTAAGCTGCGAAAGCTTTGATGCCCCATTGGCAATAAACCTATTTGACGCTGCAGTTAATCACGGCATTGGAGCCGCAGCAAAAATGCTTCAACGAGCAGTTGGCGCTACACCAGACGGTCAAATTGGAAATCAAACAATAAGTGCAACAAAAACGTTTAATTCCCTTGAGATTTGTGATAAAATACTCAAATCGAGAGAAGACTTATTCAGATCGATTGTTAGCAGAAAGCCAGAGCAAGTCAAATTCCTAAAAGGATGGCTAAACCGCATTGCTAGCATCAAAGCATATATTGCTTCCCAAAAATAAAATTCTAATTCTAACAAAACAAAAATAGAGGTTAAAATATGACAGGAACCGTCTTCCAAGATTCGTTTTCACAAGAAATTTGGGAAACTACGTACAAGGACCATCAGGACGTAGACATCAACTCAAATTTGCGAAGAGTTGCTAAGGCGATTGCTTCAGTGGAAGCGACTGAAGAACTACGTACTCTTTGGGAAGAGCGCTTTTACGATCTGCTAACCAATTTCAAGGGCGTGCCTGGTGGCCGTACCCTATCTAATGCAGGCACTGAATGGTCTGGTACCACTCTGATGAACTGCTTCGTTGGTCCTCGCGGTAAGTTCGATATCGACTCTCTCGAAGGTATCTACAACCACCTACTCAGCCAATCCCAGACCCTAAAGTCTGAAGGTGGTTGGGGTGAAAACTTCTCCTATATTCGTCCACGTGGATCTTTCATCCACGGTATCGGTGTTGAAACTCCTGGTGCTGTTAAGTACATGGAGCTATTCGACAAGGCATCTGAAATCATCACCTCTGGTTCTGGTAAGAAGTCTTCCAATAAGAAAGCTAAGGGCAAGATTCGTAAGGGCGCAATGATGGGCGTTCTCGACGTTTGGCATCCAGACGTTGTCGAGTTCATCACTGCAAAACAACAAGCTGGTCGTCTATCTAAGTTCAACATTTCTGTGAACTGTACCGACGATTTCATGCAGCGCGTCAACGACGTAGCTCTACTTGAAAAGAGCATCGCTGAACTAAAGAATCACGGAGTCTCTGGTGAAAAGCTAGCAGTACTCGAAAAAGAGCTAGAAGATGCAGACAAGTGGGATCTAATTTTCCCAGACACTACTTCTGCCGACTACAAAGCAGTTTGGAATGGCGACATCAAGCTATGGAAATCTAAGGGTCTGCCACTCAAGGTTCACAACACTGTGTCGGTTAAGTACTTGTGGAACCTCATCATGGAGTCCACTTACAACCGCGCTGAACCAGGCGTTCTCTTCCTTGATCGCGCCAACTACTTCAACCCACTAGGCTACGGCGAAACCATCTTCGCAACCAATCCTTGCGGTGAACAGACTCTTTCTCCTGGTAACATTTGCTGTTTGGGTACCATCAACCTAACTCAATTCGTAAATTCTGACCGCACTGGGTTTAACCTAGCTGAAGTCAAGCGTTTCGTTGGCTACTTGGTTCGCTTCCTAGACAACGTCAACTCCTACTCTTCTGCTCCGCTACCTGAGTATCGTGAGTCCATGGAGAAGAAGCGTCGTATCGGTCTTGGTGTCATGGGTTGGGGTTCTGCCCTATTCATGATGAAGACTCGCTTTGCTTCTGAAAAGGCTTCGTCCATCCGTGAAGAGCTAATGCAAGTTATCGCTCGCACTGCTTACGAAACCTCTATCGATCTAGCCGTCGAAAAGGGTAAGTTTGAATTCTGTGACCCAATCAAGCATGCTGAAACCCCATTCGTCCAACAGCTAAAGCTGTCTAACGAATACATGACCAAGCTACGTACCACTGGTATCCGTAATGCTTCCCTACTCAGCCAACAACCAAACGGCAACACTTCAATCGTTGCAAACGTGGTTTCTGGTGGTATTGAACCAATCTTCATGCCTGAGTATGTTCGCACTGTTATCCAGTCTCGTGCCCCAGACGAAATCGCCGCAGTAACTCCAAAATGGTATGAAGGCGAATGGTTTGAAACCAGCCTCTTCAAGTTTGCTAAGGAAGGTGACGAAGAAATCCTTAAGGGCGTATTCAACGGTACTACCTACAAGATCGACAAGAATCGCGGCCTCACCAAAGAAGTTCTGTGCGAAGACTACGGCGTCCGCTTCCTCAAGTCTATCGGTGAATGGGATCCATCTGCTGATTGGGCAGTGACTACCACCAACCTAACAGTTGATGATCACGTTTCTGACCTAGAAGGTTTCGCTCGTTGGACTGACTCTGCATGTTCAAAGACCTGCAATATTCCATTCGACTACCCATACGAAAACTTCAAGGACCTCTACCTCAAGGTCTACAACACTGGTTTCATCAAGGGCTTTACTACTTACCGTTCTGGTACCATGACCGCAGTTCTATCCGCAAAGGATGAAAAGACTGCTGAGCCAGAAGACGAAGAAATCATCCTTGAAAACGTCAAGCTACCTGATTCTGCTCCAGCTTCTATGAAGACCCTAAAGGCAGAAGGTCGCAAGTGGTATCTCTCCGTTATTTGGAATGAAACCCAAACCCGTCCATTCGCGTTGTTTGTTCATACTAACCATCACGAAAAGAATGTCACAACTTCTGATGCGGTAGAAAAGCTAGTCGACCTAGCAAAACGCAAGGGTATTCCTGCCGATCATATTGACGAAGTAATGTCTAAGATCAGTTCTAACGACAACGCTTCCAAGATTGCTCGCGTTATCTCCTTGAACCTACGTCATGGCGTTCTCATTAAGAACATCGTAAACGTCATCGATTCAATGGAAGACGTTTACGCAGGTTCCTTCCTCTTCCAAATCAAGAAGTACCTATCTTCCTTTATCAAGGACGGTGAGAAGGTCGCAGGCGAAACCTGTCAAGACTGTGGTTCTTCCAACGTGATTTACGAAGAAGGTTGTAAGAAGTGTGTCAACTGCGGTTCCAGCAAGTGCAGCTAAAATGAACTAAAATTAGGTTACCTTCATAAATACTTTACCGGTTTATGAAAGGTAACCTAAAATGGAATTTTTACACAGTCTTCAAGAAGCATTCTTCAACGGAATGGATCTAATGTCTTTCGTTATCATTCTAATGTTTGGTTCATTTGTCATCATGTTCTGGACCGCTCAGGCTCAGAGCAAGTTGAATTGGATTGACCTTATTAGAAAACCAGGCGCTCATGAAATTTCTCTAACCAAACTAATCCAGTTGGTTGGCGCAATGATTGCGACTTGGATCATGGTCAAATTGGCTATGAACGATAAAATGACTTGGGATCTTCTAGCAATTTATCTTGCTTATGTTGGTTCTGTTGAAGGCTACAGCAAGTTCGTTTCCGCTAAGTATGGAATACCAGGCGGTAAAAGAAAAGACGACCCTGCTGCTTAAGCAAACGTTTACAAAATCAACAAGTTAGTTTATAATTTTCAACTTGGTAGTTGGTGCAATGCCAACTACCTCTCATAATCATAATAAAAACGGAGAACAATAACATGTACCTTAAAATGGCACAAACCCGCGACGTCAAAATTCCTCAACGTGCTAACTCTGGCGCCGATGCGGGTATCGATTTCTTTGTACCAAACGATTTCCCCGAAACTGTTCTAAAGCCAGGTCAAAGTGTTAAGATCCCAGCTGGTATCAAGGTCGAAGTTCCAGCAGGTTACGCTCTAGTTTTCTTCAACAAGTCTGGTGTTGCGGCAAAGCGCTCTTTGATTGTTGGTGCTTGTGTAATCGACCACGGTTACTCTGGTGAAGTTCACATCAACATGATCAATGCTGGCGAGCAGGATCAAACTATTGTTCCAGGTGAGAAGATCGTTCAAGGCATCTTGATTCCAGTCATCACCTTTGAAACCATTGCTGTTCCTGAAGACGAGCTATATCGCGACATCCACGTCGCTGGTGCTCGTGGTGCAGATGGGTTTGGATCTACTGGTACCAAGTAATGCAAGCTCTAACTGGCGCAGAAATCGATACTCTCGTCGCCTTAGTTGAAAGAGGACCTCTACGAGATGGAGGTTTACCTTCAAAGGTCGGTAGAAATGGTTTGCTCGCGTTAGGTTTTGCAGCTGAAGTAGTAATCGACAAGGATTACTGGTTTTACGCAGCAACTCCTAAAGGTCTAGAGTGGTATCTAGACAGATACAAAGCAGACAACATCAGAGACGCAAGAGACAACCGAATCATGGCAACAACGCTTCCATAAAATTTTGGTTTACATTTCCAAGTTTGTTTGATATAATTCACCTAACATCAGCAAACTTGGAGATTATCATGGCCCGCCCGAAGATGACCGAAGAACAAAAGATGGAACGTAAGCTGGCTAAGAAGGCCGAAAAGCAAGCTCAACGTGAAGCCGAATGGAAGGCTCGTCAAGCGGTTTGGGCACAGCAAGCTGCTGAATCTCGGGAAAAGATCCTTGCAACGCTGGAACCGGAGTTCAAGGCCAAGTTTGAAAAGGCTTTGGCTTTCGCAGTTAACTCCAAGAACGATTTCTTCCTGGACATCGCCAACAAGTGGCAACGCTTTGGTAACCTGTCGCAGAAGCAAATGGAAGTTCTCATCAATGGTACTGAACGCGATATGCGTAAGGCCGCCGTTGCTGAAGTCATCGACGAATGGTATGTCGTTGGTGAAAAGTCTGAAATCCGAAAGCTGGAAGTTCGCAAGGTCGAAGAAGTTGTAGTCGGTGAAGGTTACTTCGCTGGCGTAACCACTAAGATTTCCATGAAGAACAAGGCTGGTATCTTCTTCACTGTTAAGACGAACGCAGCAAAGTTCATCGACCTCTTTACCGAAGCCCTTGAAAAGGGTTTGACGGTCAACCTCAATGCTAAGGTGAAGTGGCACTTTGAAGATAGTGACACCGTTATCCTCTCCTCCCGTGGTATGAAAGCAGAAATCAACAATGCATAACACAAGTCTCAGAGATTTTACCCAACAAATCAAGCAAATGAGGAGTCGAGTTAAGAAGGCTCCTCGTTTTGCCGATCAGCGAGTCATATTAGAACAAGCTGAAGTGTTTTTGAAGCAGCACCTTCTGGATCGTGTCTTCATTGGCAACGCAATTAATCTATCATATCTCTCGCATTGTGTGTCACGGCAAGTTGGCTGCGTAATCGAGAAAGATGGTAGAACACTCTCTACAGGTATCAATGGAACATCGAGCGGAGACGAGAATTGCGATGAGCTTTTCCCATTGGAAGGCTTTGATGCAAAGGCGCATCGTGCATGGTCTGATGTCAATGAGGCCCATGCTGAATTGAATGCGATCAATTGGGCCGCAAAGCATGGCATCTCGTTGGATGGCTCTACTTTGTATTGTACCCTCCAACCATGTCTTCAATGTTCAAAGAATCTTCCTGCTGTCGGCATCAAGCGAATCGTGTTCAAGGATTTGTATGATCGTGTCGATAGTTATGAAGATCAGCGGTTACATCTTTTCAAGAAAGGTGTTATAATTGAAAAATTGATGGACGATAATTTACTCCAAGCATACCTTGGCCGACTAAATCACATTCTGGAGAGTAACTAAGATGGTTGAAACTTTTGTTGAACGTTATCCGAGCCGTGTTCAGTTCCTTAAGGACCGCATCGATTTTGATCCTAAAAACGCAGAGCATCGAAAAGCCGCGATCAAGTTCTTCCGTGAAGGTACTTGGGATCTGAAGTTCAATGCTGAATGGCCTTGCACCACTGTGCCGCAGACCATTCTCCTCAAGCTGGCTGAATATGCCTGCCAAAAGGAAATGAAGGAAGTTTGTGCTGTGGACGGCGTCAAGTACGAAGCCTTCGACACCTTCAACATGCACACCCATCGCCCTCACGAAAAGAAAGTCGAAAAGATCAGCGACAGCGTGATGGGCTTCATTGGTAAGGGTATCTCAAAAATCTAATGGAAGAGCTGTTTATTGAGCTTCAGAAGTATCGACTGTACTTTGACGGTACGGTTGAAGCTCATGATCCAGAAAAGACATGCGATCTGTTATTGAAGGGGCTGAAACCGAGTCAGATTTCTACCCTCTCAATAACAGAGGACATTAAGCAGCATAATCAATTGGTTGACGAAGACACCGATAAAATTCGATTGTCTAAGCAGAACGAGGAAATCTTAACCGCGATTTCTCCGCTTGTCTACAATATTCCTATTGAGTATTTGACATTGGACTTAAAAGAGTTCGTTCAGAAAAAGCTTGATGAGATTCCTATGACGGCATCTCAGAAATATGAAGCTCAGAAGCGAGTTGATCGTGAGCTTGAAGAAATCGGTAAACGGAACATTGAACTACTGTTTAAGACTATCATCTATGTGGTTGATACCTTTAACAAAAATTCTGTAGTGTTCGGTGTTGGCCGTGGATCTTCATGCGCATGCTACATTCTCTTTCTTTTGGGCTTGAACTTAGTCAACCCTCTCAAATACAATATTCCCGTTGAAGAATTTTTCCACTGATTCGACATATAAATAGTTAAGTTTTTCAACAAACCAATAAGGATAACAAATATGGGAAAATTTGCACGTAGCGCACGTGGCGCAGTAGTTAATTTCGATGAACTAGAAATCAAACAAGCGCTTAAGAGTGTTCCACCTCCCGTTTCAGTCGACCAACGTCGTCAATTCATCAATGATAAAGATGGCATTTCTGCAAAGAAGGCTGCTCAAATAAGCGGCGAGACTGCTTCATCCGCAATGGCATTGGCGGTCCAAGCTGTCCAAGAGTCCATAGTCGAAGAAACTGACGAAGACACCTCAGCAGAATAATGAGGGTATTCTTTTGCGGGTGTCCCGCATTTTTGTTTACTTTCCCATTAGCAATGATAGGTTTCCCTCTCATTCTGTGTGCGATCTTTTTCGCGGCAATTTTCGGATTTGGTTGGCAGGTGACCGACCCTCATATTGACACAATTTCCAAAATAAGGATAATAAAATGAAATTGAAAGCTCTAGGCGATTCAATCCTTTTCACGTTTGTTGACGATTTTAAAGGTGGTATGTTTACTCCGAAGTTGAGTGACATCATCCAAGCTAACGTAGCAACTATCGATAAGCAAGACGACGCTCGTTGGGGAGTTGTCGTAGCTGTTGGCCCAGAAGTTGGCGAGGAGATTCAACCAGGCAAGTTCGTTTTGGTTGATGGTCTTAAATGGACACCGGGTGTCACGCTTGAAGATAAAACCAAGCTATGGAAAACCAATTATCCTCACGTTTCGGCGATCTCCGACACTCAAGTACGATCATACTGACACCATCCGTGTCAGTTGGATATAAATAACTAATTATCACCGCATAGGCCAATAACAATGTTATTCGCATCTTTAGTTTTTATATCTGCTTTTTTGATTGAATCGATAGGCTCATACATTTCGATTGTGGGCCTGTCCGCACTTTTCTCTACAAACCCTGTCATTATTGCCCTTGCTTTGTCGCTGGACATAGCTAAGGTGATCACCGTTTCATTCCTCTACAAGCAGTGGAATAACATCCCTAAGTCCATGAAGTACTACATGACGGTAGCAGCTGCTATTCTCATGGTGATTACCTCTTCTGGGGCAGCAGGTTATTTGTCTGCAGAATTCCAAAAAGCGATCATCCCTACTAAGGGTTCTGAAATCGTGGTTAAGTCCATGACTGAAGAGAAGACTCGCTTGGAATCTCGTAAAGTGGAAATCGATAAGCAGATTTCTCAGTTGCCGCCAGAAAACGTTCGTGGCCGTCAAAAGCTTCAAAAGCAGTTCGCAGGCGAACTTGAGCATATCAACTCTCGTATCGTAGAGATTGATCAAGAGCTACCAAAGCTACAATTGGAACAAGTTGACGTCAATGCTCACGCTGGTCCAATCTTGTACATCGCTCAGGCATTCGATACAACTGTTGAATCCGCAGTTAAGTATGTCATTCTACTCATCATTTTCGTATTTGACCCGCTAGCTGTCGCTTTGATTATTGCTGGCAATTTCTTGCTCGATCAGTTGAGAAATCAACCAAAGCCTGTCGAACCTTCTTTCGAAGAAGAGCTTGAAGAGCTTGAGGAAGAAGACGAATTCGTTCCTGAAGAATCGCTAGATTACGAAGAAATCGAGAAGATCTTAGGTGAAGAACCAAAGGCAGAAGCTGTAGAAAGCAAGATTGAAACTCCTGCTGATTTTCCAGTGCTAATTCCAGATTTGACCGGAATTCAGCCTTTAGAAGAAGACCAAGCATTCGAGCAATCTGCTGAGGCCGTAGAAGAAGCTGCGAAAGAATTTGTTCCTCCAACTGGTCTAGTTGAGTTGGTCGTTGAAAGCGACGTTCCAGTTCAAACTGAATCAGGTAAGAAGAAGCGAGGCAGAAAGCGTAAAGAAGAATCAGAGCCAAAGCCAACCGTCACTACTGACGAACAGCTAGCAGAAATTCTTGAAAATGAAATAGTTGAGGAAGTTCAAGAAGAAGTTCCAGAAGTCCAACCTTCTGATCTTGGAAAGGTAAGTCATCACGAAGCTGATGTGACCTTCAATGATCAAGAAAGCGAGGGTGCATGGAAACCATCAAAAAAAGTCTTGAACATTTACTCGGCCGCTGAGTAAGACAGTTTACAAGCTTCACAATTTAGTTTATAATTCTTATTTACCTTAAAAGGGTCTAAGCATGGCATCAATTAGTCGTTTGTGGGTTGAAAAATATCGCCCGAATAGTCTTGACGAAGTAATCTTCCAGAACGATTCTCAGAAGGAAAAGTTCTTGGGATATCGAAAGAGCAAGGAATTCCCAAACCTTCTACTATCAGGGGTTCAAGGTAGCGGCAAAACGACAATTTCTCGAGCATTGATCAAGGACTTGAAGATCGATCGTATCGACGTCCTAACTATCAATGCCTCTGAAGAAACCGGTATCGATGCCATGCGAGACAAGATCAAGAATTTCGTCTCCACCATGCCCGTTGGTAACTTCAAGGTTGTTCGCCTTGAAGAAGCTGATTACCTTTCTTTGAACGCTCAAGCAGCTCTCCGCGTTCTCATGGAAAACTTCTCTGACACCGCTCGTTTTATCTTGACTTGTAACTATGACAACAAGATCATGCCAGCGATTAAGTCCCGTTCGGTATCTTTCCGTTTCGCGACACCAGCTCTCGATGAAGTTCTCATGCGAATGGGCGAAATCCTATTCACTGAAAATGTCGACTTTGATGCTGATGATCTAGAAAAGGTCGTCAACGCAAACTATCCAGACATTCGTAGCATCATCAAGTATCTCGAAGATTTTAGCTCGACTGGTAAGCTAGTCGTAGCAAGCTCAAACACTGGTGATTCTTCTGACTACAAGTTCGCAGTTCTTGACCTGTTGAAGGCACAGAAGTTCGGCGATCTTCGCAAGCTAGTCAGAACCTCTGTCGCCAAGGAAGATTACGAAGAATTGTTCCGTCTCATCTATGATGGTCTCAAGCTAGCGTATAAGACTGACGCAGCAAAGTTGGAAGAGTCCATCATCACTTTGAACGATTATGTGTACAAGCATAGCATCGTTGCTTTGCCTGAACTAAACATGGAAGCTTTGCTGATCAGCCTAGGGAGAGTGTAAAAATGAGTAAGCCTGAAGATGTCGAAAAGATCAAGACCCAACTTCTCAATTTGATGAGCGCATCTAAAGGAATTATTGATGCACGTCAATCTGGAAAACAGAATGGGTCGATGGATGCAGCAATCGAGAAACTTCAACATGAGTATGTCCAAGCTATCGTAATGCTGAAAGCTATCGACAGTAATCCTCAAGTACCAGCTTTGTTGAAGCCGAATCATGGTGCTCTTCTTGAGCGTCAAATGTTCTCATTCAAAGAGTCACTATCAGTAGGTTTGGAAGACGCGTAATGGCCGAAAAACTTGACATATTTGGTGCCTTTCGTAGGCTTAACTCCCTTGACTTTGATTTTTGGGATAAGCTAACTGACGAAGAAAAGAAGCAAGCATCTCCATATGTCTTCACTATGTGGATGCAAAACTCTGATAATGACGGTCAAGTTCTTTATCTCAATGAGTTTGTTAACCCACACCTGTTTACCACCTTAAAGGGTAAAGAAGATGTCGCCTTCATTATGTTGGCATTGTCCTCTAGAGGTAGACAAAATCGGTATTCATGGGTAAAACGACCTTCAAACAAAGAGAAAGGTGCTAAAGCCGATGCGGTCAAGGCTATTCTCAAGGAATACTTCGAAGAATCTGAACGAAATATTGGATATTATCTTGAACGATTGACCCCAGAAGAGTTCGTCAAAATATGTCATGAAGTCGGCATGCAGGATGACGAAGTCAAGAAGCTCAAAAAAGAATTTGAAAAAGCTCAGGGAAAATGATATAATATCATATGGTGAAATATGGCTAGAAAAGCAAAAGAAAATCCGGTAGTGATGATGGATGCTGATGACTTAGTCAGCTCAGCCTCGCATCGTCGTCGAAAGGTTTCGACAGAAGATAGCTACAATCCTGAGTGGAAATGTCAATATTGTGGTAAGGTTCTCGCGAATGAAACTTACTACATGAAGCACAGCTGTCGAGAGAAAGAGCGTACTGAAGAACTGGCAACACCGATCGGTCAAGGTGCGTACATGTTCTATTGCGATTGGATGAAGGCATACAAGCGTAAAGCTCCTTCTGCCGATACTTTTGCCACTTCTCGATACTATACTTCATTTATTGAGTTTGCTCGTCACGTTAAGAAATTGAACATTGCCGATCCCGCAAAGTTTGTCGAGATCATGTGCAACAAGGACATTTCTCCGGCTCTGTGGCGTCGAGACCAATGTTACACCATGTATCTCGAGTGGATGGACAAGAAACTTGATCCTCTTGAGCAGGTCAAATTGAGTATTGAAACTCTGCTTGACATCACCGAAGCCGACGAAGTTGCAAACATAGGTGACATTTTCATTCATCTTGGAGTTCGACGAATTGCTGAACTGATCCGTCTTCGTAAGCTTTCTCCTTGGTTCCTATTCTGCTCTAGACGTTTCAGCGAATATCTGAAGGCAGTATCCAAAGAAGAGTCGATGGAGTTGTCGGCAATTATCAACCCAGCATACTGGACTACGAAGCTACAAGACAATAAAGAACTCGTCAAAGAGATTATGGCAATCAACAAGGAAATGAATCTGTGAATCAGGCCGATATCGACATCGACTTACCGACGTCATTCAAGCCTGAGTCGTGTTTTCCTAATTGGCCTAAGGCATGCATCTATGATGGTGATGACCAAACAGTAAAGCCTCATCCTTGCGGAGTCTATCCGCAGAAAATCGCAAGGGATCCGATTTCAGGACTTTGTGCAATTCCGTACAACATTGCTGAAGAACTTGGCTATGTGAAGCTTGACTTTCTTCACTTGACAATTTATGATCATTTCTCAAGTCGTGAAGAGATAAAGGAGTTGTTAGACACTGACCCGGATTGGAATCTTCTCCTGTCCCCAGGGATCGTGTCAAAGCTATTCCAACTGGCGAATCATTTTGAGACTGTGTCAAAGATCCGTCCTCGTTCTACTGAAGAGCTAGCTGATGTATTGGCTCTTATTCGCCCAGGTAAGAAGTCACTGATTGGACTCTACCAAAAAGAAAAGGAGTCTTGTAGAAGACTCCTTTACGCAAAGGGTGAGAATGACGAGTACTCATTCAAAAAGGCCCACGCAATATCTTATGCGCTTGTGGTTCAATTACAACTTCATCTAATTAGCTTGGGATTCGAATTCTAATGAACTTCTTTCAATTCGTTTTTAGACTCTTTCTTGCGATCGCTTATCTTGTTATCGCAACCCCATTATTCTGCGGCATCTTCGTTCTCCTAGTATCTTTTGCTTGTACTGTGACTGTAGGAGGTATTGCTGTTGGTTTCGTTGGAGTAATTTGCTACGGTGCTTACCAAATTATAAAAAGTCAGTTTAAGCGGTTTGCTGCAAAGCTGGTTTTTTGAATTTGATTTCTACGTACTCAGGAACTTGAACTACTCTACGACGTTTGATCTTAGTGCCAGCATTTAGGTCTTCAAAGATGAATGGTCTACCAACCACTCTTGAAACATAGCCTAAATCGAAGGTTTTGTACAAAGGTTGAATCTTGTTTGATAGGCCAAGTCTAGCAAATTCGAAAGATAGCGGATATTTTCCAGAGCTCTTGTAGAACCAACGAATAGCAAAACGTACAAAATCGTTTGCTGAGATTACTTCTGGTTTCGCGTGGCTTAGAATGAATGCATTCAGTTCGGTATCGGTAATGTTGTCGATGATCCCGAGATATTGTTCTCGTTTGTACTCAATAAGCGACACAAAGCAAAGATTCGTAGTGTCCGCGAAGTGCTCGATAATGAGCGGTGGTATTTTCTTTTTAGTCATGTTACTCCAACAGGAAATGGTTGATCGATCTATTTATCCATTGAAATTTAGACGTTTACACCGAAACCGAAATTTGTTATAATGCACTTAATCGATGGAGGACTTAAAGATGAAACCGCAAATCAGCTACATCCAAGAAATTGAAGAAGCAACTGAAAAGGCTTACAAGAAGGCTGAAGCTTTCTTTGGCCGTAAGTTTGATCGTCCTGTTCATCAATACGATCTTCGTGGAACTACCTCTGCCCAGGCGAAGTACATTGGTATCCTCCGCTGGAATGTTAGCATCTACACGCCGAACAAAGACGTCTATTTGGCACGGACTGTCCCGCATGAAGTTGCTCACCTGGTGTCTTATGCCCTTTACGGTCGCGATGGTCATGGCCACGGTAAGTATTGGCAGAACATCATGATCAAGGTTTTTGGTCTTGAACCGAGCCGCTGTCATAGCTACAAAGAAGGTGTTAAAAAGTCTCGTGTCATCGAACGTGACTGGGTTTACGTATGCGACTGCCGTGAGCACAAGGTTTCCACAGTGAAGCACAATAAGATGCTGCGCGGTAAAGCTCAATATCACTGCATCCACTGCAACGTCGACCTTCGCTTCATCGGTAAGGGCGCCAACGTTATGAAGAAAGCTGCTTAATGCTTTACAGACCAATTAGCGACATTCACCGGGAATTTGACCGGTGGTACTTCCAAAGATGGATGAAGAAGAAACCAGAGCTTTGGGACATTTACACGCCTTCTCATCTCGATACCGATAAGGACACGGTTCTCGGGATTGCGGGGGATATGGACACTCAGAAGTATACGGCCAAGTTCCTCATTGAAATGTCAAAGAGGTTTAAGGCAGTTGTCTGTGTCCTTGGTAACCATGACTATTGGAAGCGGGACCTTCAGTCCCACCCAGAGCAGATCAAGAAGACGTTGGCTATGGCTGGCGTCACGAACGTTCATTTGCTTGATTGCAATTCTGTCGTAATCGATGACGTTCGCTTCATTGGTGCGACCCTTTGGACAGACTTCAACAAAGGTGACTCACTCGTCTTGAACATGGCCGAACGCGAGATGAATGATTACTTCTTCATGCGGAAGAACAACTACGAACGTCGAGTAAAGCCTCGTGATCTGCTTGCTGAGCACATCAGACATCGCGATTTCATCTTCAGCTTTGCACAAAATGACGAGAAGATGGTTGTCCTTTCGCATCATGCGCCATGCTGGAAGTCGATCGACTTTTCTCGGTATGGCCAAGGGCCAATCAACTATCTGTATGCAACAGAATTTGGAAATGAGATCGCTTATTCCAACTTCCTGCTTTGGCAGCATGGACACATTCACACGACTCACGACTATCCGATCTACAACACTCGTATCATTTGCAATCCACGTGGATACTTTGGTGACAAAATGAACGAAAAATTTAACGACAAATGGATTATCGAACTATGACAGACCAATTAGACTCGTATCGCGATTATCGTAACTATCGCGAAGATTACTACAAGCAGATGGCACTTTCGTCTGCAGTTCTTCCTGAAAAGGAAACGATCGATGAAGCAATGGCGCGTATTCCTTCAGAATGGCAATATCGCTGGTGCGAACCACAAGGATTTGGTTGCGCCTGTATGGGAGCTGCAAATTGCTCTGGGCGTTTAGGCGGACGATTCACCAAAGAAGAATGGCTTGAATGGGTTCACAACCATCCGCCAGTTGGTGACGAAACTGCTACGAAGTTCATCAAAGATGGTAAGTACGATTTTGAAGGACATCAAGACTGGATGTTTGGTGTCAAAAAACGCGAATTTGAAGAAGCAATGAAAAAGTTTACAATTAGGTAAGATTGAGATATAATTCTCTTATTGACGGAGATTAAACATGGATGCAAATACGATTCGCCAAAAACTTGATTTGAAGCGCATTTGGGATGATGCCTACTACGCAGGCCGTCGTCTGATTTCTGATGCGACCTACGATTCGCTGAAGGACGAGATTCGCGAAGCTCTTGAAGCCAATGAATCCCTGAAGAAGGAGTTTTGGGCGGAGTTTACTGCAACCAGCTTCTCCCGTTTGGAAAATACCTTTGGTGACATCAAGCATGATTTCCCCATGATGTCCCTCGCGAAGTCGAACGACATCAATCTGTTCTTCAAGGAAGTTCAAAAGTGGAAGGCTGCTGGTGCAAAGCACTTCATCCTCATGTGGAAGATTGATGGTAGTTCTTCTGCTTACCGTTATCGTGATGGCGTTCTTTCTCAAGTTCTGACTCGTCACACCGGCGAATATGGCAAGGATTTGACCGTTACTGGCTACCAAATCGAAAATCTGCCAAAGACTCTTCATCGTAAAGGAATCTACCAGCCTGCGATTACCGATCATCGTTATGAAGTTCGTGGTGAGATGGTCATTCGTGAAGCAGACTTCAATCGCATCAACCAAGAACGTGAAGCCAAGGGTCTCGAACCCTACCAAAATGCTCGTAATGCCGCAGCAGGGGTTTCTCAAACCAAGGACGCTGAAAAGATTCGCGACTTACATTTGAGCATGATCGCTTACGACGTTCTCAGTCAAGATCATGAGTTCGAAACTCATGAACAAAAGCTTTTGTGGCTGAAAGAACAAGGTTTCGATGTTGTCGGTTATTCGAAACTTCCGACTGACATTACCGTCGAACATCTAACCGCATATTTTAATGCTCGTGATGGTGAACGATTCCAACTCGGCTACGAAGTCGACGGCCTCGTCGCAATGGTCAATGAGTATGATGTTCGCGAAAAGCTTGGCATCAAGTCCAACACTCCTGAATACGCCTTCGCATTCAAGTTCAAGGATGTCGAAATCGAATTCAAGATTGACGATTCTGTCTACGAAGACGGTATCGAATGGTGCTTCGGTTCGACGGGCGTTATCACTCCTCGTGCACACTTCTACGAAAATCCTCGTTCGATGGAAATCCTCGGAGTCTCCATCCGACATTCTACCCTTCACAACATCGCTGAGCTGAAGCGAATTGGTTGGAAGAAGGGTTCCAAGCTGGCAATCGTCAAACGTGCTGGCCTAGTGATTCCCAAGGTCGTTGAAGTTCCGCCTTGTGATTCCCAAACTGAAGAATTCCCGCAACCTCCTGCAAAATGTCCTTGCTGTGGTGGCGAAACCGGTTTCAAGGGTGAAATCTTCCAATGTCTCAACGATGATTGCGATGGTAAATCGTTCAATCGGATTCTTCGCTTCATCGGTTCCATGGAAATCGATGACATCGGCGAGACCACCCTTCTCAAAATCGTTGAAGATGGTTTGGTGAAAGGTCCTCAAGACCTCTACAAGCTGACTGTTGATCAACTCATGAACTTGGAACGGCTTGGTGAAAGCTCAGCAACCAAGATTGTCAAGAACATCCAAGGATCTCGTAACCAACCGCTATGGCGAGTTCTAGCAGGTCTCATGATTCGCGGCCTTGGCAACACGACCTCCAAGCAAGTCGCCTCGAAATGGTCGACTCTATTCGAAGTGTTCACCCACATCAATTACGATCAGCTCTGTGAACTGGATAAGGTTGGTGATGTAGTTGCTACCAACATTATCGCAGGTTTCAATCGCGATGAAATGCGAAACATCGTCGAATCTCTGATCGCTGAAGGCATTGGCATGACGGTTGATGTCAAGCCTGTCCAAATTCAAGGTCCTCTGACTGGAATGTCGTTCTGCTTGACTGGCTCTCCTGAGTTGGATGGTCAAAAGGTCAAGAAGGCGATAGTCGAAAAAATGATTGTGGATGCTGGTGGCACGATCGCTTCAATGGGCAAGGGTCTTACGTACTTGGTTGCCGGTCCCGATTCGATCGCTGAAGGTTCCAACAAGCTCGAAAAGGCAAAGAAGCAAGGTACCAAGGTTATCACTGCAGACGAATTGAAAGAACTCATCAAATGAAAAACATGATCAATATTCCTCCGTATTTTGTAATACGGGTAGACAAAAATACGAACGCGGTAGAAACGATAGTAGTTGGTCCTGACCTCGAAAAGGCTGAAGAGCTAGCAAAGTCTGGTGTTGGGTGCGTCAACTATGTTGTTGGCACTGTTGATACTATTGATCGACTTACTCCGCCACCTGCTGAAATCGCCGAAGAAGCTATTAAGTTCCTTCAAGATGTGATCAAAGGTCGTCGTCATTCTTCATCACCTCAATGCCTGCCAACTGCTCAATATCGTCGGTTGGCCGAACTTGCTGAACAATATGCTCGAGCCGTAGAAAATCAAAAGGAAGATTGAGATGGATAGTCAAAAACTTCAAGAACAACTTGGTGTCAATCACCGCGCTGATGTAGCAAAAATCCAAATGGTCATGTATAATGCCCTTGAGAGGTGCAAGAATGACCAGGAGGTCGCCATTTTCTACCACTACTTGACCAATAAGCTCCAACAACAGGCGACCAACCGTGTTCTCCAGCTCAATGGACAATACGTCGAAATCGTAACAGAAGAAGAAAAAGAAGAAGATGCAGTCGAAGAAGCACAGCATACTTGAATCTGCGTCTAACATCTTTATTGGGTGGGTTGTTTCAGTAGCCTCGTCAGCGTTTATTTTCCCATTATTGGGAGTCGACCTTCCCCTTGAGGCAAATCTGAAAGCTTCCGTGTTTTTTACAATTGTTTCAATTGTTAGAACTTATGCTCTGCGCCGTGCGTTCAATAGGTTACAAATGAAAAAACAGTTACAAGAATGTTAACAAATTAACAAACTGTGATATAATTCATTTATAGCAAACGCAAAATAAATATTCTTTTTAGACATTCACACTTTAAAGAATATGCCAGATCGAAAAATTATAGACATAACATTGATGAAAGCGCTTAGAGAAAACGATTCCACAGTTGATGGTAGTAACATCAACTCGAAGCTCCGATTTGTCAATGTAGCCCAAGCGGTTATCAAGGAAGTTATTGGGAAGACCGATCGAGATTTCCTCAAATACTTCAAGAATGCTCTTCCAGACGAAGTAGTTCACGATTTTAATCGTAGAGAAGTCTCACTTGATAACGCTTTAGAAGATTTAAACATTCTTTCGAAAATTGAGAGGATGTTGAATGTGAATCCAGTTATCTTTTCCCCGACCTGCACGGATGCAAATTTGTCAGGATGGATTTCTGGGTTCAATGAAACTAGCTGTATGTTTTCGTCTCCAGAGATGGAATCAGAAGCTAAAGCACGGGCATTTGCCATTCTTTTATTCCTCAAATTGAGGGAAATGACATTTGCTTGATTTGATGTAACTTACTAATAGGGAAACCAAAGATGAACCAAGAAATCCAAACCAAAGAAGAGAAGTTCACGCATTCGCTATACGCTGTCCGCGGGGCTGATGGTCAATTTTTTGCTGGCTTTAATGCTGCTGAAAACAAGCCGTCTCATGTATCTGATCCGCTCCTGGCCAAGTGGTTTAGCAACCGCTTTGAAATTCCTCTCCGCCCTGCTGAAACTCTGGTCGAGCTCAAGGTCGATCCGAAAGCTGGTGTGGTTTCTATTTCCGAGCCGTTCCGTCCTCGTAAGCGCGCTGCAAAAACCGTAGCAAAATAAGCGTTGCCCATGGCGCCCAAGCCACGATAACAATAATAAAAAGAGTGGGAATCTAAAAAGGGAAGAATTTTCTTCCCTTTTTTGTTTTCTTTTTCTGAAGTTCATGATATAATTTTAGTATCAACCAAGGAGAAAACAATGGCTCACAAGTACAAGGCAACCTTCGACGAGATTGGTCAACTTTTTGAAGAAGCAGCCGATAACGGTGCCTTCGAATTTGACATCGCTCCGTATGAAGATTTCATTGCCTTCATCAAAGAACATTCACCAGGTTTCAAGATGCAAATTGGCAAGCGTGAACCGGAATTCGTTGATGAACTCCGTCGTCTTTCTGCTTTGGCCTATGAATTGGACAAGAAATGACACGCATTATGTCCTCAACAATGATGGCTCTTTGGGCGGTCGGAGCTTTCGCAGCTCCTGCACCTCCAGTTCCTGCGATTTACCCTTCAACTGGCAATGATGGCTTTGTTTACGCAAACATTGACAAATCTAACAAGGGACCCGTCTTTAAGTTCTGCCCTGAAGGTTATCATGTCAACGAGATTGATGACGGTCCAAAAGGATATGGTTGTGGTCCTTACGGAAAAGGATCAGCATGGGACGGTCATTACAAATTCTCACAAATTGTCAAGTCTGTTACTGCACAAGAATACCTTGACAATGAATTTGGTAAAGGGATTGTTGAGTACATTGGCATTGCACCGACTGGTAATGGAAGCTACAATGCCGTGATTTTTTACAGGATAAAGAAATGAAAAAGCTATTTGCTATTGTCGCAGTCCTACTGCTTAGCGCCTGCGCCACTCGGCCATTTGACCCAGTCGAATACAATTTTGCCATCAGCTCTTCAGTGTTGGCAACAAGGGCAATCCACCAATGTGGAAACAAAACTCCAACGTACCAAGAGTACATCAAAGAGCTGAACACTCAAACGATGTACTTGTTTGAGTATGAGAAGCATCATGCTGAAAACGAACAAGTTTTGGTTGGCGTCACCAATCTTCGCCAATTAGTTATGGACTTCATGAAGAATGAAAGCAAGTACTCTGAAACGTACTGCATCCATAAGCTCTCTGAAGTTCAGTCAACGTCTCGTGCTCTAGCTAAAACACTAAGCTCAATGCACATCGAGCTCTGTGAATCTGATGCTCTTCAGCGTTTCGATGTCTACAACAAGTCGATAGCTGATGGAAAACTATCGAAAGAAGAATACGCTGAACTGATCGCAGATCTTCCGAAGCTGGTTCGTTCTGACAACGCTTACTGTACCGCTGAGCAGAAGGAACTCCTGCAGAAAACGCTTTCAATCCTCAGTTCCGCAGTAAGCGCACTAAAGTAGTTTACAAACTGAAAATTTTGGTTTAGAATATCTCTAAATTTTGGAGATCATGATGATTAAGTTTCTTGGATGTGTTGCTGAAAAGCATACCAAAAAGCAAATTTCCCGAGTGTTTGAATTTGAAGCATGGTCTGTCTATCATGCATGTGACATGCTTCAAACTCTTTCGGGTATCGTGATCGATGGTTACACCAATTACGCAGACCTCTGCGAGATGGGAGATTAACATGGGCGGTAATGCTCTTAAAGAAGTCGAAACTCGCCGACTGATGAAAGACGAGTACTTTGCTTTGGAAGCAAAGGTTGTTGGGCAGCTCCGCAAGGATTTCCCTGGTCATCGTGTTGAAGCAGTTCGTGCTTATCGCGAGAAGGATTCTTTCGGTGACATGGATGTCCTGTTTGAATCGACTGGCCTTAAGCAGAATATGGCTGAGTACGTGAAGAACGTCTTTGACTCCAAACAAGTCTTCAAGAATGGCGATGTTACGTCATTCGAATGCGAAGGTTTCCAAGTGGATTTGATCTTCACTCCAACCGAAGAGTACGAAACTTCAGTGAACTACTTTGCATGGAACGACCTTGGTAACCTCATGGGCCGAGTTGCTCACAAAATGGGCTTCAAGTACGGTCATGACGGACTCAAGATGGTTTTCCGTGATGGTGACTATCAGTTTGCCGAAGTTGTGGTAACTCGTGACGTCAAGCAAATGACCAAGTTCCTTGGTTACGACTACGAACGTCTGCTCAAGGGGTTCGATACCCTTCAAGAGATGTTTGAGTTTGCCGCGTCGACTCCGTTCTTCAACAAAGAAATCTACTCCTTGGAGAATCGCAACCACACCTCTCGTACTCGCGATCGTAAGCGCAAGTCCTACAACTCTTTCCTTCAATGGATAGAGACTGCTGAAGGACTTCCTGCCTACCCGTGGGCGAGCATGAAGGAACAAGGCGGTCCTAAGTACAAGGAAGAGTTTGTCAAACGAGCTCGCGAATTCTTTGCTGAATTTGGTCCGGTCTATGACAAGACAATGGCAGACTTTGAGACTTGGAAGCAAGTGAAGGCTACCTTTAACGGAAATCTGGTTCGTGAATGGACTGGCCTTGAAAACCAAGAGCTTGGAAACTTCATGAAGCATCTTCGTGAAACCCAAATGCTGGTCATGGGTAAGGAAGCATGGGATTCCATGGTGCTGGCCGCAGGCCAAGAAGGAATGAAGAAGTTCGTTACTCCTCTTTTCGAAGCTTTTCAGAAGGAACAATGATGATGTCAGCAGCTGATGCCGGTCAACGTACGTTGAATGCAATTCGTGAGCAAGTAAAGAAAATCGATATCACCGACATGATTGCTCAAGCGGCCGATAATCGAAAAACTGAGATTAATCTCAGCATGTCTCAGCTTTCGGAGATGTTCGGTCCTTTCAGGGCAGAAGACATCAACCTGATCGGCAATCATCCAATGGCGTTCAGAGTATTCCGCAATGACATGCTGCGGCTGCGATATGATTGCCGATTCCAACAACTTTCTGATGGTTGGTACTTTACCATCTCATGGAAAGATTCAATCACGATTTAAACGTTTACTTTAGCCAAATTTTGGTTTAGAATAGACTCATATGATGCCAAGGAGTAATTGATGAACATGCGAGCTCAAACCGTCGAGAAAATTCGCGAAGTCCTCACGACTTATGGCGATCCCGGAAATGACAAAGGTCGTTGGATGCCGGTGTATGAATTTGTCTTGAACAAAATCGGACCTGACCCAAAGACCAAGGCTGGCAAGAAGGCCATTCAAGAATTGAGCCTTCCTCACGCCATTCTCTTCAACGAACAAAAATTCTCCGACATGGAACTGCTCGACCTCTTGGTCATAACGGTTCGTCGGTTTACGGTGCAACGATGATCACGAATTTCGAAGAATACTTTGCGGCCCAAAAGGCCTCTGGATGGGAATTGACTGCCAACAACCTTTCAATGGCTGAGCAACTGGTTCTCAAAACTTTGGTTTCTTGCTGGACTAGTGAGGACCTCAAGCCGGCAAAGGACGTTTTGTCTGACTACTACAGCATCACCGTACCGGATCAATTGCTGATCGAGCTTTTCCAGAACGATTTGGACCTGGCCGCCGAAAATGCGACCAATGGTATCAGCGATACGTGCCAACGCGAAATCCTGGTCTTGCAGCTTCTTCGCAAAATCGGTTGCCCTGATTGGCCGACATACGCAGATGGAGATGAGGCTTTCAGCAATTTCATTAAGGAGCTGCCTAAGTTCCTTGAAGCTGTAGGCGGCAAACTGGAGACTTAAAATGGGACTCGATCTTTCTCATTTCAAGGTAATACGGGAAGGCAAGACTGGTCCCAGTATCCATGAATTTAATCTCGTTGATGCTCCTGAAGAGTTCAAAGAGAAATTCAAGGACTTTATCTTCTATCGAGAGGTCGAGTACATCGATTGGCCAGCAACCTTTCAGAAGCTAATGCAGATGTCATTTGACGAGTTTCATGAAAAGTATGACCAATTCATGGAAACATCCGAAGGGGTCTTCCACTTTTGTTCAAGTGGTCATGAGAATCCTTGGGATGATCCCAATAAGTTTGCGATCCATGTAGATCAGTGCGAAACCATGGTTCAAAATGATCCTCACATAAACGCAAAGTGTGAAGGTTACCAGCGCAATTGCATGAAGCCTATCTTCTTCCAAACATTTGACGAAAATCAAATGGTGTGGGATAAAGCGACGGTAAAGTCAATGACCCAAATGTGCGATGGCCCTGAATGTGTGGAAAACTTCATTGAGCAATTCATTCTCAACTGGGCTGACGAAAGCTTCGTAAATATTTCCTATTGATCATGAGCTTCCAAAGTTTCGAATATTTCTCAGATCACGCAAAGCAACGCCTTAAAGAGAGGACATTGCTAAGCACAGCCGCTCTTTCTAAGATCCTTGAAAAGAAGCGATACGTAGTAGTTGGTAAAGAATCGGCTCTAAATCGAGAGCATTGCCTATTTTACGATATCGATAAAAAGGAACATTTCGTTGTCATTCGCGATGTGGTGTTCGGAACTCTAATCACGGTTCTTCCGATTAACTTCTACGCAAACCTCGTCAAATCAATCAGTGAACAACAACTAACTGAAGCGAAAAATCTTCAAGTTACCCCACCTAAAGAAAAAGCGGACAAGCCTTATGGTCCTGGATTTCTTCCTCCAAAAATCAGTATCATCGCGCATTTGATCGATATTGAAGGTAAGCAAAAGAACAAGTCCATTATCCAATTCGAGTCGCAAAACTACAAGAACTCAATTGATACGCTCATTAATGATCCTTCAGCAGTTGAGTCTATCGTCTCTGAGCTGCAAAAACTTGAACGGACGGTAAAAGAAATTTTTGCAGTGTCCGCTCGAATAGGATCAAGAGGTGAATTAATTGAACTTAGCGGTATCAAATTCTGAGAAATGTGATATAATACCACTTAGTTGATTAAGGAGCTTTTGATGAACATCACTCTTGTACTTTTGATTTTAGCAGCGATCATCCTTCCGATAAGTGTGAAAGCATTTATCGCCAAGGATTTGGACATTCGTGCAGTAGGCGTATTGGTGGCTGTTGGACTCCTGGTTTCATGTGGAGCTTTCTATGCTGGAAAAGCTGGCAAAACTCTCGATGTTGAAGTTTGGAATGGTGAAGTAACCGGAAAAGAACAACAGCAAGTTTCGTGCTCTCATTCTTATTCCTGCAACTGTAAGACTACCACGTCTTGCTCAGGTTCTGGATCAAATCGTTCATGCTCAACGTCTACTTCATGTGATACTTGTTATGAGCATAATCATGATTACGACTGGGTAGTTCATTCGAATATTGGCGATGTTGATATTGATCGCGTCGACCGTCAAGGCGTTCACACTCCTCCTCGTTGGGCCGCAGTTCAAAAGGGCGAGCCGTTCTCGAAAGAGCATCTTCATACGAACTACATCAAAGGTGTTCCTGAAAGCGTTCTAAACACCGCTCAAAACATGACTGCTGCTAAGTTTGCGAACATGATTCCCGCATATCCACATGCAGTTTATGATTACTATCGCCTGAATCGTGCTTTGACCGTCGGGGTTCCTGTTCCCGATCTTCAAGATTGGTCGAACGATATTTCGAACATGCTCAAGCAGCTCGGTCCTCAAAAGCAAGCAAACGTCATCGTTCTGTTTGTCAACACTAGCGACCCAAATTACGAATATGCTTTGCGTTCGGCCTGGCTTGGTGGTAAGAAGAACGATATCGTAGTCATCATTGGAACTACTTCGTATCCGAAGATCGATTTTGTTCGAGTGATGAGCTGGACTGATAAGGAACTCTTCAAAGTTAAGCTTCGTGACTCTCTCCAAGATATGGAAAACATCGATCGTCCGAAAATTATTGAGACGATTCGAGCAACCACCTTGGCTGAGTTCAAGCGTAAGAGCATGAAGGACTTCGAATACCTCGACAACGAAATTGAACCTCCTACTTGGGTTATCGTTCTGGCTATCGTGATTCTTCTTGCAGGTAATATCGGCACCGTTATCTACTTCAACAAGACTGCTAGGGTTTATGGACGCCGATATCGATTCCGTTAACATTCCAGATTCGGAGGGAGTATGGCTTCATATTCCCTCTAATGAAGAAATAGACATTTACCCTCTTGACCCTGTAGGTGGAATCCTCTGCCTTTGGGGACCTGATGTAGGAATTACTTACTCAGGCGCGAAAGATCGTCAAGAAGTTTGGGATACTGATGAATGGCAAGGACACATTCCAGTACACCGTTATGATCACATTGGTCCTTGGAGAAAAATACAATGAAGAAGTTTTTTGCAGTAATTCTGATGATGGTTTCTATTTCTGCCTGGGCGGGGAACACGACTGATGCTGTACATTCTGCCGGTTTTAACAAGCTGTCGGAAACCGAAAAGGCTGAAATCATCAAGATGGTGGCCGATAAAGCAAGCCAAAAGGACGTCATGCCTACCATGACCGAAGACAAGGTCGAAAAGTGGGTCAAGATCGGTTCGAACATCGGTCAAGGTCTGGCTGGGGCAGCAAAAGAAGTCGGCGTTGCAGTGAATGATTTCGCAACGACTCCTGTCGGTCAACTCACCATGCTGCTGATCGTTTGGCACATGATTGGTGCTCAGCTTATTCATGTGTTCGGTGGCATCCTAATTTGGATCGTTGGTATCTCAATCATTCGTCACACCATCCGTCGAGCTTACCCAAGCAAGATCACTTACAGCAAAGAAGTCAAGAACATTTTTGGCAACTATGCAATTGAAAGCGTTGAGCCAATCGCTATGAGCGATGACAATGCCGCAGGTTGGTTGATTGCTTATGGTCTTGTTCTAATTGCTGGTCTGATCGCGATCTTCACGTTCTAACTATGTGCTACATTGACAAACCTCTTTACATGATTCGCACCTCAAAGTCTCATTGGTACAAGGGTGCCAGCGGAACAAGTGGTGCGACTCCTAAGCTTTACTCTAAAGGTCAAGCAGAAGCGTGGTGCAAGAAGTTTAACAAACATCCACACCATCCAGATGATGGACATTGGGAAGTTGTTCCAGTAGGTTTAAATTTCGGAGAAGCATATGAGCCCAGGTAAAATAATCGAGTGGTCAGGCGCAGTGATCGTAGTAAGTTTCGCCGTTTTAGTGTCAACTGGAGCTTTGGTTATTTTAGTTGAAGCAATCAAGGGTATTTTTCACTAAATCAGTTTACAAAATTTGGAAAGTTGATATAATCACCATACCAACTTTCTTAAAGAGGAATAAATGATGCAAAAAGGTTTTACGCTGATTGAATTGATGATTGTCGTTGCAATCATCGCCATTCTGGCTTCGGTTGCCTGGCCGGTTCTGAAGCAACTGATCTTCAATTCCCTCTAATTTCTCAAGGAGCTTTACACAAATGAATAAGCAAAAAGGTGCAATTTCTACTGGTGCCGTAATCGGTCTCGGTTTCGCCGGTTTCATCCTCGCGATTCTGATCGTTGCCGCAACTTCCTACATCAGTGCCAACAACTACGGCGCCCGCATCGAAGCTCAGCTGAATGCTGAATATGAAAACAACCAGAACATCCTGGCTCAAGGCCAGCAAAAGGTGATGGAAGCCGCTCAAGTCCCTACGATGTACAAGGACGACTTCAAGGAAATCATCACTGCTGATGTTCAAGGTCGCTATGGCAAGGATGGTTCCAAGGCTACCTTCCAATGGCTGAAGGAACACAATGTTCAGATCGACAAGGAACTCTATCGCAAGATTCAGCAACTGATCGAATCCTATCGTGATGAGTTCAAGAACTCCCAGACCAAGATGATCGACGTCAAGCGTCAATACGAAGCCGAGCAAGGTCTCTTCTGGCGCGGTATGTGGTTGCGTATCGCTGGCTTCCCGAAGGTCGACATGAACAAGTTCAAGCCGATCGTTACCGATGCCGTTCAAGACATCTACAAGAACGGTAAGGAAAGCGGTCCGATGAAACTCCGCTAACATCAATTCCCTGATGTTGAAAAGAGGCCTTCGGGCCTCTTTTTTATTGCGTGGTCCCTTTGATTCGAATAAATACTTCATTCATAAATACATGATCAACCATTTGGGGACCCACATGCTTAAGCAGATACTAGATCAAAAAATCAAAGAACAAGAACGTTTACAATCTGACGACGTTGTATTAGAATCAAAAGGGGCTGTAGTCGAGCTAGACAACGATCCTGAAATCGAAATGATTCTACCTATGTTTGGGGCTAATGACAGCGAGCATGCTGACTATCGCTTTATCCTTAAGCAGCTAAAGAAGCGTAACCCAAAGGCTTTCAAGAAAATCGTAAATTTCGACTAAGGTAGAATAATGGACATCAACGCATCCTCAAGCTCATTCGATCAGCGTATTGACATATCTGAACGAATTTTGGCCAACATGAAGGGCCAACAACAATCAGTGAGCAAATCCGGCATCCTTTTGGCAGGCGATCCTGGTGTAGGTAAAACCTCCTTCATCAGATTCTTCTCCACTTTGGTCGGTCTAGAGCTTATCACCATTGAAGCTCCACACATCACTGAAGAACACATCATCAATATCCCATTTATCGTTTACGACCCAGTCACCAAGTCTGAAAAGCCAGGTGAAACTGAATTCGAAGTTAGCGATTTCAAGGTTGTTCTATCAGACTCCCATTTGTTCAGTAGCCTAAAGGCGACCAAAAAGATTACTGACAAGCAGTACCTTCAGAACATCTATCGTTCAAGTGCTGACGTGATCAAGGTGTTTGAAGAACTAGGTGGCGATAAGGATACAATCCCAGAAGTTATCAGTGAAGCCCGTGACCACCGCAATGTGATCTTGTTCCTTGACGAATACTATCGTCAGACCTCTACTAAGATCCGCAACATGCTACGTGGCATCCTAAACGGAAAGATCGGTTCTCACGACATTCCTCCAGGTGCTTTCGTTATCTACGCATCTAACATGAATGACGAGGGCGTAGGCGAAATCCCAGCAAACAATGACTTCCAGCAAATCGACTTTGAAGCACCAAACAAGGACGAATGGTTCTCTTGGTTACTAGCTAAGTTCGAAAAAGATGAGAAGGTCAAGCTAAATCCAAAGATCATTCAGAAGTTCTATGACCTCCTAGAAGAGGAAGAGCTTAACCATGACGACGTCAATCATGAGGTTCGTACCTCTCCACGTCGTTGGGAACAAATCCTTCTTTACATCAACAGCTCGCTACCTGTAGAGAACGAAAAAGAAGCAAAGAGCCTTCTCACCAACATCAAAGCGAACTTCAAGAACTATTTGACCGGTGAAAAGTCTGTCCTAGCAGCTAAAGTGCTAGACGCAGTCTCTCAACTAATCAAAGAAACTTCTGATATCGATATCTCTTCAACTGAGGAAAACTCCGAAGAAGAATGGCAAGATACCCTTGAGCATCAGATCAAGCAGAAGATGAAGCTTGGTGAACATCGTAAGTACATCCCAATCGTATCTGGCGCTCCAGGTATCGGTAAGACCACTCACGCTGTCGAGATCGCTAAGGATCTAGACCTACGCTATATCTACGTCGACTGTTCTAACTTGAATCCAGAAGACGTCGTCGGTCTACCACTTCCAAAGGGCAATGGTAAACAGAAGAAGAATATCGAAACTCAGTTCTCTGAACCAACTCTTTACCACCAGATCCTTAATGATGCGAAGCAAGCAGATGCTGACCATATTGAATTCTTGAAGCACTCCCTAAAGGGTGATGAAGCTAAGAAGGCAATCAAGGAATATCAAGACAAAGAGTGGAAGTACCTAATCTTCTTCGACGAATTGAACCGTAACTCCGCAAAGGTCTTCAACGGTATTCGTCGTGTTCTACTAGAAAAGTCTTTCGGTGGCGGCTATGATCTACCAAAGGGCTCTGTCATCATCTCAGCAATTAACCCTTCTGACCACGGTGCTGAACCTTTGACCCACCACATGCGTGACGTTGTTGATGTTATCGACTCTAAAGCAGACTTCGAAAAGACCAAGAAGTACCTACAGAACATGCCATTCACTTCTCTAAAGAACGAGAAGTCTAAGGAAGTTGTGTACGACGTGTTGATGAAGTTCTCTGACAAGTTCCGTGTGAAGACCTCTTCTAGCCAGATCAAGAATGCTCAGAAGCCGTTCTACCTAGATATCGGCGCTCAACCAGTCTACATTTCTCCTCGTGAGTACTCTGACCTTTATGGCAACGCAGTCATCGACTTCGATCAAAAGTTCAATCGTCTATTGAAGCGCAAGAACGTCGCTGACATGACCAACGACGAGATCGCTGAGACCGAATCTAAGCTACGCACCGGCCTGTACGACTCGTTCAAGCATAAGCTATCCAACATCTTCACCAAGCAACAGGTTCAATCTCCTGAGTTCTTGCATGACTTGAAGGACTGGTTCCTACATTCTAGTGAGATTGATTTCGGTGAAGGTTTGTACTACAAGAAGGCTAAGACTGTCGACGTCGGCTCCATCCTTGGCTCGTTCTTCCAGAACCCAAGCGATGATGCACACCTAGCAGATGATATGGACTTCGTAAGCTTCATTGAAAACCATGATCCTCAGAAGTTCAAGGAAGAACTAGCTGGCTTCTTGCTAGCTCAGTTTGAAAAGGACGAAGATGTCAAGGACAAGCTAATTGAGAAGAAGCATAAGGGTAAGGTTGTCAAGAACGATCAGATCGAATTCGAAAATCAAGAAGTGTCTAAGTTCGAACACTTGATCCGCGAAATGGTCAACGCTATCGAAATCCATAAGCTATCTAACGATCACCGTGAAATTATCCGCCTCGCTGTCCGTGAAGCGCTACGTCACATCAAGGACAAGCATGGCGCTGACTACATGGATGAGCTACTAGAGTTCAACATCAGCATTGCTCAATTTATTAAGGGCATCAAGTAATGATTAACGAAGCGTTTGACAACAAACGTAGAGAATTCGGGGAGGTCAAGTTCTCAGCGACCTCCCTCGATGATCCTCACGTCAAAAAGATCATCGACGAAATAGTCAACAAGTATGGCGTAAAGAAGGAAGAACTCATTAAGGCGGTCGAAGATCGAATCAAAGAATTTGATGACATCGCTAAGAAGTCTCCGATCCTTTACGATACCATTAAGAAGAATATCGTCGAGCAGGAAATCTTTAACCTGATCGAGAAGCATAAGATTGCTGATAAGGCACCACGCTTTGACGTGAAGATCTTCTCAAAGCTTCTCCGCTTCATTAAGATCGAGCATGATCAGTTCTTCCCGCTTCGCAACTTCATTGATCACAAGTATCTCTACAATCCAGTCATCATCTTAGTTCCGTCTACTAAGCCTGAACATCAGAAGTTCAATGATGTGGACACTGCTGCGGCTACACCGACTGGCGAATTTATCTTCTGCAAACCATTCATGCAGAAGCTAATTGACTACGCTCACCTCAAAGGAATAACTCCGAAGGGCAAGAAGTATGCCAGCAATGGCGGTGAAATTCCAGATGAGTATGCTTACATTGAATTCTTGATCATTCACGAGTTCATGCATTATACTTATGCTGACTTCCATTACCAGAAAAAGCTTAAGGCAAACCCAAAGATTATCAATTGGGTTGGCGACTTCAGAACGAATTATCTTCTTGTTAAGAGTGGCTTTGAACAGCTTCCTATCGGTCTTTTCAGCGATCACGTCAACTATGACAGACAGAAGTCCTACAAAGAAATGTACGACATCGTCAAGGCAGAGTTCGAAAAGCTAAACAAAGACCAACAAGAAAAGGTCGAGAACATGATGGACGGCCTTGGTGACAATCACGATCAAGGCGAGCCTGGTGAACCAGGTGAAGGCGGCGGAAAACCTCAGAAGGGTGATGGAGACCAAAATGACGACAAAAATAAATCGTCTGAGGGTGACGGCGATGACGTCTTTGACGAACTAGATAAGAACAACAAAGACATCGAGAAGAAGATTTCTGGCGGTAAGGAAATCGATAAGGAAGAAGACGCACCAAAGGATGACAAGAAGTCCTCTTCAGCAGGCCAAGGTAGTGGTCGTGGCGGCCGAAGCGGTGGCAGAGACGGTGAAGGAACAACCTTCGACTATTCCAAGATCAAGCCAACCTTTACTTGGAAAAAGCTCTTGTCTAAGATGATCACTGACGCCAGCAATAACGTTGATGAGACATTCCAGAAGCCGCATAGACGTAACATCACTGGTGTCGACTTGGCTCGACAGACCGGCGCTGCTGCTATGAAGCCAGGTGAGATCACACTTGATAGCGACATTAAGATGGGATTCATCGTCGACTCATCTGGCTCTATGACCTCCGTGATCGATCAGGTTTACGCTAACCTTCATAACCTAATGAAGAGCAAAGCGAACGTCCGCAAGAGCGAGTTCTTCCTAATTAAGTTCTCCTCTAATCACCACATTTACAAGTGTAACTTTGTTCAAAACAAATACAAGGAGCTAAGCTCAGTATTTGACAAGTCCAAGGAAGAAAAGACTGGAAGTGTGAAGGAACTGTTCTCTAAGCACATTGGATCGTCAACGAATTTCAGCGATCAGCTTACTCATGAAGCTGAACAACTTGCGCATAAGAAGTTTAACCTATTGATCATGTCCGACTCGGATATTCTTTATGGTGAAAACTTTGAAAACATCAAGAAGCTTATTACTGAAAATCGTAACATCTTCGTCATCCTTGATTCCCGTCGCACATTTGAAGCGATGTGTAAGCAATTGAAACAAGTAGCAAAGAACGTCACATACTTCGAATGATATGAAACTAAGTGGACTAATAAATGAGACTGGGGCTTCGGCTCCAGTCTTCAATAAAGAACTCAAGACTGAAGAAGAGATTATCGACTTCATTGAGAAGAAGCTTGACATTAGCAGAAATTATGTGACTTTCAGAAATGACGGTGCTGTCGATATCGACGCAATGGTAGATTTCCATGGATTAAAGATGGATAAACTACCATTCAAATTTGGGAAGGTCACCAATAATTTCATTGTGAACGACTCAAAGCTTAAGACACTTGAAAATTTCCCTGACGAGGTTGAAGGTAACTTGAACCTAAAGGGGAATGACATTACTTCCTTGAAAGGCTGTCCGAAAATTGTTGGCGGATCACTATTCATAGGCGCTTGTGATAGGCTTACTTCTCTTGAAGGAATCTCTGAAGAACTTGGTGCTCTAAACATTCGAAGATGTAGAGGTCTAAAGTCTCTCCATAACATCCACAAGTACATCAAGAAGTTTAACTACACCGCAAATATCGTCAATAAAGACGTTTTAGGCGGAACGATTATGATTGGCCCTGAAGGTGAATGCTTCCTAGAAGAGGCAGTTCTTGGGATTTTCCTTATTCCAGGGATTAGCCAAGTTAAGGCTGGCATAGGAAACATTTCTAAATCGTATGCTCAATATGGTCCATGGACTATCATCAATAATCATTTGATGAATTCTAATCCAAATGAAGATGCGATGTACGACTGTCAAGAAGAGCTTTATGCTGACGGTTTTAAAGAGTTTGCTAAGCTTTAAGTAAATAAGACAAGAATACCTACAGGTTAACCACCATGAAACTGCAAAATCTACTAGAAGCCTATAAAATTGACTATGACTTGACCAAGAAAAAGAACAAGTCATCAATTATTGATTTCATCAAACTCAACGACATTCAACTAGCAGACATTACTGCTGCGATGAATAAGGCTAAAAAGTCAAGTGAGTATCAGAAGGTTGTCGGTCTTGGGTTCGTGTATAAGTCTTCAGCTCTACAAGAAAAGAGAGCTACCATGTATTTTGAATCTGAAGACGGAAATACACAAATAACTTGTTATGCTACAGGACAAGCAAGAAGAGCTAACCGTGGCGGATACAATAACAAAATGTTTATCGCATCACCTATTCCGACTCTTCAGCCAACTCAACTTGATGATCCATCAAAGGCCGTTGAAGTTTTATTTGACAACTTGAAGAAATCTTTACAGTCTGTCATCAATTCATACGATCGTAAGAATGATAAAAAGGCAGGTGGTCTAGCGGCTGTAGACGAAAGAATGAAGAAGTTTGGCTTCCCTGAAGGATTCAGAATTTATCAGGAAGGCGCAGAAAAAGATGACAAATATATCTCTATGGATGAAGGTCAAGTATTGATTAACGCCAAGGCTGGTGGTAAAATTGGTTTGACCGTTCTAGATTTTGGAAATAACCCAGAGCTTGGACCAAACGTTGATATTGGTCGGGTTGAAGGTATTTGGAAGCTCATCATTCGCGGAGAGAATATTAAGTCGTACAAAGGTTTGGAAAAATTCTTCTCGTCAGGATTGCTCTCGATTGTGATCGAATCTCCGAATCCAAACTTTAAAGAGATAGCTAAGACTATGAGCGGTAACAATATTAGATTCGTCTACTTTAAGGTGAATCCTCTTCAAATGCCATTGTTGTCATTGCCAAAAATTTGCCACGAAGCTGTCTCAATTGATAAGAATGGAGATACTCGTCTTTTGAAAGACAAAGAAATAAAGAACGTTTTCGATTTGCTAAATAAGGTCATAAAGAACCAAGCTGACCTTCTAGATGTACAAGATGAATTGTTAGATCTTGGGTACGAAAAGGCAGCAAAGCAATGAGAATTGCCGATCTAATTTCTGAAGAGAGAAAAACTCCTGACCTTGACACTAAAGAAAAGGTACAAGAGTGGGTAAAGAAAAGGGGTCGAAGAATTGATGGTGAGTTTACTGTCGACGACAACCTTCAAGTTACTGTAGAAGGATCTGTTGACTTAACCAAAATGTCATTCACTAAGTTGCCTGTAAAGTTCAAGAAGGTGACTGGAAGATTCCACATTCAGAATACTCCTTTGACTACTCTTGAAGGATGTCCAGACGAGGTTGGTGAAGGGTTCAATTGCAGCTACACTCATATCACCAGTCTTGAAGGCGGACCAAAACTTGTTGGCACTTCAAATAAGGAATACACCAACACGTATTATGCGGATCAGTGTAAGAATCTGGTTTCGCTAAAAGGTATTGCAGAGAACGCTGAGTATCTAAACATTGGCTTCTGCAGAAATCTTCAAGAGATGGATTATCTACCATCAACGATTCTTAGAATTACCGCTTGCGCAACTGGGATTAAGACCTTAGCTGGCATCCAAAAGAAAGCACCAAAACTTGAGCACCTTCAGATCAACGCTAGTCCAGTTGAAGAGGGTCTTCTAAGTCTAATGAAGATCCCAACCTTCAAAATTAAGTCACTCACCTACAGAACCGGCAATGAAGATTCATCGCTTGCTCGGGCTGGCGATATTCTTGATCAAATTGAAAAATCTGGTGGGGATATTTTTGACGCCCAAGATGCTTTGGTGGATGCTAACCTTGAGCGTCAAGCGAAGTTTTAATCTTTGTCAAACTTAGCTAGTTGGGTGTAGTAATCTGGAATTTCGTAAAGATGGTCAAGAGCGATCAATCTTGCGATATACTGATCGTTGGTATGTTCCATCTCGTGTTGAACTCCCTTTTCTAGCTCAGCTTCGTCTACCTTTTCATCGCCATGGTTGACGTTCTTGCCAATCCGTGAGCATAGGGCTTTGCAAAGTTCAAACTCAAGGTTCTCAACTTCTTCCTCTGAAACACCAAGAGCTTTGTTTAGAGCTAGAAGATCTTTGCGGCCAGCGGAAGGGTTCTCTCTGAAGAACAAAAGGATCTCGTCAAGCTGCTCAGCTTTTGACAGTGGAACCTCATGTGTTGGTTCGGCAAGATCTGCTTGGTGAATTTCTGTGATTTTCATGTTTACAATCTCTTGAAGTCTTGATACAATAAATATTCCTGTTGGAAAGACCAACAATTTATCAATATTTATAGAGGAGCTCTATATATGTCTAAGACTCGCAAGTTCGACAGCATCGTCTACATCGGCCGTTTTCAACCATTTCACAACGGTCACCTTCAAACTCTGAAGGCCGCTCTCGACCAAGCTGATGAAGTTCTCATTCTTCTTGGCAGTAGCAATCGCGCAAATAACATCCGTAACCCGTGGACTGCACAACAACGTGAAAACATGATTCGTGCCGTTCTCAAGGATGAAGGCATTTCACAAAAGCGCGTCAAGGTCGTACCGATCCACGACTATCCGTACAACGATGAACTTTGGCTGTCTGAAGTTCAAGCTGTCGTCAACGTCAAGACCGACAAAGATGATGCAAAGATCGGCATCATCGGTTTCAAGCGTGATCACACCTCCTTCTACCTTGACCTTTTCCCTCAGTGGGAACGTGTCGAAATCGAAGAATTCGGCAAGATCAACGCAACTGAAATTCGCAACTTCCTGTTTGAATCCACTGGTTACCTGAACGTTCACGCTCTTCCTGAATCGATTCGCAATGACATCCCTCGTGCAGCAATGCACTGGATCGAAGAATTCTTCTCGACTGAGCGCGATCAAGCTGACCGTTTCCGATCAGAATACCAACATGTCAAGAAGTATAAGGGCGCTTGGGAAGCCGCTCCTTATGAACCGACTTTTATCACTGTTGATGCAGTGGTAATCCAAGCCGGTCACATTCTTCTTGTCCGTCGTGGTGCTATGCCTGGTGAAGGTCTTTGGGCTCTGCCTGGCGGCTTCGTGAATCCGAAAGAACGTATCTTCGATGCCGTCATCCGTGAGCTGCAAGAAGAAACGAAGATCAAGGTTCCTGAAGCCAAACTTCGTGGTTCAGTCAAGAATCGCGATTACTTCGACGATCCTGAGCGTTCTCTTCGCGGTCGTACCGTTACCTTCGGTTTCTACTTCGCTTTGGATGCCGTTCCAGAAGGTCTGCCGAAAGTCAAGGGTTCACAGCAAGGTAACACCGATCCTGAATGTGATGTAACTCGAGTCAAATGGGTCCCTCTTGCTGAGTTCAAGCAAATGGAAAACATGATGTTCGAAGATCACTCATTCATCGTGCAAAAGTTGGTTGGTAATCTCTAACCGACTGAAGTAAATAAGAGAAGGAGAGAGTGTTTCTCTCCTTTTCTTGTTTAGGATTACTTATGAACATTTTGAAAAAATTTCTCATTCTGGACATTCTGCTACTAATTAGTGGAGTGGCTTTTGCTTCATGTCCGCAATTTTACCCAAATGGTAAAACCATCCAACCAAAGGGCGCAGTTGAGCTTTGCAATTCATTCTTCGTTACCCAATACGACGACGATAACAAACGTGCTCTATTCTCTTCTGAGCTGCTTCAACCAAGCGGACATGATTTGTCCCGCAAGAATTCGTTCCACGCAGATAAGCGACTAAAAGATCCTGTAAAGCCTGCTGTTTATGCAGGAACCCAGAAAGATAAGGGTCATTTGGTCCCTTCTGACGATTCAACTTCACCAGAAGAAATGTTCGATACTTACCTCATGACGAACATGACTCCACAAGATCCAAAGCTAAATCGCGGCCAATGGAAGAAGCTTGAGCATTTGACTCGTAAGATGGCTATCGCTGGCAAAAAGCCGATCAATGTAGTCACTGGTGCAGTTTATGAAGGTGATGAAAAAATTGTAAATCTTGTTCCAATTCCGGCGGGATATTATAAAATTATCTATCTATCGGATGGAAGTTCGAAAGCTTTCTACGCAGACAACAACGAAACCTCTGGCGTCCATTCCACAACTATCGACAAGATCAACATCAAGACAGGTTTGAAGTTTCCAAAATAAGGAAAGCAATGAGCGATGAATTGAAACAGATTCCGGTATTCAATAAAACGGAAGCTGCTGTTTATGTGATGATGGGAATTAACCACCCTTTCCAATTTGCGGGTTCGATGATTCGCGAAGAGGAGTGGAAGCAATTTCCAAAGCCTATCAGAAATCCTGAAGAAGAATCCATTTTCGCCTTTAACGAGCGAACTCAAAAATGGCGCGAGGAAGTTGGCGAGAAAGTTCGCAAACGTCTTGCTTATCATCTATCTGAAAAACTGAAGAAACTCTAAAATGAAAATTGAAACCATTGTAATTACTGGCGGGATCGGTTCCGGCAAGTCGAGCGTGATCGAGTCCATTAAGCGGAGTTCTGAAGTCAAAGTTGGCTTCTTCAATTTTGATGACTACACTCGAGAGTTGTACGAACGAGAGGATGTCAAGCAGTTCCTGAAAACGATGTTTGGCACCTCCGATAAAAAGGAAATCAGCGACATCGTGTTCAATCAGAGTCGACAGCTTGGTAAAACCGAAACAACCAAAATTCTCCTGGATGAGCTCAACCAATTCTTCTTTAAGCTGGTTGAAGACAAATTCATCGAACTGGTAAATCGTAAGCCTGTGAATACCATGGTGATCGAGATGCCAATGTTCTTCGAGATGAAGAAGCTCTCTACCAAAATGCAATTGGTTCGAACCAAGGTCAAGGTTATCGTGGTTGCAGCTGACGACGAAGTTCGTGTACAACGCGTCAAAAATCGCGACGGGTTTACAGAAGAAAAAGTTCGTGATATAATGTCAACTCAAGTACCTCAACAGTACAAGATTGAAAACGCCGATTACGTCATCGACAATACTCATGGTCATTGTGATGTTCATGTAACCGACCTAATGAAGCACAAGTTCAGAAAGGTTTTCTTCCATGTTGCAGATCAGCGACAAGACTCGAAAGTTTCTGCTTAAAGAGCTTAGCAGGAAGCATCGACACTACCATAACTACGCACATGTTTGTCATGTGCTTGATACTCTGTATCTAATGAAGCACAAGTTCAGTAACTTTAGAGCTGCTGAACTTGCTGCAGAATTTCATGATATCGTCTACGAAGTTGATGAAGCCTATGAGCACAATGAAATCAACTCGTGTCGAATGTTTCTCGAAAAGATTGAAGAAGACAATCCTCATTTGAAGGATCTTGACATTGATGATCCCGAATATCGGACCGTTCGTCTAGCTTTGGCGATGATCGGCTGCACTAAAGGTCATACTCTTGATCGAGTTCGAAATCGTGGAAAGTTCTCCGAAGCCGAAATTGAAGACATCAAAATGTTCCTTGATGCAGATCTTCGAATTCTTTCTGAAACTGAAAAACGTCTACAACAATTTGAGAAGGACATTCGTAAAGAATTCTCTCAATACAATGACGAGATTTATTCTCATGGCCGTACCCAAGTCCTTCAAAGCTTCTTGGGACGACCAAAGCTGTACTTTTCTGAATTTGCCAAAGATGCAGGTTGGGAACAAATCGGACGTGAAAATGTCAAGATACTAATTGAGCAACTACAAAAGAAAGATTGAAATGAACCAAGAAATGAAAACTCACAAGAAGATAACGAATATTCTGACTATCATTATTTCAGCATGTCTGATTGGTATACTAGCAGTTGGGTGTAGTGATGCGCAAATTGCTTCAGACAACTTGAAGAAGGCTGCCGACAATTTCGAAATCAATCGTCGAATTGTTTTCTACAACACCATGAACGGCGAGTATATGCTGGTTATCGAAGGTCTCTGCTCGATTGGCAGCGCTTCTGAAACCAAGGCGGTAGCTGTTACCTGCAAGACTGGTCCGAACAGCTTTAAGAAGAGCTTCCTCGGCATTTCTGAAAACGTGACCTACTTCGCTGAACAAATGGAACCGTCCAACGTCAGCCAGTACAACTATCGTGTTACGTTTAAGCCGGCTGCAATCGTCCCTGATATCGAAATTCGGAAATAAAAATGGCTAAGATTGGAATTGTTGCAGGCTCATTCGACCCAATTACTCTCGGTCACATGTGGCTGATTCGAGCTGCTGGAGGCATGATTGCTCCTGATGGAAAACTCCATGTCGTAATTGGCACGAACTCAGCGAAGAAAGGTTACTTCTCTGTTGAGGAGCGTGAGCAACAAATCCGATCAGTCCTTCACAATACTCTTCCAGTTTCGCTGTTTGAGAACATTGTCATTGAAACTATCAGCGATGAGTTGCTAATCAACCACGCTCGTAAGATTGGAGCTTCGTATATCTTCCGCGGTATTCGCAACACAGAAGACTTCAACTACGAATCACAGATTCAGCAAGTCAATCGCAAGATCAACCCGAATGTTGAGACCGTTTTCTTCATCCCTCCTTCAGCTATGACGGAAGTCAGCTCTTCTACAGTGAAGGGTCTTGTTGGCTTCCAAGGTTGGGAACGAATCGTCGAGCAGTACGTTGATCCTATTATCGTTGACGAGTTTAAAAAGAAATTAGAAAAGAAGGAAAGTTAAAATGGCAAAATATGTCCGACTAATGGCTGATTATTGTTCGTCTGGAGTATGGGACGAAAATGGGACTAATATTGACATCAACGACCTACCAATTCATTATTGGCTGAAATCAATGATCACTGAATGGCAAGCAGAATACGATCGCGTTTCGCTCGAAGAAGATCTGTTTGATGTTCAGCTCTTTGCCAAGAATGGCTACGCTCTTGCGTTCAAATTGAAACAAAATCTACCAGACTGGACCGTCATGTACTTTGACGAGTCGAAGGCATTCCAGAATTTGCCACGGTCTGAATTTCTAAAGGAAATCGTAATTTGAGTCGTATCAATTATTGGAGCAATAGCAGCTTTGCTCATTGGCTCCGTGTAAAATTTGGCTTAACCAATCCACACGCTTTGACTAGCGAAGATTGGAAGCTTTGGAGAGAAATGAGTGAGGGCAAAGCGCCCTTTATTCATTGGTTGACTGACACTGCTTTCAACAAGATCCAAGATTTCTTTTGTTGGCCGAAAGATAAGCTGTGGGATCTTCGTTGTGCGATTAATGCCAAGTACTTCGACAAATACCACTATCTTCCGACAAAGTTAAATCCTTGGCAGTATCATGAAGTCGACACTCGTATTCTCCATGGGATGTTTGAAACATTGGTAGACTTTATCGAAATCGAAAAAGCATGGATGCACGTCATTTGGGGCCAGGACGAAAATCGTAAGAAGTATGGCTACAAATGGTACGAGATGAATGGTTGGCTGAATTGGTTCGCAAGCGAGAAGCGTCATCCCTTGGCAGGAATCGAGTACCTTGAATGGGAAATGTCCCTCGTTAAGGATGATAGCTGGTATGGTAATGATGAAGAATCAATCCAACAAGCTAAAGAATCCGGAGATTATGGGAAGTTGACCGGGCAGGCCGAAGCGGCTAAAGAACAGTTTGAGTTGTACCATTGGTGGAAGCATATTCGTCCACAGCGACCTGATCCTCATGACGCTTCTGGGTATTCCGAATATTTCAAAAAGCTCGAAGAACGTCATGATGGAGATTTCCTGGCAGGACTAAATGACCAGTCCCCAGACCTCGCTGAAGAAGGTCGCAAATGTAGTATCGCCTGTAATGAAATCGAAGAAGCATACGAAAAAGAAGATGAAGAGATGCTCATTCGCCTCATCAAGATTCGTAGGAGTTTATGGACGTAATGGCAGCTTTAGATTTTGAGGACGAATTTACAAAATATGGACAAAATGCATACTATCTCCGTCGGCAAGACCAATAGGTTCCTATTGGTCGTTTACCAGGAGAAAATCGAAAGCAACATAGAGAAAGGCTCAAACGTGAAAAGCGAAATTCTAGATCCTCAGTCGTTCATCGGGAAAAGTGAACACGAAGTTATGTCAGCGATTAAAGATCGTTGTGTGTTCCGCGTTGCTGAGCGTGATGGTAAAGGGTATGAACTTACAGCCAGTCATCTACCGTTCCGTTGGAACTTGTATGTAAACGATGGCGTGGTTTCAAATATTCGGATGTTCTAATGACTAAGTCTATTGTTCCAAATAAGGAAGTTTTTCAGTACGCCATTCGTTATATTCCAACTGGTAGGTATCTGAAGAAAACTCCTGGTCATTCGTTCTACGAGACCGATATCCCTTCAGTCTACAACTCTCCTAAGGTAGCGACGAAGTCCCTTGAGAATGAGTCTCGTTGGGGACGTTACAAAGTAGAAGATTGCGAGATTGTCAAGTTCCGTTTGATTATGGAAGAGGTTAAGGAACCAACTCCTGAAGAAATCGAATATGAAAAGGAACTTAAGAATCTAAATTTCCTCAGACGTCTAAATGGCGAAACTCGATGGGAAGAAGTTGAGAGTGAGCGGGGAAGATGGGAAATTTTCAACTACATTAACACTCTCAAACTCGAACCGATTTCGGTAGGTAATTCGCTGCATTGTCACGATCAGGTTTATGAAACACCAAATGGTAAATATCAATTGTTGTGGTCACATGATGAAGCTAAAGATGAAGTTCCTATGTCAATTTCCATGGCAGTAGATTATAATTGGGATGACAAGATCAAGGAACTCAAACTTAAGTATGGCATCCGCTAATATCATTTCAATTTATCTTTACGGTTCAACAGTTTATGGGACCGCTCAACCTGGATCAGATTTCGATTTAATCGTTATTGTTGATCGTAAAGATGATGTCACCATTCAATCTCGTGCTATTGCCATTGCAAGGGAATACTTCCAGCTTTCATTCTCGAAGTTTGACGTAAATCTCTACACTGAGGAAGAGTTTCTCAGGGGCTTGGATGGAATGGAAATTTCATTCCTTGAATGTGTCAACAACGTTCGCGCTTATAGCATTAATGGCACTTTGGTATATGGCAAGATGCATGCGATGCCTAAGATTTCTCTGCCTATGTTACGCGAAAGTATTTCTCGTAAGGCTTCGAATAGCTGGGTAAAAGCTAAGAAGAAGCTGAAAGTTCCAGAAGACTATGCGCCGCTTATTGGTAAGAAGTCTGCTTGGCACGCAATTCGTATTATCGATTTTGGTATTCAGCTAGCGACGACTGGTAAAATCCATGACATCACGTCAAAGAATCTAGAGTACTACGACGTGATGTCATGTGAAACTTGGGAAGAGATTGACGAGAAGTTCCGAATTGTCTACAATAATCTCTCAACCGAATTTCGAAAGGTAGCACCTAAATGATTGAACAGCTTAAAAGCTTTGAAGAATGGTTTGAACCTCTTGAACAGGGGTAAATGAAGCCTGGTTCGGGGATGCTGAAGAAGCCGTCAAAAAGTTCGGATCATTGTACGAGCATTATGTTCGTGAATGGTTCGAGAGGGTTCAAGAACATCTGAGTTATTTGAATCAAAAATCAGATTAAATTTTTCAAAATCAGTTTACTCTTTCTGGAATTAGTATATAATTTATGTATCGGTTGAATAACTCAATCGATCCTACAGGAAGATAGACTTTCTGTAGTTTTTTCTGTCAAAAAGGAGTTTTAGACATGCAAGCAAATCAAGCACTTAACAAGTTCGGTCAAACCATCGGCGACAAGATGCTGGCTCGAATGTTCCAGCCGGTCAAGGACGTCGTTTGGGATATTTCCACCGGTAAGATGGGTATCCTCGGCAAGAACGGTTCCATCTTCTCTCTGAACGGCGAAGGCGAAGCAGCCCAAGTCGTTGAAAACATGTTCTCTGAATTCGGCATGGCCGTTCCGGCTTTCGCTCAAAGCGTCCCGTTCGATGACGTCCAACTCGGTGATCTGGCCTTCCGTCCTGGTGGTCGTCCGGGCTGGGTTGTTGAAAAGAACCCGAATTCTCTGATCCTTCTGAACACCGACTCCAGCGAAGGCACTCTGCGCCGCAACAAGGTCGTTACCATGGGCATGGATCAATCTGGCGTCATGGTTCTCCGTAACCTCTTCTCCCTGACCGGTGCTACTGGCCAGCAAAACTTCCAAATGATGCTGCCGATGCTGATGGCCGGCTCCACCAATGAAGATGCTGGTGACATGGTCCAAATGATGCTCATGATGAGCATGATGGGTCAAGATCAGGCCGCTCCGGCAGCAGCTGGTGGCGTCGCCATCGAAATTCCTGCTCAACCGAAGCTGGTTCAGGAAGACATTCCTGCTTCTGCTACCAAGGCAGAAATCGTCGAAATCAACAAGCGCAACAACGAAGCATTGGTTGCCTATCAGGAAGCAATTTCTGCTTGGGCCAAGATCGTTGAAGCTGCGGCTACCGTAAAGGCTACAGCTCCTGCAGCTCCGGCTGCTGCCAACCCGATGGGTGGCATGATGCAGATGATGCTCATGTCGAAGCTCATGGGTGGTAACAAGGGCGGCAAGAGTTTTTTCGAGTAACGGGTTCAGGTAAGGAAGGAGAGAAGGTTTCTCCTTCCACCAATGCGACGGCTAATGAAGGAATCAAACCGGTTCCTTCGTTATCTGGACTCGTAGTTCCTATCGTCGGTCAGTATTATCGCGGCGCATGGGCAACTCGTATGTTGGAAGAAGTTGGTCCTGGCGCTAGAATCTTTTTGAAGGCCGAACCGACGAATGCATACGACAAAAATGCTTACAAGGTCCTTGTTTGGAAGTACGACAAGTTCAACCATGTAGGATATGTCCAACGTCATTCAGCAGCAAAGATTGCTTCGGTCATGCAAGGCCCTGGTAATCCTGAAGTCTACAACAACAGAGACATTTATGTCATTGGTAGATTGAAGAATGCTTCTGGAAAGCCTGACATGTACGAGGTCGAGATCAACGGTGCAATTTATGACCCAAAATCTCTGATCGCTCGGGATGAAAAGCTCAAGAATGATACTGGAATTTTCGGTGGTAAGAAAAAGCCGGTTCAGCAAGTTTACGAAAAGCAAGTAGTTGATCCACTTACATTTAAAACGGTTTCGAAGAAGTACGTAAAAGACCAATATGGTTATGTTGATTACGACATTGACCAAGAAATGTTCGGTGGTATCGATGAAGCAGATTGTTTTTAAGGAGAATCAAGATGGGTTACAGTCGTTGGGACAACAATGATTATCGCGCTTATGCAAGCGCAACTTCCGCAACTTTGAGTACTGCTCGCGCAAAAGGTTTTTCCGATACCGCAGCTCGTGCTCAAGTTTTCAAGCAAACTTCCATCAAGTCGATCTTTGATCCGAAGGGCGTGATGCTCCGCGAATCTCGCGATTCCGAAGCCAATCCGAATTCCAACGCGATCATCCTCGGCCTGGACGTTACTGGTTCCATGGGCATCGTTGCTGAAAAGATTGCAACTGAAGGTCTCGGCAAACTGGTTGATGGTATCCTCACCCGCAAGCCGGTCGATGATCCGCACGTGATGGTCATGGCTATTGGCGACGCCTTCTGCGATCGTGCTCCTCTGCAAGTTTCTCAGTTCGAAGCCGATATTCGTATCGCTGAACAACTGAAGGAACTGTGGCTGGAAGGTGGCGGTGGTGGTAACGCTTTCGAGTCGTACGACATTCCGTGGTACTTCGCTGGTAAGCGTACCGCAATCGACTGCTTCGAAAAGCGCGGTCAAAAGGGTTATCTGTTCACGATTGGTGATGAGCCGCCACCGCCTCAAGGTCTCACCTCTGCTCAGATCAACAACATCTTTAACGGTGGCGAAGAAAAGAGCTATTCCTCCAAGGAAATGCTTGAACTGGCCCAAGAAAAGTACAACGTCTTCCACATCATCTGTGAACAAGGCAGTCACTGTTCTTACAGCCAAAGCCGCAACGATACTGTTGCGAAATGGCGCAACCTGCTCGGCAAGAAGGCAATTCTGTTGAGCGACTACGACTACATTTCGGAAGTCATCATCTCCGTCATGGAAGTCAATGAAGGCGCTGATCCTGAAAAGGTCATCGGTAGCTGGGAAAACAGTAAGGCTCAAGCTGTAGTTCGTCACGCGCTCGGCCTGTAACGAAAACATTCGTTAGAAAAAGGGAACCTAGGTTCCCTTTTTTAGTTTATAATGCAATTTTCTGAATACGATGTGATATGAATCCGAAATACGAAGACCCGGCAGAAATCAAGTTCATCAACAAGAAGTTCATTCTTGCAACGAATGACCCAAAGAATCCTGTTCAGATGGTTCGTCAAATGGCGGCTGGTGACGATAGTAATGTGACTATCTCGCTGTCAAATGGTGAGACCTACAAGGAATATTTTGAGTCTCTTCAAGACCTAATCAGTGTCACGTCGAATCGGGCTTGGTCTTGTGCACTCACTTGCACCTTCCATTTTCGAGCTTACGGTAATAACGATGATCGTCAGGCAGTGCAACGTAGTCTTGACAATGCGTTGACAGCTCTCCAAGCCTTTTCATATTGTCCTATTGGAAAGTACTATCTTTCTGAGAATCGGATGATCCCACGCCGTTTCACCTTCACCGAGTTTTACTACGATGTCACGCTGAATCCTAGTAAGGATGGAGACATCTACACCTCTGAAGGCGTCATGGAAATCCAGTTCAGCCTCATTTCTCCTCCTGAACTCGTTGAAAAAATCGCCGAGGAACTTTGCGAAGATCTTGAGAAATACTTTAGATCCCATACTGGAAATATTTCAGGAGTCAATTTTTCTGATCGCAATGCTTCGATAGAATATCATGAAGACTCTCTAGACGAAGCGATCGATCTTATGAAGGCTGCAGAAAAGCCTGACAAAGCAATCATGGTCACTGTTGCTGGCAAACGTGAGTGCTATGCTCCGTCGACATTGAAGAAAATCGTTTCCAAACTCTTCCCGACATGATATAATGTCTCTATATTGATGAAGGAGAAATCCATGCGTTGCGTTAAAACTGGTCTGATGTTCCAAGTTCCCGAACTCCGTGAAGATACCTTCCACGGCGACATGTTCTTCAACGTCGAGCTCGGCATTTACGTCATTCGAGGCATTGCTTCTGGAACGTCTGACTCCAAGCCCCATCTGATTCTTTCTCCGGTGCATGATGCGTATTCCATCATCGGCGTCGATGGGAAGTTTGCCGCCAACTTCAACGAAATGAACGATCACGACATCAGCCTCGACATGAACGAGGCGATGGTTCTGATTGATGACACTCGGTTCTTCCTTTAAAGGATAAATCGTGGACATCAAAAAGATCATAAAGATTATCGCTGAAGAATGCGAAAATGGGTGTACTGATTTTTTAACAACGATTGACTACTTCAGCAAGCATTATGCTGAAGAAGTTGATCCAATTGCCCTTTGCGCGGTCGCAACTTCTCTGGATTACGATGGTGTTCGTAGAAATAAAGTGTTTCTTCAACTCATGACGTTTAAGGCGTAATAATGAAAAATATTCAAGTCGTCATTGGCGCCAACTACGGCGACGAAGGTAAAGGTCGTATGACCAACTACTTCGCCGCTAAAAATTACGACAAGTGCGCAGTCGTCCGATTTAATGGTGGTGCCCAAGCAGGACATACGGTCGTCAGTGGTCGTCAGCGCCATGTGTTCTCGCACTTCGGCTCTGGAAGCTTTGACTACATCCCTACCATCTTGACGAAGGATTTCGTCTGCTCTCCGTACCTGTTCATGAAGGAGAACAACGAGCTGATCCGAAAGGGAGTCATCAGGCCTGACATCTACGTGGATCCGAAATGTCCCATCACTACACCATGGGATATGTTTATCAATCAAGAGATTGAGCGTGCACGAGGCGATGGCCGACATGGCTCAGTTGGTGTTGGCTTCGGTGAGACTGTCGAACGCCATGGTTACGACTATTGCGATTTTCAACTGACGGTTGAGGACATCATCCATCGTCCTACCCTTTGCATGAAGATCAATGCCATCCTTGGTGAGTACATACCAATGAGATTGGCAGAACTCGGCATCGACAACGTCGTGATGGGGAATCTGCGCCATGTCTACCATCAATATGAGCTACAATGTCGAGCTTTCCTTGAGCGGGTAATCGTCATGGATGAGGCTGAGGCATTGAATCAGTTTGATAACCTCGTTTTTGAAGGTGCTCAAGGACTGGCACTCGATCAGGAGTCTGCGGATTTTCCTCATGTGACGAGGTCTTTCACTGGTATCGACAATGTCCTCCGTGTTCTTGACACCGCAAAGATTGATGATCCTATCAACCTTGCTTATGTGACCCGACCGTACCTCACCCGCCATGGCGCAGGACCGTTGAAGCGTGAAATCACCGACGGAGAGGATGGCTTTGGTCGCCTATTCAATGTGGTCGATGAAACCAACAAGCCGCATGAATTCCAAGGTTCTCTGCGACTCGCCATTCTTGATATCGATGATGCGATCGCTCGGATCTTGAAGGACCAGTTCAAAGTTCCTGTAAAAAGGATTGGTAGAATTTCTTTGGCTATTACCTGTCTAGATCAAGCTGTTGGCGAAAATGGTTTTCCCGCAGTACTTGATGGTAGGCCTTACATGTTTTCACCTAAGGTTTTCGCTGCGGAATTTGGTACACGCATCAATGCTTCTCATGTGGTTATGTGTCATGGTGAAGAAGACTACCTCATCACTGAAGGCAGGTTGATGAATCCGCAACATATTGAAGAATTCTATGGAGATGAAGAAGATGAGTGTTGATGTTCGTAAGGTCCGCTGGACCGTAAAAGATAGCTCTATCTTTACAGAAGAAGAGTACAAGGTTAAGCTGGAGTTCAAATTTGTTAACATGCAAATTGCCATCGCCTTCAATCTTGGTCGTGAGGTGGCTTCGCATATTGTGAACCTCCACAATGCCTCGCTCGGAGAACGATAATGGAACCTATTAAGCTTGAGCAACCGAAATATCTGATGGCAACCAAAGCTTTTCATAAGATTGGTGACATCAGCAGCGAAGAACCCGATATTTGTGTAGTCACGAAAGAAACCGAAACTGAATACATCGGTAATTGGGTTACTGGCTTGGGCTTCGTTGATGTCCATTTCCCGAAAGAAACAACGCGTGAATTGACTGAAGCTGAAGTGAAGCATTACAACAGCCTCAATTATGGGATCTACAGCCTCTTCACTGGAGAAAAGTCCTATAATCTTGGTTCACTGAACATCGGAGGTTAACATGGCAACGTTTGATCAAATTTCTGTCGGTGAAGTCTTCTTCGAAGGCGAGACTGGTGAGTACTACATCAAGAAGTCTGAAAAGTCCGCTTGGGTTTACATCATCGATGAGGACCATGAATACCTCGATCGTGACGGTCAACCAATGCAGTGCGAATTTCCTCCTGATCATCAAGTAGAAGATATTTGAAAAATCAGTTTACTTTTTCTGAGTTCGTGATGGAATAAATATTCCTGTAGCTGATAGACAGTTACATTTCTCAATCTTTGAAAGGAGCTTTCAAATGAATTTTAATGATCTGCCTCGTGCAATCCGTCGCCAAATCCAACGCGAAAATCCCAATGTTCTTGGGGTAAACTTCATCCTCGACGCCGATTCCTACAAACTGTCCCACGGTCCCGTCTATCCGGACGAGATGGAAGGTCAAGTTTCGTACGGTGAGCCGCGCATCAAGGGCAAGATCGTCGTTCCGATCGGTCTCCAAATGTGGATTCGCAAACGCCTCTCCACTCCGATTACGATCGACATGATCGACGAAGCTGAAGATTTCGCAAAGGCCCACGGTGAACCGTTTGACCGTGAACCTTGGGAATACATCGTCGAAAAGTACAACGGCTTCATTCCCCTCAAGATCAAGGCCGTCAAGGAAGGTATCCCCATTCCTTCTGCCAACGCCTTGTATGTCGCGACCTGCGAAGACAAGAAAGTCGCATGGATTGCCTCCTACCTCGAAACTTCCATGCAGCGTGCCGTTTGGTATCCGACCACGATTGCTTCGATGGACTACGAAATCCGCAAGGTGATCGAACAGTTCTTCGAACTCTCTGTTGATCCGGTTCCTGGTGCAACGACCCTTCGTGGCAAGTATCCTGGTCTGCCGTTCATGTTGCATGACTTTGGCGGCCGTGGGGTAAGTTCTGAAGAATCCGCCCAGATCGGCGGCATGGCCCACTTGGTCAACTTCACTGGCTCTGACACCATCTCTGGTATCCGTGCTGCGAATTTCTACTACAACTGCACGATGGCTGCTTTCTCGGTTCCTGCAACTGAGCACAGCATCCAGTGTTCGTTCGGTCCGAAACGTCAACGCGAATATCTGAAGAAGATCCTCGATACCTACGCGAAACCTGGTGCGATTGTTTCGATCGTGCTCGACGGTTACGACGTGTACCGCGAATCCATGCTGCTTTGCACTGAATTCAAGGAACAGATCGAAAAGTCCGGCGCTCGTATCGTCTTCCGTCCTGACAGTGGTGATCCGCTGGAAGTCATTCCTCGTCTGCTTGACATGCAAGCTGCAACTTTCGGCTTCACTGTTAACAGCAAGGGCTATAAGGTCATCAACACTGTTGGCGTCATCCAAGGCGATGGCATCGACATCGAGATGATCCGCAAGATTCTGCAACTGGTGACCGATCTTGGCTACTCTGCGCAGAACTTGGTGTTCGGTTCTGGTGGTGCATTGCTGCAAAAGCTGAACCGCGATACCTACAAGTTCGCTCAGAAGGTTTGCGCCATCAAGGTCGATGGTAAGTGGCAAGAAATCTTCAAGGACCCGATTACCGATCCCGGTAAGAAGTCCAAGGCTGGTTTCCTCAACACCTACCGTAGCCGTCTGACTGGCGAGATCATGACCCTGCCGACCAACCCTGATGAACCCACCAATCCGGAATGGGAAGACATCATGGAAGTCATTTACGACTGTGGTTGGTTCAAGGAATTCACCGATCTTGAAACCATTCGCGCTCGCGCTTATGGTGAACGCAACGACTAAATGTCGTAATGTGTTGAAAAGGGACTTCGGTCCCTTTTCTTTTGGAGATAAAAATGATTGTTGTTGACCCAATTTTTGAACAGCATTATCGTAAGAAATTCGATATTCACATTCAGAATTCATTCAATCAAGGACGTTCTCAAGGTGTAATGGACATCCTCAATGTGATTCAACATTTCAACGAGAATGAGATGCCTGTCACCCCGAAAACGGTGTTGATGTTCCTTCAACAAATGGAACAACAAGCTCAGACTGTGCAGAACGCATCTGCTCCTGAAAACAAATGTGGTGAGATTCCTCATCCGAGCGGAGAAGCCCAAGTTTGTACAATTGAGCCTCCTCCTGAGGAACCTCCTAAGCAACGACCAAAACTTGAAATCGTGAAATGACAAAACCTGCAAAAATTTCCCCATTGGACGGTGACTATGTACTACTTTCTGGGATGGGTGGTGGTATCAATTTTCCTGCCGCTTTGGTTCATGCTGCATTAGAACTTGGCGGTTATGAAGTTCAAATGATCAACGAATGTGGTCAGAATCCAGAAGATTATTGGTTTGTTGACAAAGAGAAGTACAAAGCATATTTGACTGGTGCTGAACCTTGGCCTGAGAGCAGATCCAAACGAAAACAAAAAGTTCAAGTTGAAGTAAAACATATCCCTTGGGGTGGATAAACAGTTTACAAAACCAAATTTTGATTTTATAATTCATCTCACGTTGATAGATAAGGAGATGACCATGGAATTCACGTATTTGGTTTTGCGCGATGGTAAAGTTGTTGGCGAGAAGACCTGCATCGTGCCGGATGTTATGGCTTTCGAAACGTTCTTGAACGACAAGGAAGTTCGCCACCTGAACCGTAACACTGGTTTTACCTTCATGGCTGCCTAAGGAGAATTACGATGCCTCGCATGATTACTGTTGTTCCTCGTCCGAATAACTTTCTTTACTCTTCTTTCGAAGTTTCTCGGCGCGGTGATATTGATTACCGCATGGCAAATTATGGTCACATCACGTTTGGTGGGACCCGCGAAAAGAGCTACAGCGGGCGGGTGAAGGATGGCTTCATCTACCTTTACACAACTCAAAAGTTCCGTAAGAAAACGCAAATCGTTCCTCTTACCAAGAAGCACACGAAGAAAAATGGTACGAACGGCGACAAGTTCAAGACAGAAGTTATTCATCGTGCTCATTGGAAGGTTCGCGTCTACAAGTTCCCGCTTGATCGAGTGATCAACGCCAAACAAGAAAATCGCACGTTCAAAATCACAATTACACAATGAGAAAATTTATCTCCGAAAATTTCTACGTCCAAGTTCCATCAAGGTTTAACATCGCAGGATTCACGACTCTTGAGATTGATCGAGAGTCGACCAGCACAAGAGTTCTTGCAATAGTTAGTGCTCTTGTCGGAATTTTCAATTTTGCACTTGTTGGAATTTTGGCGATCTTCGGAATAAATCTTCTGTTTCCTTCGGCAAAACTTGAGTATACAATCATCAATTTAGTTGCGATTAATTTAATCAGATACGCGTTGCTCAAGATTGACAAAGATGATTAACCTACCAAAACACATTGGTCTTCGTTACGTCGTAGCATTTTCCGGAGGGGCAGATTCTGCCCTTCTTGCTTTCCTACTTAAGCAAGGTGGATACGACTTTCGATTAGTCCATGTCATGCATCCTGATTCCAAGGCGTCGAATGGCGCTGAAAAGATTCGGGATTTTTGTGTTGAGTGGGCGAAATACTACGGGCTTGAAATCACCGTGTTAACGGCAACGGTTGACGAAAGAATGGTTAAGTCACAGGGAATCGAAGCTGCCGAAAGAGCGGGTAGATACGATGCTTTGTACAGCAATCTTTTGCTCAACGAGACTCTCCTGACTGGTCATCATCTTGATGATTCAATCGAAACGTTTTTCTTCCGCCTATGTCGTGGAAGTTCTGTCAAAGGTCTGTCTGGGATTTCTTCGAATCCGAAAAACTCCCGTCTTATTCGTCCTCTTATCCATCTATCTAAAGAAGAAATCCTGCAGCAAGTGGAGGCGCTCAGTATACTATACGGGCACGATTCTACCAACGATAGTACCGAACTGTCACGGGGCTTTATTCGGAACAAAGTGATTCCATTGCTCAAGGAACATTTCACAAGCTGGAAGTTCTATGCATCACTTGAGCGAGCCATGCAAAATATGTCGGAGTGTTCGGCTCTCATTGAGGACCTCTACCATATAGACAATCAATCATGCGGATCGGGTGAAACCGGAATTGATCGGGTGAACCTAAGAAAGCTAAGCGACTATCGTCAACGGAACTTTCTTTACCATCATTTCTCCGTGAAGTTTGGAAAGTACTTGACTCGCAATGCTATCGAGGAAGTCCAAAAGCGGATCAATGGACCCAAACGTGATGATAAGTTCGAAGTCTCAGGTATGATGGTGACGTTGTGTAATGAAACCGCGCAAGTGCGCCTCGCAAAAGATGTAAATAATTGATACGGCCCAACCAAAATCTATAAGAGATAATCTTGAAACCCGCTAATGTAATAATGATTGTGCAAGCGCTAGGGTTAGCATATGTCCTTTCGGAGAATTATCATCTCAAGGCACAGATCGCGGATTCTGCTGATGCCCTTGCAAAGTCAGCAAGAACAGTAGAACGAATGATTGCTGATTTGAGTACTACTCGAGAGCAGCTTTCAGTGTGTAAATATCATGCTGATAAATACCAATCCTTGATACAAGAAGCTCCACCTGATATACCAAGAGAAGAATAAGTTATGGCGTTAGACATCATTTTCATTTCATACGACGAACCAAACGCGGATGCTAATTTTGAGCTACTTCGTTCAAAATTCCAATACGCTAAGCGGGTTCACGGCGTAGAGGGTATCGCAAATGCCCATAATGAGGCCTCAAAAATTGCTGACACTAGCTTATTTTATGTAGTTGACGGCGACACTGAAGTTTTTCCATCATTTGACTTCTCGTTTAAACCTGCGTCATGGGATCAGGACTACGTTCATATTTGGAAAAGCCGCAATCCAGTAAATGGTCTCGAATACGGATACGGTGGGGTCAAACTATTCTCAAAGAAATTTTTCAGAAATCTAAAAACGAATTCAATAGACTTTACGACTTCCCTAACGAAGGACGTAAAGTACATCGATGACGTAGTGTCATTTACTAACTTCAATTCAGATGAGTTTAGATCCTGGCGAGGCGCCTTTAGAGAATGCGCTAAACTTGCCAGCAAAGTAATTGACAAACAAGTCGACACTGAAACCGAAACTCGACTTAAAACCTGGCAGAACGTCGCGAACCCAAATTCCTTCCATGCTGATAAGGTGCTTGAAGGAGCTAAACTAGGAGCTTTGTTTGGCCTGGCTAATCGAGGAAATCCAGAAGAAATCAAAAAAGTAAATGATTTCAATTGGCTAAAAGAACTATTTGAACAGACGTATCATGGAAAAGACTAAAAAGATCCTAAAGCCTGCAGAAGTTATTGATGAATTTGTTTGTGACAAATGCGGTGCCGCGTTTCATCCAGCTGCCGAAGATCCTCTAGAAAGATCTGAAGCTAATGAGATGTTGCACATTCGAATGGAAGGCGGTTACGGATCAATTTTCGGAGATGGTACCAAAATTGAGGGTGATTTCTGTCAAGACTGTGTAAATACTCTTTTAGGAATTTACCTTCGCTACACTCCAAAATGATTGACCCGAGCAAACCAGTATTAGTCGTGGATGACTTCGCTACTATGCGAAGAATCTTGATCGCGTGCCTTAAGGAAGCAGGATTCACTAACATTGTCGAAGCTGACGATGGAAGAAAAGGATACTCTGTTGCAGAAAACATGGCTGAGTCTATCACTTTGATCGTGTCAGACTGGAACATGCCGAACATGGACGGTTTGGATATGCTTCGAGCTCTAAAGGCGAATCCAAAGACCGCTCACATTCCAGTGATGATGGTTACGGCTGAGGCAAAGAAAGAAAACATCATTGCTGCCGCTCAAGCGGGCGCAAGCTCTTACATCGTAAAGCCATTTACTCCAGAAACTTTGGCTGATAAGATAAAAAAGATACAAAACAGTTTACAACGCTAATAAATAGTGATATAATTCTTTTCATGGTTGATCAAGTAGAAAAACTTCTCGTTGTTGTAACAATCATTGGTTGTGTTGGTGGTTGGATTTATTCCATCTTTCATTACAACTGGGATAAATGGGAAGACGATCGAAAGAATGACCGAGAGTTTTTATAGTCGTATGGGTAGAAATACCTGAGACTTTGATTGGGAAAGTGTTGTGGAAAGGGGTTCGATTCCCCTCGACTCCACCAAAAAGAAACCAAGTCCTCTCGCAAGGAGGTCGCCCGAGGTAAGATGGATCGTTCTTCGATCTTACCTATGAGAAGGCAAGGCAGGATGACGAAAGAGTAAGAGAACGTGATCGTCATACTAGGTTTCTTTTTAATGGGGTCGACAGGTCTCGACATGGCATGAGTAACAAGATTGGAACGACTCGAGAGCAACCTGCGTTAGTGGAAGAAAAAAGTTAAACGCAAACGACGAAAGTTACCGCGTGGCTGCTTGATCCTTTAAATAGGTAAAGCTGTCGGAGTTTTTGGGGAAGTTGTACTTGGCAACAGAAACATTTCCCCACCCTCACTTCCATAATAAGAACAATAAAATGAAGTATCTAGACTTCCAAAGTTTCTCGCATATTGCCGAGCTCTGCCAGCGTCAGAACGGTAAGACCACCGAAGCTGTCAAAGAAACTCTGAATCGTTTGATGAACATCAACGGTCCAGCTCAAATCATGTTCGTGAGCTACAACTCAGGCATGACGAACTACGTTCGTAAGGTGTTTCAAGACTTCTTCGATAAAGCTCCTCGTGACTATGGAATAAAGATTGATGTCCACAATCAAAATCTTCTAAGGTTTGATTCGATTACTGGCCAAAAGTCAGTTCGATTCTCAACGTTTGAAGCGATGCCATTGGCAGCAAGAGGCCTTACTCTTGACGACATAATTTTTGACATCGATCTTCCGTTCATGTTTAAGAATGGTCTTTCAAGCGAAAGATTTCTCGATGTTTTCCAAGCAATTGCCCCAACCATCAACAGAAAATAACAAGAGGTCTTATGCGCAAAAAAGCCCCACCACGTTTAGAACAACAGAATGAATGGTTCGTCGCAGCTCTTAAGCCAGCAGCGATGTCAATCTTCAGTGATTCGTTCTACCCTTCCCCTTCTAAGCGTTCTGGAGAACTAAAAGTCTTTGTTGCAATCAACAGTCTCGTTAACGAGAACCCAAATTCAGTTCGAGTTCGAGTCATGAATGGTTTGAATCCAAAGACGATTCGCATGATGTCCGCAACCTTCGCTGCTAACTGTTTAGAAATCAAGCGTAAGGTTACCAAGCCAGAGTTTGAGCAAATCAGAGAGGCGATCGAAGCCACTTACTAACAGTTTCTTTTTTCGGAATTCAGTATATAATTCATCTTAAGTTAAGTAGCCTTTGGAGATGATGATGAGCAATTCTAAGCTGGATTTCCATATCGAAACTTTCAAGAGTGTTGTATTTTGGGCAGTTGTCCTGATTGCAGCACTCTATTTTTCTAAGCCTGCCGTAGCCGCCGATGAGGTTATCCTCGCAAACGTTATTCAATCGGCACCGTACTACGGTGAAGGCCAAGAATACAAGAAGCAATGTGTTGCTCTCACTGATGGAAATACTAAGTGTTTCCTTATGGGACAACCTCCAAAGTATTACGCGACGACGTTCACAAACGGTCGCCTTCAGTTTACAATCTTGACGAAGGCTCAATTCCCTCACGATGTTTGGTTTGAAGTCGTAAGGAATTGTGATGGACCTGAAGATGATTGTGTTTACAAGAGCGCAATCATGAGCAAGTACCAAAGTCCTGAAACCATGGCAATCGATGAAATTCTTTCGAACGAACAACGTCGCTACCTGAACAATCCTCGCCGCATGTACTAAGGAGACAATGATGGAAGACTTTCGTATTGATGAGTACGCTCCCTTCAAAGTTTACTCAGGATTGGTTGTAAAGATTCTTGATGCATTGGATGGTAGGACAGACGATCTTCATCCGATTTCCGAGAAGATTACTCAAACCATCCTCACTGAAGATGAGCATCTCGACGTTAAAGTTCGCCGCCAGTACTACGAGTATCAAGAGCTCCATGATGCTATGATGAGCTTCTTGGACTTCTACCTGATTTGGGCTCCGCAACATGAGCATCTCACGAGTGACCAAATGTCAATGAAGCACCGCGCAATATCGAGAACTTTCACTCATATTCGCAATTTTTTATCCACACAAAAACGAGAATAAGGAAACACAATGTCTGAAATAAAAACTCTAAAAATGGTATCAGGCGAAGAAGTACTTTGTAAAGTGAATGAAATTGATGAGGATTCTGGTGTTTTTACCATTGAATCCCCATTGGTTCTTCAAGTCATGCCTACCCCACAGGGCGGATTCGGTCTAGGTCTAATTCCTTGGATCCATTCTCAGCGATCTGGAGAAATTGAAGTCAGCGTTTCTCAAATCATGTGTCTTGCTACTCCTGATAAGGAAGTGCAAGATGGTTATCTATCCCAAATCTCAGGCATCAAGATTGCCTCTTCTGGTATAGCTCTTAACGGCTAATTTGAAGGAGCCTTCGGGCTCCTATTTGCTATGTCGATTTCTTCGAAATACCCAAAATCTATCAAGGATCTTCCTACAAAACCTGTGTATGTGATCGTAGAGATTGATTCAGTCACGTATGATGATCCATATGAGCGACCTGGAAGCGGTGCATCCTGTACCACCCATTATCCTAATCTGATCGTCTTTGACAGTGAAGAGGAATGGAAGGCAGAAATTGCTCAGCGTATGGATTCAATTCGTCCATACTTCCAAAAGAAAGAGTTTCGAGCTTATAAGATGCTACCTGCATCAGTGTCAATGTCAGTAAATGTTGAGGTAACAGAATGGCAAAGTTGAAAGTCATTAACCTATTCGCTGGCCCTGGGGCTGGCAAATCTACTCTTCGTGCAGACCTTTTTGGTCTCATGAAGAAGAATCAGAAGGATGTCGAGGAAGTAACTGAGTTCGCCAAGGATAAGACTTGGGAAAAGAATTTCAGCGCTCTTTCTGATCAATTGTTTGTTCTTGCTAACCAGAACCGTCGTCTAGATCGTCTTAAGGATCAAGTTGAATGGGTAGTTTCGGACTCTCCAATCCTCTTGGGTATCCATTACAAGACGCCTGATTATCTGCCAAATACTTTCGAAGATCTGATTTTCGAACTGTGGGGTACTTACGAGAACCACAATTTCTTCATTGAGCGTAATCATCCATACGACCCGACTGGTCGCAATCAGAATGAAGAAGAAGCCCGTGAAATCGATGCTTCGATCATTCGAATGCTTGAGTTCAATGAGATCCCATTCACTAAAGTTCTGAGTGGAGACACCGCTCACTATCAAATTTACCAATCAGTTTTTGGAAATGAAATGCCGAAGTTCTCAAAGGATTGGTTCAAGTTTGCCTTTGCGTGGGCTGGTAACAGTGCTAAGACCGAGATTCAAAGCATGCTTAAGAACTTCAGATCGTACATCTCTGAATAAATCAGTTTACATTGATCGAAATTTGATATAGAATTCTCTTCAAGTTGATTGAGGAGAATTTCGATGGCTAAGGTAAAGATCAAAGTTGCTCGCAAGCTCAAGGTCGGTAAGGCAACCCTCATTGAGAAGGAGCTGTACATCAACGGTGAGTATGACGACTCGGTCTGTACCGTGAAGATTGGTCGCTCTGAAGTGGGTGGATATACCTCCATTGAGGATGCTCTTCGTCATAAAGGAGAATGGGCAAGTGAGTAAGGTAATTGACAAGCTCATTCGTAAAGCAACAGTCGAAGTTCCACATGAACGTCAGTGGGATGCCACGATTCAGGTGTTCGACAAAAAGCTTTTCGCTGAGCTCTTACTCGCGGAAGGTTGTCGAGTAATGGAAGAAGCCGATTCATTCTATGGTGAATGGATGGCAAAAGTATTGAAACAACATTTTGGGATTGAATGAAATGAAGATCAAATTTTACATGGAGTTTGACACCTATTAAGTTTAACTACTTAATGGAGGTGTCAAATGTCTCGTACAATTCGTCGCAAAAACGCTTGGGACAAGCGTAAGTACATTGAGGATGAAATCGATTGGGAATGGTTCCAAGAGCGCATCCGTCATGTAAAGTATCACGGTCTTACCGATGAGCAGATTCTCGCAAGAAAGAATGCTTGGTATCATGGTGAAACTCCGCCGAACTGGATTGGCGGCAAGCATAAGAAGTGGTATTGCCGCTGGATGCTTCGTGCAAAGAATCGTCAAGAGCTCATCAAAGCCATGAAGAATGGCGAAGAAGAAAATCTTCAAATGACCGGCCGTCGCGAAATCTGTGGTCTGTGGTGGTATTACTACGACTAATCTCAAGGGTACTAATAAATAAACACTATTAGTACCCTTTCCTTTTGTTTGGAATTATGAAAATCTCTTCCCTTTTATCGATTAATGAAGATGCTTCTGTCCAGCAGGAACATGCTCTTCTTTCCCTCCTGATCAAGGCTGGAAAAGAAATTGAAGACGATATCGATTATGATTACAGTGATGGCACAATGGAGGCCCATAAAGGGGAGTTCATGAACGGAAAGTCGTCTCTTTTCGACGAATTCGGTAAACGTCTCGCTGATGCTTCTGAAATACTCGATTTTGCCGAAAAAGAAAAGGTTGAGCTGTTCGTCGCTGGATTTGACGGTAATTGGGAAGAAGCTTACATCCCGCCAAATAATCCAGAAATCGTGGTGAGAAAGTCAACCAAGCCAGGAATGTTCATAATTACTTTCAGAGGCTCAAAGTTTGAGCTGACAAAAGAAGAAGGTGAAAAAGTATTCGCTCAATTCAACGACACCGAGCTGTTTAAATACAAACGAATTGGTGACCGTAAACCTGTTAGTTGGGATGACGGTGATGTTGACGGTGACACTGATGCTTACCTCTGGCGTAGAGCACGTAACAAATGGATGAGTAGAGATACTAGCTATGACGATGACAGAGATCTCGACGAGAGCGATTATAAATTCCACGACGAAGCCATGTATGGTGCGTTGATCTTCAAAAATTTACATCATCACTAAAATGAAACTACAATCATTCCTAAAAGAAGAAACTCTAGCAGATATTGACGTTTCTGAGTTCACTGATAACTTAGACCCAAAGCATGTCAGTGCGATCAAGAAGCTTCTAGAGAAGTTCAAAAAATACACAAAGATCACGTTGAATGACGTTTCAGCTGAAGATATGTTCTTTCATGTGTCAAACGGTTTAGTGGATTTCGATTTTTCCTTCGGAAAGGATACAGCGTTCAACGACAATGAGCAATATCCGTACTATCCTACTGTAGAAATTGCATCCATGGTCAATCACACTATTGTGTTCGGTCATGAGAAGATGCAAGAGCATGACACTCACAAGTACGCTTTAGCAAATACTTTCTCACGCGACTTTGATATGGTTCGCGAGGAAAGAATGTTTGATTACGTTGACAGGATTCTTAAGATTGCTCAGGATTTTGAAGAATGGTATTTCGATATTGCTGGCGACGCAGGAAAAAAAGTGAAGCTAATCAAGATCACTGAAGACCTTGAGGCTGGTCATAGCAACAATCTTTGGAAGTGGACACCGTATCTCGGTCAGTTCTTTGTCAACGGCGATAGCACTGTAGCGAGAACAGCATGAGACTAGAATTTCTAAAAGAGGGTTCTCCTGATTTCTCAGAGTTCAAAGATAAGCTATCAACCGAAAAGTTCAGTGTGTTTTCTGATGGTATCACTGCTCTGACAAAAGGGTTTAGCTTTGTTCGTTCTGAAGATAAAGGAAACCAAACCTCATTCATCTTTTCAAATAGACTGCTTGAAACCGAAATTCTCGCTGCAGTTTCTGGTAAAGACGATCCGTATGTCATGGTTATGGTGAACACCAAAGTTATTGATAAACTGATGATCAAAGGATCTAACTATCGAGATGATGACCGGTTATTGGTAAATTTCCACTTGTTTATGCACGACTCCAACGCTGAAAAGGAAATAGCAAATACATCTCGTAGATTCCAACAGACCGTAGAAGACTTCGTTGAATGGTACTTCGATATGTCTGGTGAATATGGTAAGGTGAAGCTTCTAAAAGTACAAGGAAGCACGGTAGAAGGTTATTCACGAGGCGGAGAGAATCGTTTCGTCGCAATAGCTGGAGATTTCTGCGCGGATCGAGATCCTTCAGATTCCAGCTCAAAAGAAACTGAAAAGAGAGTATTCTAATGAAACTAACACAATTAACAGAGAACAAACAACAGATCGATTTCGAATATCTTGAGAAATTCAGAGACGAGATCGGTGAAGCAATCGTCGACTTTGAAAATGATCTTGACAAGAAGGGCTACAAGATCGTTGACTTCATGGCCGAGCCTGACGATGAAACATACCTAGGCGTAGTGTTTTCAAACAAAGTCCTTGACATCATGCTTGAAGTACAAATCAATGCAGGTCAAAATTCAGGCGATGAAGTACTAAGCTTCGAAATTCAGTTTTCAATATCAGACGCTTTTGCAATTGGTGGTGGCAACACGCTTCCTACCGCGATCAAAACTTATAGAGCTACCAAAATCCAGCCTCATAGTGAGCAGCAATTTATTGATGGGTTGAAGAAGGCTTCTGAGGACATCATTGAACTTTCTGATATGTTCCACGACTGGTATCTTGACATCACTGGTGAATACGGTAAGGTAAAGATGTATGTCGACCATAAGAGCAAGGTTGACAAGCCTTCTATCAAGGCGATTGCCGGTGAGTTCGATATCGACTCCAAAAAACATGAAGTGTATTGAAAAACAAAAATTCTGACCGAAACTATATATAGAATTATAGCAACTTAACTTTTAACCCTGAGGAATCATGTCTTCTATATCTTCGATTTTAAACATTAGCACAACCTTGGCAAATAATGCCAAGTCTCTGCTCGTGTCCAAATCATATGGATATAGAGGTGGAGAATTCCCAGTCTAAGTTACAACGCACGTTTCGTTTGAATAGTTTAGATTTGGGAATCCGTAAAAAGATTCCCAAAATTGTTTTATAGTTTACAAAAGTGCAGCATTGATATAAAATTTCTCTTTCTTTAAGGGAAGTTCAAGATGACAGAAGGTATCCGATTGGAAAAGAATGAACCACAAGTTCAGATTCCGGTTCTTTCAAAAGAAGAACATGTTTGGCTACAAGCGTGGATCAATGTTGCAAGAGCTGACAATTGCACCAATGCTGATGCAGCCACTCGTTGGGCAGATCGTTGTTTGGGAGATTTCAAATCACGGTTTGGAAAGATTTAAAAAGTAGTTTACGAAGTAAGAAGTTTAGTTTATAATTCATCTTACTTTGTTGGAGAGTTCGCCTAATTGGTATGGCACTACCCTGGAAAGGTAGCGACGGAAACGTCTTAAGGGTTCGAGTCCCTTACTCTCCGCCCGGTAACATTTTGTTCCTCCTTCTATAAATAAACTTATAGGAGTTTGGAGCAAAATGAATGCCAAGGAAACAAAAGAAGTACCACTTCATTTATAGGACCACAAATCTTCTGAATGAAAAGTTCTACGTTGGGATGCACTCAACGGATAACTTGGAAGATGGTTATGTAGGAAGTGGAAAGAGGTTAGGTTATTCGATCCGGAAATATGGGTTGGAAAACCACAAGTTTGAGATTTTAGAGTTTCTACCTTCAAGAGAAGAACTCAAGAAGAGAGAAGCTGAAGTAGTAAACGAGGAGATGTTGAAACACCCGCTCTGCATGAACTTGAAGTTTGGTGGAGAAGGTGGTTGGGATCATATCAATTCAGATGATGTAGAGCGAAACAGGATTCAAATCGCTAGGTCTTCAGCTGGTGGAAGTAAAAGAGCTGAGATATTTAGTAAAGGATCAGAGGCCGCAAAAGAGCGGCATCGTCGTGGCATAGAAGGTAAGATGAAAAAGTATGGGAAGGTTCCTTCTGGAGATTGGACAGGAAAAACCCATAAAGAGGAAACTAAGATAAAAATTAGTTCTTCGATGAAGGAAGCAGTAAGAGGTGAAAAGAATTCTCAATTTGGTACTTGTTGGATAAACAATGGTTCCGAAGCGAAGAAGATAAAGAAAGATGAACTTCAATCTTGGGAAAATCAAGGTTGGAAAGCAGGAAGAAAATTGGAGACGGGGCAGGCCGGTAATGCAGCACCCTGCTAAGGTGTAGGACCGAAAGGTTCAGTGGGTTCGATTCCCACCGTCTCCGCCAAATGTAGTAAAGGTTTTGAAAATTTGTTGAAGAAACAGTTTACAAAACCTGAAGTTGAAGATATAATTCAACTTCACTTGCAGCAAACGATCTTTAAACAACTTAGTTGAGGCGTGGTTATAATGGCGGGTCAGGTTCGCCATCCACGAATGAGGGTTTACTTCCTAGGTTCGAATCCTAGACGCCTCACCTAAGTTGTTGTTCTTTAACAATTTGTTTTGTTCTGACTTGGCGAAATTGGTAGACGCGCCGCATCTTTGATTCTGCGGTTGTTCAAATGTTGGTTCGAATCCAACCTTGGGGTCCGCCCCGAGTAGCATAACTGGTAATGCACTGGCTGCGGCCAGGAACGTAGTGCTGGTTCGAGTCCAGCAGTCAGAACAAAACAAATTTAGCAGTTTACAAAAGCTGATGAATGAGATACAATTCAAATTCTTCAGTAAGTAGTTGATTCTTTAACAATTCGGAAAAGCCAAATCAGATAAGAGTACTCGGAGCTCGTAGCAGTCGAAAGACAAGCTTCAGTGAAAATCTCTTAACTAACGATCAAGTCTCTGATATCGTTATCAATGAGCTTCAGAAGTCTGGAAGAACCAACTTGCCGCGAGGCAACTGGAAGACATTCAACCCTCCTTCCCGTAAAGTTGGTAGGTTTGATTATGAAGCTCATCGATCCGCCGGCAGCTTGAGTAGAGGAGCAGAGGTCTCATAAACCTCAGGTAGTGGGTGCAAATCCCTCGCGGCGGACCTTCAGCGAAGATGAGCATTTGTGGGGACATAATGCTTAATTAGCCACGTATACCAAGTGGTGTCATCTTGCTGATTTTGTTGGGGAGTTAGCTCAGTGGTAGAGCACGTAAATGTCGATTTCACTCTTTGTTTGTTTGCTCAAACCGGCCGAAATTGGTTATCTGCCTGTTAAGCACGTGGTCAGAGGTTCGAATCCTCTACTCTCCACCTTGAATCTGCGGTAAAGTTGTACCAACCTAATGGTATTTAGGCCAGATTCATTTTTGCAGTCTTAGTTCAGTGGTAGAACAGCGATAAACATCGTTTTCTGAATTTGTTCATGAAAATGAACCGCTTGAAAATGGTTATCCATTACAAGGCGAAGACGGAGGTTCGATTCCTTCAGACTGCACCGGTACATAGTAGTAAAGGAATGATTGCAGTCATTCCTGCTGGTCGATTAGCTCAGTGGTAGAGCACTCGCTTGATAAGCGATAGGTCGCTGGTTCAAATCCAGCATCGACCACCAGATTCATTTAATGGGAGATTAGCTCAATGGTAGAGCAAGACACTTTTAATGTCGAGGTTGTGGGTTCGAGTCCCATGTCTCCTACCAGTTTCGTAGAAATTCTTGAGTATATTGAGCTTCCTGTAGAAGATAGACAGAAGCACCTTAAACTTGACGAGCCTTGTATTGAAATTGGTGGATATAGCTCTGTAGAATTTAGAGGGTTATTAGCACACCATCTTAAAACCACAATACCGACAGGTAAGAAAGTTATTTGTTGTCATGGCTGTGGAAATGGTAAATGCTCAAATCCAAATCATTTGTATTGGGGAACATACTCAGATAATTTGAGAGATGATTATCGTCAGAATAAACGAATTTCATACATAACAAAAATGAAGAATTCTCTTTCTCCTGAAGAGTTCAAAGAATGGCATAGGAATATGTCAGCTAAAGGAGGAAAAGGAAGAAGTAATTGATAAACCGTGAGTAATTGGTTATCGGATAATACGAGAGGACTAATCATCCACAAGTTAGAAGGTTCAAGCCCTTCACCCTCGAAAGAGGTTCATCGATTACTAGTTTTGTTTATCTTTTGATTGCGGGATAGAGGAGAAAGTTCATCACCAGTCTCATAAGCTGGCCAAGGTTGGTGCAAGTCCAACTCCCGCAACCAACTAACCGCTTGATATCGGTTATCTCTTTTTATGGAAAAAACGAAGGATTGGGTTCGATTCCCGATTTGGAAGCTGGGTGCCGCATTACTCGATATCTATTTTTGTTAGTTTACAATTCCGGCGTAGCTCAATTGGTAGAGCAACTGGCTGTTAACCAGGAGGCCCTCATAAGGTTTCAATCAGGTTCGATCCCTGAGGCCGGAGCCAAATCAAACCGTTGATGATTGGTTATCTTATTGGAAAAGCGTCGATCATCGCTTTTTGTTTGATTCCCTATTGTTTCACAAACTGGTGCAATAAATACATCTGTTGAAATAACTTTTAGCAGATTATGGCATCAAAAGGAAGTGTCCCTTGGAATAAAGGAAAGAAACCAGGATTAACAGAGTATCATCGGTCGATAAGAAAGACGGATGAAGAAGTTTTTTCTGAAAATTCGACTCTCGCTAGACATCATGTAAAGAGTCGAATATTAGATGGAAAGTTAATCGAATATCGTTGCGCATGCTGTGGAATTGGTCCTGAATGGCAAGGGAAACCTATGCCATTAATTCTTGGCCACATCAACGGTGTTAACAACGACAATAGATTAGAAAATCTAAGATTTGTCTGTAGCAATTGTGATTCACAGTTGAGTACTTACAAGTCGAGGAATCGTAAAAATGGAGGCGTGGCAGAGCTGGTTTAACGCAGTAGTCTTGAAAACTACCGATCCCTAAAAAGGTCCGTGAGTTCGAATCTCACCGCCTCCGCCAGATAAACCGAAAGGAAATTGGTTATCTCAAACTTCCACTTTGATCCAATCCCCAATTTCCACTCCTTTGTTTATCTCTCAATTGCGGGTTCAGAAGGTCTGACGCTGGTCTCATAAGCCAGTTGGGAAGGTGGTTCGATTCCCCTGCCCGCAACCAATTATTAAGGGAGAAGTAAGCATGAAGTTTTGGCACATTGTGGTTATGAAGGGATACACTACGGTTTTTACTCGTAAGTGTCTCACTGTAGCAGAAGCAAATGAGCTTTTGAAAGCTAAGAAGGAAGAATATCCTTCTCCTGAGTATCAAGTAACAAAAGAGCATTTTTAAGTTTCAAGGTCTAGTATTCGGCTAAGGACGCCGCGCAGTCTGTAAAACTGATACCTTCGGGTTGGCTAGGATCGTTACCTAGATAGACCACCAATCAAACCGTCGAAAATCGATTATCTATCAGATGAATGGTTCGACTCCATCATAGGTCTTCGGATTTATGAGCTGCAAGAAATTGGGCGCAGCAATTCGATTTTTATCTTTGTTTGATTGTATTGCACTAGCGGTAAAGTTGGAGAGTTACGGCAGACTGTAAATCTGTTCCCTCTGGGTGAGTAGGTTCGAATCCTACCTGGTGCACCAAATGATATGGAAGCCCTCTAAGTTACACGCTGGTTTGGGTGGATTCCTTGAGCATGAGAAAATCTGTCAAAAGTTCATGCAAGAAACCTGGCAGGCGCAAAAGGGCTGACATCCCTGGGTCTGAAGCCTAAGAGAGTATGCCAAAAGCTGGAACATTAAATATCATTTACTTTGGGGCTGTAGCTCAATTGGGAGAGCGCTAGCTTTGCAAGCTAGATGTTGAGGGTTCGATTCCCTTCAGTTCCACCAATCATTGACCGCGAGATATTGGTTATCTTAATAGCTAATGATCGTCCTTAATTGAGATGTTGTCTATTTTTTCAAATTGACGGACAACAGAGGGAACAAGGAGCTTGCTCCTCCTCGATTACAATTTGATTATTGTCGACATAGAATAACGTCGATATTTCCTACTAAGAATAAGTAGGCGGTTGTTAGGTGACTGACCCATCTAACTAGGAGTTAAGTTCGCTTTTCTCTGAATATCCGATATCTAAATTTTGTCAATGACTACGCATATGAGCCGGAAGGGTGACGGTGCCGATAAGTCTAAAGACGTACGCTTCAGTACGAAACTAAGCACGGTGATAGACGATTTCAATGATCTCCATATGCGCCCAATTCTTAGTGAGGGCCGTTAAACTGGAACTATGCGGATTCTCATAAGTAATTCCAGGGCTAAGAATTGTTTTTCTCGCGGTAGCTCAGTTGGACTAGAGCAGCTGCCTTCTAAGCAGCGGGTCGGGGGTTCGAATCCCTCTCGCGAGGCCAGATTCATTTTGACTAAGTGAATCTCCTAGATTTCCAGGTTAAGGGACCTCTCCTAGGACTGAGTCGCTAGGCGTGCTGCTTGCATCGTATGAAAGCCGTTTTTCTCTTCGTGAATCGATAATCAAAAGAAGCCCATTTGACCAATCTCTGGGTTATTCGACTGGCAGAAAGGCAAACCGCTGATGGTAGCCATCTGATCGAAGATGTAAAAATTACGAATGGTTCGTACGGCACCAATTGTATCAGGCATGATACTTAAGGCTAGTCACCACGTACACTTTGCGCAGGTAGCCAAGCGGTCGAAGGCGGGAGATTGCAAACCTCTCGGAGAAATCCCACGTGTGTTCGAATCACACCCTGCGCTCCAAATTTCATTATGACGGGTACGTTGCTAACTACTAGAACGCCGAAGGCCAAGGATCCGAAGTTAGCCATAATGAATTGCCCTGGTGGCGAAATTGGTAGACGCACCAGATTTAGGTTCTGGCGCCGCAAGGCGTGTGGGTTCGAGTCCCTCCCAGGGCACCAGAAAGGTCCTAAGAAATTTAGGCGAATAGTTAGGAAGGTTGCTCTCCCCTGAAAAAGTGGATGCGAGAGATGCTGAACTAATGAATAAAGATCAGCCTGGTAACTGATACCTTTCGATTTTGCTGATGTAAGTCTCGTTTGGTAAGAGCTCCTGCCTCATTGTGTGGGGGTTGTAGGTTCGAATCCTACCTTCAGCGCCGGAAACTGTGACTGATTATATCCGTTCTTCGGGATAAAAGTACAATGGGCCAGCCATTGGTACTGAGTAGGTCACGGAGTCTAAAGCAGAAGAGTGTAGAATGTAGGGGCTGGATACCATGCATTCGAGAGCGCTCCAAGGTGGTAGCTCTAATAAATTATTATAGCTCAGAAGACGCCGAGGTGGAGGAAACAAGTCCTCCCAACATGATGAAGCTTCTTGGACCGGCCAGTCCATTAAGTGGAGTGTTGTAGCTTAATAAGACTTCGTGATTGGAAGGTTGTGGGGAATGAGCCCCTCGCCAGTTTCCACCATCCATCGTGGGTTGGTTCCCTGGGTACTATTCGCGCGAATCCCAACGAGACGGTTCGATTCCGTCCAGGTTAAATGAAGGTTCAAATCCTTCGCGATGGGCCAAAATGCTCTGGTGGCGGAATTGGTAGACGCGCAACGTTGAGGTCGTTGTGTCCGAAAGGACGTGAGGGTTCGAGTCCCTCCTAGAGCACCAAACATTTTATGCCCTCGTAGTTCAGTGGTAGAACGCTTTCTTGGTACGAAAGAGGTCGTAGGTTCGATTCCAACCTTGGGCACCAGTTTACTTGTTTGTCATACAAAATTCTGCAGTGAGTATGACAGCTGAGTCAGAGAAGACCGTAGAAATCGTGACTGACATAGGCCACCTTTGAAGGATGGCATCTTGGATCATACGGTTAAGTAAACGCCTTGCCCGTCTGGCGGAATTGGTAGACGCGGTAGACTCAAAATCTACTTCCGAAAGGAGTGCCGGTTCGAGTCCGGCGATGGGCACCAATAAATAACTCATGCGTCATCTTAAGGTTTGTAGTAACGTCCAGAAATGGAGGCCTTCAAGGTTTAAATCGCAAATGCCCTTGTAGCTCAGTGGTAGAGCACTTCCCTTGTAAGGAAGGGGTCGACAGTTCAATTCTAGTCCTGGGGCACCAAATGAATCTCCGAAAAATATAAATAGCATTGTTGGTTACCCACAACATGTTGTTTTCTTATAGGAGAAATAAAATGTCTGTTTTCAAAAACGAAGCACAAAATCCAGTCAAGGTTCAATTCAAAAAGTCTGGTAAGGTTTACAACGTCGCAAACGGCGACGGTCCAGTAGTCGACGAAGCTGATAAGACTTCTTATCCATTCGACGAAGTCACCGTTGCAGTTGGTGAATCTGTTGATCTTGGTGCAGTTACTTGGTCTCAAGTAATCGAAGTCACCCCATTTAGCGAAGCAGCTCAAAAGTCGCTAGATGCATTCGTTAAGAGCGGCTCTGAAAGCGCTTAATTAACAAAAAGGAACTCTTAACAAAGTTCCTTTCTATTCTGTAGTAGCTCAGTTGGTAGAGCAACGGACTGTTAATCCGTCGGTCGGTGGTTCGAGCCCACCCTACAGAGCCAAAGCTAACCGCTTGAAATTGGTTATCTATTCTGCGAAAATGGAGTTAGGAGTTCGATTCTCCTCTTGAATGCTGGATGCAACTTTAGTCAATTTCTACTTTTGTTAGTCTTATGCGGGCGGTCAACTGGAGAACGTCTGGCCTTCCAAGCCGGAACAGGCGAGTTCGAATCTCGTCGCCCGCTCCAGTATCCGTGTTGGGTAGATTCCCAACTAGGGGTAGAACAATTTGAAGCATATCTATTAACGGGTATGTGGAGAATCCTCGAAGAGAATCCTTGGTAACGCTTGGAAAAGTTCTAAATCTTGGGACTTTAGCTCAGTTGGTAGAGCGTCTCCCTTACAAGGAGAGGGTCGGCGGTTCGAACCCGTCAAGTCCCACCAGATGGTTGAAACGATGTCATGATAGAAAGTCCGTACTTTAGGTATTCGAGCATAGGAGAGACGGACAATGCGATCGAAAAGTTAGTTGATACCATCAAATGCCCAGGTGGCGGAATTGGTAGACGCGCTGGTCTTAGAAGCCAGTGCCGAAAGGCGTGTGGGTTCGAGTCCCACCCTGGGCACCAAGCCAATAGGAAATATTATGGGAACGGTCCTAATCATAGACGATAATCCGCATGTTCGCAGATTACTACAAGCAATACTTGAGAAGCAGTATGAGGTGATCCAGGCTAAAGATGGATTGGAAGCATTAGAAATCTTATGCCAAGTAAAACCAAAGGTGATCCTGCTTGATCTGATGATGCCCAAAATGAATGGCTATCAAACACTCGCCGCAATAAAGTCCTTTAAGGATTTTGATGACGTTAAGATAGCTCTCATGTCTGGAAAAGATCCAGAAGAGCAAAATATTCTAGCTTTAGTAGAAAGACAGGCCGATCGATACTTCGTTAAGCCGTTCAAGATTGAAGAAGTCCGAAGGTGGGTTTCTTCGCAAATGTAAATCTTCCTGTAGCTCAGTTGGTAGAGCTCTCCACCGCTCATGGTAAAGGACCAAATCGAAATGGAATTTTCGGAGATGGGTAGCAACTCATCTTAAGCTGCGGAATTATGGGGGCCGATGGTTCGAGTCCATCCAGGGAGACCTTAAGTTGTTGTATAGTGACCCTTCAGTGGGAACACCTTGCTAGCCAGAGTTATCAATTGTCCTAGGAAACTATTGATTGAAAGGTTAGAGTTATGTAGGATAGTCGGAGTCATGACCGAACGAGTACATATCCATGGGAGATTTGACCTCCTAGGCAGTAAAACAACAGCTTATACGCGGGCATAGTTCAGTTGGTAGAACATCTGCTTGCCAAGCAGAAGGTCGCGAGTTCGAGACTCGCTGCCCGCTCCAAATTTTGTTTACATTCTTTCGGTTTGTGATATAATTCAATCATAGACGGAGAATTATCATGATGCGTAAGTCAATTATTGGAATGCTTTTGGTGGTATCGTTTAATGCGAATGCCTTCGACTTTTTCGATGATACTTACCTGATTGGGATCCAGCAAGGATCCCCTCTCTCCTCAAAGGCACACAGCCTTTCCAGTTTTACAGGTTATGAATCTGCTACTGGCTCCCAAATTAAATTTGATAAGTGGTATACGTCCAAGTGGACAGATGTTAAGGTCGACTATGTGACTCAAGTCTCTAAGGAGTTCGGTATTCTTTGGGGATTTTCGACGGGTGAAAAGGCGCCTAAGTACACAATTGATCCGAGCTTCAAGCTCGGCGCAGTTTATATCCATAGTTTCAACAAGCAAGCTACGATTTCCATGAATGGTTTTTATACATTTGGAGGTCGCTTGCGGGAAAAGTCCTGTATTGCTGATTATGGCGAGATTGGTGGAGTTCAAGAAGTCAACTGTCGGTTGGCTGCAACTGAGCTTCAACCTTCTGAAACTCTCAAGTACAACTTGAATGAGCGCCCTGTAAATTACAAAACTATCAGCGTTCAATTCAAATATTCTTTTTGAAAATTTGTTTACATTTCCCGAAATTTTGATATAATTTCAATTGTGGTAGTCATTCAAACGAAAGGAAAAGCCATGACCTCCCTGAATAAGTCCCTCACGATGATCGCTCTGGCAGTTACTTCCCTCTCTGTTCAAGCTGTCGAACCCACTTACTGGTCCAACTGGGAACATGCTGATGTCAAGTCTGCATGGTCGCAGGGTTACAAGGGCCAAGGTACCAACATTTTGGTTGTCGATGATTTCTCCAACCGCTCTCTGATCGTTGGTCGTCTTACCAACAGCATCGAAGTCAAGGGTCACGGTTTCTGGGTTTCTCAAGAAGCAAGTTTGGTTGCCCCTGAAGCGAAGATCAGCACCACTGGTTATATGAATGGTTCTGCGATCAATCTGGAACCTGGTAAGCTGAACATCGTCAACGCAAGTTACGGTCTGTTCGCACCCACTACGATCGACCAAAAGTACATCATCACCAACGCAACTGAAAAGTCGATCATCGCAGCAGCCCAAAATGGTACTGCCATTGTTGTCAAGGCTGCAGGTAACGATAGCGTTGCAGTTGGTCAAACGACCAAGAACGGCACCAAGGATTTCCTCGCATCTGCACTGATCAGTGGTCAAACGACCATCTTTGCAGGCGCTCTCAACAAGAACGGAACGACTGCTAGCAAGGCTTCGATGACCAGCTACTCCAACGTCGCAGGTTCTGACGTAAATGTTCAAAACAAGTTTCTTTCGGTTGGCGTTGTTAGCACGACGACTAACCTTGCTGGAACTTCCTTCGCAGCCCCGATCATCGATGGTTATGCTGCGATCCTCGGAAGTAAGTTCGTTGGTGCAAGTGCAAAGCAAATCACCAATCAACTGTTGACCACTGCTCGTACCGACACGGTTGCAAATTATCGCCCTGAAGTTTATGGTCGCGGTGAAGCTAGTCTCTCCCGAGCTCTGGCACCGGTATCGATCAAGTAATCCAGCAGAGGAAGTGCAACGCTTCCTCAACAGTTTTGACCATAAGGCATATGCCTTATGGTCAAATTGTTACTAAAGGCATATGCCTTTAGATACATGTCTTAAGTCAATTGTTACTTTCGACATATGCCTTTAGTAACAATAAGTAATTGATAACAAATGACTTTTTCACCTATTTTTTCTTGATTTTTGTCTATGTCCGATAAATACTACTTTAAAAGCAGTAGTAGTAGAGGAAATCATGAAAATTTATGGCAACCTAGAAAAGGTAGATAAGTCAAAATCAGGTCAGAACCGTAAGGATCTTTCTGAAGTTATTGATAAAGCTATTGAACACAAAGAGTTGAATAAGCCTGACGATGCACGTGAACACAAGAAGATTGAAATCACTATCACTCTTAGCTTAGCTTTTTAATGCCCCGATGGCGAAATTGGTAGACGCAACAGACTTTCACGAAGCGGGTTCTGAAACTTAGTGACTGAGCCCGCTTAAGAAAATCTGTCGACTTCGGTCATCCCGGTTCGATCCCGGGTCGGGGCACCAACCCTAATAGCTCAGTGGCAAAGGAAACGGCGAGATTAGCTAACTCGTCAAAGTCTTTCGTTTAAGCTGTCTTTGGTTTCCGAAAATGACGTCAAAGTAGGTAATAAAGCCAGCCCAAAAACGTAGAGCAATCGGTATTTAACCGATAGGTCGTAGGTTCGAATCCTACTTGGGGTACCAAAGTAATAAATAACCTCTTTAAGAGGTGTAAAATGAGACTTCAAACTCTTTTTGAATCAGCTGGCGATGTTTGGATCATCGTGCTAGACCTTAACAATGGTCAATTTGCCGATGACGACATATTCGAAAACATGGAAGTATTCGGATCTGAAGCTGCATGTGTAGATAGAATTTTTGAGCATTTCGAAAAAGCATTTATTGACGAGGACGAAGAAGATACTATTAGTGAACTTCGCAAAATGCGTCGTCGTAACAACACAGTTGAAAAGGCTTTGACATTGATGGATGCATTCGAATCGCTTGAGCATCTACAAGACGTTTTGCTAGTAAAGAAGATGGGAATTAATTGATGATCTTTCTTTACGTTAAGACCCATAATAAAACAGGTCTTAAGTATTTCGGAAAGACTACCCATGATCCAATGAAATACCGTGGATCAGGTAAAAACTGGTGTAAGCATCTTAACGAATTTGGTAACGATGTTTCTACTGAAGTTATTGGATCCTACGAGGATCGCGAAGAATGTGCAAGAATTGCCCGTCAGTTTAGTGATGACAATAACATAGTTAAGTCAGAACTCTGGGCAAATCTAATTCCTGAAACGTTAGGTGGATGGAATGAAGATGGACATAAACGAAAAGAAACAATGAAAAAGAAGTACGGTGAAGATTATTTTTCTCGTATTGGCGGCATTAAAAATGGTCCGAATGGAAAATTTGAAATGCCAATGGAAACGAAAAAGAAAATTAGTCAGCATCCTAATTGTTCATCCGGTGGTAAGAAAAACCTTGGTAAAATCAGGGAAAAGATCAAGTGTCCTCATTGCGGTAAAGAGGGTGCAAGAAATGTCATGATGAGATGGCATTTTGATAATTGTAGTTCAATTGAGGCGTAGTGTACTGGCAGCACAGGAAAACATCGCCTGCAACTTTTGCGTAGAGATACGCCGCTCGTGGATGGTTATCTCGACTCATATCCGACTAGAGAAGGTTCGATTCCTTCCGCCTCAACCAAAAACAAATTTTCAATTTCAGTTTACAAAAATTGAAAATTGAAATATAATTCTCCTTGTAGTAAATCATAACAAGGAGTTAAAAATGTCTATGTTCTTCATTGGTATGGGTTTGGCTTCTACTGCTTCTCGCGGTTTTCGTGGTATGGCAACTGGCCGTAACCAAGGCGAAAAAGCAAAAGATAAGGCTGAAAAGCCGAAGGCAAACAAGAACCGGAAGTTGACGTTTGAAGAAGTTCAACTTATCCGTTCCCTTGACGAACAAGGCGTAAAACGCCGTCAAATTTTTGAACAACACGTTGAAGGTAAAATGTCCTACGAAGGTATGGTGAACATTTTGAATTACATCACACGTGTTTACGCCTAAGTAATTCGGGAATCTAACTCAATTGGTTAGAGTATCTGCCTCTTAAGCAGAAGGTTCTGGGTTCGAGTCCCAGGATTCCCACCAAACAATCTAACGGGGTAGTGTAATAGCTACTTAAAACAGTAAACGAGACAACCCGTGAATAGCGATAGACTGCTGGTAAAACCGATAAATTCCTTCTCAGGATTTGCAGGCAAGCTAAGATTGTTTACTTTCTCGTATACCTGGCAGGTAACCAAAAATAAAGCTGGGGTGTAGCCGCTCTAGACGAAATATGGTCTTGTGCGAGAATTTGGGGAGGTAGCTCAGTTGGTAGAGCATCAGCGTTTGGAAGAACATTCATCTGGCGGCCGCCTTGAGGTGATCAGTATTCCGCTGAAGGTCAGTGGTTCAAACCCACTCCTCCCCACCGAATGGAGTCGTGGCGAAATTGGTAGACGCGCCGGTCAAAAAAGTCGTTTTCAAACTTTTGCTTAGAAATAAGCCGACAGAAAATGGTTATCTAAGGTAAAACCGGTGTCCTTGCGACGTACGTGGTTCGAGACCCGTCGGCTCCACCAGTCAATTGTAATGATTGACTATTCATACTTAAGCGTTCTGATGTAGCCAGGCATCTTCGGATGTTATTACAATTGAAGGCAAATCTAAAAGAACGGCACAAAGAAGAGGTCCGCTTAACCTCTTAAAACCGTTGCTCCCTTAAGCAAGGAGAAATCTCGCTAGTACGGCGGACGATTGGACATTATCCTTGAGTCAGGAAAGCGAGCATCAGAACGCTAAAGTATGAAATCGCAAAAGGATAAATACTCCTTTAAAGAGAATTGAGCTTGTATGAAAGAAGATTACAGTAGAGCACATATTGACGGAGCAGAAGATCTTTTCAAATTGATTAGAGATTCGCACCTTGATTTCAATTCACCACGAATTTGGGGTAACGTTCTTCGTTACATGTTCGTGTGTCAGATTATTGAAGCAGTGGCTTTTTCAAATTCCAAACCAAAAATTAAAATTCTAGACATAGGGTGCAGCAATGCCACCCTATTTGGATTTCTGAAGAACAATTTCAAGTTCTTTGAAGCTAAAGAAATCGAGTATGTCGGCATAGACGTTCGTCAATCATCTTTAGATGATGCCAGAAGTATTTACGGCGACGAAATTAGACTCATACACTTAGACATCAATGATGACGCCGCGATTCACGATGTGATAACGGAGCAATTCGACGTCATTTCAGCCCAACAGGTTTTAGAGCATGTTGGAAAAGAAGATGCAATCAGAATGCTTGATTCATGCAATAAACTTCTGTTTGATCATGGCCGCCTTGTACTAAGCGCACCAAATCCCAAGAAGCATCTTGGAGAAGAATTCATCTCAAAGGCAGTTGGTGGCCAATACACTAAGCACGGTCACATTTACGAGTTCTCTTTTGAAGAACTGAAAGACGCTTTAGAAGTAACAAACTTCGCCCTACTAGATCATTTTGGTGCTATCACCCGTTCTGTAATGCTAGATCTTGATAATCCGTCAGAACAAGAAAAGCCATTGAGCGACTTGACTAGAAGGTTCTCTTATGGATTCTTCATGGCAATGTTTAGTACTGCCTACCCAGAACGTTCAAAGAACTATCTCATTTCAGCATGTAAAAAATGACCGAAAAAGTATTTCATCTAGACATCAAGGCTTTTCCTGATATTCCAGACTCAGACATTCAAGCATTTGCTGACCATGTTCTTGAGCTGTCAGAGCATCCTACTCCTCAACTACAAGAAGCTGTAGATCGTTACTTCAGAACTCGAGTTGAGGAAGGTATCCCAATTGTTCCTGACGAAAATAAGCAAGTCGAAAAAGCTTATGAGTTCCAGCCGTTTTCATTCAGTCTCATTCCAAACATAGAGAAGTTCCCATTCCTCGAGGAGCTAATGAAGGGGATCCAATGGCCGCTAGGGACTGCACTAGTATTCAAAAACGGTAGTAAGCTTTATCCTCACACAGATCGTGGTAGACGTTCGCATGTCGTCAATTTCCCGATTCTGAATGCTTACACTTCGAAAACCAACTTCTACGTCCTTGAAGACGAGAATGAGGCGGTTCGCCCAAGTTGGTGAACACTAAGAATAGTGTTTTAAGCGACACCTTTGACATTCCAGAGCTTTATGACGAGCTACACAAATACTCTCAAGAGTTGTTTGACGGATTGATGAACGACTGAAGTTGGCTATAAATATTCCCATAGCAATTGAAAGAACCCATCATGAAACTCATTAGACACCTAGAAGAAGCAACCGTATCAATCCAAGAAAAAGGTAGAGTAGTCTCTGTCCTAGATCAGGAATATCAGAAGCTCCTAAAAGATTCTAACGAGATCTACAAAGAAATGCAATCGCTTCAATCCGAATTCATGAAGAAGGTTCGTGAGCTTAGCAATAAGCAAGAAGTTATCGCGAAGAAGATGGCTGCAATCCAAGAAGAAATTGCCAAATACGTCAAATGAAGCTAATCGAGTTCATCACTGTTACTCCTCAGTCTAACAATAATTTGATGGTGTCTTCTAGCCAGAAAACGCTTCTGTTGCCGTATGATGTTGAAATGACATCAGCAAATAACGAAAAAGCACTCCACAAACAAGGCACAAAGGTCCTTTACCAAATTTTGAATTCAGCAGGAAATGGATTCAAGTTGAAAATTTGGAGAACCGCATTCTCTACTGTCTTATCATTTGACAGCAAAGATGAATGTGAACAAGAAGGATTTGACATCTAAGGATGTTGCCATCTACAATTTAATTTGATTTCGTATGAACGAACTTAAAGAGCTGTCTTCCGCTCTCGACCTGATCGATAAAATAAAAACCCAAAAATCTGATTTGAATTCTCAAATGAGTTCTTTCGATAAGCAGATCAATGATCATTATCACATGATTGAGCTTCTTGAGCTCAACGCAGCAGAGTTGTCAAAGGTTACAAAGAGTCTTCGACAACTACTAAAGAAACGAAGGGAAGCTAAAGAGCGCGTCATTGCAATCTCTAACTTTCTATCGTCGACAGTCGAAACGGCTAAGACCATCCAGACTAGTCAAGAGAACGCAGAAAAGCGCGAACTGAAGTACAAGCAAGAGGCTCTTCTGTCGTATGAAAAAATCTTTGGTGTAAAGAAGAAAGTCGCGAAATAGCAGTTTTCTTTCCATAAATATTTCCGTCAATCAACATTTCGGAGAACATTATGGCATCAAAGAAGAGCATCGTCGCTAAGAACAACCACTTTACCATAAGCAAGGTCGACGGTAAGGAAGTATGGGAGTTCCATTGGGCGAAAATCGAAAAAGACGTAGCTAAAGCAATCAAAGACTACGAAAAATCCTTGAAAGGTAAAAAATGAAAAAGATCCTAAAGTTCTCCGCAACGTGGTGCCAACCTTGTAAGATGCTGGCAAAGAATCTAGAACAGGCTCAACTGACTGTTCCTGTAGAAGAAATTGACGTCGATGAAATGGGCGACCTTTCCGCCGAGTACAAGATTCGTGGCGTTCCTACCCTTGTAATGCTTGAATCAGGCAAAGAAATAAAGCGAGTGTCTGGTGTCAAGACAGTCGATGACCTCAGAGCTTGGGCAAATTCCTAAAAGAATTTCACAACATCAGTTTACTTTTTCTGGTAAGTTGATATAATTCAATAAATAGTTTTACAACATCAATGCAGCTGGACCTGAAGTTCGTTACCCAGTGATTGATGGCTTATACAGCGCCAAAGTGCTACTTCCTTCCGAGGGTAGGGATTTAGATGACGTGGTATAAGTTAGGACCCTCATTTCGGAGTATAGGTCAGCCTGGTAGACCGCCTGCTTTGGGAGCAGGATGTCGGGAGTTCGAATCTCTCTACTCCGACCCGGAATAAAAGTGCCATTTCCTCATATAAATACTCCTATTAGTTTAAGAGTATTTTGAAATGACAAGAGCGTCAAGAAGAAAGTACCATTATATTTATCGAATCATCAATAAGCTTAATGGTAAGTTTTACATTGGAATGCATTCAACAGATAACCTAAATGACGGTTATTTTGGAAGTGGAACATATTTGTGGAAATCGATAAACAAATATGGTAAAGAAAACCATGAAATGGAAATTCTTGAGCACTACTTTTCAAGAGAAGATTTAGTAGCGAGAGAGAAAGAGCTTGTTACTATTGAATTGATTAGCGACAAGCTCTGCATGAATCTTCGTCAAGGAGGAGAAGGTGGATGGTATCACGTAAATTCGTCTCGCGAAGAGATAGACAAGAGATGCTGGCAATGGGTAAAAGCGCATTCAGATAAAATGTCTTCAGACCCGACGTACAAGTCGAAAGTGAGTAATAGTTTATCAGAAGCTTGGAAACTTCGTTCTGAAAATGGTGAAAAGCCATTCGGCGGAAAAGGAAATACCGCATTCTTAGGAAAGACTCATAGTGAAGAGACCAAACAGAAAATGCAAAAGTCTAAAAATGCCGGAGAAAATAATTCTCAATTTGGATTAAGATGGATTCACAATCTAGAATTGAAAATTTCCAAGAAAATAAAAAAGATAGAATGTCTTCCTGATGGATGGGGTGAAGGCAGAAAGATTAAATTTTAAGAATAATGGCAGAAGTAGTTGTAATCAGCGCAGAGACATTTAGTCTTTCAGCTGGTCCCTTATACATTTCCTCTCTACTGATTGATCATGGATATTCTGTTGATACTCTTCAGATGCTCGATGAGTTTTCTCATGACCAAATTAGACAACTAGTAGATAAGTACATTGAGACCCCATACCAAATTATCGCAGTCAGTTTAACTTTTGCTCGTTCTATGAGGGCGTTGCAAGCAGTTATTAGTAATTTCATCAATGAATATTTTAATGCCCTGATTGAAAAACCAGTTTACAATAAGAAATGAGTAGTTTATAATTTCTCATCTTTTGGAGAAAGTGATGATTACTTTTGTTTTAGTTCTGATTTTCGGTTCGATTGGCGGTTTGGTAGGCGAATTTGCTTTTGACCAGCATTGCATTATCGGATCGATTATTGGCGCGGTAATCGGGCTAATTTTTCGATTCGCATCTGGCGAAGGTGCTGCCGGTTTGGCTGATTCTTTTGGCGATTTCGGCGGCGACTAACAAGATTCAATAAATTTCAACAAGGAGAAGACTAAATGTCTCAGAAGCTTCAGTACCAAAATCATCCTTCCAACCCAGCAGCCCAGCCGTTCAACGTTGGTGCTCGCCAAAACAAGACCAAGAAGCATTCTTGGTGGAGCGCCTCCTCTTCCAACTACTGGCGCAATGCCCGTAAGCCGAAGAAGTCCGAAGAGTAAGGATGTGGAGGGAGAAATCCCTCCATCTAATCAATGAATTTTCTTTTCGGCCGTCGTCTAAATCTTTTTGATTGCCTTACAATGTCCCTAATTTCGGGACTGTACCAGTCAGATACAATTAGCGGATTTGCTGCAGTTCTACTGGCAATTCTGTCTATCATCACAAGCGTTCATTGTGAGCGCAAGGCCCCGTACAATCAAAAGTTTTTTAACCACTCCTTAGATAAGGAATCCTGAAATGCAACAAAAGACTCAGGGCGTTGTTACGTCCAAAATCAACCTATCCAAAACTCGTGGCGCCAAGGCTAAAGAAGTTGTTCTCGATTTTGCCAAGCGTTCTGGTATCAAACTGATTTCTGCAAACATCTATTCTGATGGCGCTGAAATCGTTGCTACGTATGGCCCAGTTTGGGGCGGTCAAGAATACGACATCCGTCAAAAGATGGCAGCAGCAATGCGTAAAGTTGGTTGTGTCGGCGAAGTCACTTACGACTCCAAGCGTCTCGCAGTAGCAAGCCGCTAATCATGACGTCCGTCGCACAATTACAACAAGAACTAGACGGACTCATAAAAGAAAAGGCGCCTATGCAGCAAATCATGGACAAAAGCTATGATCTTGCGGCTAGACGCCTTTCTGACGCAATCGACCAAGAGATTTTAGACGAACTTCTAAAGGAAGCAAAATGTCGGAACAACAAGTAATCTGCAGCATAATTCGAGATTTGGGTGATGGTTCCTCCTGTATTGACTGGTATCGTGATACCAAGAAGGCAGAAGATCTAATTGAAGAAGATCCAGAATCATATTGGGCAAATGACGGTGGTCCAGATTATTACACCTTCCCTGCCGATCTAGATCTAGAGGCTTGTGGCTTCCGCTTTAGAGACAGCGACGAATAAAAAGTTGTTTACTTTTTCGGGTTTGAGTGTAGAATACAACTTATCGATTAACTGATGAGGAGTTTCAAAGATGACCAAGATCGCCGCTTTCAATCCTTCCAACCTCAACCAGATCCGTGCTGAAATGACCGCGGCATTGGCTGAAGTCGAAAAGAAGTTCGGCATCAAGATCGGCGTTGGCAAGATTACCTACTCTGAAAATGAGTTCTCTGCCAAAATGACGTCGATGGTCCTCAATGAAGATACTTCGGCTGCCGGTTCTGACGTCGATCCAAAGTGGGTTTCCAACTTCATGCGAAACTACTTCTCCTTTGGTCTTTCTCGTGAAGACCTTGGCCGTAAGCTGACCCATCAAGGTCGCGCATATACGATCGTCGGCGCCCGTAGCGCAAATGCTCGTTTGCCGATCATTGTTCGTGAAACTGCCACCGGCGAATTCAAGACCTTCTCGGTTGATCTGGCCCGTAAGTCCTTCGCTTAATCGCTTTCAGATCAAGAAGTAATAAATAGGGAGTAGACAACTACTCCCTATTTCTATTATGAAAATCAATGACATCAAACAGGTTCTTTCATTCCAACAGGTTCTAGAGTCCTCAAGCCCACAAGCTTCTGATCTTCTATTCGAATCTGCGGCTGAAATGATTCGTAACCTTCGTACCACCTACGCTAACGGCAAAACTCCAGCAGAAACTGTTGGTGAACTTTGGTCTAGCGAACATGTTGCTAAGTTCTGCGCAGCTCTTGAAAAGATCGAGCGCGTCATCAACAAGCAAATTTCTTCGAATACTCTTCAGCAAAATCTAAGAGACGTTGTCTTTTCGATTCTAGTTACTTCTGACTTTGACCATGCTACTGCAATCGAAAAGATTGTTAAACAGTCCCATGATCAAGAAGAACGCATCAACTTTTGGGCTGAGCTAATCAACGCAGAAGACAAGCAAAAGCTTCAAATTGAGTTGGACCGTATTGCTCGTGATCTAAGCTCTCTTGTTTCTCTTCTCAGAACTAAGGGCGCTCAAGCTGTATCCCAAGCAAAAGTTGAACCAGAAGTTAAGGCTGTTGATCCAGTCATGTAATTTTTCGGGATTTATGATATAATGCACTTAAGGAGAAAACCATGTTACTCGCAAGGCTGCATATCATGAACTTTCAATCGATCGCTGATTGGATTTTGACTCGATATTATAGGGTGGAGGAGAAGGTCAATGAGCTGTTGTACCGCAATAAGCTCTCTGACAGGGTTCCTCCAGCCGACTTGGATCTAACTGACCTTCTCGACAAAGCAGATCGTCAAAATCAATTACGCGAAATACTCAAGTGAAACTCCGAAACATTTATCTAGCACTGAAAGATCAGTTGCCTCTTTCAAGGTTTATTCGTAACCTTCGAAAGGGTCATTTGATTGGTTTGTTCAGTAAGCGGTCGCACGAAAATGCAGACGGCAAACCAAAGATTTCTTACAGCTCAAAAGCTTCTGCAACCAAAGCAGCTCAAGCTATGGCGAAGAAGCGTGGAGTCTATTTCAGCAATTACAAGTGTGTGCATTGTGATGGATTCCATATTGGTAAAAACTCTGAAAATAAAGTTGCGCAAAACAGTTTACAACAATAATTTTTCTTGATAGAATACAAAAATACTGCAGGAAACAATATATAGTCTATATGCAGTATTTTACTTGGGGCTATAGCTCATCTGGGAGAGCGGCAGCTTTGCAAGCTGTAGGTGGTCGGTTCGAGTCCGACTAGCTCCACCAAGTACCAACCGACCTGTGGACTGTTATCTATCTACTTCAATTTGGTGAAAACAAAAACGGTAAGGTTGTAGTAGCCTAAATCCTCACGGATGCCGAAATTACTTCTCTCGGTCTGCAAATTTTGTTGATGCTTAATGGGTGTATAGCTCAGTTGGTAGAGCACCGTCTTGATAAGGCGATGGTCCGTGGTTCAAATCCACGTACACCCACCAAAGATAAACCGCAAGTAATTGATTATCGGTTAATACAAGAGGACTAATAATCCACGTGTTAGATGGTTCAAGCCCATCAAATAGTTCGCTGAAAGGCGCTATCTTTCGATTACTACTTTCGTTTATCATTTGCGGGATTGGCTCATTGGTTGAGTTCCAGCCTTCCAAGCTGGCTAAAGGAGTTCGATTCTCCTATCCCGCTCCAAAACCTATTAGTACCTATTAGTTTTTATATGCAGAAATTATTCTGCTATTGTAGAAATGTCACTAGTGATTAGGTTAAAAGTTAATGTTCTAACCGTTGGGAATTGGTTACCTAAATATGATACCCGTCCTTTGGAGTTGATAGATTTGCAAGTTTTGTAGCAACATAGGGAACAAGGACTAAAATCCTCCTTGAATTAAACTTGATATGCGTTGGGAAGAATCCTAACATTTTGCCGGTAAGAGAAAATCGGATATTTGCTGAAAGAATAATCAGATGCTTGTCAGTTGGATAAACTGTCTTAGGGATAGTTACGACTATTCTGAAACCCAATAACCACTTTTTGTTAGAACTTTTTCTGCCAGTAGCTCAACGGATAGAGCAACTGCCTTCTAAGCAGTAGGTTGGGGGTTCGATTCCCTCCTGGCGGGCCAAAAGAATAAAAACAACAAGGAACATCATGGCAGTCAAAGTCGTCCTTTTCGGTGAGTGTTCTGGTTCGCATTATCTTGCAAATCCACAAGCACATCGAAATTTCATTAAAAGCTCAGCAGTTCTACGACTTGGCCATTTCCTACGCCGCAAAGGTCACACAGTTCTTCAAGTTCATCATTTTAGTTCTTTCACTATTGATGAGTTACGCGAGCTAATCTATAAGCACGTTGATCAAACCACCAAGATGATTGGTGTGTCTACAACTTTCATTTCTCCAGTTAAGATTAAGAGCAAGCCTGAGGATTCACTGGCACCATTCTCTGAATCTGAAGCTGATCGCATTCAATTCATTATTGAGACTGCTAAATCAATTTCACCTGACATCATGGTGGTGTTTGGTGGTGCTCATATAACTGAACTCCGTTTTGAGCGACCTATGGATATCGCAAGATGGAGATTTGACAAGTTTCGCCCATTTATTGACTACCTTGTGCAAGAGCAAGGAGAAGTAGCAATCAATATGCTGCTCAATGGTCAAGTCCCGCCATACAAAGAGCTGAATGGGTTCAAACTGATTGATGGTGGACTTCTTCCTGTAGCAGACTTCTCAGAGAACGCAAGTGCTCCTGCCCCAGTAATTGACTGTATCAATCAAGGCGAATCTCTTTCAGTCGAATTAGCACATGGATGCATCTTCAATTGCGAATTTTGTGGACACGGTCGAGTTCTTGGTAAAAAGGTAAGAGAGTTCTCAAGAAGCTTTGACAGCCTTCGCAAGGAACTCGTGTACAACTATGAAAAGTTTGGCACGTCAATGTACATGTTTCTTGATGACATGGTCAATGACGACCCAAACAAAGTCGATTGGCTAATCCAAATCAAAAGAGAGACTGGCATCCCTATTGAATGGGTAAGTTATGCTCGTTTGGACGTCATCAAAACTGAAGAGAATGCGCAAAAGCTTATTGATTCTGGATGTCGAGGGATTTATTTCGGTATTGAGTCAATGAAAACTTCAGTTGGCCCACTTATAGGTAAAGTGACTGACAGAGAAAAGATTGTCAAATCGCTGAAATTGGTTCGTTCAGTATTCAAAGATCAAGCAATTATCAAAGTATCGATGATCGCAGGTCTACCAACCGAAACAAAGGAAGAATTTACCGAGTCAATTGACTGGATGATGCGAACTCCTGAAGGTCAGTATCTCATTGACCGAGTTTCGATTTCTCCTTTGGCAGTTTATCGCGAAGACAAAGGTTCTTTGACTGCTAGTAGAAATTACCCATTCGCTGAATACGTTCTTGATCAAGAGCAAGCAGCAAACTTCTCTGCAGCGCCAAATTGGACAAGTCCTTGGGGTACACGCGCCGAGTTTGAAGTACTAGTGAGAGGCCTTTACCATGGCGTCAATCCACTATTCCATCAAGCACACCCTTTCTATTTCCCAATGTACCACAACTTTGGGATAAGGCTAGAAGATTACGTTCGCACATATCGTGATCGTTCATTTACCCACACCCCAATGAACCATGACATTCAGGCTAAATGTTTGACTCTCGTAAATGAGTACAAACAGAAACTCTTGGCTATTTCACCTGAACAAATTCAGGTGCATCACCAAGAATTCTGGGACAATTTCCCCATCATGGTTGAAAAGAAAATCATACCTATCGTTAGTTTATAATGGAATCGCAGATCAAAATTGCCTTTTTACCAGAATGTATAAGGCTATTCCATTTTTCCTTGGTAACAAGGAATGTCAAGAACACCTTGAAATTCCGGCGAAGTACGAGCGATATCACGGTTATGTGGAAGCGGATGGCAAGATTGCGACAAACAAAGAGTTTACCCCAAACTTTGGCAATAGGATGTGCATTAGCATTGCAAAAACCTCTGGAACATTTAGACGTGACTATGACACGTACATCGAAAGGATAACCGAATAATGATTCCTCTTGATTCTCTTTGGACAGATTACTGTCGCCCAGATCTTGCAGAGCGAGCTGGGAAATTCTCAATTTGGAATAAGCTTGATAACCCGGATCGATACAAAGAGGTGTCAAAAGATAGAGGAATACGAACATATTCCGACATAGAATTTGGATACCAATTCAATTCATTTGGTTTTAGATCTGCTGAATTTGACAACTCAGAAAATTTCAAGATTCTTTACACTGGATGTTCAGTCACCGAAGGAATTGGTCTTCCTGTTGAGCATACTTGGTCACATCATTTGAACTCATTTATCTCGAATGAAATTGGCGATGGTGTAAAGATGTTCAACATCGGTAAAGCTGGGTCGAGTATTGATGCTTGCATACGGTTTACTTACATCACAATTGAGCATAAGAAATTCAGACCTGATTTCGTATTTTTCTTGATCCCACCAATAAATAGAAACGAGTTGGTGTATGTCAATAAGACAGATCTTGGTTGGCTAGACTTTGCTCCAGCTAATGCGCAGTTTAAGAATTTTACAGAGCAATCCCTGTTTCATAACTATCAGAACGTGATAACACAGCTGCAACGGTTCGAGGAGGCTATTCGCAATTTACTGTTCTTCAAATCATTTCTTGATACCAAAGGTATTCCATTTGTTCTCTCTACATGGTGTTCGTCTCGAATCAATGAGATAGTTCCAGGAATTACGATTCCGCAATATTCGCTGTTCAAGAATTACTTTCCCCCAGAATTGCTTGAGCATTATATCGTTGCTCCGTTTGTTCAAGATGAAAGCAAGCCGCATACTAAAGCTAGACTGACACCTGAGATTTGTTTTAGCTTTGACGCACAAAACTTTGAGTATAAATATCCGTACAACATCTCAAGAGACGGAATACATCTTGGTCCTAACACAAATTGGAATTTTGCAAAATCAATTTGGTCAGAATTACAACAACGTCCTAATTTTTCGGTACTACTAAATGAAAAAAGTCGCATATATCGGAGCTAATCAAACTGGAAGCTTTAAACGAGCAGAAGCCTTCATTAAAAACGGCCTAGGCTATGAGCACACTTACGTGATTTTCAGCGAGAATCCTGAAGCTCCTGTTGAATGGCTCAATTACCCAAACACTAAAATCATTCAGGCTCCTCAATTCAAATACGAGGATTATGATCTTGTTCTGCACATGAATGATAAGCTGTTTGGCATGATCTTAGAAAAGTCAGGTAAAGATCTGCCAAATATGGCTGATAAAGATGTTCTAGCACAAAAGGCAAGAGAGTTTGGACTTGATACTTTCAGGGTTGACAATTTCTCAGACGAAGATAACGTGATTGTCAAGCCACGCATTTCAAGCGGATCATATTCTGCGCGTAGTGATTGTTACAGCAAGCAAAAGTTTAAGGATGTGAAACACCTCTTTGGTCATCCCGGCTTCGTAATTCAAGAGTACCATGAAACCTCAAAAGTCATCATGTTCTCAACAGTGAGCAATGGTGAAGAGCTATTCAATTGCGATATTGTAGAATATGAATATCTTCCAGATCATCATGGAAAATTCTTCTCTGCGTATATAGAGTCACAAGCCCATCTGATTCCTCATTACAAGGAACAAATCGACAAGCTTCGTGCTTTTATAAAGTTTATTGGTTACGATAAGCTCAAGTCGATATTCAATGTCCAGTTCCTAGTTGAAGGTGATAAGTTCTACATCATGGACTTTAACACCAGAACTGGTCCAATTTCATGTCAACTTGAGCTTCATGGACTTATGGATACAAGAGTCTATAAACTAGTTCCATTCATGGTTGGAGACAAGACACTTCAAGAGTGCATCAGCAATAAGCCACTTGAACGATATCGAAGTTACGCAGAACTGAATGGTGAGACCTTGACCAAAAAAGTCTTCTATAAAAACCCAAACCGCGTTAGGGTTGTTGAAAAGAAAACTTCAGGAGCCATTCGCGACGACTATGAAGTGTATGTCGAAAAATTCTTGGATGGTCCGGAAACTTGAAAATCGCATTACTCCTTCTCAATTAAAAGGACCGGTATTCACAACAAAAGTTTAAAGATGTCAAGCATTTGTATTATAATAGCAATTACATCATTCAAGAGTATTTAGCCACCGATCAAGTGCCATACCTGATCATGATAAATAACTCTAAAGATCTAATGTTAATTGAAATCTACGATCAAGAATGGTCTCCAAAAGCTGTTAGTTCTGATTGATGTGTTCTTTTCATTCCTTGGTTTCAAGGAATATCGAGGATTTTTCGGTCTTCAGTTTTTAGCATTCAAAAATAGGTTTATTCCTATTGATTGCAATTTACGAACTGGCCCGGTTTCTTTGGAAGTCGAGCACAATAATCTCGCAAGCATCATGACTTACAAAGTTATTCCGTTTCTGCTAATGGAACAAACCGTTGATGACTTCAAAAGAGACATTGGAAACAATGATCAAATTCGAAGCTACGTAGAAATAAATGGTGTGAAAGCAACAAAGCGAGACTTTATGCCTGATGTCGAAAATCGCATCTGTGTCAAAAGCGATAAGACATCAGGGTTTTAGAAGTGAATATGAAATTTTCATAGAAAAGGTAAATCATAATGAATAAAAAAATCGTAAGCATCGTCCTATCCTCAATTTTGGCCGCGTCAAGCTATTCTGTTTCAGCAAATGCTGCAACTCAGAATAAAGATGACAATGTCGTAAAGATTATCGGCAGCAATACTGATCCATACACTTTGCTCGGTCTTCTTCCAACCTTCTGCAAAAAGCAAGGTCTAGACGTTCAGTATACCCAAAAAAATTCGGCCGGTTTCGATCCGTCTTCTGGAATGATTCAAGCATTAGATCGCCAAGGATTTGACCTCGCAACTGGTACTTTGGGTTCTGCTCTTGTTGCAGCTGGCAAGGGTGTTGACATTCGGGTGTTTGCCAACGTTACTTCAGGCGGTTCTGCTCTTATCTCTCGTCCAGGACTAAACACCTACCAGTCGCTGAAGGGTAAGAAAGTTGCGATCCTTAAGGGACAGCATAGCGAACAGATCATTTCTGATGCATTTGAAAAGCGTGGTCTTTCTACCACTGGTGCCAATGCAGATGTTAAGGTAGTGAACTTTCAAACTGATGCCCAACCAATCGCTTTTGAGCAGGGTTTGATTGATGCGTTTAACGCAACCTACCCATTCTCTCAACAATATACTGACTCAGGCAAAGCCGTTTTGATTGAAGACTACAAGCAGGTAACTCGTCCAGTGTACACCACTAGCAAGTTCCCTCAACACAAGGAAACCAAGCTACGTGCATGCTATCAGGACATGATGAATGCAGTTAACAATCCAAAGCGTATCAAAGAAGTTGAGCAGGCCCAAGCCGACGCAACAGCAGCAGGATACAGGGCATTGACTCCGCCAAAGACTTCGATTGCTTATACAGCAACTCCGCTTTTGGCAAATGAGCATATCGTTGGGCTTCTACGATTCTTGCGCAGCATCGATAAGGTTCCTCTTACCTTTACCGTCCCAGCTGAATTCAACCAAAGCTATAAATTCACTGCACCTAAATGATTAAGATCGTCTTCCCAATCTTTTTGATAGTATGCTGGCAGGTAACTGCCACTATACTGAATGTTCATTACTTCCCAACAATTGAGCAAATTGCTGCATCATTTGTTAAAACATGGACTACGTCAAACGAGATTGAGATGGACGTGATTGCAAGCCTTTCGAGGCTTGCAATCGGTCTTTCTATCTCAATACCATTTTCAATAGCTCTTGGTACTCTAATCGGGCTAAACAAAAAGATTAAGGGCCTTCTTATCGGATCTATCAATTGTTTAAGAGCGATGCCTATCACGGCGCTAACTCCTTTGATTACAATGATCTTCGGCATTACAGAAGCAGCGGCAATTTTCATTGTGTTCCTTGTTTCTGCTGTTCCAACTTTAGTCGTAACAATTGACAGTGTAGAACAAACAATTGATAAGTACCGGCCTCTAATTCGAAATTTTGAATTGACTTGGCCTTCTGCATTTGCTAAGGTTATCCTGCCAGGATCTATGCCTTCTATCATTTCTGGAATCGATATCAGCATTAACTCAGCCTTTAAGACGCTCATTCTTGCTGAGCTTCTGGGTTCTGCTAGTGGATTAGGCTATCGACTAATTGATAGTTCGCACTATCTTGATTTCGACAAAACCTACTACCTGCTTTTGGTAATTGGATTTTTAGGTCTATCGATTGCAACCCTAACTTCATTTACCCGCAAAAAGATTCTGAGCTGGACGTAACATGCAAATCGAAATTGAAAACATCAATATCGCCTTTGATACAAAGACGATCTATAGGAATTTTTCTCTTAACATAAATGAGGGAGAATTTGTCTGTTTCTTAGGCAAGTCAGGTTGCGGTAAGACCGTCCTTCTCAACACGATACTTGGGAATGTAAAGCCAACGAAAGGATCTGTCAAGATCAACGGAGAGATTGTCACGAGACCATCAAAGAAGATAGGTGTTGCATACCAAGACTTTTTCATTCTGCCTTGGATGACCCTTCGTAAGAACATTGAGCTTGGTTCTACGAATAAGTCTAATGTCGAGAAATACGCAGAGATGATGAAGATCTCCCAGTATCTTGACATGCTCCCAAAAGAAGTATCAATCGGCACGAAGCAAAGAGCTTCAATTGCGAGAGCTCTTTCGTCAGACGCAAAACTGATCTTAATGGATGAGCCTCTTTGCTCAGTTGATGCTATCACCGGTCACCAAATCCGTAAAGATCTTAAGACGTTCTGTGCTGATCGTACCGTCGTTTATATCACACATGATATACATGAAGCTTTGGAGTTGAGCACACGCATTGTTTGTTTTGGTAGAGGTGGCAAGGTTGTTCTCGATAAGGCGACCTCTGAAACCTCATACGATGAGGTCCTCCAAAGTATCGATCAGCAGTGAACGATTTGGTAGATCTTGTATAAATAAGAAAACTAAAGCATTCCCATTAAGGAGTATCAAAAATGTTCGTTCAAAAAATTACCCAAGTAAGACCAAGCGTCGATGTTGAATTCACACCAGCAGAATTTCTTGACATCAGCGAACAGTTCTTCAAGCAGCGCGCCGAGCACGCTTCTTTTAGGGGCGCTTATTACGACCTTTCTGAAGACCGCCTAACCTATACCCGTTACACTCTATTTGACGATGAAGCAGGTTACTGGAGCTGGTTCTACGATTGCTCTGCAACTCGCTTGTTCTATGATTTCTCTCATGCTCACCAAGCAGTTCAAGAAGCAAACAATATAGCTCTAAAGATTGAACAACTAGCAGACTTCCCAGAAGCCGATCTTCAGTCGCTAACTAAGATTGACGTTACCCAGCCATACTCTGAAATCTTGAAGAGCATCAACTAAGAATTTTTGGAATAAAGCCATGCCAAACGCCGTAATTAAGTCATTCGCCGAACGTGCAGATAAATCAGTCGAAGATGTCGAAAAAATCTGGGACAAGGTTAAATCTGAAGCGTCAAAGAAGTTCGAGAAAGAGGACGGTAAGTTCTGGGCGTATGTAAACAAGACCGTTCAGTTTAAGCTCGGTCTTGCGCATAAGAAGATGTCTTTCAAAGACAGCCAAGAGAAAAACAAAAAGTAGTTTACACGCAGGCAAAATCAGTTTATAATTTCAACTATCTCTATTCGAGTATCACAAAAGTTGAAAATGAAAATTGATTCGCCCGCTGCTCGGCTATACAATGTCGCCGAATACTTCTTCAACGAAGAAGCAACTCAATACCTCGAACTAACACAAGAAGCAATTGATCATGTGTACAACACTCATGATGATGCCAATGTGCGTGTGGCTTTCGAGCGTTACTTGCGGGGCGATGAGCTGACATTCTCGTCTGGGATCTGTGAAGGCCTTACTGCAGGGTTTGTCAAATGTGACTACTATGGGTATTGGGAATATCCATTGCCTATGGATTTCGTGGACCGTTTTTATGGAGTAAAATAATGTCTCTATGGATGTGGCAAAAACGAAGGGAAGAAGAAAAACAAAAACGTGATCGTGCAGTAGCAGAAGCTCGCGATCGCTCTCGTTTCGGTAGTTCTACTCCTTCCGACATTTTCGAAAGTGTTTCAAGTTTTACACCGGTGGATTCATCTCCTTCTTGTGATTCGCCATCTTGCTCTGATGGCGGTGGTGGAGATTAGTTTCAAAAAGTAGTTTACAAGTTGAGAGGATTGGAATATAATTCTCTTAACTTGTTACGGGTAATTAGCTCAATGGTAGAGCAGCGGATTCTAAATCCGCGGGTCGTGGGTTCGATCCCCACATTACCCACCCGGTAACATTTTGTTCCTCATTCTATAAATAAATCTAAAGGAGTTTGGAGTAAAATGAATGCCAAGGAAACAAAAGAAGTACCACTTCATTTATCAAAGTATTTGAGAAGCTAGTACGAAAAGAAGAGGACAAAGTTTGTCCAGACTGCGCTTCAAAGGATCTTGAAAAGCAGGTGTCTTCAGCTGGATTTGCGCTGAAAGGTACTGGATGGTATGCAACGGACTTTAAAAACAAGAAGTAAATTCTTGTTTACGAAGTCGTAATTCGATGATATAATTTTAATATGAGGAAAATTCTCATCAGGAAAAGATAAATACATCTGTAAGTTTGTTTTTATTTTTCGTTTTGTTTACCGTTTAGGAGAGTTTTTATGACTATCAAGAATTACATCGGCTTCAGTCGCGACCATTCCGCTTCCATGAGAAGCATTGCAAGAGCAGCAGCTCGCGACTTCAATTCAAACATCCAATCCATCCGTGAAGCAGCAATTGCGCACAATCAAGATACGATTGTTAGCGTGATGAAGTGTGGTTTCCGTGGACTGTCGAATGATCGGGTTAACACCTACTCATCTGACACGCAGAACGTGTTTGAGTCAATCCACTCCAATATTCTTGCGATCCAACCGATCCCTGAAGACCAATACAATGCCAATGGCAACAGCACTCCGCTTTTCGACTCCGTCGGCGAGCTGATTGACGCCTTCAAGAAGGTGCCAGACGTCGACAATCCTGACGTTTCCTTCCTGATCATGGTGATCACTGATGGCGAAGACAACGCTTCTCGTAAATGGTCGGGTCCTGCTCTTGGCAAGGAAATCCGCGCATTGCAAGCAACTGATCGTTGGACCTTCGTATTCCGAGTTCCGCGTGGCTACAAGCGCCAATTGGTTTCCCTTGGTCTTCCTGAAGGCAACATCCTTGAATGGGATCAAACTGAACGCGGCGTTCAAGTTGCAACTCAAGCAACCAATGCGGCAATGGACAGCTTCTATGGCGCACGTTCCAAGGGTCTTCGTTCTACTTCTACCTTCTATGCCGACCTTTCCAAGGTATCTGCAAATGAAGTCAAGAGTGTCTTGACTGACATCTCTTCTGAAATTAGCATGTGGCCAGTCCTTCCTCAAGAAGACGGTATCCAGGTTCGAGACTTCTGCGAAAAGCGTCTTGGGGCTGACGGCATGCTTAAGGGTGCGGCATTCTATGAGCTAACCAAGCTCGAAAAGAAAGTTCAAGACTACAAGCAAATTGTCATTCGTGACAAGGGCACCAAGATGATTTACGGTGGCTCTGCAGCTCGTGACATGTTGGGTCTGCCGCATTATGGTGACGTGAAGCTTGCTCCTGGAAACCATGGAAACTTCGACATCTTCATTCAGTCGACTTCTGTGAACCGCAAGCTTCCTGCAGGATCTTCAGTGCTTTACTGGCCGAAGGTCGGCGTTGCATTTACTGAAGGGCCTTCTGCTCCAAAGAAATAAATAGAGTTGAACTCAACTCAAAGGTGAGGGAGCTGTCAATAAACGGCTCCCTCTTTAGAAATAATGGAAAAATCTGAACTCGAAAATCTTTTTGATATAATTTCAACTGGCGGGTTTGATCGTATTGCGATCCGTCTACGCTTATCATGGGGAACTGCTGAAGGTGAAGAGTATCTTAGGACCCTAATTGTTGATGAGCGTGGAAATCGATTAGGATTTCCTCCAGAGGTTTTCGCGGCCATTATCAAATTGGCAAACAATCATCCGCAATGTTCGCCTCCTATTACTGATGTTTGGGGTTTAAATGAGTTCAAGCATCACCGAAATAAAGAGACCGTAAAATGGACATCAAATCGGGATGTGGATACCCAGCAGCAGCGCTTTCGAATTTCGCCCCTCACCCTTTCACTCTTGATGGGGTGCGCGTGGCTTCTATGGAAGGTTTACTTCAATCATTGAAGTTTGACAAAATCCATATTCAAGTTGAAGTATGCAAGCTTGTGGGTAAGGAAGCAAAGTTCCGAGGAATAAATCGGAACGGCGCTTGGCAACGAGTGCAAAAACTTTGGTGGCAAGGCATCGCCATGGATCGAAAAGGCGAAGAATACCAAAACTTTTTAGATCGCGCTTACCTCACTATGGCTGAACAAAGTGATTCATTTCGTAAAGCTCTATTAGCTACCCAGAACGCAGTGCTTTCTCATTCAATTGGACGAAGCAAAGAGGCTGAAACAGTTCTAACTGAGCGAGAGTTTTGCTCGCGTCTAATGAAAGTCCGTCAACTACTTAAACAAGGAAAAATCGATGTCAAATAAAAGAGGATCTTCTTATTCTCCGCCAACTGCAGAGGACCATTTCATGGCAATCATGGCGGCGCAGCGAAATGCTGCAGTTGCTCGCCAAAAAACTGACAGTGAAAAAGTCCTTGAGCTTCTAGGTGAAGATACTCTTGTCACCTATAATGGCAAGGATGTTTATCATCTCAACTCCTCCCTTATTCTTAAGCAGGGATTGGATGTTTCTGAGCTTCGGCATCTTAAATTCCTTCATGCTGAAAAGTTAAAGTACTTTGATTTGATGCGTGCCACAGATGATCGTGAAAAGCTGCGAGAATATGCGCGTGAAGTCGAATGTATCGAGTTTGAGATGCAAAAAGCTTGGCACTTCCCCCAAGATCGCAATTTTCATGAATGGTATCGAGTGCCAAAGTGTACTTGCCCAAATATGGACAATGCCGATTGGAGAGGCACAGATCGTCGGATCATTTCATTAGATTGCCCAGTACACGGTAATTAAAAAGAGGGGATAGTTTTTGCTATCCCTTTATTTTGTGATAAATAGGTAATGGAAATTTTGTTACCTACTTATCATGAAAAAGCTCACATTCAAAGCATTCCTTAAAGAAGATTCTGATTCTTTTCGCAACTTGATTTCTTACTATGAAGGCAAGAACTTAAGTATCGAGGATATTCACAAGCTAGAAGAACCTTCGCCATCAAATTTCGAATCTAAATATCGAGTTGGCAACATTTATTTCGACAATGCTCATGGTATGGGAGCAGTTCCAGACAACCAGAACGTCGATTACAAAGGCTTCGTCAGCTTCCTATCACCAAAAGAGTTCCTAACCTTGGCTGCAAATCATAATGGTCAGCGAGAAGAATCCGCATCCGATTTTAAGAAGGTTATCGCAGAAGGTTATCCAATTGGTGCTCCATTCATCGACATCACTCTTTCAGATATTGGTGAAGGTGGTTATGCAACCGTTATGGGTCATGAAGGCCGAGCACGAATGCTTGCGCTATTGAGCTTCATGAATGAAGGCGAAATGGGTCTTCATGCATCTTCCAAATTCCCAGTGCATTTCTTCCTACGTGACGGTTTGAGAGCTCGTCATATCTCCGATGAGATGCTCAAGTCACTAAAAGAAGATGGTATCATTCCAGAAGACGAACGTCGTAAACCTCCTAAGTCCGCTGAGAAGGTGAAATTTGTTAAAGAAATCTATGTCAATGGAAAGAAAATTGAGTTATAATACTCATAACGGATAGGAGATACTCGATGAAAGTTCAAGACCTGCTGAAAGAAAGTGCTGAAGCTCCTAAGTTTGATACTGAAAAGTTGATCAAACTTGCTGAATCCTTTGGTTACCGTCGCATGAAGCAACTTCAGGAAATTGTCCCGAAGATCGAGAATGCTCTGCGTAACGGTGAAGTTATCTCCACAGCTTTCGAAGACATCAAGTATGAAATGAACGTCTTCGTTGACAAGGCGTTCGAAGAACTCGTCGCAAAGAAGTATTTCCATGGTCAAGCTGGTAAGACTCCTGATGAAGTCTACTGGGATATTGGTTACGTCCATGGTGTTCAAGAACTCAAGTTCTACGGAAAGAAACTTTCCAAGGCTTCTCCTACAGCAAAGGAGTTTGCTGGTTATTCTGAAATGGTCAAGTTCAACGAAGACTTCTCTCCTATCGTTGGCCTCATGCAATGGCTGAAGGACAACAAGGTTTCTGCAGCAGCTCGCAAGAAAGAAGCTGCTGATGCCAAGAAGGAAGAATCTGATGCTTGGATGAAGAAGTACGTTGGCCATAAGGACGTCAAGAAGGTTATCGAGATCCTGACCGATCTGACTAAGGACAAGCGTGAAGAAATCTTCGGTAACGAACACAAGTTCCTTACCAAGATGGCCGACCAAATCGTTTCGTACCTTGAAGCAAATCCTGGTATCAAGCGCATGAAAGCTTACGATCATTTTGCCGATCACCCAATGCTTTCCTTCCTGTTCTCCCGTATGGTCGATGCTGACATGAAGCTGACCAAGGATTGGAAGGACTTCATCAAGAAGATGGCTCAGGATGCTGCTGACCAGCTGATTGACGGCTTCATCTACAAGAATACTGGCAAGATCGCTTATGTGATATACAAGAAGAACAACATGAAGGGCGTCAAGCTCGACAACGTACGTCTTGGTCAAGGTAAGGTTGAATGTGACCTTCACTTCGAGTTCAAGGATGGCTCTCGCTTCACCGCTACCTCTTCTGTGGTTAGCTCAGTTTCGAAGCATGGTAAGTGGTTCTACCGTTATCCTACCACCTTCCACAACGTGATCCTGCCAGATGGTAAGAAGTTGTCCACCCCTTCTGAACAAAAGATGGAAGAAGTTTTCGCAGTATCCTAACTTAATAAGGAGATTATGATGATTACCGCTGCTCAAGCTGCTGCAACTGCCGAACTCAAGAAAATCAACCAAGATATTGTGAACTCAGCCAATCAAGGGCGTCGTCACATTTTTGGTAGCAATCTTAATAACCTAACGGTAGAAACTCTCCGTGAAAATGGTTTCCAAGTATCTGACAATTCTCACGATAAGAATCGCAGCTACAATCAATATACCATTAAGTGGTAATTTGTATCGAATGACCAAAGAACAAAATTTGATTAAGGAATATCTGGAATGGCAACACATACCGTTCCAGATAGAATCTGATGTGGCTCTTCTTATGAAGATGTCGAAGGGCAAAATGAATCCGAACCAAGCTTTGGGATTTTGGATTTACCCAAATAATCCACTATTGAGAAATCTCATTACCGGGTTTTATCAGGTAGTTGATTATGTTGAGGCAACCGGCGGAAGATGGTGTTAAAATGAGCGTGTATTTTGAGGATATGGACGTTTGTTCCTTGTATGCTTGGTCGCCTTTGGTCATCAAGCAATCAGAGATCGTCAAGCTTCTGAAGAAACTTCGTTATGGAAGTCGTAAGCAGAAGTGGTTCATCAAGTATCGGCTGAAGCTCAACAAGGGCGCATGGGTCCATTATGATACTGTCGAAAAGATGGATTGGACCAAGAAACGTATCAGCAAAATGGAACTGTTGACTGATCCTACAGTCAATCTCGAAGTATCATTCGACTTCGAAGCATTTAAAAGAGAAAACAAAGAATGTATGAACAAAATATTCGGGCCGATGGGAGTGACGGTTCCGACCATCAATTTGAACTGTCCGACTGCTACGACCCAGTAAATGGATTTGGTAAGCTTTGCCCTGATTGTGGCAAACGATTTGGTGAAGGTGCCTTCATCTACCACCAGTGCGGGCCCAAAAAGACTTCCATAATGGAAGAGGTAGCTAAGAAGGCTATCCAAAATCACAAGTTTTGGAGATAGTATGGCTGAGGACATTTGGTTCCTTGACTTAGAAGAGACCATCATTACGGATTTTACCAATCCGATCATAATGAATCTCGAGGTTGTCAAGAGCCATTTTCAGAATATTGGTGTCAAGAAGGTTCATATCTTCTCGGCTGCCATGTGGGATGACAGAGAGAAGAAGATCTTCGCTCAACCGAACTTTAAGCCTTGGCTTGAACGGATGTTTGAGATAGAAATCGAAACTTTCCCTACGATGAAAGAAGTAATGGATGAAATCTTTTGGAAGACCGGAACATACTGGGAACTGACTGATTTTATTGCAGTTTGGGGAAAGGCTCGTGCTTTCCAGGATTTTTGTCGTGTAATGTATCCAGATAAGAACTGTTTTCTTATAGACGATTCAGTTCAAAACGAAGTCATTCTACGGCGTGACACTGGCAACTTTATCGAGCTTATCCATATTGATCATTTACATAAGTGGGAAAGATTTACCTGAAATGGCTGAACAACTAGAACTAACACTGCCAGTGGACCAATCCGAAAAAGCGATTGAAATTAAAGCAGCTCTTGAAAGAGCTAGAATGATGATGAACCATGCTGAAGAGCTTCATAATGTTCTGATGCAGACCATGCGAGAGAAGGTACGAACGCTCAGCACTGAATTCCAGAAGTGTTGCACTCACCCTGTCACTAAGATCAAGGATGACTTCGACTACCACAAACGAGAAGAATGGAAAGAAGAAGTCTGCCAAGAGTGCGGGGCCGTACTTCGGAGGTGGTGAGAAAAATAATCAAAATTTTTTCACCCAAACAGTTTACTTCTTCGGTTACGAGTATATAATTCAATTCAAGTTGCAGCAGTTAATAACAGCGGCAACTAGAAATTAACCAACCAATTCGATGACTAAGGAGATTCAAAATGACTGCTCAAACTCAAAACACCGTCGCTCTGATGCAAAACATGGTTAACAAGGTTCTGGTCAACGGCAAGGAAGTTTTCGTCGTGGTACCGAACATCAAGAAGTTCAAGGTCGAAGCTGTCGAACAGCTGACCGTCCGTCCGAACAAGCGTCGCACCGACGAAAAGCGCTTCCACTGGCTGCTTCATACCTTCGTCCGTCAGACCCAAAACATGGCTGGTAAGCACATGAACGTTCATCTGCTCAGCGCCACCGACAAGGACACCCTGTTCCGCAATGAGAAGGGCGCCTTCGTTACGATGGAAAAGCTGATGGCCAAGCCGGAACTGGCCGCCAAGGTCTAAACAGCCAAGATCAAGGTAGCAAAGGAGGAGGGAAACCTCCTCCTTAATTTGTTTTAAGGATAATCACATGAAAAAATCGATTCTTGCCGCAGCTTTGGCTCTGACTGTCTCCGCTTCGGCGTTCGCTGAACAAATTGGTGCAGCAAATACCAGCACCAATCTACTTGGCTCAAATGACCGTATCGTCATTGAAGCATTTGACGATCCAAAAGTTCCTGGAGTTACTTGCCACCTTTCTCGCGCAGTAAAAGGTGGTGTCAAGGCCGATATTGGTCTAGCTTCCGACAAGACCGAAGCTTCGATCGCGTGCCGTCAGATCGGTCCAATCTCTTTCCCTCAGTCTTTGACTGATGGCGAATCGGTTTTCGAAGTCAAAATGTCCCTCTTGTTTAAGACAATGCATGTCGTCCGGTTCTTCGACAAGAAGCGCAATGTGCTGATCTATCTCGTCTACAGCGACAAGTTGCTCGATGGTAGCCCGAAGAATTCGATCTCTACCGTTCCAGTCCAAAAGTGGTAATTCATGGATAACGTCCAACTGATGGATATGGCCAACGCCTTCTTTGAGGCAGGCGGGTCAGTCTTTGTTTTGAACCACGCAAGAGTTCTCTATCAGCACAAGCTGGTGAGAGGAGTTAGCATGTTGTCCATCGCCTTCTTCTCTCTTTGGGGCGTGTTCAATATGTTCTACTATAGCCATCTCGGTCAAAATTTCAGTTGGTACGCAGGAATCTGTGTCCTTATCGCCAACACCTTTTACCTTAGCTTAATCATGTATTATCGGAGAAAAGAATGTCAGAATTTGACCTAGTTGTTGTAAAAGCCGCGAAGAAAAATACGAATCCGAAAGATACGTATCGCGTAAAAGTGAAGTTCATGCATGGTGACGCAGATGGCGAAACCGTCAAGAAGGCTGACTTTCCTGTTGGCGGTGTACGCGAGGAGTATGAGCCGTCTATTGAAGAAGTTCTCACCTACTTGAAGGCATTCTTCGATCTGGAATGGAATGCAGGCTGCGATTTCTGTATGGACCGTCGTGGCAAGAAGGATGTTCTTCACGCAGCTGGTCTCGACGACGATGCAATTCAACGGTGCGAAGAAGACTTCCTCTGGGAAGGCGATATCACGACTGATCATCAATATCAGGCCCGTCCTGAAGAAGTCACCGTGACATACTTTGATTCAAATGGTGTCGAATTCGAAGTTGATGTCTTCCTAAAAGGCACCTCAGAAAAAATCAAATTTACCTCATAAGGAACAATGATGTCTACGCTAGAGCAAATCAAAAAAGATCAATTCGAAGCTCGTAAGAACAAGGAAGCGTTGAAAGCTTCTCTGCTAACTACCTTGTTCTCTGAAGCTTCGATGAAGGGCAAGAACGCGGGTCGTGAAACAACTGAAGAAGAAACGATCCAAGTAGTTCAGAAATTCCTGAAGGGTGTGAATGAAACCATTTCGTTCCTGGAAAAGGCGAATAACGCTGAAGCCCTGACTACCGCGAATACCGAAAAGTCTATCCTTGAAGGCTACCTACCGAAGATGGCTTCTACTGAAGAAATTCGTGCTGAAGTTGCTGCTCTTAAGGCAGCTGGAGCAGCCAATATCGGTGCCATCATGAAGGGGCTGAAAGACAAGTTTGGTGCTGGTCTCGACGGCAAATTGGCTTCTCAGCTGGCGAAGGAATAACAATGAACATTGGTAAGTTGGCAGCGGAGCTAGCTGCTGGTTCGATCACCGAAGAAATCATTCGCGCAAAGTTTGGTCCTTCTATTCTAGCTGCAGTATTGGCTATTGGTGCTGGAGCCGTAGTTGCTAATGTTGCTGGCTCAATTTTCGAAGAAACAGGAGTATCAGACCTTGTCGACGATATTTTCAACATTTTCTAACACCTTCGATCCTGGGCTATTCCCAATAACCCCTGCAGAAGGAACTCTCCATCGATACGGCGCAGATGTCTTTGCCTACTCAGAAGGTCAATGGGATCGTATTTGTAGCGCTGAGGAGATGGGCAAGTATCTAGAAGAATCTGGCTATTGGGAAGACCTTGCAAACACGAGTTGTTAACTGCTCAAAAGCAAATTACGACGTCTACATAGGGAGAACCATGCCCGGAAAGGTTGGTTCTCCCTTTGCTAATCCATTCAAGATTGGAGTAGACGGTACACGTGATGAGGTTATCAAAAAGTACGAGGACTATATTCGTTCTCGTCCAGATCTGCTTGAGCTCTTACCTAGCCTAGAAGGAAAGGTGCTAGGTTGTTGGTGCAAACCTAAGAAATGTCATGGTGACATACTAGTCAAGCTGATAAATGAGTTAAAAATAGAGAAGAAGTTCTTCACTTTTTGACTCACAGGTCACTCATTGGGATAAATATTACCATGAGGAAACCTGATATGAAACAAATCTTCATCTTTCTATTAAGCCTATTCTTGCTAGGCTTTTCCGGAACTGCACAGCCGGAAATGGTTGTAAACGATACAGTCGTAGAAACACAACTTGCAAGAGACGAAGTAATTAAAATTTTCTTGTTTTACCGAAAGTTCTGGGAAAAGAGCGGTAATAAGATAGTTGTCGTCTTACCTCCCGCAAACTCAATGCTCTTTAAGAAGCTTGCCAACGAGGAACTACATCTCGGTGCGACATCTTACTACGAGAAAGTAAAGACTGCAATTCTTGACGGATCTGCTTCTCCAGTGTTTGCTGAATCCGAAAACGAAGTTTTGATTAAGGTATCAAATATTCCGTTCTCAATTGGGTACTACCACGGGTATTTTAAGATCAATACCGGCTTCGGAATTAGAACTATCCTAATCCAATAACACGAAGCCGTATTGTTAGTGCTTTCCGTTACTTGGTGAAGAAGAAATGCGAGTAATGACCATCTGTTGAAGATCACTAATCTTCGAATCGATAATCTTTAGCTGGTTTTCATTCTTAACGGTGAACTCTTTGAAAGTGTTTTGAAGCTCTACACTGCCCTTCTCGATTGACACGACCTTCTGCTCAAGAACGATGATGCGCTCATTCATGTGCATCCACAATCCAACGATACCACCAGCAAAATAGAGAATGGTGATCAAATCTTTCCATGTGAACTTATCGCCCATGAAGTTACTGATTGGACTTTCCTTCTTTGGGATTACGGACTGATCTGTAGAGTTTGCTGCCGAATTATTGATTGTCTGGAGCTGTTTGATCACGTTTACCAAATCGCTCAAATTAGTTTGATTTGACGCAGTGTTAGGCATAACGCCGAAGTTATGGTTTAGATGAGCGTGTGTGTCAATCCATGTACCGTTAATGAAGGTGAAATCAGGACCTGGCCTTTTTGGTACCTCGATGTCTGTTGGTCCAAGGCGATCTGGTGCTTCATAGTAAATGTTTCTGTCAGATGAGATAAATGATTTCATGGCTATTTCACAAAGCGGAAGCAATTATTCTCCACGCTGATTTCTAAGTGGACTAACTTGTCAATGCAACCCTCAAAGATTCGCATTGTAAAAGTTATGGGGGCAATCAGTGAGGAAAGAAGAAGGTTCAGAACATGGTCGGTCACTACCGAAAAACCAGCAAAGTAGAGAACGATATATCCACCAATCATGGTAGACGCCATCACATTTAGTAGGAATAGGTTCGTCAACAGGTGGGTTATCAATCTTGAGTTCTGTTGGTCTGTGACCACTGCAGTAAAGCAAATAATTTTTGCGAGACTCTTATGTGTTAAGTAACTTAGGCTTATCCCTAGTACCACATAAGTTAAGGTTCCAAAAATGATAGGAACGTTCTTTACGGTAAACCAAAATGTTGATAGATCTACACCATGAGTAAAGAAAAGGATGTAGCCACCTATGGCTAGAAACGTAAGAGCAAAGATAACGAATAAGCAGGCTATGTGCTTTAGGTTCTCTGACGTAAAAAATTTGACGTTATAAAAGATGCTCATATACAACCTTGTCGGTTTGGTCTTTCTGATGGTATGAATCTTATGCTATTTATTAGGTTCACCGATTAAGCACACAATTCCGGAGTGGTTTATTCCTACCATGAAAAATATTTTCACAGAGACAGTTTACAACGGCTTAGGAAGTGTTATTATGTAATCGTAGCTGTACTAGTTGGATGCTACAAGTTGCAACAACCCTCAACCCGATGGAGATAGTCATGAACACGAAATCTGAATCCGACGTTGGTCGCCAGGAACGTGATCTTTCTGGCTTGGAAAATATGTTTCGCGAGGTTGTTATCAACAGCGGGGGTCGTCTACGTCACGGTAGAAGGCCAAGCAAAGAAGGTGAAGAAGGACGTGGTTGACCATTACGGTCCGCGCAAGAACGCTCGGACGGACGTCGACAAGCAGGCTAAGGATCTCACCCTTAAAAGGCTTCGTCAGATGTTCAACCTCAAGGGCCAACACCTGTCCCTCAAGTTCATCGAATTCATCAACGGCAAGTTCCAAGACGAGCGTGGTAAGGAAGTTATTCACTTCTCCCCGACGAAGTAACCATCATGCTCCTAAGAAGGGTGCCCTAGGGCACCCTCTTTTTGTTTCAAGATCAGGCAGAAGTAATCAATTTGTGAAAATCAGTTTCATTTTCTTGAAACTCGTATTATAATCTCCTTACTTTTTGAAGGAGATTAAGATGTCAAAAGAAAAAGATGCCCTTGGGGATCGTATGAAAGATTACGAAATGCAATTCGCAGGGGTTCGTGCTATGAAGGGTATCCCTCTTCTTGCCCGTCTGGATGGTCGCTCATTTCATACCTTTACCCGTGGTCTGAAGCGCCCATACGATGAACGACTTTCTACCTGCATGATCGAAACGACCAAATATCTGGTTGAAGAAACTCATGCCAAGATCGGTTATACCCAATCCGACGAGATTTCTCTCGTGTGGTTTATTCCCGCAGATGGTGCGGCAGAATACATGTTCGACGGCCGTATCCAGAAACTTACGTCTGTCCTTTCTGGTCTGGCTTCTGTTAAGTTCATGAAGCTCATCCTTGAAAATGTCCCTGAAAAGGCTATGCAAGTTCCGGTATTCGACTGCCGGGTCTGGCAAGTCCCAACCAAAGAGCTGGCTGCTGAAGCCTTCCTGTGGCGAGAGCTTGACGCAACGAAGAACTCCATCTCTATGGCAGCTCATGCGTACTTCTCTCATAAGAGCCTCCAGGGTCTGAAGGGTTCTGAAAAGCAGGAACTTCTCTGGTCTCAGAAGGGTATCAACTGGAATGACTATCCCGCTTTCTTTAAGCGTGGAACTTACGTGCAGCGTAAGACCTTCCAGATCGAAATGACCGAAGACGAGCGCATGACGATTCCTGAAAAGCATCGACCTGCAGCAGGAACTAAGTTCCCTCGCAGTCGTGTTGTTGAGCTGGACATGCCTCCCGCCAAGCGGACGTCAAACTACCTTGACGTGATCTTCAACGCCGCTGATCCGATCCCCTTTGAAGCTGTTACTGCAAAAGCAAAGAACGGCGAAACTATTCTCGAACTTTAACCAAGGAGCTGTAAATGACTGAAATTTTTCTGATGCTGGCCGAAATCTCTTGGCTGATGGTTGCAATCACTCTTGGTGGTTGCGTTGGTATTGCCGCCTTTCTGAATGAAGAAGAACCAGCGGCAGCTACGACCGTTGCAGTGATCGTTCTCGCTGCTTTGTCTGGCATCTACATCTATAACCATTCCTGGGCTGAATACACCGCTTTCCTGAGCTCGTTGAGCAATGACATTCCGTACATTGGCTTCTATCTGGTAGCCGGTTTGGTTTGGTCCTTCTTCAAATGGGCATCTTACATTCGCAAGTGCGCAACCGATCTGGTTCAAGTGATTGGTAAGATCAAGACGAAATGGGAAGATCGCGATGCTAGCAATCGTGCTTCGCATGAAAAGTATGTCAGCGAACTGTGTGAAGCTGTCAATACTTCTTGCCGCTATCTTGCTGAGAACAACCTTTACACCAGCCATCTGCTTGCTGAAGATCAAAACTCTCTGACGACTGAAAAGATCCTCGAAAAGGTTAACTTCCAGGCTGGCAAGAAGAAGTCCCTGATCACTTCGTGGATCGTCTACTGGCCGATCTCGATGTGTTCCGTCGTACTACAAGAGCTGGTCGTAGGTCTGGTCGAGAACATCTTCAAGTTCTCTCAAGGCATCTACAACAAGATTTCTGAACTGATGTTTGCTAACGTCATTTCTTCCGTAATCGAAGAAGCCAAGACTACCGCTACTGTCACAGAAAAGAAGTAATAAACCTTCTTGAAAGAATGAGGATCTTTTATAGGTCCTCATTTACTTTTTCGTGAAAGCATTTTATAATTCATCATCTTCTAACCAAGGCTGAAAAATGAGTAAAGTTCTCGTAATTTACAACAAAGATACTGGCGAAAAGCGAGTGATGAGTGAAGACTACAACTATTGGTTCAATACCAATAACGGTGAATTTGCTCGTTGGGGCAAGACTACTGATGATGATCCGAAGTACGGTCTTCTCGAGCTGTTCGACCTGGAGGTTTCCGAGGTCTGTCAAGGTATTCCCAAAAGTCCTGATCAACCTGCTACTCCGTGCTCGTGGTGCTATAAGAGCAACACTCAAGTCGGCCGCAACATGACCCTCGACACGTTCAAGGACATCTTCAACAAGCTGCCGAAGACCCTTACCCAGATCGCATTTGGTATCGGTGACATCTGGTCAAATCCGGATCTGGTGGACATGTTCAAATATTGTCGTGAAAACGATCACAATCCGGGTGTTATCCCTAACCTGACGACTAATGGCCATGGCATAACGGACGAATGGGTCAAGACTCTCGTCGAGCATTGTGGTGGCGTTGCGGTCAGCGTCTACCAACCAAAGGACGTTTGCTATGACGCAGTCGAAAAGCTGATCAAGGGCGGTATGACTCAAGTCACGATCCACCAATTGATCGCTGAAGAAACCTTCGAGAAGTGTAAGGAAGTCATCAATGACGCAGCTTCCGATCCTCGTCTGAAAGGTCTGAAGGCGGTTCTGTTCCTTACCCTGAAGCCGAAGGGCAAGCGCAATAAGATGAACATCCTCAAGGACGTTACGAAGTATCGTGAACTGATCGACCTCGCCATGGAAAAGGGCGTCAACATCGGTTTCGACTCCTGTACGGCACCAATCTTCCTTGCCGCGATGAAGGGTCATCCGGATTTCGAGCACTATTCCATGATGAGCGAATCTTGTGAAAGCAATCGCTTCTCTGGTTACGCCAACGTTGAAGGTATCTATTGGCACTGTTCCTTCACCGAAGACCATCCTGACTGGAAGGGTATCGACCTGAAGGAAGCCCAAGACTTCGACAAGGATGTGTGGCATCACCCTGAAGTAGAACGTTTCCGTCATAAACTGATTTGTCAGGACAATAGTCACATTGCGAAGGAATGCTACCTTTGCCCTGTGTACTCATTGTATGACGATGAGGTAATTGGCAACGTTCCTGGTACAACTCGAGCAAACCGAGAAATCCCCATTAAGCACGTAAAATAATAAATACTTGCGCAAGCAGTATTGTTATCAACGTCCTTAAGGAGACCAACATGAAGTTCAAATTCGGTTTTAAGAGCTACACCAGCAGCGACTCTTTCTCTATCCGTTCCGGTGAACAGTCTACTCCAGAATCTTTGAAAGAAAAAATCGAAGCTGAAGTAACTGTAAAGAAAGAATCCAAGTAATACTTCATCTGCTAATGGATGATTGAGTTCATCCATTAGCAGCCAAACCTAAACCTCATTTTACTATTCTCTTTGGAGATTCGCTGTCATGTGTGTCGCTGAACAAGAATTGGATGATCTTCAATATTCCGAAGAATACGCCGAATTCATTATGGACAATTGTCATGGTGAAAGAGTTATTTGTAATGGACACACCCTAACTGTGGCGATGGAAGATGGTTATCTTTGGGATGCATTTTTAGAAAGTAAAGGATTATCCGCATGAATTTTCGATTCACTCTTGCCGGTGTACTAAACGGAATCGCATTGGCTTTGATTTTTCCGGTGTCGGTTTCGACACTGCTCAGCCTCAAGTTCTACATTGTAATAGCTCTGTTGGCGGGGGCTGTTACGGCTGCAGAATATAAAGGTGCAGAACGTGCTAAGAAAGGTGAGCTGTAATGAGCAAGTGGGAATCAATTTGTCTTTCCGTTCTATTTTTGACTATCGCAGGTGGTAGCGCTTTCGATAGTTGGCAGAAGAAAGAAGTCGAAAAAGCTTGTTACCAAGCTGTAGCTTCTGGCAAAGGCGACATAAAGGACTGTAAGAAATGACGATGCATGCTAATGGGTTGACAAAGCTCATTGAGGAATGCGGCGAACTTATACAGATCGCGGCGAAGAAGCAAGCATTCATGGATACTGACCAACATCCTGACGGAAAAGGATCCATGAAAAGACGGCTTGAAGAAGAAATGGCTGATGTCATTGCTTCATGTATGCTTGTCTCGAAGAATTTCGAGCTAGACGGCGATTTTATGGCTGAGCGAATGGAAAAGAAGCTCAAGCTTTTTACGTCTTGGCATAACGACCCAAACGTTTAAATTTTTGCTAAAGTGTGATATAATTCACATATTAACCCGATGAGGAATTAAAGATGGCCGCAGAAAACGTTACGAGTGTTGTCGTTGCAATCGATACCAACGAGTATTCCGGTAATTTTGAGCGCCCAATGTGCGCGTTCATTACTGGACAAGTTGGTGATTGTGGTGTCGGCGATGAGCTGATTGAAAACGCCCTCGAAGAACTTGCTCAAGATACCTTCAACAATACTCTCGAATGGATCGAAGAGCACATCGTCTCGGAATCAGACGACCACGGTTGTCATCGTCCTGCAAGTATTTGGCCAACTCCAGGCTGGTACAATAATGGTATGGGTAAGCATTATCTTGACAATCCATCAACTGAAGAACAAGCAATAAAAGACCATTACGAAAGCGTAAAGGCCTATAGCGCGGGTCAATTAAATATGGTAAATGAACGGCTTTCAACCGGCAATTTTGAGCCTGATGATAAGCCAGGTGGTTGGACTAAGGAAGCTTGCGAGCGAACTAAAGTTCGGTTGGAAAGCGAACTCGTTGAAGCAAAAAGTAAGACTAAACCAAACAAATGGCCAGCCTACATGAGTGTAGCAATCTTCTTTGATGAAGTTCCGCCGAAGGAAGTCATTGATGTCATGATGGAGCGTGCCCTACGCTTTGCTTCTGAACGTCCTGATTGGCGGGAATGGAAGGGCGAAAAGAAGGCCCTCAAGATTTCTCGAATCCGCATTCTTGAGCCGAAGTTGCTCAAAGCCCGTCAAATCGAACACGTCGAAGTTGCTCGGTACGAGGTGTAATGATGAAGTTCTACATCATCAAGAAACTCGACGATGCTGATTCCCAACGAGTCTCAAGTATCGTCGCTCGAATCCGAAATGTCGCAAGTGCAGTTCAATGGGAAGAAGTTTCAAGCCCCGAAGATGCAGCATTGTTTGTTGCTGTTGGTGGTGATGGGACTATGCTGCATGCCATGCGACTCTCTAAAGAGTACGCTGAGCCAGCAATTGGCTTCAACATCGGTAAGATCGGCTTCCTCGCTGAATTTCAACCCGAGCAGGTCGAAGAAACAGTCATTGCCATTGCGAATGGCAAGTTCAAGCTTGAACCTCGCTCGATTATCCATGAGTCGACCACCCGTCGAAATGCGATCAATGAGTTCGTGATTTCTCCGGTTCTGGCAAAGGATACCATCAAATACGAATTCTATGTCGATGGTATCAGCAGTGGTGCACACCATGCTAACGGGTTGATCATCTCATCACCGACTGGATCGACTGCATATTCCCTTTCAGTTGGCGGCGCAATTCTCCAGCCTGATGCCGGCGTTTTCCAAATCACTCCTATTGCGGCAATGTCGCTGAATTCTCGAAGTGTTGTCGTTAGCGAGAATTCAAAAGTTTCCGTCAAGCTTTCTTTGCGAGACGGCGTAAAGTACAACCTCATAGCTGATGGTCAAGTGATCAGCGAATTTGATTCTATCGACGATGGCGGTGGAGATGATTACACTCCGCCTTGCCGTCGAATTGATCGGCTATTTAGCTTCTCGAAGGCGAACCAATCTGCTGTACTTATGCACGGCGAAAATTGGAACTTCTTTGAGGTTCTCCATAAGAAACTTCGCTGGAATACTGAAATATGATTGAAACATTCTTCTCCGTCCTTTATTCGATTTTGACATTCGCCTTCGCCTTCGTCATGCACGGGTTGGCTTGGGGCCTTTCTTGGGTTGTGCTAGTCATTATCGGTTTAGGTTTGTACTGTCTTGTTATTATGCCGATCCGCTGTGGCCTTGACAAGGTTGACCCAAAATATGAACGACTGACAGCGTTGAATCGCTTCCTGTCTAATGTCGATGGTTGGTATAAGGTTGGACTGATTTCAATGGCGATCATTACTTTTCCAATGTTTGTGATGTCAACGGACACCGTGATGTCCGAGCTGGGAAAGCAAATCAACGCTAACAGAAATCACTCGGTAACTGACAGCACTGAGATTAGAAGTTACAAGCTCATTGGTATCTCAAACCCGAAACATGTCTACGTTTCTATCGAAGATACGAAATCTGGCAATACTTATCGAGAATACGTGAGTGCTTACTGTAATGGTAAGAATCGGCTTGGTGATGTGTACAACATTGAAGTTACGATTTATCACATGTCAGATGATCCCGAAACTCGGTACATCAAGTTCCACAATCTAGAAAGAGCATTCTGTTCATGATTCTTAAATTCTGGCGGATGCTGTTCGGTGGGTGTGAGCACAAATGGAAAATCATCAATGACGTTACAGTGACAGTCACTGATGATTGGGATGAGGTTTGCGACCGATTTACTCGGTATCATCTCCAATGCGAAAAATGCGGAAATGTTAAAGTGAAGAATATGAAATGATTTATACACTAAGAAGCTTGCTCGAGCAAGCCGTGAGCACACAAGCTCAAATCAACGGTAAATGGGTTCCCGCGAGACCTTTGTCTGGGCCCATATCTTGGAGAATCCGCGCAGCTTGGTTAGTTTTGACCGGTAAAGCAGATGCGGTAATTTGGCCTGAAAATCAATAAGGAGTTTTAAATGCAAGTAGTTGGTAGCGACAAGTTCAAGTTCTTCCCAGTAAAAATTGGTAACGTTGTTATTCCTCTCGGGAACATTCGTTACGTTAAGGCAAAGCCTCAACAAAATGATACGCCGATGGTAGAAATCGGAACCTACACCGATGATACCCATTATCCCGCCATTTCTCTTGATGCCGCGCACGAAGCAATCTCGAAGGCGTTTAAGGCCTGCGAGTACTGAAATGGTCTCAAAGGTGTACACGATTTGCAACGCCTATGAATCCGGTTACGGGCATGGGCTAGATGGCAAAGATGATTATTGCAACCCGTTTAAGGAAGGCACGGATGAGCATGAAGCTTATGCGATTGGTCGCGACGCAGGCGCTGAAAAACGCATTGCCATTAAGAAGAGACAATCCGCGATGGACTCTGAGCGGAAGTTTCCTCGTGGCCAAACCGTTCGTCATGTTAAGACTCGTGGCATTTACGAAGTCATTGGATATGGCAAGATCGAAAAGGACCAGACGCCTGTCGCAATCTATGAACAGGTCTGGGAAGGCCGAATTTGGGTCAGGCCGATTCAAGAGTTCGAAGATGGTCGTTTTGAATTAGCGGAGTTTCAAAAGTAATGGAAGAACGTCGTCAAACTGGTATCTATGCCTCTTGTTCTTATGATGAGGAAAGTTTGCATAAACTGCAGATTTGGCTAGAAGGTCAAAACGATTTGATCCCTATGCCGGTTCCAAAAGAGCAAATCCATACTACAGTTGTCTATAGTCGTAAAGATTTTCCTTGCCCAGTTGGTGAAGATATTCATCTGCCAAATGCGCAAAGCTTTTGTCCTTCAGGTTTTACACTGCTTGGACAACATGAAGACGATAGCGCGTGTTTAGTAATGTTGCTAGATGCAGATCCGCTAATTGACGTTCATGAGCTATTGATACAAGAGGGTGCTCAACACGATTTTGACGACTACATTCCCCACATTACTTTATCGTACTCCGTTCCGAAGGATTTCGATCATTCGCTGATCGAAATTCCTGATTTTTGTCTGAAGCCGTCCAAAATTAAATTCGAGCCGCTGGATTTGAATTGGAGTTTACACAACTCCGATTCTATGATATAATCACCAAATAACAGAAGAAAGAAAAACAAATGGACAATCGAAGAACATTTTTTGCTTCAGACCATCATTTTGGTCATAAGAACATCCTCAAATACGCGAATCGACCGTTTGGTACCGTGTACGAGATGGATAGAGAATTGATCACACGTCATAACGAGGTTGTCACGAAGAAGGACATAGTCTATTTTATCGGGGATTTTGCTTTCTATAGCGATCCTGAGAACATTATCGAAATCCTTCAAAGCATGAATGGTGAGAAGCATTTCGTATCTGGAAATCATGACAAAGCTATGTACAATGAGCGAGTCATGAAGTGTTTCCAATCATTCAGTAAAGCACCGTTTAAGGAAATCTATGTTGCAGATACTGATGCTCGTGGTGGTCGGCAGTCTATCACTCTATGCCATTACGCTATGCGTGTTTGGAATAAGTCTCATCATGGAGCGTTTCATCTGTATGGTCATAGCCATGGCTCACTTCCTGACGACCCTACTTCTCGAAGCTTTGACATTGGTGTTGACTGCTGGGATTTCTATCCTGTCTCATACGAGCAGGTTAAGAAAACCATGGCAAAGAAAACGTGGCAACCAATCGACCATCACGGAGCAGACTGATGGACAGAAATCTGAATCATTATCCTTTTGAGGATAGAGAACGGATTTCCCTGGCCCTCGTTAAGGCAGAGTCTCAGGATTACTGCCTTAAGGGGTGGGCTGACAAGGAACACAATCGTGATGGGTGTTGCTGTTGCAATTGTGTCCATCAGAAACCCATTACCGGTCATCCATGGAATCGTGCAGTTCTCGTGAAGACCGCAGTTTCGAATGTCGTTGGTTGGGGCTGTGCATCTCCTGACTTTTCTCCTCATATCACGTTCTTTGAAAATCCTCATGGGATGTGTGAAATGTATTCAAGGAAACCTTATGGGGATAAAGCGGCCGACGTGCCTGAACTGTGAGTTCATAAAAGAAACAAAGAAGGACGGTTGCAAATTTCCAAAGCAATGGGGGACAAAAATGGATTTCTGCTCAGGCAGAGTTGTTTACTACCCTCTTTGGAAAGAAGCAAGAGATTTCGTTAATCAAAACTATAAGAGCTTTAGATGATGGACAAAATAAGATTAGAATTTGAGGATTGGTATTCTCAACAAAAACGCGATCAACATGCGAATTGGCATCCTGCCGAAACTCTCGAATACGATCGTCACAAATACCCAAATGGCCGATACACGGTCATGTCGGGTAAACAATCAGCTTGGGAAGTTTGGCAAGCGGCCTGGGAAATTGCGCAACTCGCTCAGAAATATCAGAAGCCTCAAATTACTGAGGAAATTGTTGCAGTGGGTGATGGCCGCGAAGTGAAAATTCTTTGTGCCACTGTCCCTATTGCCCCGCATAATTCTTCGCGTAATCATATCGAAACTGAAGTTGAAACCGAACAAGAAGCCAAGGAAGTTGGTATCAACTACATTCCCGCGGAAGAAGGCGTCTATTGGACAGCTGAGCAGATCCTTGAGTACATGGTAAAGAACATTCGAGGTGAAGACATTGTCCAGATTCTCAAGTGTCAAAAAGAATCCGACATGATTCAATTCCACCACTCTGTTGGTCGTTGGATCCGTAATACCTTCAAGCTTTGGGATCCTGCAAATCCGCATCTCGACGGAATGCATCCTGATGAAATGTCCACTGAAATCCTAAAAGGAATTTGGCGAGTCATTATTTGCCGAGAAATGATCGGACTATGAGAATCATTCCTATTATTCTCGCTTTAGCGATCCTTTCTGGATGTATGCCTATCATCATTGACGATGGGCATCATCACCACCATCGGCACGATTATTACCGTTACGATAACGACTCTCGCGGCCGCCATTCTTGGAATTAACTATGAGTAAGACTACTATCACCTTCTTAGGGTCAGCATCAGCATTTTATGATGAAGTTGACAACTATCAGTCAAACATCCTGATTGAAAGGAATGATCGAAAATTGCTTCTCGATTGTGGAACGGATATCCGTTTCTCTCTTCGTGATGCAGGATTCAAGATGACCGACATTACCGACTTGTACATCAGTCATGCTCATGCTGATCATATTGGTGGTATGGAAGGACTCGGCTTCATCAAGAAATTTACTCCAGGCCAGGAACGCCCAAATCTGTTCATCTCGTCTATGATTGCAAAAGATCTTTGGGATAAATCTCTTGCAGGAGGGATGGAATCAATTCAAGGTGAAGTAGCTGACCTGAATACTTTCTTCAACGTAAAGAAGATTCGTCCAAATGGATCTTTCGTTTGGGAAAATATTACATTTGAGCTAGTTCAAGTCATTCACATAATGAATGGTTACGTGTTTGTTCCATCTTTCGGTCTAATGTTCACTATTGCTAATGGTGACTCAGTAAACAGGATCTTCTGGACTTCTGATACTCAACATGCGCCAAACCAGATCATGGACTTTTACAAGTCTGCTGATGTCATCTTCCAAGACTGCGAAACTTCATTTAAGTCTGGGGTTCACGCACACTATTCCGACTTGAATACTCTTCCTCCAGAAATCAAGTCTAAGATGTGGTTGTATCATTTCAATAAGGGTAAGACACAAGATCCCGTTGCCGATGGGTTCAAGGGATTTGTGGAATGCCGTCAAAAATTCGAATTTGGTGATTAACATGTTTAAATTTCCATCCTTCCAAATGTTTGATCCTAAGGTTGCTGAGCAGGTAACTAAGACCGGTCAGGAAATGCTTAAGAAGATGACTGAGGCCCAAGATTTTTCTTGGTTCTTTAAACAGATCGGCAACCCTCTTGAGCCACAGTATGTTGAAGATAAAAACCTTGAAAAGGGTGATTACATCGACTTTCTCGACGCTGAAGGCTGCTTCTTCTGTAAGGCTACGGTCTGCGGTGTTCGTGAAGAAACCGCGTTGGTCCAGTTGGACGCTCTTCCAGAAAAGACAATTGTTGTTCGTCGTTCGGATCTTCTGAAGCTGGTTCCAAAGAAGAAAGCCTGATGGACAAAAACAGTTTCTACCGTAGTGAATTACGAGCCCTATTCGTTAAATACAACGTAGAGCAAAATGTTGAGTTGATCAACCATCTCGCACAGATCATCGGCGCAAAAGATAGGGCTGCACAAGGAGTAAATGATGCAGTCCAATCCTTTGCGGCGTCATGCATCGAGGGTGAAAGTGTTAGTTACACCGACGTTTTGGATTTACAACAAAAAGTTTATGGAATAGTTTGGCAATCAAGTTTGGAGAAGTAAAATGAAAATTAGAAAAGGTTTTGTAAGTAACTCATCCTCATCCTCATTTATCTGTGAGGTTTGCGGTAATGTCGAATCAGGGTACGACGCATCCTATGACGACATGGATTTCGCGCAATGCGAAAACGGTCACGAATTCTGTCGTGAACACATCACCCCAATGACTGAAGCAAAAGCTAAGTCAATCCTCGCTAAGATCAAGGACGATCCAAAGTGCGACGATCAAGACTTCCTTGAAGCTGAAGAAGCAGACCAAATTCAAGAATTGATGGAGCTAGATCTTCGCTACTTCTCTAGCAGCACCATGTCTGATATGGGCTACGACGAGTTGCCTGAAGAACTCTGCCCAATTTGTGCTCTTGAAGCTCTCAGCGATTCCGACATCTTGACCTACATCCTCAAGGAACATGGTTCAACTCGTGAATTCGTCATCGAGAAAGCTCGCAAAGAATTCGGCAACTACGAAAGTTTCAGCAAGGCAATATCATGAAAGTAAGAGCTGGTTTTGTTTCAAACAGTTCCAGCTCTTCGTTCATCGTTGCACTTCGCGGTGACAAGAAACTGGATGTTGATACCCTCGTAAGTTTGTTTAGGGTTCCTGAAGATAGCCCAATGTATCGTATCGCAGTCGATATGGCTCAGGTCATGTATAATCGCGCGAACAAGTACGATGAAAAAGAAATTCTCTACAACTGGGGATACGACACAATCGAAGAAGCTATTGAAAATGGTTGCAAGCAAGCAAAGTTGCTGAAAGAAGGATTCACGGTATACAGTGGTTATGCCTCTGACGAGGATGGCGGTATAGAAGCCATGCTTTGCAACACTGAAATTGACTTCGAATCTGACGACATTGTAGTTTACAGTGAAGGCGGTTACTAAGGATAAATACCTCAGATTTTCTGGGGTATTTTCATGAGCGCCGAATACGAGCAAGAATCAAAGAAGTTCTACAAGAAGTTATTTCATTTCCTAAACCTGAATCAGGCACTCACTCTTTCTGGGTACTCAAAGAAGTACATTTGTGAAATGACAGAGAAAGAGTACGAAGAGTACATGATCGCACTAGAATACCTCAACCATCGAGGAATTATTGATTTAGATTCAATTCTTTAAAGATATACGGAATATCTTTAGTTGTGGGGGGGGGGTCACTTTTACCATTCACCTATAAATACTGTCATCAAACAACATTTTTCATTTCGAAAATGTACACAGCAAAAGAAGCGCTCAAAGAAACTCTTCTAATGACTGCAGAGTTCGTTCCTGCGGAACTTAAAAAGGTTCGCATTCAAATTTGCCAAGGTTGTCCTCAATTTAAAAAGTTGATGAGAACTTGTGGAGAGTGTGGCTGTCAAATGGATTTAAAGGTAATGTATGCTAGGTCTGAGTGTCCGAAACAAAAGTGGTAAGAAAGAAGATTATTTTGCAGTCTTTCTCCAACTAAACTACGATCAGGATACGGGAGACAAGGCTAAGTCCTTCTTTTCCGCTCTATATTTTGAACTCACTGTCAATTTTGGGTTCAACTTCTGTGATCGGATTTTCTACCGCGTAGATACTAAAAACGCGATCACCAATCTTCTGAATGCAGCGATGCGTGTCATCATGCTTCAGCAAAGACTAACTCAAGAAGATCTTCAGTCGATCGTGAAGCATATCTTTATAATTCCCCTCCATCAATTCGACGACGTCAAAGACAAAGTCCTTACCTAAAATTTTCTCCCCGTTCCGTTACAGGGGCGCCGCTATATAATACGGGCACGAAACTCGTTTACGTAATCAGAAAAGTGATTTATAATGCTCAAAATTTTAGATGAGCAGGTGGAATCATGTATCTTAACGATGACGATTTGGTAAAGTTCTCCAGAACCTTCCATATGCCAGAATCACCCGGTGTAACCTCGGATGATAAGGTCCTGAAGTCTTTGGATCATTTCATTGGCAAGGAAGTCGTGATAACCGAGAAGGCTGATGGTGAAAACACCACTCATACTCGTACGAAGACCCATGCTCGTTCAGTCGATTCCAAAGCACATTGGTCTCGTGATCGGATGCGGGCACTTCAACAAGAGCTGAAGTGGAAGCTTGATCAACCTCAGTTTGCAGACATCCATCGTATCTGTGGTGAGAACATGGTGGCTCAACACTCGATTGCCTATCATAAGCTTCCCGCATATTTCCTGTGTTTTGCTATCTGGGATCGCAGGAATGTTTGCTACAGCTGGGATGATATGGAAATACTATGTGCTGAGCTTGGATTAAGCCTAGTGCCACTGCTTGCACGAGGCATTTATCAAAAGGATGGAACGATCCTGCAAGCAGACGGGACTTCGGTAAAACTACTTGACCTCTACACTGGAGTTGGTAAACTCGGTGGCGTACAAGAAGGCATGGTAATGCGGCTAGCTGGAGAGTTTCATTACGACGACTATGGCACCTCGGTCGCAAAGTATGTTCGAGCAAATCATGTAACGACAACCGAGCATTGGATGTTCCAAGCTCCAAAAGAAAACAAATTGGAAGGATAAGCATGGCAATTATCGGTACCAACGTAGTAATGGGATTCGGAGATGTGCTGCTTTCCGGTCATGTCAAAGGAATTACGACAGAACCGACGGCACAGATCCGTTTCTCGCAATTGGACAACCCTCATTACGATCCTGATGTCGATAGTGTTGACAAGTCGGTAACTCCGATCACCATCACGACTGATCTTGAAGGTCTTGAAACCCTACACAAAATGGTTTCCGGATTGTTGACGGCTATTTACGAACGTCAAATCTACCATCTTGAGAAGATCAAGAACAGTTTACAAACCGAAGAAACGTGATATAATTATCACATACTCGATGGAGAACTGACGATGAAACTTCTTACCCCACAACAATATGGCCGCCGGATTATGGTTGCGTTTGGATCTATCGCAATGTCTATGATCATCATCGTCGGTTTGATCATAAATGAGGTATTTTTCAAATGATGAAAACTTACCTGGTTGGCGGCGCCGTTCGCGATACCCTGCTTGGTCTTGTTCCAAAGGACAAGGACTACGTCATCGTCGGTGCTACTGCTGAGGATGTTGAAAGTCTGATTGCTCAAGGCTACCAACGTGTTGGTGCCGACTTTCCTGTGTTCCTTCATCCTGAAACTGGCGACGAATACGCCCTGGCTCGTATCGAACGCAAAGTTGGCGCAGGTTACAACGGCTTCGAGGCTTACACCTCTCCAGATTTGACGATCGAAGACGATCTTCGTCGTCGAGATTTGACCATCAATGCGATGGCAATGGACCCTGAAACTGGCGAAATCATCGATCCCTTTGGTGGTCAAGAAGACCTGAAGAACGGAGTACTTCGTCATGTAAGCGAAGCTTTTGCAGAAGACCCACTGCGCGTACTGCGCGTTGCTCGGTTCAAAGCCCGCTACGGCTTTGAGATTCACCACACCACCTTCGATCTGATGAAACAGCTGGTGGATTCTGGTGAACTGGACCACCTGACTCGCGAACGTATCTGGGTAGAAATCGAAAAACTGTTGATGGAAAAGAAGAACTCCATCGGCGGTATCCTCGCGCTTCATGTGACTGGTGCTTTGGACCGACTGTTTGGTTGGGAAATTGGCAAGCACATCGAAACGATCTCGAAGTGCAGTGACAAGTTTATCTCTGGCTTCGAAGCGCTCGACGTTACCTCCAAGTTCGCAGTGTTCTCGTTCTTCGGTCAATGGTCTGACGATACGATGCAGAACATGAAGTTCCCGAAGGATTTCCAAGTCGCACATAAAACTTACAGGGCGTTGAGTGGTCGCATCTTCACGATCGATACTGCTCCAGCTGAAAAGGTCATGGAGTTCTTGGAAGATGCGGGTCTCATCCGGAATTCTAAGGCTTTCGGCCTGGTTATGGGTGCTCTAATCTGGTCTTTGACTTCTCACTTCGACGCTGCCATGGCTTTCCGCTGCATGTCGCATATTCGCCAGGCCGGAGAAGCTGCTTTGTCCGTTGACTGCACTACGCTCTCGGCGGGTATGAAGAATGGTAAGGAAATCGCCGCAAAAATCCGCGCAGCGCGTGTGGCTGCAATCGAAAACTTTCTGAAGGTCGCAAATGCCTAAAGACCAATCTTTGACTAATGATGAGTGGGCAATTATTTGTACCATTCGTCAAGAACCGAAGTATCGTTTTCTTCAAGAAGAGCTCACTCGAGCCAAGAAATTGGAACAACGCGGGCTCATCCAATCTATCGGCAACAAAATGTTCTCAGTGACGAAACTGGGAGAAGAAATTTACAGCAAAGGTGTTACAAATGGGTAAGATTGCAGATGCTTTTAAAGGAACGTTGACCAAGCGATTTAGTCCAGTCGCGCTGATTCATGAGCATAAGGACAAAGTCATTTCCGCGGCTCGAGATGAAGCCCATCAGTTTGCCTACGGATTTGTGAAGAAGCAGCTGCTTGTTACTAACGCTGTTGTTGCTACCATCTTTTTCATCGCTGGTTGCACCATTTCTTCTATCTTTTGGTTGATGATCCGATAATGGATGCGAATAAAGTAGCAAATGATTTGTTTAATAGTCTTATAGCTCGAGGGTTTATCCCTGAAGAGGATATTGCTTGGGTTGGTGTTTGTCTAGAATTTCTCGATGACCTTGATGGAGAGGTATTTTTGTGTCCGATTCGAGGCGTTCTCTGTAAGAAATACGAAGGCGTCGAATTCCGAGTAAGCCAATGGGCTACTCACGATCATTCACATTTAAACGGAAGATTCGCATGGAACATCACAAAGAGGACGAAGGACCTGTTCAATTGGGACAAACCAAAGGGACAAAAATGAAATTCTGGGACGTTCCTCCTAACGCAAAGATTCGCTTTCTTCCGACTGAGAACTATGGTTGGCCAATGATTACCTCGTTGGAAGAAGCCAAGCGAATGGCTGAGCCTATTCATGATTGCCCTCTTTGTGATGCTGGAATTCCGTTGAAAGGAAAGAAAAATGTCGTGCAATGAAGTATTCGGCCTTGGTCGTAAAGTAGACTTGAAGGTCTATGTCTATCGTCGTCCTCATATGCGCGATGAAAGTCTCGAGTATGAGCTTCACATGGGAACTCACATTCTCCGTTCGATCTTCGACAAAATGGAGATGCGTCCTGATGTGAAGGAAGTTTTCCTTTCGTTCCCAGAAAACTGGACGAACATCATCGAACAACGCATCCTCTTCCAACGCCTTGGTCATTTCTGTCCGAACCTTGAGAAGGTCACAATCAAAACCCAATCTGTGTATATCATTCAATGTACACCAAACGGGAGTTGTTTGATTGTCAATGGTGACAATGACGGATGCCAAGAAATCGACGGGAATGGTAATACCAATTTGATCGACAAGATGTACTCGACAATGGTTGGCAATGTGATCAACGCTAGTGGGTTAAATATTCTAAGAGCATAATGAAACTCTGTTTTGTCGACACTGAGTTTACCGACTTTATTGGCTCCGACCTAATTTCAGTTGGTGCTATCACTGAAGATGGTAAGCATGAATTCTACTGCGAGCTAAATGATTACAATCGAAAAGCTTCAAGTGAATTCGTGCGAAATGTCGTAGAGCCATTGATCGATTTGGATAAATTCGGTATGGCAAGGTCAGAAGCTTCTGCAAGATTTTTCTGCTGGCTTGAGGAGTTGGGTGATGAGTATGCTCTTTGCCCAGATTTTTCTGGTGATTGGAAACTCATAGTGGATCTTCTTGAAGATCTTCCTGGGAATATTGCAACTTCTCCAGTAATGCTTCACACCTATCTCAATAAGCAAATTGTAGATAAAGCCGCAGAGTTGCAAACACCCGATTATAAATGGTTCTTTGAGACCGCAAAGAAGCAGTACAATGAAGGATTCCTTGAATATTTCTTGAGGAATCCTTCACCAAAACAACACCACGCTTTAGCTGATGTGAAAGCAAACAGACAAGGATATTTCAAGGCCTTGCAATGGATAAACTCTCATGGATACTGATGTAGCAATTTTTGTCTTTGTCATTTTGCCAATCGTCAACTTGATTTCATGTTTTGCAGGATTCAGAGTTTATTCCAACCGAAAACAAAAACGTTTACGCGCAAAAGAAGACATGATATAATTGCGCTAACTTTTAAGGAATAACAAGATGCAAAAAATTCTTGCACTCACCTCATTCGTTGAACACTTCAAGAAGACCTCTCCTCTGTGGGCCGCCATGGCTAAGACCAAGGAAGATTCTCCTTGGCACCGTGAAGAATCCGTTGCGATCCATACTGAAATGGTTTGCTACGAATTCAACAAGCGTGTTGGCGAATTCCATGGTCAGTTTTTGATTGATGATGACACTTACGTTATCACCTACCTGTCCCTGCTTTTCCACGACACCGGCAAGCCGCCTTGCAAGGTTGTGAAGTTCAAGCCTGAACGTGGCCATTACGACGCCTTCCACGGCCATGAGCAGTATTCTGCCCGTCTGTGGGAAGACTACTATGTGACCAACTACAAGTTGTTCAAGGACTGGCTGTCTGTCGAAGAAGCTTACAAGGTCATGTGGATGATTGAAAACCATCTGCCTTACGACTACATGGGCAACGACAAGAAGATGGACTACCTTCGTACTGCGATGGAGTTCAACCTTGGTAAGTCGGCAATTGGCTTTGGTTATCATTTGCTCGGCGATACTTATGGTCGTATTTCGGATGATTCCGAAACTAAGCGTGCCAAGACCGAGTCTTTCGTCGAAATGATGAACTCTGCCAATGTCAACCCGCCTCGTCAAGTTGAAGACAACGCTCCGACTTTGTCGATCTTGGTTGGTGCTTCTGGTTCTGGCAAGTCTTCTTCAGTTGGCGCTTTGACCCTGGCTGGTTTCAAGCATTACTCCTTCGATGATATTCGTATCGAACTCACGAAGAAGAAGGCCCCTGAAATCATGGCGAAGGCGAAGTCTCCTGCTGATGAGTACCACAAGGCTTGGACCTACTGCGACGGTCATCGTAGCGAGTTTGGTCATTACGCTGATGTTGAGTTCATTAAGCACATCAAGAACTACGATTCTATCGTTGTGGATAACACCAACACGTCTCGTAAGGCTCGTACTAAGTTCGTCGTAGAAGCGAAGAAGCGCGGCTATCGTGTTGAAGCTGTCATGTTCCCTGCTTCCAAGGATCAGATCCTTTCTCGTCAGCATTCACGTACTGACAAGAATGTTCCTGATGATGCCGTTATCCGTCAGTACATGGGTATCGCGATCCCTTGGGTTGGTGTTGAAGTTGACACTCTTCGCATCCACGCAGGAAACTTGGAATAATGTCTATTGCGCCGAGTATGCAATGGTTGGGGTCTTCGGACCCTGACCAAAAATCCGGTAAGGTGACGTTTTTCTATCCTAATGATGGACAAGAAATCTCATTTGAACTTCCAGATTTTACGACAGCTTTTCTGCTAGACAAGTTCATCCAATCAGTTTATCAAGGTGGCAAACTTGAAGGGGCAAAGATAGTTCAATTTGCTGTTCAAAACGCAATGAAAGAGGTAGTGAAGTAATGTATAATCCAGGTGAAGCACTTGCTACAGCTGTTAATTCGCTAAAGGCAGGCAAAGTGCATCTTATTGACAAGAGAGTTTATGAGTTCAAACTCATGGACCACTTCCTTAGCTTGAACGATGATGATCGTCGTCTACGATTCGGTGCAAATCTTCCAGATGAGCGAATCTTCCATTACGTCAAAGACCAAATCAAGGATGGTGACTGTGTATTTGCGGTCTTTGACGATCATGGCGACATCGTTGCAGTGCTTCATATGGCAACTCATGGTAAGGACAAGAGCGCATACGAATTCGGTCTGAGTGTCCGCGAAGATCATCGCAAAAATGGATATGCTGACAAGCTGTTCAAAAAGGCGATTGCCCATGCTAAGGCATTGGGTGCAAAGCGAATCTACACTTACTGTCTAAGCGAAAACAAGGCAATGCAGCACCTTGCTCGAAAGAATGAATTGAAAGTCATGCTCGAGTATGGTGACGTGACTGGTGAGCTTGCCCTTGAACCTCGAAGCAGTGTTGAAATCGTCAACAACTTGGTAGAGTTCGCTACCACCGAAAACCTGATGATTTTCGATCGAATGTCCGAGCGTTATGTGACTACTCTTCTAGAGCAGTATCGCGCCTTCGAGACCATGGCCAAGAACACCTTCGCAAATTCGTTCTTTACGCCAAAATAAACTTGTTTACTTTCCCAGAAATTAGGTTATAATCCAAATTAACCTAATTTATTGGAGAGTAATCATGAAAAAGCTGCTTATCCTCGTTGCATTGATTTCTTTCAACGCTTCTGCCCAAGAAGTTCGTTATGCCAATGTTGTTTCGGTTACTCCGTTGACCGACAATGTCAAGGTGATCAAGCAACAATGTGGTGGTTCCGCTGGGTATCACGAAGAAAATTCCTTTGTTGGAAAGATCGTCGGCGGCCTCACTGGCCTCTTCATTGGTAGCAACGTAGGTAAGGGTAAGGGCCGTACGGCAGCACAAATTGGTGGAACCGCAATTGGTGTGGCTGTTGGTAATGCTTATGACAACGATCAAAGCATCCAACCTAACTGTCGTGCAATTGAGACTTACGAACCCACTTATGGCGGTTTCGAAGTAGTTTATGAACTTGATGGTGAGCAGTATGCAGTTCGCTCCCAAACTTTCCCTCAAGGTAGGACTATCCCGATCAAGATGACGCCTACCATCGCAGAATAATGACACAGCAACTAACTCCATTCATACACCTTAAAACTCCATCAGAGATAACCGAAGCAGGAAGAATTAGAGAGATGAGGACTCTCGATTCTTTCTGCTTTATGCTTAACACCTTCGCAATGGGTGACGTGATCGCCGCCACTGCAGTTGTTAAGTATATGATTGACAACCACTATACCGATCCTAAGAGCTATCTTGTGGTCGGTAAAATGTCGTTCCGAGACTTGTTCCAATTCGTTCCTGATGAGAACTATCTTGACTTTGACAAGAAGGACAACTTTTGGGGAATTCCGCCGCAATATGCTGTAGGTACTCTCAATCGAAAAGTCGAGCCACGACTCGTTCGAATTACGCCAAAGAGCATGCACCTTACCGATTATGCGAGCTTGATCTTCGCTGATCGACTAATTCCTCATGATCGTCTGAGCTACGTTCCACTTGACACTAGCAGAATTGATCTTTCGAAGTTCAATGTTGATTTCTCTAAGGCTGTAGTTTTGGTTTCGTCGTATCGAGATGAAACTCGCTCATGGAGAAACGAATCGATTCTTGAGACCGCTAAGTGGATCAAATCTCAAGGTCTAATTCCAGTGTTTGTTGGTAAAACGGACATGGATCAAAATCTATCTGATGCTCAAAAGCCGAAAACTTCTCTCCCAAATGATCTTTCAGAGTTTGGAGTTGACCTTCGTAATAAGACAACTCTTCTAGCTCTTGCTGCAATCTTTAAGGAATGTAAGGCGGTTTGCGGTGTTGATAGTGGGCCGATTCATTTGGCTGGAACGACAAATGTTCCTATCGTCTGTGGCTACACTTCAGTTGCCCCTGAACATCGAATCCCAATTCGAAAAGAGGGTAAAACATACGCATTGACTGCTGAAATTGAATGCATTGGTTGCGAATCTCGCTGGCGCTCCAATTATTGGAACTTTGAGAATTGCTATCACGGTCATGCAAATTGCAGCAAATTCTTGACTGCGGACCGATTCATCTCTGTCCTAAAAGAAATCCTCTGACAGTTTACAAAATTGTAGACAAAGTGTATAATTTGTCTTTTATGTGGAGAAATTCCGATGAGTACTTTTGAATGTAAAGTTGTTCCTATTACCATTCTTCCGCACCCAAATGCTGAAAAGTTGGAGCTTGCCCAAGTCGCTGATTACCGTTGCGTAGTTGGCAAGGACCTCTACAAGACTGGTGACCTGGTCGCCTACATCCCTGAAGCCGCAGTTATCCCTGAAGATCAACTTCAGTTCTTTGGTTACTGGAGCGAAGCAGAAGGAAAGGGTCTTCTTGCTGGTTCTAAGGGAGATCGTGTAAAGGCGGTGAAGCTTCGTGGTGAAGTTTCTCAAGGTTTGGTTTTCCCTGTCAACAAGATCGCCATGTATCTCGGCCAACTGGACCGTGAATTCAACGTCGGCGATGACGTTGCTGAGCTTCTTGGCATTACCAAGTGGGAACCTCCGATTCCGGTTGGCATGGCTGGCGAGGTGTACAACGCAGGTCAGAGTGTGACTGTTGATTACGACATCGAAAATCTGAAGAAGTATCCTGACGTTTTGGTTGAAGGCGAAGAAGTCATCTTCACTGAAAAGCTGCATGGCACTTCTTTCCAGATCGGCTTGCTCCCATGTATGGACAAGTACGACAATGACGATCATTTCTACGTTGGTCCTGAAGAAAGCCGTAACGGTGATGCTTACTTCTTCATCGCTTCCAAGGGTCTTGGTGCGCAGGGTCTGTGCTTCAAGGACAATGAAGCCAACAAGAACAACGTCTATGTTCGTGCTGCTCGTCAGTTCAATCTGTTTGAAAAGCTACTGAAGCTACGTGTTCATTTGCTCGGTACTAGCGAAATCAAGAGCATTGAGCCGCTCATCCTTCAAGGTGAAGTGTTTGGTGCGGTACAAGATTTGACTTACGGCGCTAAGCAAGGCGAAATCTTCTTCCGTGCTTTCGACATTTGCATTGGCGAACGTTCTGCTCGTCGTTACCTTGATGAAGATGCCTTCGCATGGGCCATCGACATCATGGAAATCGATCGTTGTCCAGTCCTCTACAAGGGCCCATACAGCAAGGAAAAGATTCTCGAGCTGACTCATCACACCAAGTCTGTGGTTTGCCCGACTCAGATTTCCGAAGGCGGTGTCGTGAAACCGACTAAGGAACGTAAGGATCCGTCTATCCCGACTATGGGTGGTCGCGTCATCCTCAAGAGCATCAATGAAGATTACCTGCTCCGTAAGGGCAATGCAACTGAGTTCAACTAATCGTTAAATAGATCAGGAGGGATTTCATTCCTCCTGAATCTATTCACGAATCTATTCACGAATCTATTCATTTTAAGGTTAGATTGATGAATAGTAGTTTCAAATCAAACACTTAATCAACACTTAATCTAACCATTATCTATTCAAAAAGAAGAACAATATGGATAGCAGATTCAAAATTGGGGACATCGTCCTCTTTCAACCCAACGTTGATAAAATCGATTTCAAAACCATGACAACCACCGATCCTGCATCTGCAGTTCGGGCGAAGGTTGTTCAGGTACAATTCACTCTTGACAAGGTTCTATATGACATCGCCTTAGCGGTAGATGGAGCTTTCTACGAAATTTTTCCAATTAGATCGGTGGATTCGGTATTTGTTTGTCCGCAAGCAGAACAACAAAAACCTGCACCAAAGCCAACTCCTAAAGACCTACTTGAAGAACTCATCAGAATTCGTAAGGAAGACGAGGTAAAACAACCTCATGATCACTTCCCTTATTGTCCACCATATCAACCAAACCGTTTCGAATTTAGTCCAAATGATTTTCCGCCTGGAACAATCATTTGCGATGTCTCCAAACTAATGAGAAATTAATGACGACAAACAATATTTGTAAAGTGGCCGAGTTTAAGGATGCAGTTTTCTACGAGGCCATCTGCTCTTGCATGGCGGATAACCACAACCAAAGCTTGATCGTAGAAGCAGATGAAGATGTTGGTGGTCAAGTCAACTTGCAAATCTATTCCAAGGTAATCACCAGTCAGTTTACTACCTGGGATTCTCGCTACGAGTACTCAGAAGCAATGCAGAATGGTGATTACTTTAAGATGGCTTACTACAAGGCTAAGCTATTGATTGAACATATTGCTGCAAGAATTCGTTTCACCCGTGACATCTGGTTCAAAGGGTACATTCAAGTTGAAAACCAATTCATCTTTAGAAACGATGCAGCAATTGATGATTACGTCCAAGCAATTCAAACAGCAAAAACAAAAATACAGGAGAGCATAAATGAGCGAGCAAGAGCTTCCGAAGGAAATTGAACGAAAGTTCCTACTAAAAGAGCGTCTTACCCCTGAACTACTACAAGGTTGGGGCAATCGTGAACGAATCACGCAAGGGTATCTTTCCCGTGATGCAGAAAAAGTAATTCGTATCAGAATTACCGACAATCCGCTGGATTTTGGTCCAGGCGGTTATTTGACCGTCAAAGGAAAGGCTGAAGGAGTTGAAGGCATTTCACGCGTTGAAATAGAAGCTGCGATTCGAAAAGATATTGCTACCCAGCTTCTTGAAAACTTTTGCGGTAATCTTGTCGACAAGACTCGTTACAAGATAAAGGTTGGTAATCATACTTGGGAAATTGATCAGTTCCATGGAGTCAATGAAGGTCTATGGGTTGCTGAAATCGAACTATCTTCTGAGGATGAAGAATTCGAGCTTCCTTCCTTCATTGGTGAAGAAGTTACTCATGATCCAAAGTACACCAATGTTCGTCTAGCTGATCATCCTTTCAAGGATTGGTAAGATGAGCAAGTTAGTCTCGGTTTCCGGTGCTGCTGGTACCGGAAAATCTACGCTTCTTGAGGGATTGAGATATAGGGTAGATAAATTTAGAGTTGCTCGAGCCATTCTCAGAAAAATGAAAATGGATCTTTATGACATTCTTAAAGATCCCGTCAAGACAATGGAATTCCAAGATCTGATTCTAGACTGGAAAATCACAAATGACGAATCATTGAAAGATGACCATGAAGTTGAATGGACTTTCGTTGAGCGGTGTCCTGCTGATTTTTATGCTTTCGCTAAAACTTGGCAACCACTATTCAACAGTCGAGAGTACGATGAATGGTTGATTGAGTATCATAGCGAATGTTTTGCTGCGATGAAGCATTATGACGTCGCTATCCTACTTCCGCCTGGTAAATTTAGCCACGTTGATGATGGGGTAAGAGCAAAAGCCGATACTCAAGAGGTAACTCATCGTGAGCTAAATACCTTTTTGGCTAGACGCTGGATGGATGCAAACTTTGCTAGACCCTGCTTCCATGTCCATCGTATGATCAGCTCTTTGCCTGAAGATCGAATCTTAGAAGTAGATCTTGCATTAGCTGAAGCAAATGTGTATTTCAGAACATTGAAAGAACTTCTGTTAAGTTCTGAACCACTCAGCGTAAATTCGGTTATTTGAGTCAGGCTTCATATCAGTCACCATGAATCCAAACATTTCAGCGAATTCATAGTGATCATCAAAAGTCCAATTATAGACCTCAATACTCTTAAATTCATCTGAACCATGATCATGAGCGCCAGGATTACAACGCCAAAATATCTTTGCTTTTTGGTTGAGTAGTCCTGTTACTTTTGCAATTTGGGAAATGATGTTGTTCCTTGATCCGAAATTGATGCTGCCTAAACATAAAGCAACGTCAAACTTCTTTCTTGTAACGAAGTCTTCTATTGAGACAACTTCATCAGCATAATGACTGACAGGGTCAATCCCGTAAAGATTCTTTATTTTCCCTTTAAAGAAGTTCTTTCCACAACCAACATCCAACACTTTATCATCAGCACCAATCTTTTCAAGGATTTTAAGGCCGCTGAACTCATACGTTTCAAATCTTGACAGACTGCTCTTAGGTAGCCAATGGTTCAAGAAGTAGTCGTTAATGGTGTTCTGTGACATGATAAATAACGGAAGTAAAATTCAGAGATAGTATTTATGGCAAAACTTCCAAACCGATTGTTTTTCACTGGTGTACCAGGATCTAGATGGTCAGGAATTTCACAACTCCTTTCCAAAATGCAAGGAGTAAACAATTCTGATTGTACCCCAGATCGCGAGTATCGTCACACCTCTTATTCAGGTCATAAAGGCGCTTATTTCGGTACAGGGATGGAATTTGATTCTTTCATCTTTGATCGACCAGATCCTGCAGCTTACGTCGATTCTGCTTGGAAAACTCAAGAAGGAATGAAAATCGTAAAGAGCCATGAATGGGCTTATGTTCTTCATGACATTAAGGATGTTTTCCACGAAGATTGGATCATGCTTGTCTACAGACCTGACATGGCTTCATACACGTGGTGGCATGAAGCTGGTGGCTTCCAGATCTCGTACCCAAACTATCAAGCATATGAAAACTCTGCGAAAATGCACGCAGCGATCTGTGAACAGAATAACCACATTCTCGATTTTGCCTGCAGTCATGACGCTCAGTGGAGTTACTTGACTAAAGGATGGATAAAGAGAAACTTCGGTCAAGAGGTAGAAGTTGATAACGTATGGAAAGATGTTCTAGTGACGGTGATCAAATGAGAGACCACGTTTGGTACATCAAGTGGGCATCAGCTTTCACTATTCTTTGCGCAATGGTTTTACATGTTCTAGGCATGACACCTTGGAATAGCCTTGTCCAAATGATTGGTGCAAGCGGTTGGGTTTATGTGGGCTATCGTTGGAAAGAGAAGGCGTTGATGATGAACTTTCTACCGCAATTTGCCATCATTATTCCAGGTCTAATCTACATGTACTTCGTCAAATAATGGAATACCCAATCGCTATTATCGCAGGAACCATTTATGGGTTTGTGTTTGGGATTATACCCGTCGCTGGTGCTGCAACCGCACTAATCACGATTTTTCCATTCCTCAACTATTTCCTAGCAGATCCTTATCTACTTGTCGTATTCACGACTGCTATTGTCGTTTCGTCGACAGTTGGAGATTCATTCGCCAGCGTAATGATGAATATTCCAGGAGCTTCTGGATCGGCTGCCACAATGGTAGATGGATTCCCAATGGCTCAACGGGGAGAGGGAGCACGAGCGTTAAGTGCCGCAATTACCACCTCCACAGTCAATGGATTTATCTGGGGAGCCTTAGTGTTCCTATTCCTTCCATACTACGGTCAATTCGTTCTTAAATTTGGATTGCCTGAAATGCTGGCGTTCTTGCTACTGGCCTTCAGTGGAGTAGTATTCCTCAATAGTGAGTACTGGGTAAGAGGGATTATTGCTCTTATTTTGGGAGTTTTCCTTGGCCTTATAGGTCAGGATCCAGTATCTGGAGCAGCACGGTTTACTGGCGGTTGGTACTATCTTCAGAACGGCATTCAGATTATGCCAGTGATGGCTGGCTTCCTTGCGGTACCTGAGCTAATTGAAGCTTACAACTCAAAGGGGCAAATCACAAGGATAGACACAGCAGGGATTTGGCGTCAGATTTGGCAAGGTATGAAGGATAGTTGGCAACACCGTTGGGATGGACTACGAGGCGGATTCATTGGTGCATTCGTTGGCATTCTCCCTGGAGTTGGTGGAAATATTTGCGATTGGCTCGCATATGGCCAAACGGTAGCGTTAAATAAGAATGAGAAGATTCCGTTTGGTGAAGGGAACATTAAAGGGGTAATTGGTTGCGAAGGGGCGAATAACGCCCAAAAGGCAACTGCTTATGTTCCAACAGTTTTGTTTGGTATTCCTGCCGCTCCGTTTGAAGCGATCATTATGAGTCTCTTCATTCTAGTTGGGTTGGAACTTGGTTCTCCAGCTTTGCTGAATGATTTGACGTTCTTCAACAATCTTTCAAACGCCTACATGTGGAGCATGTTGCTGACGTTTGTAATTAGCATAGTGTTTATCAGATTTGCGGTAAAGTTGATGAATGTCCCATTCAACTATTATTTCTGGCTACTTCTCGTATTAGTGCTTTGGTCTTCAGTTCAATATACAGGATATTGGGAAGATTACGCGATGTTTGCTCTATGTTGCGGAGCTGGCATTCTAGCTAAAAGATTCAAATTTAGTCGAGCAGCAATCATCATTGGTTTCGTGTTAAGCGATAGATTGGAAGCTACTCTTCGCCAGTACAATATACTCTATGAGTGGAATGATATTTTTGCCAGACCAATCAGTGCAACACTACTATTCGTAACCCTAGCGGCAATCATTTATGGGTTATTCTTCAACAAATCGCAAGTGAAATACGTATGACAAAAATAGAAAATTGGAATGGATCAAAATGGGAATTTACCAAGAATCGAAGTAGATGGCATTTTGATCCATCAATTCCAGCAGAACCTGGTAAAGACAGCTTCACTTTTGTTTGTCGATTTATCGGCGATTTTACTGACGCCGTTAAAGAGTGTTTGACCCGTGTTAAACCAAATACCTTTGCAGATAGAGTTCCGGGTGTCGACAACCTTTACTCTGCTGAGGCTGAAGAAGCTGACCTTATCAAGCATGGTGCAGATCCTAAAATGAAGATCTTTGAGCGTACCCTTGCTGATGACTTTCCTATCTTCAAGGCAATCAATGACTATCTTGGCCTTGACGGTTCCGGAATAAAGTTTCACAATCAAAGAATGGGGCAAATGGTCCCATGGCATATTGATAATTTTGCAGGTCATTTTACCCGCGAAAATACATTTCAACAGACCGAAATGGACATAAATCCAGATTCTGCCAGACGTTTCATCGTCTTTCTTGACGACTGGAAACACGGTCAAATCTGGCAAATCGGAAATGCAACCTTTACCAATTGGAAAAAGGGAGATTGCATTACGTGGGAATGGTTTGATTTACCCCATTCCACCTGTAATATGGGTTTTTGGGATAGACCTATCCTACAATTAACAGGACTTACGTCTGAACGGACTAAAGAAGTTCTGGAAAAAGCATCAACCAACCAAATCGTACAGCTATAAAGGAAAATCATGAAGAAACTACTACTCGTTCTATCTCTGATCACTACTTCAGCGATGGCTGACTATCGACTAATCATCCCTCAAAATCCAGGAGATGGAACTTCCGTTTGGGCTTCTGTTGTAGCAAGAGAATGGGAAAAGAAACTAGGCGAGAAGATCGTACTTGAGCATATTCCAGGCGCAAACGACATTCCAGGTTTTAACAAGTTCCACAATGAACTTCGTAAAGATCCAAAGGTAATCATGGTTGCCCACGGTGGTAATGCTGAAAGCTACTTGATCCATAAGGTCGACTACAATTATGCCAATTATACTCCAATTGGTCTTCAGAATTTGACAATTATGGTCGGTCACCGTAAAGAAGTTGACCCTTATTCAGCAGGCGTTAAATTTGCAGCAGGTTCTGGTATGAATCCTGATGCGATGGCTATGACCATGCTTATGTGTGGCCCAAATAAGTCTATGACTGAATACGCCGATTGCTACAAACAGAAAATGAAGTACGTTCCTGGCATGAAGGGTAGCGAACGCCGTCTTGCTTATATTCGTGGTGAGCTAACTGCTACTCGTGAAACGACCGCAGCTTACAACAAGTACTACAAGACTATGGCAGACAACACCGATTGGTTTAGCCACGGTACTATGGACATCAAGACTGGAAAGGTCGCTCTTGATCCAAACTTCCCAGGCTTGACCTTCCAAGAAGTGTTCAAAAAGAAGTGGGGTGTTCAACCTTCTGGTGAATTCTACAATGCTTATCTTCTAGTGAAGCAATATCGTGACACTCTACAAAAGAGCTTGTGGGTCGACAAGACTAATCCAAATGCACAAGTTCTACGTAAGTCTCTAAATGAAATGCTTGCCGATCCTGCGTCTGTTGCTGCCATTGAAAAAGAAACAGGCAAATATGAATGGATTGTTGGCGATGACGTCAATAAGGCGACTAAGCAGCTCGAGAACATCACCACTAAGCAAGCACTTAAGAACCTAGTTTGGTGGTCGACTATCGTCTTTGGTCAAGAAGCTTTCTACAAAGACAACATCGCAGCTAAGGCAAAATGATAAGAACCAATTTTGTAGCAGCGGATACGATTCCTGTTAGATACATGGTTGGGACTGGCGGGGTTTTTCTAACCACCGTCCTAACTGGGGCTAAATATAACGAGAAGATAGCAATTAAGCTGAGTCGCTATGGAAATTGCCATAGTAGAGAGCAAGACTTCTCACACTACATTCATCCAAGTCATGGATTGGGTCCTATTCATGACGACGACATAAAAATGAATGCGTTGAACTCTATGGCTTTCGCTTTCGGCGAACCACCATATTTTGTTCACACTCATATTACCGACCTCAAGAAAACTCTTAGTCAATTTCCGAAGGTCTTGACGATTTCTTATACGATCGATGATTATGAAACATTGAGTGACGTGATCATCTACAAGTACACTCAAGACACCGCTATGAAATCACACGATCTTGATAAGTCCATGGAGTTTTGGACTAAAATCATGATCAAATACCATTCACACTTCAACGAAGAAGCAGAAGGTAATACGAATATTCCGTTTAATTTGATGTTGAATGGTGATATTGAAGAATTCGTTTCAGTGCTATCAAATGTTTCAGGCTATCCAAGAGAAAACTTCGACAGAGAGTTCATCAATGAATGGCGCAGAAAAACTCTTGAGTTAACTCCACGAGCAAAACCTCCTTTTATTGAGTTCCTTAAAAAGTATCAAATCAACGAAGCTGGCACACGACCTGTAGAGGTTTCAAGGAATGGAAATGGATATGCGGGTAGTAGGTCAACAAAATCTTGGTGGGATCTTCAAAAGAACGCATTCATAGATGGTGATAAATTAGAGTTCGCACAAGATCAACTCTTGATCGACCTTGTTAATTCAGCAAAGCCATCGACTATTTTTGCTCAAGGTGACGTTGAATACTTCAGAAAATTCTTCAATTTTGATAGCAATGACGTTCTTCACGACATGTCAATCACTATAATAAATTCAGATACGTCATTGCGAACCATAGCAAATAGGATAGAACGTGCAGTGACGAATACCCGGCCAGGCGGTATCCTCTATTTTGCGATCAACAAGTACTTTATCATTCATGACGGATCGGTAAATGTGAAGACATTACCTGAAGGATATGATGAGTCAATCATATCCTGGGTTTCTTCATTAGTTGGTGGAGAAATGCTAGCATTCGGATTCAATGCAAACGACGATGGTAGATATTTCAACTTCGTTCACCCAACAACTTATATGGTATTCAAGAAATGAGCATCGAATCGTACGATCATCCGTATAAATCTGAGCTATCAAAATTCAAGCTCTATCTGAGAAGCAATTTCCAAAATGTCCGCTCATACATTCAAAGCAGACATGGAGTAGCCAAAATAAGTCAACGACATAAAGACATTGCAGATCTTTTGGATAAAGGTTCTACCATAAGTTTTGGTGTTAGCGGTCTCCATATGAAGGACCTAATCAACCAACTTTATGTCGTAGGATTCCGTGACTATGACACTAAAATTGATCCTAGAGTAATCCATTATTTGGATCCGTCTCTTGATGTCCTCAAAAAGATGCAATGTCAAAACGCAATCGCATTAACTGGATATTGGCTGAAGTACAAAACTCCCGAGCAGATCGCTAAAGACGTAGAATGGATGTCTACATTCGTTGAACCAGGCGGTCAAATAATTTTCGAAGTTCATCCGATTTACGTTTTGTTCGATCACTTCAGAACTACGCGAAGAGAGATGATGCAAGACATAGCTAAGCAAGTAACAACTTTGACTGGACACAACACTCAAGTCATCTTTCCAACGATGATCGACTCAACTAAGCCACTAATTTTTCAAACAAGAGTTTCCTTACCTCAGTAATTGTGATATAATGTTGCAAAACGTCAGGTGAGAAACATGCAAGAAAAGTTGTGTCCAATTTGTTCAAGACCTTTGGGTGAGGTTCTGGTAGATGAACATCATCTAATTCCGAAGACCTTCGGTGGGAAGGAAACGTTCACTGTCCACAAGATCTGCCATCGCAAGATCCATGCGACGTTCACTGAGCGGGAACTACTGAACTTCTATCATACCTGGGATAGAATCAAAGAACACTCTGAATTTCAGAAGTTTATCCCATGGGTTCGAAAGAAACCTATCGACTACTATTCGGGCACTGATGAAACCCAAGATCGAAAGAAGAAAAGAAGAAGATGAAAGACACTAAAGACTACCAAGATGCTCTAGCACTTGCGACTGAAATCCATCGTCATCAGGTTCGAGCCGATGGAACTCCTTACATCAATCACCCAATCCGTGTTGCTGACATCCTAATCGAGCTAGGCCGTCCTATCGAAGAAGTAATTGCAGGGCTGCTCCATGATACTATCGAAGATACAGAGGGTGATGACGCCAAAAAACTTCTTGAAATAGAAATTGATCTTAGATTTGGATCCGCAGTTCTCTCTATCATTCAACATTCAATGAAGATCAGCAAGAAGGAAGACGGTAATCGATCTGTTCGTGTCAAAATTGATTTTCATCACTACATGACTGGCAACTTCCAAAATCATAATGTGAAGGCCGCCGATGTAGTTGCGAATCTTGAAGAAGGGCACTCTCTTCCGGACGATTTTAGACCTCGGTGGGTTAGAGAAAAGAGAATGTTCATCGAAGGATTGGAAAAGATGTACGGTCAGTATGAAGGATCGGATTTCCAAAAGGTCTTGATTGATCGTGCGAAGGTCCTCATCAATCGCTTACTTTAATAAATAGCTCAGTCAACCACTGAGCTATTTTTATGAAAATCGCCGACCTAAGAATTTTTGAATCCGATAATTGGAAAGAAGAATACAACAAGCGTATCAATGACGCAATTGTATCTGCCGTTGAGTCAATTGACTCTGTAGAGAAAGCTAAATCTGTAATTCGTTGGGGCAACTTTAACGTTAAAGATTCGGAAGATCGTTGGCATCATCCTGAAGTATCGGATATTTTCAAAGAGAATCCTGAAATCAAGAATCTCGTTGTTGGAAAGTTTGATGAACTTCTGGCTAGCGAAGATGCTTTCATCCCCTTCTTAAAGGAATTTACTGGATCGCCGATTTTCAATATCATGATCCAAAGAAAGCGTAAAGAGTTTGCGAAATTCTTCTTTGATCATCTTACCTTGACCGACGGAATTTTGTCATTTGACCACGAGGAAATTAAGAACCATCCTCATCACGACACAATCCTAAGCATGCTAATCGAAGAAGATTATGACATGATTTTGGGATACTTGAAGCAAATTGTTGACGCAATACCTGCAGCAACTGTCACATTTGACTTTAGCTTGGACGGAAAACGATCATTCCTTCATGACGGCAGAAATGCTATAAAGGTTTCTGAAAAGAAATTCGTTCCAAGATTGTACCGTGCAGCCCTTATCGCCTACATGCTAGATGAATATTCTGGTGATAGTGAAGCGAAGGATGTGGTAGTTCATTCAAAGGCCTATCGAGGTTTTTCCAGAACTCTTCAGAATGCCATTAAGAAAATGACGGTCATTACTGAGGCGGATTTGTACAAAGACGAGTATAGACTCTTTACTGAACGTACTGCTGCCCCAGAATTTTTCAGCGCTCTTGGTGATTTGATTGCTTTGCTTGAGAACACAAACCATGTGGCAAAAGATATTTTTGCTTGGTTCTATCAGTTGCCACGCCATGGTCAATTGCATGATGACAAGAAGAAGTTTCTTGACTCATTCCAAGAAGTCATGTCAAGATCTGGCTTAGTGAATATGCTTAAAATTGAATCCATCTTCGATGATGGAAGACGACTAAGAGAACTAGCGTTCTACGACTAAAAAGGAAAGACAATGTATCTTGAGACTGTAACCGGTAAGGTTGTAAATGTTATTGAGCCCTCTCCCGATCAAATCTGTATTGACGATATCGGTTGGGGTTTGTCTCGTATGCCAAGATTCTGCGGTCATACTATCACAGAAGTCCCATACAACGTAGCTCAACACTCGTTGTTTGTAGCTAGAGAAGTACGAAACATCTTCAACGATGTCGACTTGATCAATTATCCTGAGCTGAAGTTCATGCAAAAGGAAATTGGTGATCTCCATATTTCAGGAGCAGAGCCATATCAAACCATTATTATGGCAGCTTTGCATGATGCTTCAGAAATCTACACTGGTGACATTCCTTCTCCAGTTAAGCAGATCCCAGAACTTCGAGTAATCGTAAAGAAGGTTGAGCATAACCTAATGTCTGCGATCTATCAAGCATTCAGCCTACCAGAACCGACTGAAACTCAAGAGAAGATCATCAAGCACGCTGACAAGATTGCTCAGAAGATTGAGGCTCATGCATTTATGCAATCTCGTGGCAATCACTGGCCAAACATGCCTCACATTTCGCTAGAGAAGCTACAGAAGTTTGAAGCACCAAAGAAAGCTCTTGACTCTTACCATGAGTTCATGAACTTCTTCAATGAGTATCACTCCAAGTATCTGCTAGAGCTATCAAAAGAAGGATAAGATCGTTTACTTCTCCAGTCATGTTGATATAATTGTCATACATTTTGATGGAGATTCTCGATGGCCTACCCTACCCAAATCAAGAAACCGTTTTCTGAACTCGAAATTGGCGCTCACTTCTACGAAGGTGGAGAGCGCTTCAAGAAAACCGATTTTGGTACTGCGTGGTCTATCAAGAACGATGTGTTGTGGAAAGAGTGGGCTTTTTCTGACGAGCTCTGCACCGTTGCAGACTTTGTTGAGCTGATTCCGCTCATGCCACTCGAAGAAATCGAGCTTCGCGCTTCTCGCATCAAGCCGATCATCAAAGGAAAGATCGTCGATATCGCTGATTTGGTCAGCACTGCTTACACGTGGGATCCGAAGTTCAAGGAAGAAGAGCTTCCTCAGCTCGAAACACTTTGCGACATTCGTACTTACCATGGCTATGGCTATTACGGTTTCTTCAAGCCGTCAGTTGCTGAAGTTCTGGCTCAAATCCCTGGTAATCTCATCCAACAAACGTACGGTTTCGAAATTATTCGGGTACCTCAGACGGCTGAAGACCTGAACACCGACATCGAATACGTCCGCGAAGGTTTCCATCTCGCAATTACACGTCTCTACAAGAAGGTGTAAAAATGCGCAACTATTGGGACCTTTGCAAGAAGGGCGCTGAAGGTGATGCTCAATCGGCAATCGAATATTGCAAAGCCGAAATTGCGCACAAAGTCAACCACGGTGGATATGCGTAATGAGCACTTTGACCACACAAGAACTTCTGATCTCGACAGCGTTCAAGAACACGAAAGAATACAAAGCCTTAAAGCGCATCAATAAAAAGACTGATGAAACACAGAGTTTGTTAGAGCGAACTCGCTCAGTTAGAAGGGCTTGGGCATCCCATCGTGGTTACCATCTTGGAATGACAGACGATGACATGTTTGCCAGGGCTGGTGCTACAATTATTGCCAATCTGTTGCGCAAAGAATTCAAACTTGAACATAAACTGTCGGATTTGTACACCAAACATAGCGTTGCCAAAATTGACGCAGCCAGCATAGTTCTAGAAATGATGACGACTGCATACACTGCAGGAGAATTTGTGCTTCCATATCCTCCAGGTTGGGTGGATGTTTGGAAATCTTCAGGGCGCAAATCGATGATTTCATTTGGTGGTATCAACAACATCATTAAAAAATTATTGAAAACAGTTTACAACTTCAGAAAAACGATTTATAATTCTCTACATGTTGAAGCAGTACGGTACTTCAAACATACGGCCTACCCAGTGGAGTCGGTGTTTTGGATCAGGTTCAACTCTCTGATGCTTCAACTTTTTTCAACAAAACTGTTTACAAATCCGGTAGAAATGATATAATTCATCTAACGGTTGGATAACAGCAGAAAAACAAAAATTCTGCCGAATCTAATATATAGTAATATGCAACATTAACTTTTTACAAGGACTTAGCAACATCATGAACTTCGCAACTTTCGCACAACAATTTGATCAGGATTTCTGCCAGTGGCAGCGCACTGAGCAGTGCGATCGCCGCCCAGAGTTTATGCATGATGATGAACCTTGTAAGGCCCTTAGTATTGAAGGAGATGGTTACGCTTAAGTAACAAATCTCTAAGAAGTAAAAATACTAAGGGAAATCAAGAAATTGGTTTCCCTTAATTGTTTTAGTAACACAGATTTTTAGTAGTACGCTCTTTAACAAATTGGATAGCTTTTGGTGATGTGGCAGAACGGTTATGCGCCTCCCTCATAAGGAGTACCAAGTGGGTTCGACTCCCGCCATCACCACCATTACTTAAACTGAAAAGGAAAATATGCTTGAATGTTTAATTATTGGTGACTCAATTGCTTATGGTCTTTCGAATGTAATGCATGAATGCAAAGCAAACGCAAAGTCTGGTATAAATTCTGAGGATTTCGTTAAACGTCATGACTTCAACATGAAGTTGCCAATGACGATTATCAGCCTTGGGACAAACGATACCAAACAGATCAAAACTCTTGAAGCACTAGAAAAGCTGAGAAGCTCCATTACAGGTCAGGTTGTTTGGATTTTACCAAGCAAGAGTATCAAGCCTGTACAGAGAAAGATAGTTGAGGAACTCGCCAGTAAAAACGGTGATAAGACTATTGAGATAAAGGTTCAAGAATTAAGCCAGGACAAGATCCACCCTGCTGGATATGGTTATCGAAGCTTAGCTCGAAGAATCAAAGAAGTTTAAGAAGTAAAGAGATTGCTTAGGCGGAGTGTAATGTCAGCCTGGTAGACGGCCTCCCTTGGAAGGAGGAGGACGGAGGTTCAAATCCTCTCACTCCGACCTAAGCAATCTTTAATACAGCGTGTCGACTGCTGGTAACGGTCAGTACCCTTTCAAGGTACCGCCTTCGGGCTGGGGTTCGATTCCCCCACGCTGTACCAAATCAATACTGCGTTAGCTCAATTGGGAGAGCGCTACCCTGTCACGGTAGAGGCAACGGGATCGAAACCCGTACGCAGTGCCAAATATGCACCTGTAGCTCAGTTGGTAGAGCACATGCCTGAAGAGCATGGTAGCGTCGGTTCGATTCCGACTGGGTGCACCAAATTTTAATGCCAGTGTAGCTGAGATGGATTAGCGCGAGACTGAAAATCTTGAGAGGTTGGATCGTTACCAATCGCTGGCACCAGGCGGGTTAAGTTAGAATGCTAGCTTCTTCTAATTTCCCTCACAATAGACGAGTCCAATCGGCCGGTTGGTTAGACTAGGTTTGGGTTAATTGATCCGCCGCCAAATAATTGGGGAGTAGCTTAACTGGTAGAGCAACAGACTTTGACTCTGTCGGCGCAAGCCTTTGTGAAGGTTCGACTCCTTCCTCCCTAGCCAGATTTATTTTTCACTATGGCGATCGTGGTGGAATTGGTAGACACACCTGACTGTGAATCAGGTACTTGCGGGTTCAAGTCCCGTCGATCGCCCCAACAAAAATCCGCGGGCCAAATGGATGGAGCTAAGACTACGAATCTTGGCCTTGGAGGTTCGACTCCTCTTCCGCGGGCCATATACTCCATTAGACTAGCGGTTAGGTCACTACCCTTTCAAGGTAGGCGGACGGGTTCAAATCCCGTATGGAGTACCAAAATATAGAGCGTTGGTGTAGTGGTAACATAACGGTTTCCAAGTCCGCAGATGGGGGTTCGATTCCCTCACGCTCTGCCAATCAATAAATATCTCATCCATAACTATAAGGAAGAAACAAATGAGAGTTTATGCGAATGAAGAGGTCATCAGAAACCTGGTTAAGATTCCAGTCTATGATGAAGTTCCTGAGTACGGCATCTTCGAAGAAGGTCAAATCATTTATTGCAAGGATCCTGTTAAGAAGGGACTTTACATTCAAGCAAACGGTATTTGGAACAAAGCATTAGGTGATCTGCCAGCTTGGAAAATGATCTGTCAAGAATTTTACATTGATGTCAAAGACAAACAGATGTTTACTCTTGATGTTCCATACGTGATGCATACTGACTCAGTCCTCGTTTTTGTCAATGGACGAAAACTACCAAGACAAGCTTATGTTGAAATCACTGAGACTCAAATCATGTTGAAGGAACCTCCTGAAATTGAGTCTTATGTAGAATTCCAGTATTTCAAGATATAAAAACAGTTTACATCTTCTCGTTTTGAAGTTATAATTTAACTTTTTCAAAGCGAGAAGAACAAAATGGCTGAAACTCAAGATCTTCGTTCAGAAGGCAAAAACTCCGATACTCCGCAAGCAGTAAGCAATCGTAAACTTCGTGCTTTCCGGAAAGCACAGGATCTATGCATTACTTGTGGCGCAGTTCGTCTTAAGAACCGCACTCAATGCTATGCTTGTGTAAAACAGGCTAGTGAGTACAATCGTCGTAGCAATTTCAGAAAACATCTATCAGAACACGGTGTTGATCTTGACGAAGTGATTCAACTCATGTCTGATAAGCCGAAATACAAGAATTTGAAAAAGGCGCTTATTGCGGCCTTGCCGAAAATTAAGGTTCACTGAGCCTGAAATCAGTCAAGGGAAGGTTTACCTGCAAGTCAGGTCCGGCTAAATATTCTCTGAACGTTTGAAAGGCCTAAAACGTTCCTCTACACCGCTATAGTGTTAATGGTTGAGCATGCGAGACTGTCACTCTCGAGGGGTGGGGTTCAAGTCCCCCTAGCGGTGCCAAATCTGAACCTATAAATAGGAAATACATTCTTAGTTAAAGGTTCAAAATGCAAGACATAAATGAGTACATCAATCTAAGTAGAGAAGAAAGACGTTCCCATCTCAGTCTAGAAGAAAATTGTATCGAACGAGGAGGTTACTCAAAAGAATTCAGGGGATTACTAGCTGATTTCTTAGATACAACAATCCCTAGAGGATCAAAAATTTATTTGTGTCATGCATGCAATAATGAAAAGTGCAGTAACCCCAATCATTTGTATTGGGGAACTCCAACAGATAATCACCTCGATCAAAAAGAAGCTGGAACGTACTTGTCATTCAACGACCGTATGAAAATGAAATACGGTGAAGAGAAGGCAAAGGAGATGATAGCTTCTAGAAGAAAGGGCAAACCATCTGCTGGTAGACAATATTCAAAAGAGAAACTAAACTCCTATAAGGATGCAGTAAGAAGGCACTCTGCTACTGGCTGGGGTTGGGTTACTCGATGTAGTAAAGAATTAGGAATTAGTCATACTCAAGTCAAAAGATTTATCTCGCGACATATGACTGATGAAATATTAAACATGCCTTCGTAACTCAGTTGGACTAGAGTGCTTGTCTTCGAAACAAGAAGTCGGGAGTTCGAATCTCTCCGAGGGCGCCAAATATAAATACCTTTTTCTGAAAGGTTCCAAAATGAAATTTCTACAAGAAATGATCAAGATCAGCGAATCAGCTGGTAAGCGTTATCTTGGCATCAACAACGATGGCGATGGTCCAACTTACCGTGTTTTCAATGATCCAAAGCAAGCATACGAGTACGTTGAAAACGCTTCTCAATTTGCTGAAATCATCGAATTTACTGGTGAAGTGATTTCGATCGAAATGAGTGGAAGAGGAGAAACAATTCTCAATGATCAGCGCAACACTCATCAGATCTTCCACAAAGAAAATGATGAAGTTTATGTCGACGAGCTAGGTCTCGAAGGCTAAGTTTTACAATTTGCTGTCGAAAGATGGCAAAATATCTCGCTGTCGGTTAGTGGTCTATACCACCTGTTTTGGGAACAGGATTTCGTAGGTTCGAATCCTACCAGCGAGACCAGGCGGAACCAAACTCGGTCAATGCGCATTGAACCGAAAAATAATTCCGTCGAATATTCGTATAGGTCCTTTGTTCTGGACGATAAGCCGGAATGATTGATCGACAAGCCTTAGGGAGTTTGGGTTTACGAATTTACAGTCTTCCTCTGAGCTTATCGAACTATGAGGATTGCAAAAACTCCGCGAACAATTGGGGTGTAGCTTAAAAGTAAAGTATCTGGCTTTGAACCAGAGGAAGAAGGAGCATTACCTTCCACCCTTGCCAAGCTAATAGTAACTACACTGGATAACCGATAAGAGTGACATGCTAGCCGGCAGATGTCATGAAGGCCCAGGAAGAGTAGGGTTACCGCGGATTCAAGCACCGTATTAGCTTCATAAAGCTATCCAATAAATTTTGTTCCTATTTGGTTGATTCTAAATAAGAACGCCAGACCGTATGGCAGAGTGGTTAGTGCACCGGATTGCAAATCCGATAACGAGGGTTCGATTCCCTCTACGGTCTCCATTTTTCTAACCGCTTACTCTGTGGATTGATTTCGATAGAGCTAAGCCCAACTTAAGGAGTCTCAAAATGAGCATTAAGGATATGGTCAAACCTGGCCGCATGGTTCACTTCAACTATTACAAGAATGGTGAACTTTGGTATATTACCGACTGTGGATTTGATTTCCCGGTCCCAATCTCAGATACTGGTGAAGCAGAGTTCTGTTCCTCTGACAAAGCAATGTTGTTCATGCGTTGGATTCGCAAACACATGCAAGCTATCCAATCTGCGAAAGTTGAACAGGGTGTTTAAAAAGTAACTTCGAAGTTGTTTACTTTTTTGGTCATCATGATATAATTCTCTTCAAGCAAACGAAGGAGATGCATATCATGATGAAGACCCGTACCTACGCTGAAGTCGCCCTTCTGGTTGGTCCCTTTACCCAAGCTGATGTTGTTGAAGTTCCTGCACGCGGTGAAAAGGGTATCGAATTCCTGAAGGAAAAGTTTGGCGATACTCTGATTGCTTTGGTGTTCTTCGACATCAAGGAAACCGATTTTCAAGGTTTGAAGTTCACTAGCGAACCGCATAATATGGAGCGTGTTGACATCGTCGCAAAGGAAGATGTTGAAAAGCGCCTCGTCGCGGAGCGTCAAGAACTTTCCAACGCCTTAGGCGGAGTCATTGCTGCTCTTACTGGTGAAGAAGAAACCGCTGCTCCTGCAGGTCGAGTTCTCCACTAATGGAGTTTCTCACTGACGGTATGCGCCACCTGATTTGCGTTCCCTACTCGATAGAGAACTTGCATGAAATGGCGCAGCAGCTCGGGATAAAGCGTTGTTGGTTCCACAATGACCACTACGACATTCCTAAACGTCGAGTAGCCGAAATTGAAGCAAAATGTACCATGGTCGATCCGCGGATTATCGCACGAATAGTAAGAAAGGGAGAAGATTATGAAAGCATACGGTCACAGTCGTCGTGACAAATTGGAATGCCGCTTTGGGTGCTGCGCAGGTAAGTCTCATCCCAAGCGGAACGCTCGTAAAACCGTCGACCGAGCCAATCGCAAGACTGCTCGGCAAGAAATGAAGAACGATTGTCAAGGAAATGAAACCGAAGAATAAGGATGATGTCTACTTCCAAGAAAAGCTAGACGAACTTGATGGGCCGATCCCATCTAATGTTAAGTTTCTCGTGAGAGAGGCTAAACGAGCGATCAAGAAAGATCGCAACAGGCATCGAAGAAACCAAGAAAAGAGGGATCTTCAGAAGGCATTTGATCCAGACTCTGAATAAATAGTTTACTTAATTCGATTTCTGTTATACAATCGTCTTATCGGTAAACTAAAGGAGTCCATCATGGCTAACACTACACTCAATCAGTTCCTGCAAGAGCAAACGCTTGTTGCTGGTATTGACGCTTCTGGCCTCAAGGAAGAACTTGCTCAGCAAGATCAGAGCGGTGAATGGTCCAATGCTCTTACTGCCGATGAGCTCTTTGAGGCTCTTGAAAGTGACAGCACTGTTTAAAAAATGTAAGCTATTCGACAAAACATTCGGAAAAGCTACCAAGCAAGTACAGGCGAAGTTCAAAGAATTTGTCAATTGGAAGAAAGATCATCCAACTGAAAAGTTCGGTTCGAGCGATTATCCATTTACCGGATCAGGCAACTTTTCCGGCTTTTGGCATGCTAAACTTTCGTTTGACGTGAGCGTCATCTACAAGGTAGAAAAGAACATCGTCTACCTTTACGGAGTATTCTCTCATGATGAGAGCGGTACAGGACAACCAGCAAACAAGAACAAGCAAGTTTCGTTGCGTGCTAAGTTAGACCACCAGGAATTCGCATGAAAACCAGCGAGCTACTTGAGAATGATCAATTGGGTATGGTCAAGATGGTGACACAAGGTATTCGTCACGTCAAGACCGACCCAAAAGAAGTAGAAGTAAAGTTCAAGAAGATGGCTGGTGCTCAGAAGAAGCAATGCTTCAACAATGCCTTCAAAGCACTGACAGGACACCCGGATTCTAAGTACGTCTTAGGATATGTGTTCCTTCATAGCATTCCGATTGAACACGCCTGGATTAAAGAGGGTGACACCTACTACGATGTAACACTCGATCCAGTAAAGCAGCACGGCTACGTATCAGTTTCAGAGTTCTCTCTGGATGATATAATGCCTTACGTCGACAAGCATGGTCATTCACCGTCTTTGTACGATCTGAACAGGTTCGAAGGAAGCAAGAAATGAAGCTAACTGAGCTCGCCCTAAAAGTTGATACAGAAATAAATCATTCACAAAAAGAACTTGATGGTGTGGAAGAATATTTTCGATCTAATGGGAAGCTCATTCAAGAAATCGAAGGAAATAAATTTAAGCTTCTACTAGCGGATAAGACAAATGTTGGAATGTTTACAATCGATGATGAATTTGTGGGGTTCTTGCAGTTTAAAGAAGTTGACGAAATTCTTTCGTTAGAGAAAATTTTAATTACTCCAAAATTTAGAAACCAAAAGATCGCAAAAATTTTCTTGTACTGGTTTAAGATGTCAATGAAGAAGTCAGTCTTCGTTGGTGGAGCGGTATTTAAAGATGGACAAAACTTCATAAGGTCTATCGTTGCCGACCCTCGATTTAAGGATGACATTGCAGGATTCAACATTAGGTCGAAAGAGAAATTTAAATTTGATCTTTCCAAGTTTTTTGATGGCCAGAGTTTTACAGGATTTTTGATAGAACAACTTGATGATTTCTATGGAATGTACGATAACTCATTACCAGGTCAGCCAAAAGGTAGTAACTTAATCTGCTTAGAAATGTTTGCAGATAGCTTTGATAAACTAAATACGTTTTAAGGAGAAAATCATGCGTATTAAGATCGAAATTAGAGCCGCTGAAGGCGGTGACGATAGCAAGTTGTTCGTTAAGGACCTTGCTCAAGCTTACTCTAAGTTCCTTAATCGCGTCGGTTGACTCAATCCTAAAAAGGTTGAGGTACCCGGCGTAACAACTCTAGAAATAGAGTGTAGCAAAGAGTTCTTCAACCAACTCAAAAATGAATCAGGTGGACATCGAATCCAGAGAGTTCCACCAACAGAACGTAAAGGTCGAGTTCATACCTCAACCGTAACTGTCGCAGTCATTGATTGCAACGACAAGAGTTCTGAGAAATTCCACAAACGGTCTGAATCAGACTTCAAAATTGAATGGTACTCTGGTACTGGAGCCGGTGGACAACACCGTAATAAGCACCAGAACTCAGCAAGAATTACCCATCTTCCTACAGGATTGGTAGAGACCGCCCAATGTAGAAGCCGTGAAAACTCCTTAGCTGAAGCAATGAGCCAACTCAACAAGAGATTGGACTCATCAGCCCAAAGTGAGCATTACTCAATCACAATGGCTGATCGTAAAGGTCAAGTTGGTTCAGGAATGAGAGGAGATAAGATCAGAACGTATCGTTTCCAAGATGACGTGGTTCAAGATCATCAGACAGGAAAGAAGCATTTGACGTCAAAGGTCCTCGCAGGAAACTTTGATTTACTTTGGTAAGATTAATAGGGAGATTTGTTTCTCCCTATTTTCTTTTTCATGAAGCTATGATATAATTTCACAAACTTCTGGAGATGATGTGATGGCTTTTATTCTTGTTGCTTTTGGTGGCTCTTATGAAGATACGTGGCGTTCTAACGTTGTTGTGTCTAGGGATCTTCATAAGATCGAATTGCTGAAGGAAGAAAAAGAGCTAAAACAGAAAGCCATTGACGAAATTCGTGGTAAGCTCGAGGCTTTTGAGGCCAAGTGGAATGCTGAAAATCCATTCGATAATTCCACGCAAGAAAAGACTGTCGACATCCCAAAGTGGCCTGCTGGTATCGATCAACGGCTAATCACCAAAGAGATGCGGGTAGAACGAGAAACAATCAAGAAGTTCAATGCAGAAGTTAACGCTCGTAACGCAGCCAGACACATCGCATACCACGAAAAGAAAATCCAAGCTGAGAAGCAATTCTTGGTCAGCATTAACGCTTTTGACGTGATCAATCCTGAAGAACTTGGTAACACCTATTCGATCGCGTACGATTTGTATAGTATGACCGATCACCAATACGAAATTGAAGAAGTTGAGGAAATTTGATGTACATGATTTATTGGACAGAAGAGTCTGTTCCAAAGAGCGAGTTGTTTGACACTGACAAAATGACCGACGCGTTGAAGTTTTCCGAAGCGCTTCGCCAACGCAAGTACACAGGAGAAAATGTGGGTTTCATCGTAATGTCGGTGGAACATCCTGACTGCGTCGGTAAGCAGGGGTTTGATGTGACCGGTCCTGACTACGATTGGAAGAAGCGTCGGTGAATCCGTCGATTTTGATACCGAAGATTCGGAGAATCTTGCCAGGTATTATTGCGCAAGAGATTGTTGGCGTTCAACCAATGACTTTGCCTAAAGACTTAGCAATCCTTTCTTCATCTATGCTAGTATTTAAGAGAACTGTCATTAACTCCGACGGAGTACGATTCAAGTTCCATCCAATCATAGGAAAAGATGGAGTTGTCCAGATCCTAGGGATAAAGGTTTGGTATTTCCTTAAGGAAGTTCCTGGAGAAGAATTTGACATCGGTCAGATGATGGTCAACATTGATGACTTTACTGACACCCAAGCCAATAGCTTCATTGAGAAAGCTATTGAGGTGTTAATTGAACGAATTGATGATCTTACGATTGACGAAAACTTCAACCTCAAAGCAGGTCTAAAACTATTAGAAGAAGCAAAGCTAGACTTTGAATGTGCAGAAAAACAAGAAAACAATACGACCTCACCGCAATCATCTACGATAAACGTGGAAGAATTCTCAGTATAGGAAAGAACTCCTACGTAAAGACCCATCCAAGGCAGGCTCATCACGCTAAGCGAGTAGGCAAAGAAAAGGGAATATTTCTCCACGCAGAAATTGATGCAATCAATAAATGCCGAGATATTTCAAAGGCCTACAAAATGGTAATTTTCAGATATGGAGCAAATGGTGAACCACTTCCAGCGGAACCTTGCGTAATTTGCTTTGACGGCATAAAGGCTACACCTATCAAGATTATTGAGCATACATGATTTCTGCACCAAGAACGAAGATTGATGATGAGATTGAGAATCTAGATCAAGACACCATTGTGAATAACACTGGGTGGATTTACGATTTCTTTATCACGCAGCAATCTTGCAAGCCTGTCCATGGTATGAAGGTTTCTCAATACGAAATTAAGATTGTTGAGCGGGTTAACGACCGAAAATTCAAAAAGATCATCTTCCAATTAGGTGGAAAAACCTATGGAGATATCGAATCAGTTGCGCAAAACCTGTTTTACTCTTTGACTACCATGCTAGGTTATGACATCGAAGATTACACTTTGGATGAAGTGATACACATCAAAGGTGTAAGAGACTTTATTGAGAAGACCCTATTGGAATCACAGAAGGATGTGAACGCATTTTCGCTTACCACTTTCTCAGTACCAATCATTTACGAAGAACCAAAATTTCAACCCCAGTACTTCCAAATATAAGGAGAATAAAAATGGCAGACAGTATCGAAGAATTTGTTGAAGAATTTTCAGGGGCTCCATATGAGCTCCACGAGTTCGCAGAAGGTGCAATTGATGTCGAAGACTGTGATGACCTAGTTTTGGCCGCACAACGCTTCATTGACGCAAAATTTGCATTTGAACAAGCCCTCGAAGAACAAGGAGTAGAAATAGGATGAGCCAACCAAAACAAGTAATCGTGATGCGCACCGATCTGAACATGCGCAAAGGTAAAATGGCAGCCCAAGCATCTCATGCTTCGATGGCCGTCATTCTCAACATGATGGAGTCCGAATATACCGAGCTCTATGAGCGTCGTAAGCTGACCATTCCAGTCGGTTCCGCTCTTGACGCTTGGCTGAATGGTCCATTCAAGAAGATCTGCGTTGGTATCGATTCTGAGGCGGCTCTTGAAGCCCTTTACGAAGATGTCTTGGCTTTTGGAATTCCAGTGTCAAAGATCATTGATAGCGGTTTGACCGAGTTTGGTGGAGTTCCTACTCTCACCTGCATTGGTATCGGGCCGGACTATCCTGAAAGAATCGACCCATTCACGAAAGAATTGAAGCTGCTATGAAATACAACGCTTTGCTTGAGTCGAAATTTCCAGCCAAGGTGTTTACCCCTGAATCAGAAAACATTGGTTCAGAAGATGACATTTCAATTTTCTTGGCTGGAACGATTGAGATGGGCAATTCACCAGACTGGCAAGCAAAAGCTATTCGGCGACTTCGTGACCTCGACATTAGTATCTACAATCCACGGAGAGTAGTTGCACCCGATGAAGCTCTGATTGCTGAGCAAATCAATTGGGAATTGAACTCAATCACGAAATGTCATTTCATCTTTATGCACTTGGCAGCAGATACGATTTCGCCAATCTCTTTGTACGAATTGGGTCTTTTGCAAGGGAATCCAATGTCATCAAAGCAGATAGTTGTTGCTTGCGATCCGAAATACACGAGAGCTCAAAACGTTAAGGTGACGTTGGCGCATAAGTCGTTCAAAAGCCATAACGTGTATTTCACACATAGCTTTGAAGGTGGTTTGCTGGAAATGAAGAAAAAACTAAAGGGCAGTTTACAATACAAGAATTACTGATTATAATTCTTACATGAGCCTAGCTGATCATTACCCCGTTGGTATGAGTATTTGCGATTCTTATGGGATTGCAGGTAATTGTGGTTATCTGTGTCCGAATCTTGCATCAGGAGATTGCGAGTCTTACGAAGACTTTTCGCCTGAAGAAATTCAAGATTCGTGCAGATGGCACGGATACGGTGAAGTGGCAGCAACTGAAACCGCAAAAGAAATTCGACGTGAACGAAAAGAAAGGAAACAAAATGCTGTATCGAATCCGTAAAAATGGAACTGGTGTCCAATTGTATTCCACTGGCGGCGAGACTGTTGGTTGGAAAGCCAATGGCAAAATTTGGTCGTCTCTTTCCGCGTTCGCGAGCCATTTGGCTTTGCAGACGAAGCATCATGAGAAGATGGAGCGTAAACCTCTGTCTCTGTTCAAGTTGTATGGTGACACTGTCGTTGTCATGATTCCTGAATCTGGTGTCGGCAATACTGAAGAAATGCCGTTCGCCGTTTGGTACGACCAGTACTTCAACACCAGCGAAAAGTTCCGGGCTGCTCGTAAGGCTGAAAAGTCTGCTTTGACGAAGACTCCCGATCCGAAGCCAGCGACTACTGCTGCGATGTCTGATGCTCAGCGTTTGACTGCTCAGCCGGTAGTTGTAAATAAACCCAAAGGTTGGGATGTCCCGACCAAGAACACGATCAAACGTGCTCTCGACCAATCTGCCAAGTTCGTGCCGAACCTGAAGTTCCAAGGTTTCAGTGAACATCCGAAGACTGGCGAAAGCTACGGCATCGTGGAAATCTCTGGCAAGCGTTACGCTTTGCTGGAACTGTAATGCGGATCTCTGATCCAACACTTGAGGTAAACCCGACAACGTTTGCCCCTGAACTGACGATGACAATCTCAATTCCTTTGGAACCGATCATGGATGCTGGTGTAGGTGCTCATATGACCGAGCGACAACTTACCCAGCGCATCGGCGAAGAAGTGATGAAGAAGATCAAGAATCGACATAAGTAAATAGGATAAGACATGGACCGTTTGGCGATATTAAATCTCTATGAAGAAGGCAAGAATATGCCTGCTGACCGAGGAGGTTTTATCCCTGAGATTGTGGCATATTGCACACTTAACGTCTATGTCTTAGCCTTTACCGTACGCCGTAGAAAATTTTTCTTTTCTACGTACTACGAATTGATGATTGATCTGCCGAGCGTTCGATCAGGTCGTCCTTTTGGGCGACAACAATTTGATAAAATGGAAGACGCAATCAAATATGGTTGCGATTTCATGAAATGGGTTTTCCCAGGTATCAATCACGAAATAAATTTGGATGAGTGCATTCGTACTGATCCACCAAAACTACCGGATGAAGGAGGTACTGTATCATGAAGGTCTGTAAAGCCAATCAAGTAACCATTTCTACAATTTCAAATAAGGCTTTTTATGTTACAGTACCCATCTATCATTGGGAGCAAGGACGCTCCTCTCGGTAAAAAATGCATCGCGTTCTACAAGTATGACGGCTCAAATCTCCGTTGGGAATGGAATCCCAAAAGAGGTTGGGTAAAATACGGAACTCGTCGTCAGCTATTTGACGCAAATACTCCGCTTTACAATCAAGCAATCGAACCTTTCATGGACGTTGTTGGTCCTGCGGTAGTTGACGCAACCAAACATTTCTGTGGAAGAAAACCCGAAAGAATTACAGCTTTCACGGAGTTCTTCGGTAAATCTAGCTTTGCAGGTTCTCATGATCATGACGAACCTAAAGAGTTGAGATTGCTTGATGTTTTTGTTTTCAAACAAGGATTCATTCCTCCTCGTCCTTTCGCAAAGCTATTCAGTCATCAAGATTGGGGAGCTGAAGTTGTCTATGAAGGAAATTTGAACACTCAGTTCATTCAGGATGTTCGTGAAGGGAAATATCCAGTCTATGAAGGAGTTATCTGCAAAGGTGAAGACTTCATGGTCAAGATTAAGACCCTTGAATATTTGGATAGGTTGAAAAAGGTTTACACTGATGAATGGGAAGGATATGCAGAATGAAAAAGTTTAGTCATTACATCTTCGTAGGGCTTTTGCTGATTTTGATGTCAGCATGCGATTTTTCCGGCGAGGAAAGAGCAAAAGCACAGTCAAAAGCCCTAACCCTACTGACAGCATCTGGCTGGACAGATGTCAAATTTGTTAGAGGTGGTGCTGTCGTACAAGAAGCTAGTATGATTTGCACTTACCGAGGGTATCAAGATAACCCAATGTTCCCTGATCATTTCACTTTTATCGCAAAGCGACAAGGTATAAAAGTGAAGGGTGTCATCTGCTACGATTCAGTGAATATGGCAGTTGAGAATACTAGCTTGATCGGGGTAGAAGGGAAAAAGCGGGGTGATACCTATATGAATGGTCGATATGCGGTGACACTTCCAGATGACTATTGAAATTCCTTGGGGCTGTACTCACGTGCAGCTTGCCAATCCTTTGGACTATTGTCAACGTCCTACTTTCATGAGATGGGCTAAGTGGTATTATTCTGAAGATAAACCTGGCAATGTGAATTGCTGGTACATTTGGCATCATTCCAAATATCATAGTGATTGGGAAAGGGATTTGGGATACCAACGGCCAAGAGATGAATCGCTCTTTTTGACGGTTGCTGAGTATCGTCAAACGTTGCAAAACTAGTTTACTTTTTCGAGAGTAGTTGATATAATTCTTTTCAACTACTCTCGATGGAGGTTACAAGATGTCAGATGGTCAAGGTCGCGAATTCAGTATCGAATACTACGACAAAGAGGGTAATTTTCTGGGTTATTACGCAGAAGACTCCCATTCTGGTGGTTATCCGTACATTGCAACTTCTACGCGGCAAGCTGAAGTAATGACTGAAGCCAAGGCAATCAAAACTGCAGAAGATTCCTTCAACTTTCCGTATAGCAATTTTGATAAAGTTGATACCTGCGTTGTCGGCAAATTCATTCTCTCTGAGCACACAGTTCTGTTGCGTAGCACCTTCAAGGATCAGAAGAAGGCTCGAGAAATTGCTGAGCGACGCGAACAAATTGAGCGTCTCCAGCGCGAAATCGAAATGATCCAAGAAGGTGCACAATGACAACCCTCGAAAAATTTCTGGAAATGGCTGATGTTCCTGTTCTTCGTAAGGACATCTCGCAGAAACAGAATGTGAAGTGGCTGAAATACAATATGTGGATTCGTAATCGGTCACTTCCTGGCTTTACAGAAGCCGAACAAGCTGTTGAAACCCTTTTTAACCAAATGTTTAACTCAAAGGAAAAATGATGAAAAAGTCTCTCTTGGTTGCTCTGGCCCTCGCTGCTACTCTGTCTGCTTGTGACAATCACCCAGCTCCGCAAACCCAGTACGTTCAGCAACCTGCTCCTCAGTACTCCCAGTATCCGCAAGGACAATACCCGCAGCAAGCTCCGGTAGTTGTTCAACAGCATGATGGTATCGGCACTGGCACCGCGTTGGTTGGCGCAGCAGCCATTGGTACCGCAGCTTACCTTGCAGGCAAGGCGAACGCAGACAAGCCGGCAACCACCACTACCAACGTGTACCGTCCTACTACGACAGTTTCGGCTCCTGCTCCTGCTCGTCCGGTAATCCAAGCTCCAGTCGCCCAAGCTGCCCCGGCTCCTGCACCAAAGCAGACGTTTAACCCTGTGGCGGCCAAGTCGATGCAAACCGTTACTGCTCCGAAGACCAGCTTCAGTGCGCCTTCTTCCTCGTCTTCCTTTAAGCCTTCGGCAGTAAGTGCAAAGCGCCGATAAAAAATACGTCGGTTTTGTATAAATACCCTTACTATTACAGTGAGGGTATGCTGCTGTAGCTCAGTTGGTAGAGCACTTTCTTGGTAAGGAAGAGGTCATCGGTTCAATCCCGATCAGTAGCACCAAAAGGAAACCATGGAATTAAGAGAGCTTTTTGAATCATTAGGCAGAGTTCAAGACTTCAACGCAACTAAGTTGACAGCTTCTGACATTGCCGAGCTTCTAAAAAATTCTGGGTATGACGAAGGAACTGAAGTTCATTCAATCCTTCAAGCTGAAAAGCTAGGCTATTTTGCTTATGCTGGTTTCTATGAGAAATCAAAATCCCATGGGTATCAATATGCATGGCTTGACGATGAAGAAGAGCAGTGGGTAGTAATTGAAGTCTATATCGACATTCCTAAGAATGGAAAAATAGACTGTCAATATGGTGGAATGCCAATCCACAGCTTCGATGAAGAAGGCGATATTAAGAAGTACTTCGCTAGACTAAAAAGATCCGTTGGATCTTAATTTAATGCGGGCGTAGCTCAGCTGGTAGAGCACTTCCTTGCCAAGGAAGATGTCGGGAGTTCGAATCTCCTCGCCCGCTCCAAAAGGAGTTCATCATGAAACTAGAATCACTCTCCAAAATTCTCACTGAGATGCCACCACCTCCAAAAAGCGCTGGCAATCTAACATCTTACGGACTGATTCTTGATAATCCTTCCTCAGATCGTATCGACTACGATGAAGTCGAAGCAATCCTAGTCTTCACTGACAAAACCAAATTCCAAATGCATATCGCAAAACTATTTGCTGAGTTTACTGGCCATAGTGATGACGCGTTCCTTGACTATGAGGAAATTTGCGAAGATGATCGTTTCGACGATTTCAACCGTGAGGTTTGGTTCTGGGACTTATTTAGATAAGTTCAAATCAATAGTGCTGAGAATATCTCTCAGATTGAAAGTAAATCTATCCGCTTTATAAGCCGAAGTATATTTCTTGATTAGAGTCTTTGCGACCTTTTCAGGATTGTCTAATATCACATCAAAAATTTGTGTACGATATCCACGTTCCTGGGCAAAGGGTTTTGCCTTACTCGCAAAGTCTTTCAGAAGAATAGCTGAGGACTTTATCAGCGAATCGATTTCTTTTCGCAATTGAGTGCCAGGAAAAGTTGGCAAAGCTGATGCCATTTTCTGAATGGATTGTGCTGGCATTTGTTCTTCTCGCTCAAAGATAGCAATTGCTTCTTCTATTAGCATATTCGGTTTTAACTCTTCGAGAAACATCTCATTAACTCCTTAAAAAGGTATTTATCATGTCAAGTATCATTCTTCTACCTGGCGATTCTTCGCTAAAAAGTCTAAAGTCTGCCTGGATCGGTGTAGATCTAGATGGAACTCTAGCTCAATATTCCGGTTTCAAGGGTCCCGATCATATTGGCGAACCTATCCCAGAAATGGTAGAACGAATCAAGCAATGGCTTGCCGAAGGAAAAACTGTCAAGATCTTTACTGCTCGTGCGTGTGTTCAAGACCATATCATCTACGTTGAAGAATGGGTCGAAAAGCATATTGGTGTTCGTCTTGAAGTAACCAACGTCAAAGACTACGGCATGGTTCAGCTTTGGGATGATCGCGCGGTTCGTGTGAAGTTCAACCAAGGCGAACCATGCTGTGATCACCATTACGATCAACGCAAATCTTCATCTGCTCAGTTCAAATAAGAGTTTACGCAAAGGGAATTTTATGATATAATTCTCTTTGTTATCTTTCTGTCATTGTGATATGAGCCTTGTAAATCAAATCCTGGATGTTAGTGATCGCATTCCTGTAGATCGCGACGAATACACCATTCTCGCACACGTAATGGAAGAAGTCGGCGAACTAGCTCAGGAAATCTCTATCTCCTGTGGCGGCAAGTCTTATAAGCAGCAAGGCCCTGACGGCATCATCGGCGAATCGATAGACGCAATTCTCTGCTTGGTCGATATGATCTACATCCATGCTGAAAAGAATGGCATCGACATCTCTGAAGAAATGCTGATGGCAATCGCTCGCAAGAAACTCGACAAGTGGGAAGAAAAATGTCAACTGTATATCGCCTCATCCGCCGTAACCTCGGAACCGGACACGAATCCCAGTTTGGTTCAGACTTTGCTTCACAAGCTGAAGCTGCTCTTTTCTACCAAGAGCGAATCAAAATAAATCCGCGGTTTGACACATTCTTTGTTGTCGATCGTATTGAAAATGACAAGTTTGCTTGTCGTTCCCTGATTTTTGGCCTTTTGAAACAACTGGAGAAATAAGATGCGTTTTTACGGCTTTGGTAACTACTACCTTTCGTCGCTGCAGCAAGGGCTGCAAGCTGGTCATGCTGCAGTTGATCTGCATGTGAAGTACAACATTCATGAGCAAGGTCATTTCGATATCGCGCCTTGTCAGAACATGTACAACGACTGGGCTGAAAATCACAAGACCATGGTCCTGCTGAACGGCGGAAACTCAGCTGATTTGGCTGAGCTGTATGCATTCCTGTACTGTGAAGAAAATCCGTACCCGTTCGTCAAGTTCCACGAAGATGAAGTTTCTCTGAATGGTGCGTTGACCTACGTCGGTATGATTCTTCCTCCGAAGATCTACGATACTGCTGCACGTATTCGTTCGTGTCGCGATCATTCACATGTTGCAGACAAATGCGAAATTCACATTCGCGACGTCAGGAGCGGTGTTGACGGTTGGGCTATGACCGATATCATCAAGGACATTACTCCTTGGGAATTCGCGTTGATGCAACGCCTGAACCAGTACGGGTTGGCCAAGTAATGTTGCTGACCTTCGTTCTGCCTTCAGCTTACGGTAAAGGCTTTCAGCCGATCGACATTAAGCATGTCACTATCGGCAAGGTCGTTCAAAAGACCGAAGGCGAAGGAGAAACTCTCAAGATCGTCAATACGTTTGGCCATATTACCGGCTTTACACGTATTGACGGTGAGGTCGCCGTTCTTGTGAAATGGGATAATCGTCCAGACAGCGTTTCTGAACGGACGAAGTTCTTAGTTCTTCTTTGACTTTTTGAAGAGCTTTTCCTGGAAGCCTAGGATAGTGTTGGTTACTTCATCATTGAGTTTATCAGCAATCTTCTGGGCTTCTTCATAGCTCATATTACCAAGGTCAACGGACTGAACTACCTCTCGTTGAGATAGACTGTTCTTTGGATATTTTTCGTAGTTGGCCATCATCTTATCCATGAACTGTTGATAGTTCAAAGATGGAATATTATGGCCGGCCATTAGTTCATCTGTCTTCATGAGAACCTCCTAAAGTATTATTTATTGAGACCAGCATGCTGAAGAATGAAATGAAAGTTGTAAAGGATGGCTCAAAGATTCGAGTCATCGTAAAATCGGTTGATACTTCTGCCCCTCCTGTTCGTATTGAAGGGCACATCTATAAGTTCAACTCGGAAATCGTTGCGGATAAAAGCCTTTCGGCCTACGAGTTTTCGCAAGCCATGGGATTCAATTTCAAAAAGGGAGATATCGAATGGAAAGAATGAAAAAATCTGAAGTCGCTGCGCTGATCTTCATTTTCGGTTGTCTGTTCTGGTTGGTGCTTCATTAATTTACTTTTTCGAATCTTGATGTTATAATTTCGAAAAAGGAGAAAACGATGGTTGATTGTCCTGTACCTTATCTTATCCATGGATCAGAAGATTCCTTGGATGTTGACGTTTACTTTTTGGTTGATGAACTTGGTACCTTCAACGAAGCCAAGAAAAAGTGTGATGAGTGGTCTCATGCGCTTGGCGTAAACGGCAATTTGATCGTGGTAAAAGACGGTAAGGTTACCGAGGTCTACAAAGGTACAGTGGATGAAGTAAACAACAGCATCCTTGCAACCTACCATCTTCATGATCAAAAGTTCCCAAACCCAATTATCGCCAAAGTCGAACGAGACATCTGCTTGAAATGGGTTCGTGTCATTCGTGGGATTCTTTCCCATTGTTCTCGCACTCAGTATCGAGCAATGGTGAAGGAAGCGCTTCGAGCCGAGAATGTTTACGATAAGCTCAAAGCTATTCTCGAAATCGACTTTACCAAGATTGACGATTTTGGTAAAGAAGAAGCAACTGAAGTCTACAAGTTTCTTTGCTTCCAGATTGCCCAATATCTTGGTCTTCTGCAAAATGTTGAAGTCTACACTAAGTCTCAAGCTGCGGACCTTCTCTCCAACTTTGACGTTCGCCAATTTCTCTATCGTAAGCCCGCCAGCCTCGAAACTCTGAACTACCTGGTGAAGCTGTTCGTAGTGTTCCCTCCAGTTAAGAGTGCTGGTGTTGAGTACACCATCTCAGAGGATGGTAAGACGGTAGTTACTCCGTTTGGAATTTTGAATACGAAGTCTGAAAAGTACGAATAAGCAGTTTACTTTCGCAGTACCGTAGTATAAAATAACAAAATCAATTTAAAAGAAAAATATGGAATCTGAAAAGACAGGGGTTTTTTCGATGGATCTTGTCCATCAAATTTTGGCTTTGAATTCTGTTGAAGAAGCAAAGAAGTTGGCAAAGGAATCGTTGAAGTCTTGTGGTGAAAAGGTTCGAAAGGTGAATGTAGCAAAAGCGCATTCAATGATCGAAAGGGCTAAAACGGTAGAAAATATTGCATTCGGAATGTCGAACTTTATTCTGGCGTTCCAAGATGAAAAGGTGATCAAATGAAAATTCGTGGTGGATTCGTTAGTAACAGCTCCAGCTCTTCCTTCATCGTAGCATTCCCGAAGGACATGGAGATTTCAAGTGATAACGTGCAGAGTTATCTCTTCGCAGGTCAGGAAAATATCACGGCCTACGACTGGATCGGTACGTTTACCACAAAAGAAATCGCCGATCAGGTAACCCGCGATATGCGCGCCCAGACGCCAAACAACGATGAGGCTATCTCTGGAGCTCTTGGTGGTCATCTCCCTGGTTCTCCAAATTTCGATAACTTCCGTAAGCGTGCTGCTGACGGCAAGGGTTACGACTACGATTGGGATGCTTACGAAAAAGCAAGATCTGCCCACCGTGCCAAGATGGCTGAAAAGATCAAGGCCGAATTTGCCGGAATGGATGTTTACACATTCGAATATTCTGACAATGACGGTAATTTTTACTGTACTATGGAACATGGTGGGATTTTTGATAATGTTCCCAACATGCGAATTAGTAATCACTAAAGGGTGAATCAAACCGAAATGGGTTACAAAGAAGATTTCCAAAAACAAAGCCGAGTAAACCGTCCTCGTAATCGGCCTCAAGTTCAATTTTGGGAAATGTCAAAGCGAGGCGGCGCTCACGATGAAAAAGGCGGCCAACATGCCAAGCGGGCTATTCAGCGTCAACAGTTTAATGACGAGGTTGAATCCGCTCTGAAAGAATGGGAAAATGAAGACGATTGCGAATAACAAGAAGGCCTCTCATGAGTACTTCCTTCAAGACTTTTACGAGTGTGGTCTCGTCCTTGAGGGATGGGAAGTAAAGGGGATTCTTGCAGGGAAGGTTTCTTTGAATGAAGCCTATGTTCGTGTCCTCAATGAGGAAGTTTTCCTGATTGGTTGCAACATTACCCCTATCGGCAACAACACCAAATTTACGTCTCTTGATCCAACGCGTACTCGTAAGCTGCTTCTTCATAAGCACCAAATCGACAAACTGATTGGTAAGACTCAAATCTCTGGTCTCACTTTGGTACCAGTGAAGATGTACTATAAGAACCGTCGTGTTAAGCTTGAGATTGCCCTAGCTAAGGGTAAGAAGCTTTACGACAAGCGTGAAGACAAAAAGAACCGCGAGGTCGATCGCGAAATAAGAAGAACCGTTAAACTCACCGGTCATTAATGGAAAAATCTGTCCCTTTCTTTTGCGGAAAAATTCCGCACCTATCAGTGCGTCTTCAGGAAACAGCTGACTTTACTTCCATGTTTATGGAGGAAGATAAGTACTACGCGGCGATCGTGTTTGAGGAAAAGCTTAAGCTGCGGATTCTCAAACTCACTGATCCGTTTTTAATGGAATGCCTAGTTGATTCTCATGTTTACACGGCGACAGATCCGTTATACAATTTAGTTGTCGATGAAAACCCAGAATTTTACATCATTTCAGCCGAAAAGCTGAGTACGATTGTTGATTTCTGCGAACAATTAGGATTTGAATACGATGATCAGTCAGGAAGCTCGTTGTAATGGAAAATTTATCTTTAGTCCAGTCCGTCCTGGTCTGAAAAAGTCACATCGATCATTTGACCGTGGCGTAATTCTAAAGGTTGACAACGGTATCGTTGAATACTATTCTTGGTGGCTGTGGCGAAAATACGGCATCAAAGTTTCTTTGCCCGCATGGGGTGCCCATGTAACAGTAGTAAATGACAAGGACAAAGTTAAAGACGTCAACAAGTTGAAGGATCTCGAGAAGCGTTTTGATGGAAAAATCATCCAGCTTTCTCACGAAGTCGAACTGAAGAAACAATGGCAATTTTGGGTTTTGATGGTAAAGCCAACAAAAGAAATGGTTGAAATTCGTCGAGAATTGGGGCTGCGGGAAAATTACCCTTTCCACATTACAATCGGACGAGATGATGTATAGGCTTTCTCTTGATGGGACCAACGTAATCTTCATTGATTTTGACGGTCCCCTTTTGCCTGCGCGAATGCATTTGGTAGAACCTAATAGACAAATCCTAGTTGATGAGGAATGCTCTTGGCAAGATAATCACGCGCTGAAGAAGCAAATCAAATTTGATCCAGTCGCGATATCCATGCTTAACCGTTGGCTCGAAAAGGCCGAAGCCAAGTTTGTGCTGTCCACTAATTGGACAAAGTATGCTACAATGGAAGAACTCCAAGAGATTCTCTCCGTCAACGGTCTAGAAGGAGCATACACTGCGATCCACGAAGACTGGAAAACAGTAAAGCACAAGCAATGGAGCCGAGCAGACGAGATCTCGTATTGGATGTCTAACCATCGAGGAGAGATTTCGGGCTATCTCATGTTGGATGATGACATCTCAATTATCAATCATCCACATCTGGATCAGAAACGAGCGATTCTTGTTGACTTCTATAATGGCATAGGTTGGCGTCAGTTTTTTGACGGATTTGAAGTTTTCGGAATAACAGACTATAAATAGGATTATGTACAATCCTCTTTTAGGCCGTTAACATGCTACAATTGATCAAAGACCTTCAAGTTCTTGCAGAAGAACGAGAAATTCAAACTTCTGCGATGATCGTAGAGAGCGCGGATAAATTTCTTGGTCAAATTTATGCGAAGCTTAACAATCGTCATCGCACTATCAAGCAACAAGACATCGACGTCTCCGAGCTAGCAAAGTCGCTAGCAGGTTTCCGTGTGCTTGGTAAGTCAGACCTACGCGGATCCTTTGCTGATATCGCGAAGCCTAAACAACTCCTACGTCTGTTGAACGACATCGCTGAAGCCGGTCAAGAAAAAGTTTACGGTGAAGATGAACATCGCATGGTTATTGCGGATGACAGACTTAAAGAGATTGGCGAGGCTGCTCCTTCATTCATCGAGCAGTATGAGCAACTTCTGAAGAATCTAGAAGAAGACAACGAAGATGATCAGTCGAGAGAGACTCTTCTTCGTGACATCAATAAGATGCGAAGCTTCTTTGAACAGATTCGTGGCAAGTTAAAAGCTCACCTATCACAACAATCACAACAATTAATTAACCCAGCAAAACCTGTGACTGCATAAAAAGATTTACTCTTTTTCTGAAGTTTGATATAATTGCATTTGTCAAACATCAAAGGTAAAAAGATGCTAGATCGATTTATCGAAAAGGTAAAGATCGATTGGTGGGAAGTGACCAACCTTGGTTGGATCGGATACTTCCGCTATTTGATCGATTGGGTGAAGTACCTGTTGGGTATTTCTTCCTATCGCCCGGATCTTTTCGCGTATTCTGAAATCGATATGGATCTTGACATTGGAGATGACAAAATGAACAAGTAGAGGAAATCATGGCAAAGAAAGTAAAAGCGGGATTTATCCCGTATATTTTTAATGAGACGATCGGAAAGTTTAAATACCTGATGATGGTCTCATCAGATGCTGCCTATGGCGGCTCGCTGCCAATGATTTCCAAGGGTGGTCAAGACCCTGGCGAAACTGATCAAGAAACTGCTTTGAGAGAAGCAGAAGAAGAACTTGGTTTGATTCGCTCAAACTTGAAAAACTGCTTTGATGTAGGCAGAAGTTCATACAAGAACTATAAGCTATCCGTTTTCGCAGGTGAGATTGAGGATGTTTCAAAGTTCGTCGCTCCTTGCTATGAGACAGCTTATACGGTCTGGATGACTGCTGAAGAATTCGTTAAATTCGGGCGCAAAGATCATCAAGCCTTTGTTACTAAGCTTGAGGAGACTTTGCAAAAACAAAAACTCTCATAGGACAATCTAAATGTAGATTCAAATTGAAAAAGGTAAAAACATGGCACAAATTCTATCTCTAGACATATATGGCACTCCACAAGAGTGGGTTACTTGGCAAGAAGCTGTTACTAAACAAGCGAAAGGTCAGGTTGCATGGTCACTGGGTGAAAACTATTTCACCTTCCACGGTGGGGTATCTCGTCTAACAGGTGAAGTGTCTGAAATTGTTACTCCTTCAATTATCGCAGTTCGTAGCGAAAATGGAAAGTCTAAATTCAATCATAAGACACCTACCTTGACCAACAAAGCTTTGTTCAGACGTGACCGTCAGATCTGTGCGTATTGTGGAAAGCACTTCCATGCAGACGACCTGACTCGCGATCACATCAAGCCTAAGGCCCAGGGTGGTAAGGACTTATGGATGAACGTTGTTGCGGCCTGCCAAAAGTGTAATCAACATAAAGACTGCAGAACTCCTGAGCAAGCTCACATGCAATTGCTCTACGTTCCTTACGTCCCAACTAAAGCAGAACATTTGATCTTGATGAACCGAAACATCCTGGCTGATCAAATGGACTTCTTGATGCAGTTTGTTCCTGAAAATTCAAGATTGCACCTGAATTAATCTGCATTCACTCAGTATACACCGCTACTGGATTGTGTTATAATACATCATTCGGTAGCGGTTTGCTTTCGAATAATAACAATACCTCGGGATAAGAAGAATGAAAATAGCAACAAGGCTGGGCTTAAGTAGCGTGTGCATTTTTGGGGCAATAGCTTTTTCAAATGAAATCAATAATGTTGATACAAGCTATCTCAACGCAATCGTTATAGCAATTATCTACCAGGCGTTTCTTGCCGTAGTTGGTGGTATAGCGTATGTAGTTGGAACCTCTTCAGGTTTTATTCAGCCAAAAGCCGAAATTACTCCCAAGCAACTCGAAGATGAACAAGGTTTCGATATCAAAGAAATTATCACAGAAGGCCAAAAGGTCGTTGGTAAATTCGGTGGTAAAGACATCCATGAGCAGGTAAAAGTCATCTTCAACAATGGTTTTGAGACGTTCTATCGTTTCGATAACACCATTAAGTACGACAATCCTGATAAACTTGACGTCTCTGGACTTACACCTGGCTCACTGATTCTGGAACCTGGTATAGTTTACGTTCCGATCAAATAAATAATTTCACCCACAGCAGTTTACAACTTATCAGAATTTGATTACAATTCAAATTCTGTTAGCTAATTTTGATTAAGCAACAATCAACTTAATCCGTACACACTTTCACAAGGAGAAACAACATGGCTAAGAATGCAACCGCTCGTTATTCCGACATCCTCGATGGCGAACTCAACCCAAAGGCTACTGCTCAGAGCAAGGCGATCCCTGGTCGCGAAGCTGACATGGCTAAGAACAACGCAGGAGGCTTCTCCTTCGTGATGGATAAGTGGGGTCAGTTCGACCGCTTCATCATCATGGGCTCTGAAGGCGGCCACTACTACGCTTCTGAAAAGAACGTAACTCTGGATAACGCAAAGAACGTTATCGCCTGCATCAAGGAAAACGGTAAGCGTGCAATTGACCGTGTTGTTGAAATCTCCGACCAAGGTCGCGCTTTCAAGAACGATCCTGCCATCTTCGTGTTGGCTCTGGCTGCTGCTTCTGATAACAAGGAAGTTGCGGAACATGCTTTCGCCAACCTTGGCAAGGTCTGCCGTATCGGTACCCACTTGTTCTCCTTCATGGAGGCTTACAACAAGTTCGGTAAGTGGCGTGGCTACGCAAAGCGTGGTGTTGCCAAGTGGTACGCACGCCAAGAAGACAAGCTCGCTATGCAGTTGCTGAAGTACCAGCAACGTAACGGCTGGTCTCATCGTGACGTTCTTCGTTTGGCTCACGTCAAGCCGACCACTGAATCCCACAACGCGATGTTCCATTGGATGACCAATGATCGCAAGCATCTCGACAACGCTAAGTTGCCGCAACTCTTCGGTGTTTTCGAAGAACTCCACAAGAACCCGACCGTTGCCAACGCTGTCAAGGCAGTTCGCGACTACGGTTTGACTTGGGAAATGTTGCCTACTCAGGTGCTCGCCGATTCCAAGGTTTGGGAAGCTCTGCTCCCTTCCATGGGTATCTCTGCGCTGATCCGCAACTTGGGTCGTATGTCTGCAAATGGCGTGATCCGTGGTCTGTCTGACGGCGAAAAGCTGGCTGTTGCCCGCTTGAGCGATGCTGAAGCTCTGAAGAATGGTCGTGTTCACCCGATCACTCTGTTGTCCGCAATGAAGACCTACCAACAAGGTCGCGGTGACAAGGGCTCCATGACTTGGAATGTCTCTCAGCGTGTGGTTGACGCTCTGAACGATGCCTTCTACGCTTCCTTCAAGAACATCGAACCGTCCGGCGAGAACTACCTGCTTGGCATCGACTGCTCTGGCTCCATGTTTGGTGCTCGTTGTATGGGTATCAACAACCTTACTGCTGCTGAAGCTGCTGCTGTTATGGCGCTTGCAACTGCAAAGGTTGAATCCAACTACTGGATCGGTGGTTTCGACACTACCATGTCTGAACTGAAGATCTCTCCGAACATGCGTCTTGACACCGTCTTGAGCACCATGCGCAACTTCAACTGGGGCGGCACTGACTGCGCCCAACCGATGTTGTATGCGATGAAGCACAAGATGAACGTGGACAAGTTCTGCGTTTACACTGACAACGAAACTTGGGCTGGTCGTATCCATCCGACTCAGGCTCTGAAGCAATATCGTGATCAGTACGGTAAGGGTAAGTTGATCGTTTGCGGCACTTCCGTTACCAACTTCTCCATCGCCGATCCGAAGGATGCTGGTATGTTGGACGTTGTTGGTTTCGACTCTGCAACTCCGCAGCTGATCAGTCAGTTCTAAGAACTGAATGGCGCAAGGTTTTCGGACTTTGCGCCATTTTTGTATCTATCATTATGAAAAGATTCCTAAATCTAATTGTTGCAACTGATATGAATGGTTGCATTGGAAAATCTGGACCTGAACCTTTGGTCTGGAAACAAAAGACCGACATGATTCGTTTCAGAGGTTTGACGACTGGAAATGTAGTCATTATGGGCCGAAATACTTTTGAATCACTCGGAAAACCTCTCCCTAATCGGGTCAATATCGTCATTACAAGCAAATCAAAATATGAAATGCTGAAACGTGGTGATGTTGTCGTTGCGAATTCATTAGAAGATGCTTGCGCAATGGCATACACAATTTTCCCCGAGAAAAAACCATTTTTAATCGGTGGCGGAATGGTGTATAATGAAGCAATCCAAAAGGACATGGTTGGAAAGTATCACATCACTGTTGTAAAAACTAAAATCAATGGTGACGCAATCGTGAATTTTCCAGACTTTTCTGACTTGGGTATTTGGGAACATGAGCTTCTAGAATCGATAGACGCTGATGAGAGTAATCAATTTAAGTCCGTTTTCATGGACATAAGGAGAAAATAAGATGTTTGGTATTTGCAAGTCGAAGAAGCCCAATCTGAATGCTGTCAATTCTATTGTTGCCGTTGGTATGGACGTTGAAGGTTGTATCACCTTCAAAGGAACCATGAAAATTTCAGGTGCTGTCAAGGGTGATGTGTTCCGAGCCTCAGGTGCCCATGATGGCGCTTGCACTGTAATCGTTGAAGGAACGGTGAATGGTGGAACTATTGAGGCAGATCATGTGGTTGTAACCGGTAGCGTTTCGGTGAACAAGATTGTTGCTCACGAGTCCCTTATCATTATTTCAGGTGGACAAGTCAAGGCAGAAGAAATCTTCTATGGCACCATTACTTCAGACGATTCCGTAGTCATTAATGGAAAGCTGTCCAAAATCACTGACACGGATACTACCGAGTAATGAAACGAATTCTTAGTAGCACGTTCGTCTTCGGCGCGACGCTATTCATTTTCTTCGAAGAATGGCTTTGGTTCCGTTTGTTGAAGTTCATGAAGGCGGTTGCAGCTTTACCGATCTTCAGAACTATCGAAGCAGTTCTTCGCAATCAAAACAAATGGGTATCTCTTGCGGCATTTGTGATCCCTGAATTATCGTTCATCCCGGTTAAACTTGCTGTGGTGTGGCTGATAGGCAACAATCATGCATTTTTTGGTGTGATCCTGTTCATCGCTGCTAAAATCACAGGCACCGCTCTATTTGCTTGGATGTGGGAAGTAACATCTCCACAAATTACCAAGTTTGTTTGGGTTTGTTGGATTCGCGATACGATCCTGAAAATCCGAACATGGGCGCATAATTGGATTCAAGCTCAGCCTGCATATCAACGGGCAAAAGAGATGATTGAGACCCTTAAGCGGCGAAAAGAACATTGGGCGAAACGAAAATTTCGAGCGGCCATTGAGGTCGTGAAGACCAAAGAAAAAGGGAGCCAAATGGCTCCCTTTTTCTTTCACTACATTCTTTAAGCCCAGGCTTGAGATTGGGCCATAGTTGGTGATGCAATACCAGTTAGAACTGCGGTAGCTTTAGTGTATGAGAAAGCTACTGCGGTACCGGCCGCACAAACGTCTGAGAAGGCGTTAGTGTGAGCATCAAGCACGTTGATAGTGAAGATGATCTGAGAACCCTTTGCGCCATTTGCCCCAGTAATTGCTGCGGCTCTTGCTGAAACAGTAATGGTGTTGGTTGAGTACGCACCAGTTCCAATTACACCAGAAACGATGGATTGGTTAGTGGTTGTCAATTGGTAGTAACCAATTGCTGCTGGAGTTCCAGATGTACCAGATCTAGTAGTTGCATTTGCCTTGAAAGCGATTGTTCCAACTGCTGCCAATGCCGCATTCCAGTTATTATCCTGAGTAGAGCCAGTTGGATGCGAAACTATGAAACGAATTTCGCCACCTGAGTTGAAGAAGTAGCGAGCTGCATCTTCAGAAGCAAATGTTGCAGTTGCGATTGCTGTAATACCAGCAGAGCCAGCACCCCAAGTTCCAACTCTAGAGATGGTCAATGCATTTGAGGTCAAAGTCATTGAAGCACCAGAGTTGGTGTTGAAACGGTTAGAGTCAACGTTTGCAATCATAGTTGCAAAGTCGTAAGCAGTAGTTGCAGATGCTTCTGCCTTTACAGATGCTCCGGCTACAAATTCAGTAGTTGGAGGCAAAAGGGTAGTTGCAGTGCCTTGATGTGAAGCTAGAGTAGCAATTGCGTTTCTTAGGTTTAGCCAATCAGCTGCAGCAATGCTGTTACCTGCTGCTTTTGCTGGAAGTGAAGGTGTTGCTTGACCATAACCACGATCGCCGTAACCTACACCTAGAAGAGCTGAAACTTTAGAAGTCGCAGCTGCTGCGGATGCAAATGCTACGCCAAGATCTTGACCACCGGTGAAAGTGTTGTAATCGCTAGCTGCGATGCTTTGTCCTTGAGCGTATGACATATTTTAATTCTCCGTTATTAGGTTTAGAAAATCAAAATTAAGCGTACACTGCTGGGAAGATTTGTCTCCATGCACCGCCTGCGTAAACGCTAACAACCGAACCAACGACCTTAACGTCACCATCCTTTGGAGTTGATGGATTGACCTTGGTGATACGTTCCCAAGCAGTAAAGGTGGTACCGTTGATAGTAGAACGGTGATAAACTTGGTTGTTGTCGACCATGCCGAGCTGGTGACTTGCTCCGCCGGAAGAATCTGCCCACTGAGCAATGTTTAGAACTGCGTGATAGGTGCCGCCATCCACTAGGCTATCAGTCGTGTTAGACTTCAAATGTAGAGAAAGGCCTGGATAAGTCCATGGGCTTGAGTTAGATGAACGGGTATCATTAGTGCTAATGATATTGTGAGCATGGGTAGATGTAGCTGCATCGGTAATACCATAACCAGCTAGAGTGGTTGGCTTACCGGAAGTGATCTTAGACCAGTCAAGAGCTGGAATATCAGAAGCTACTAGTGAAGAACCAGAGGTTGCTCTACCTTTTGAGTCAACGGTGATCTTAGTGTAGGTGCCTGCAGTAACACCGGTTGCTGCCAAAGTTACGGCAATTGAATCATTACCTGAACCAGTAGCGTCGCCAGTTAGGGTAGTTGCACCTACTTCAACAACAGATTCAGTGCCAAGAACGTTCTTCTTTAGATAAACCTTACCATCGTAAGTGTTTAGAGCTAGTTCGCCGAGGGAAAGCTGAGCAGTAGTTGGTGCCTTACCAGAAACTGATGAACGTTTGATAAGAATTGTCTGAGACATGGTTTTCTCCTATATAGAAGTTTTGTTAAGAATTCATGAATCTATTTATAGCAACAAAAAGAAAATGGCGCATGATGCGCCATTTTCCATTATTCAACTCATTGTATTAGAATGAGCCACCATCGATTGTGATGTTTGCTACTGCTGCTTGTGCTCTTGCTGCAGTGAAGTAAAGGTTGGTAGTACCTTCAACAACTGCATCGGTAGAACCTGGTGCTGCAGAGATTTCAACATAGATCGTACCAGTGAATCGATAGACCTTGTTGGTGTCGGTCGTGACGTAGATTTTTCCTGCTTCACCAATACCTGGTAGGTTAGCAAAGGATGCGTACTCTACAACGTCGTCAACGTAAGAAGGCAATTGAGAAGCTGGAACCTTGCCGCCACCATCTAGGCTTGCAACACCGTTTGCTGCGCCGACTGCTGTAGTGTTGATCTTTGCAGTTAGAGCGGTATCAACTTCAGTCTTGGTGTATGCATCGGTGATGCCATAACCAGCGATAGTAGTTGGCTTGCCAGTAGTGATCTTGCTCCAGTCAAGTGCTGGGATATCAGCAGCAACTAGAGAAGCGCCACCAGTGACTAGACCCTTAGCGTTAACAGTGACCTTTGGATAAGTTCCTGCGGTAACGCCAGAAGCTGCTAGAGTACCAGCCGCGGTTACGTTTGCAGAACCGTCGAAGGAAACGGACCAAGTAACGTCACCAGACATTGCGATGGTGCGTGCAGTGGTTAGCTTACCAGCGGAAGTTGCAGTTGAAACGTTACCAGATTGAACACCAGCGATTGCAGTGCTGATTGCGGAATCAGTTGCGGTCTTAGTGTATGCATCGGTGATGCCATAACCGGATAGGGTAGTTGGAGTACCAGTTACACCAGTCCATGCTACGTTGGTTGCGGTTGCTGCATTACCAGTGATAGATGCTGGTAGCTTGCCAGTAGAGTCAAGACGTAGAACCTTGCTTGCAGTTGCGGTAGAAACAACTTCAGAAGAATCCAACTTACCAGAAACTGTAGTGGTTAGAGCGGAAACTGCAGATTCGTCGTTTGCGAGTTGAGTTGCGATTTCTGCAAGAGTGTCAAGAGCTGCTGGAGCTGCACCAACGACTGCTTGGATACGGGAATCAGTTTCAGTCTTAGTGTATGCATCAGTGATACCATAGCCTGCGACGGTCGATGGCTTGCCGGTAGTGATCTTGCTCCAATCTAGAGATGGAACGTCAGCGGCAACTAGGGAAGCACCGGTAGTTACGTGGCCGTTAGCGTCAACAGTAACCTTGGTGTAGGTGCCTGCAGTAACGCCAGAAGTTGGGTGGGTGTAGTTGTTTGCAGAAGCTGCGATACCATCTAGCTTGCTCTTGTCAGCTGCGGACATGAAACCTGCAACAGAACCAGTAGCATTAGCGTGAGCAGAGCCAGAAGAGCCAACGTGAGATAGTGGAGCAAAACCAGCGATGACGTAGTTTTGTGAAGCGATGGTTTCTAGGTTACCAACTTGACCAACCTTGAACATGTCATCAGTTTCGTCGAAAACGATTTGGTAATCTGCTAGATCGCCACGGTCAACTTGAATACCTGCCTTACCAGAAGTAACACCAGAACCGGTTTCGCCGTAGTTGACTAGAAGGATGTTGTCCTTGGTTGTAACAGTGGTTGAGTTTACGACAGTGTTGGTGCCGTTAACAGTTAGGTTACCAGTGATGGTTAGGTTGCCACCAACAGTTTGGTTACCAGAGATAGTTGCGTCGCCAGTGAACTGAGAAGTTGGAGCGGTAAATTGGATGGTAGAACCAGAACCGAAGCGAACGTCAGAACCTGCACCGGTTGCCTGAATGACAACGTCAGCATTCAAACCAGAGGTAGAGATCTGGACTTGGTTAGTAGAAGTAACCAATGTTGAGCCAGTACCGGAGGTCTGCATGTTGATAGACTGATTTGGGTCAGCCTTAATGTTGATGGTGTCACCAGAAGTACCCATAACTGGGGTATCGCCGATGTATAGGGTGTTGGTGCTTAGTTTTGCTTCATTAACGAAGATGGTTGACCAACGCATACCGGTAGAACCGATATTGTAAACGCCGTTTGCAGATGGTAGTAGATCGCCAGACAAAGTCATAGACTTAGCGACGAAATCCTGAGAGGAAGAACCGGTTAGGGTTGCGCCATCAGTAATACCGAGTTGTGCTAGGGTGGTTGCAGCAACAGCTGAGGTTACACGACCTTTAGCATCAACAGTAACCTTATTATAGGTTCCTGCTGTGACGCCAGTGTTTGCTAGAGTGACGATTGAAGAACCTGCTGAAGAGCTAACGTCACCAGATAGAGCTGGCAAATGAGAAGCTGGTAGGATACCAACAACTTCGCCACCTGCTAGGCTGATTGCGCCTTCAACGGAGATTGAACCGTCGTTTGCAGTCTTAACAAAACCTGCGCCATTGCCTGCGAGAACAAAAGCGTTTGGAACTGCGGAGTTTGCAGTCTTGATGATATAAGCAACTTGTTCTAGAGCCTTAACTTCAGAGTCAGAAGCTAGATCTTGCCAGGTGGAGCCATTGTAAAGGTAAAGACCTTGTTGGTCTGCACCAGTGCCATCAACGTAGTAAAGTTCGCCGACGTTTTGGCCACTATTTGGCAGAGTACCACCGTATTGGACGGTCAAGTTGGAAACAACTGAACCATCCGCTAGATTTATGCCGTCAAAATACATAGTTATCCTTTCGAAAGAATTTGATTGTGTGCTTGGAATTCACTATATAGCGAGAGTTTTTCTTATGTAAGAAATCTGATAATATTTATAGGGATGATAAATAAACAAATAAAAAGCGAGTTCATAAATGAAGCTATCATTCAAACGATTTCTGATCAAAGAAGGCGGTAAGGCTACCGCTGAATGGGATACCGTTCGTGCCTATCCAAAGGACGTGAAAATGGCTGTGTCACTAGTTGCTAAAGCAGTTGGTGTCAAAGAATCCGAAATAGCTAAGAATCTTCTCGGGACTTCACGACTTACTTATCACAATAAGAAGTCTTCTTCCGGAGATATCGATATCGCTATCAATCAGAAATTTTTCCCGGACTACCATAAAGCCATGCAGCAGCTAACAGAGGGCCGCGCGCTATATAATACGGGCACGAAAGTCGGATCTTATGCTGTAGATGTTGGCGGCAAAAGGGTCCAGGTGGATTTGATGTATGTCAGCTCGGAGGATCTAGCGAAGTTTACTTACTACTCGACTGAAGGCGAAGACTCAAAGTACCCTGGAGCGGTAAGAAACATCATGCTCATGACACTAGCTACCTTTATCCTAGAGGATGGTAAGGACTTCGTCTTCAAGAACTCTGATGATGAGATTATTGCTCGCGCTTCCAGAAGCCTGAAACTTGATGTAGGCCTTGAGCGTCTCTTCAAGGTAGCTAAGATGCGAAAGGATGGCGAAGGAAGAGTCAAGGGGCTCGAGAAGGTTTCTCCTGACGAGCTTGAGCATGAGCTAAAGGACATAAATGCTGACCTAATTGGTAAGTTTGAAAAATCTCCAAATATTATCAACAAACCTGATGAGATTGCTCACTTCTTCTTTGGACCAAAGGTATCCGCAGAAGACATTATGACTGCGGAAGATGTTGCCAAACAGATCCATAAAAAGTACAGTGGAGAAAAGCTCTCAGAGGTACGGGCTGCAATAGAAGAACAATTGAAAAAATCAAACTTTGAAGTGCCAAAGGAGTTGTGAAAACAGTTTACAAATTTTGCCAAGTGTGATACAATTCATGAGTCGTCCGTGTTTCACTCAAAACAACTAAAAAGGCTCAGAAATGGCAAAATCGCAGGTAGCAGTATCCACGCTAAACGCTTCATTTCAAGAATGTGTCAAAGAACTTCTTGAGTATGGAGTGGAAACACAGCCAAGAGGGGAGAAGGTCAAGGAAATCATCAACTATTCAATCGTGGTTGAAAATCCGAGAAACCGTGTAATCACCTTCGCTGATCGCAAGACCAGTATGAAGTACCTCCTAGGCGAATTTATTTGGTATCTTTCTGGTTCGCCCAATGTTCAAGACATCAACATGTACTCCAAGTTTTGGGAAGCTATTGCCAAAGAAGATGGCACGGTAAATTCCAACTATGGTACTCGAATTTTTGGTCATTCCAAACTTTACCCGTTCAATCAATGGAACAAAGTCAAGGAGTTGCTCCAGAAAGACAAGGATTCTCGCCAGGCAATCATTCGCATCAACCATGCTGATGACTACACCTACCAAAATCACGATGTCCCGTGCACCCTGACTCTCCAATTTTTCATTCGCAAAAATCAGCTCCATTTGATTGTCAACATGCGTTCCAATGATATTTGGCGCGGATATTGCAACGATCAATTCCAATTCACTATGCTTCAAGAACTCCTAATGCTTGAGCTTCGTGAATTCTATCCTGAACTCGAGCTCGGCAAGTACTACCATAACGCAGCTTCTATGCACATTTATGAATTGCATTTCGAAGCAGCAAAGAAGGTTATTGCGGATCCTTGCGTTCAAGAGTTCTACATGCCGCCAATGGAAATTGATAAGGATTCTGTCGAAAACCTTATCCAATTTGAAAAATCTTGGCGCATTATGCAGGATATGGATCCTGCAAAGATCGAAGAAAATGAATTCTTCCAAAAATTAAATAACTATTGGAAGACCAATATTCTGATTTTCTTTGGCAACAAGAAGTAACAAATCCCAAACGTTAAACGAAGGACTAAGATGGCACATCAACAATGCTCTGTGTGTGAGAAGACCAAAGAACAGGTCAAAAAACTCCTAAAAGCTGGAGACTTCTTCATTTGTAACGAGTGCGTCGAATTGACTCATTCTCTACTTCACGAAGAAGAACGTGAAGAGAATAAAAAGAATGTGAAAACCGATCGCAAATTCTCCCCAAGCGAACTTGTTGCCCATCTTGACCAGTTCATCGTTGGGCAGGCGGATGCCAAAAAAGTTCTTGCTCTTGCGGTCTACAACCACTACAAGCGAATCAACAAGAAGAATGTTTTGAAGTCTCCAGTAGAAATCCAAAAGGCGAACATCCTTTTGGCAGGTCCTACCGGCACAGGTAAAACCCTCCTTGCCCAAACTATTGCCAAGTTTTTGGATGTTCCGTTCACGATTGCTGACGCAACTTCATTGACTGAAGCTGGTTATGTGGGTGATGACGTCGAAACTATCCTTCAACGTTTGCTACTTGCTGCAGATGGCGATCATGAAAAAGCAAAGCATGGTATCATCTTCATCGACGAAATCGATAAGATCGCTAAGAAGGGTTCAGGCCCATCGATTACTCGTGACGTATCTGGTGAAGGCGTTCAGCAAGCTCTACTGAAAATCGTTGAAGGCACCAATGCTCGAGTTCAAATGACTGGAGGTCGTAAAACTCCAGGCGCATCCGCAGAATTCCTCGACACAACCAACATCCTGTTTATTGCAGCAGGTGCCTTTGTAGGCCTTGACGATATCGTGGAAAAGGATTCTGCTCCTTCCATGGGTTTCACTAGCAATGTTGAAAAGAAGAAACCTGTTAAGGCGAAAAAGAAGGACATCTCTCCTGACGATCTTCAAGAATTTGGCCTTATCCCTGAATTCATTGGCCGTTTCCCAGTCATCTGTCACCTTGATGAACTTGACGAGCATGCCCTCAGCCAAGTTTTGACTGAACCGAAAAATTCCATCCTGAAACAATACCAAGCTCTTCTCGAACTTGATGGTGTCGAACTCGAATTCGACGAGAAGGCGATCGCTGCAGTCGCAAAGCTTGCATACGAAAATAAGACTGGCGCACGAGGCCTACGAGCAATTATTGAACGCTGTTTGCGTGATACGATGTTTAGCATTCCCGACGAGGAAGATGTTGAAAAGGTAATTGTTTCCGAAAAGGTCGTGACTAAGGGTGCAAAACCTAAGCTAGTCCGTAACCAAAAGGAAGCAGTGAATGAAGTATGAGAAACAAATCTTGGAGTCATTTGAAAAACTTCAAATGACTCCTAGAGAAAATCAAGTAACCTACATCAACGACGTAATCGTAGCATTTGTCGATAAGCAGAAACCTTACGTCGTGTTGAATGCACCGACAGGTACCGGTAAATCGATCATTGGCGCAGTGATTGCTGATGTGATCAATGCGTTGAAGGGAACTAAACTTGCTTCCCTAATTCTGATGCATAACAATGCTTTGACAAAGCAATACTACCAGACTTTCTCAAAGTTTGGCAATCATTGCTTCCTTCAATTGAAGGGCGCCAACAATTACACTTGCGCTGCACTGTCGACTGATGAGCAAGATGGCAAAGTCTCTGCTGAGAATTGCGCAATCCAAAAATTCCGAAAGGAAGGACTGACTGAAATCACGTCGAAGTACTGCAACAAGTGTGAGTATCAAATTCTGAAGAGAATGAAGAATGACTCAAAGAATGTGATTACCAACTTCAGCTACTACTTTGTTGATCGTCAATTTGCTGACGTATTCGAATCGCGTGACATCGTAATTTGGGATGAAGCTCACACTATCAATGACGCCTTCTGCGAACACAATGCGATTTACTTCTCGAAAGAGCGGTTGAAGAAGTTCTACGAAGAGCTTGCTGAAAATCTAAAGCTCGGTGACCTTGACATGTTCAAGAAGCTCAAAGCTGTCCAGCAAGATCTCGAAGCAGGTAAGATCAATGAGTCCAACTACAAGGAATACCTTAAGACTCTAAATTTTATCTACCACACTGCCTTCGACGAAGCTCAACGACTTTGTGACGAATCCGGCTATGACATCAATCGCTACACCAAGTATTCCAAGCTCGCTAAGAAGTATTTCGGTCTTGGGTGCAAAGTTGATGACCTACTCGTCTACAACTATGAGCATATTTTCGAATTCAACAAGGATACCCTTGAGGCCACAGTAAAGCCAATCTTTATTGGTACCATGTTTGAGCAGACTTTGGTCCATTCGGATTACAACCTGTTCATGTCTGCCACGATTTCAAAGGACTACATCACTGAAACTTTGAAGCTTGACCCAAGTAAGGTAGAGTTCATCAAGGTAGCTCCGTCGTTCCCGAAAGAGCATAAGCACATTATGTTCTTCAACACGCAAAGTCTTAACCATAAGTCGATGCAAGAAGAAAAGACAATCAATAACTTGTGTGAAAGTGTTAAACTGATTGTTAATACTCATGTGAGCGAATTCTCCGAGAACGGGATCATTCTAACACCGTCATTCGTTGTTACTGAAAGAATGGCAAAGACTGTTCGCTCCATTGGTCTGAAAAATCTTGAGGTGTTTGAACATACTCGTGGTATGAAGGCTGATGAGTTGATCGAGCGGTTCAAGAAGTCCAAGGGTCCGAAGATCATGTTGTCTCCTTCTATTTATGAGGGTGTTGACCTTCCAGGTGATCACAGTCGTTATCAAATCATTGTGAAGGCTCCTTATCCTTCATTGGCTGAAAAGAGAATGAAGTACATTCTCGATAAGCACCCAAACATTTACAATCTTCTCACTATCCAGAAGATCGTTCAAGGCGGTGGTCGTTCAGTTCGTAGTGCTGACGATTATGCAGTTACGTACATCCTAGACGCCAATGCTCAACGCCTCTTCAATAATCCGCTCAATGTTTGGCGAGACGAATTTGAAGTTTCAAGTAACAGAGAATGATGTTATAATTCTCTTTTCAGGAAAGCACTTATGAATTTTATCATTGAAGGCGTTGACCGCCTTGGAAAAGGTACCTTAATCGGCCTCATTCAGGAAAAGTTTGGGTATCATACAGTAATTCACTACGAAAAGCCAAAGGCTCTCGAGTACTACAATGATCCGACCTTTGGTGGAATTATGCATACCTTGCCGCCCCTTGGTAAGTATCAGTACATTTCGTTTTCCCGAGGCTTTGATATGCTCCGTTGTTGTGACGGCTTGATCTTCGATCGGTTCCACCTTGGCGAAGTGCTCTATGCACCTCGATATCGTGGCTATAGCGGCGATTATGTGTTTGAGCTGGAAAACCAATTCACTAGTAGTATGGATTCTTGGGCTAAAGGTTATTCAAGAAATGTCAAGCTGATCTTGCTTACAACCTCAGATTTTTCGTTCATTCAAGATGATGGTCTAAGTTTCGATTTCTCTGCAAAAGAGTCAGAGCAAGAAGACTTCATCGCAGCTTTCGAACGGTCTACCATGCCTAACAAAGTCATGATTGACGTGTGCAATGGTAATGGTGGTTTCAAGACTCCAGATCAGATTTTTCAGGAAGCTATGGCATGAAAGTTTCCGTTGAGCTCTTAAAAGATTTTGAGCTCCAACTAGCTTTCCATTACGCTACTGGATATTCTGGGTTCGACTATTTTCCAGAATATTGTTGCTGGCGAGCGGAACTAAAGTTGAGTAAGGTTGGACTTACTGCTGTCTCTATAGTAAATGACTCAAATGGTAGCTTCCGTAATAGAGCATACAATAAGGACTTTAGTGATACCACCATTCTAAGGGAGCTTCGTTCTGAGAATATCGGCTTGAAGTGGGATCAGGATTCCAACTACGTCCTTTACTTCCAGGCATTCCCTGAAATTGAAGTCACTCACCCAAATCTGGCGATTGCCTTCATGAAGGTGATGATCAAGAAAGAGCTTGGAGATGTTCTTAGCGATGAAGATGTTGAAGCAATGAACCTATTCAAAACAAAACAAAGAAAAGGAAGTCCATTGTGAGTAACTTCGTAGTAGTCATTAGTGGTAAAACTTGTTCAGGCAAAACATATGCATTGAACAAGATGCTTCAAAACGAAAATTACACAAAGCTTGTTACCACCACAACTAGAGCTCCACGAGATGGAGAATCTGAAGGTCAAGACTATCATTTTATCCAGTCAAGCTTAGCTGAGCACTATATCAACAACGACATTTTCCTTGAATACAACGTTCATGGTGGGCAAGTTTATGGTCTAACTAGGTTTGAGCTAGATGGAAAATTGAAGGAAGGTAAAATTCCCTGCGTAATCCTTACGCCGAATGGTCTTCAGCCATACAAGGAAATGCTAGCAAAGAGGGGTATCTCAGTCCTTTCGTTTTATCTAGACTGCCCAGACGAAGTGATCTTTACCCGTCTTGCAGAGCGAACCAAAAAAGATTTGGCTTGGGGTTCTTTGAATGAAATTGACGTCTTGAAAAATAGCCTTCTTCGGGTCAAGGATATGGTTTTGAAGGAAGGGAATTGGGACAGTTACAAAGATCAGTATGACTATGTGATTGATTCTAAAGAAGAATCTGCTTCTCATTTCATCAATAACAAAGTAATGGTTTACATGATCAGAAAATGAAGATATAATAGCACCAACTTTTAAGATGCTATGAGAGATGTACGTGCCTAAAGCGCTATTCGACCAAAACAGTTTGCCACCTAAGAAAGAAGAGCCGAAAACTCAACCTGCTACGAAAGAATTCGTTGGTAAGTTTACGGTTTCTGATTCGAAGAGCGGCAAAGCTTTGTTTGAATCCAATCTTCAGCCAGCAAAGAAAACCCCGGGCGTGTTTACTCCGCCGGTAGTTACAGAAAAGCCGGCTGAAAAGAAGAAGGTCGAAACTCCTGCACCTCTTTTTAAACCGAAACATACTTCGGAAGCTGAGATTACCATGGAAGATCGTGCTCGTTATCCTAATTTCTCTGCTTTTGAGATTGCGAAGATTAAAGATCTTTCTGAGGAAATTGACCTCACTGATCGGGTTGCGGTTCTCGATTACGGTAAAGAGCTAAACAAGAAGCTTGCTCAAGCCGTCGACGATATCCTGAATTTTGCCAAGGAAAACACATTTGACGCGAGAGTTTCTGTTGATGTTTCGAAGCTGAAGCTCCTCATCAACTTCAATCCTGCTCAAGATCCTGACGAAGGATTCTTTGCTGTCTTCAAAAAGAAGAAGACGCTGTCTGAGCGGATTGGAGAGACGATTGATGAAGTCGAAAAGGTTTCGAAATCAATCGACGCTAACGTGAAGTTCTTCCTTGACTTGATCCCAAAGTTGGATAATTTGCTGGATCGTAGCAAACGTTACCATTCAGAACTAATCCTTGCGATTGCTGCTGGACGTGACAGAATTTCGGTGTTCAAGCGTCGCAAGCTGCCCAAGCTGGAAGAACAGCTGAACGGCACCAACATGATGGTTTCACAGAATGCTCGAGATGAAATTGACATCTTCAATAGCTTCATTAAGCGAATCGACACCCTTGAAATGACGGTTGGTCAGAACGAATTGACTCTCGCTCAAATTCGAATGACTCAAACGACGAATGTGAAGATGGTTGAGAATTTGAACAACATGGTGACCAGCCTTATTCCATTGTGGAAGCAAAGCTTGATTTCAGCAATCGCTGGTAACAACTTTGATGGCGTTCAGAAAAATAAAGATTTACTTTCTCAGAGTATTTGTGATATAATGACGGACAAAGCAGTAGTCTCTGCTTAACTTTTAAGGATGCTTATTCATGACGAAACCTCTCTTTTCTCCGAAGCCGATCCAAGCTGAAATTTCTTCAGTGAAGCCTGCTCAAGTAGCCGAAATGGCTTCCGCTGTTCAGCAAAATATCCAAGTTCAACAGTCTGTTGGCCAAATTACTCCGGCTCAATCTATCGGTCGAGGCCAACGTTCTACTTCAACGGCTTTGGCAAATTTCGATATCAAGAATCCTACTGCAGTTTCTAACTACGGTGCTTCTGCCCAAGATAACGTCGCCAAGTTTGCTGATGAGGTTCTCGAGTATGTGAAGACTTCGGCGACTGGTCAAGTCGGTGATAAGCTGGTTTCGATCGTTTCGATTGCCAAGGAACTGAATGTTTCGGAACTCAACGGCACTGCTTCCAAGATTCCGCTAATCGGCGGTTTGATTGATTCGTTCAACAAACGTCGTGACAAGTTCGTTGCGAAATTCAACTCTTTGAAGGATCAGATCGACAAGGTTGTTGTCGAGCTTGATTCGACCAATGAGGCTCTGTCGAAGAGAATTCGTCTGCTTGATCAGTTGTACGATCACAACATGGCAGAATATCAGGAGCTTGATAAACTGATCAAGGACGGTAAAGTGTTTCTTGAAGATCAGCAGGCCCAATTTGAATCTCAACGTAATGAGGCAGTGATCACTGGCAAAATCAGCGATCCTCTCGTCGCGCAAAGTTATGCTGACTGGCAGTCGTCAATCGCTCGCTTCTCTAAGCGGATTTCCGATCTTGAAGCAGTTCAAATGATGGCGGTTCAATCTATGCCTGAAATTCGGATGATCCAGTCCAACAACCAGATGTTGATTGAGAAGTTCATTAACGCCAAGGGCCTCACAATTCCTGCCTGGAAGAAGCAATTCGTTTTGGCTGTTTCTCTCGACGAAAGCAAAAAGGCCGCCAATCTGGCAGATTTTATGGACAATGCAACCAACGATTTCTACAAGGCAAATGCTGATCAACTTGGTCAAACCTCCGTACAAGTGGCGAAGGCAAATCAGCGCAGCATTATCGATATCGAATCTTTGCAGCACATGCAGAATACCCTAATTTCGACCTTCGAAGAAATGAAGAAGATCGAATCTGAAGGTGAAGCACACCGCAAGCAAATGTCTGCCCAGATCGGCACGATGAAGAAAGAACTCTATCAGAAGCTGGTTGTTCAGTCGAAGTAATGACCAGGGTTTTCATATACGACTTGCTGCGCCCTTGGCGACCAATTCAGCTAGTTGATGCCGAAATTAGGACTAACAAACAGTCTTGGGCGATTCTGGTGAATGGAAAAAGGAAGTTGATAGGTTCTTCAGCTTTCTTCACCGAAGGTGCAGCAAAAAGATCTAGACTTGGTATGTTGTTGAAAATTTCAAAGGACACCTACCTTAAAAATTGGCAGCAACGTTTTTGGCAATCGTGTAAGGAAGCTCTCGACAGTGAACAACCTCCTGCTAGAAAGAAAGTTCGTCGTTGAAGAGTACGAAATCAAGGTGATTGATCATAAAGGTCCACCTGAAAAGTCGCACAAAGAACGTCGTTGGAAAGTTTTGTTCGGTTCTAATTGTATCGCTCAAAACTTCCTAAGTAAGAATGAAGCCGAAAAATACTTGGATACCCACGGATATTTGGCACTATGGAATACTCTCTGGACGAAGGGAATTCCGGTAAGTTGGGATAATCGTCTGCATGTTTATTTGAATGATTTCGCCATTACTTTTAAGGAGATGACTCATGGCAATTGATCTGTTGAAGAAAAAAGTTGGTATCGTTCTGGAAAAGCGCAAGCTGCCCCAGGTAACCTGTGAAGTCAAGTTCGCGCTGGACATTTCTGGCTCGATGCAACGTCTTTACGAAAACGGTACCGTTCAAAATCTGACCGATCGCCTGCTCGCCGTTGCTTCCCGCTTCGACGACAATGGTGAAATGGAAGTATGGACATTCACCAATAGCTTCGACGAAGCACCGGTCGTGACCGAATCCATGCACGAAGGTTACATCGACAAGCACATCCTCCGCAACTCCAGCATCTACAAGTGGGGCGGCACGAGCTACGCTCCGGTCATGAATGACATCATCAAGCAATCCTTCACTGAAGAAGTCAAGGTTATCGCCAAGACCGAAGAACAGCCTGGTTTCATTGGTAAGCTGTTCGGCGCCAAGCCGAAGGTTGTTGAAACCGAAACGTTCAGCATCGAAGCTCGTCAACCAAAATTCCCGATCTTCGTTCCGTTCGTTACCGATGGTGACAACAGTGATCATGCTGAAGCTGAGCGCATCATCAAGGAATGTGCCAACAAGAACATCTACTGGATGATGGTTGGTATCGGCAGCGAATCCTTCTCCTGGCTGAAGAAGATCGCCGACAAGTATCCGAACGTTGGCTTCGAGAAGTTCGATGACCTCGAGACAGTGTCTGACGAAGACTTCTACATGAAGTTGCTCAACGTTGAATTCTGTAACTGGGTCAAAAAGTTTGCAAAATAAGTTTACATTTTTCTGAAATGTAGATATAATTCCAATCATGCTAAATCAATAGCATGATTGGAAAAGGATAACAAATCATGACTTTCAAGCTCAATCCGTTTCAACAAGAAGTTTTCTCGGCGATTCATGCATTCAATCGCAATATCAGCTTCGAATACGTCGAATGGCTGAAGGAGAAGCAAGCTTCTACCCCGATTTTGGTCAAGGCTCCTGAGCAAGCCATCGAAGCTGTAGTTGGAGCAATTCCGGAGCCGCAAACGGTTCCTCAAAATTTCTTCTCGTCCAAGGTCAAAATTCGCAAGATGCGCAATGGTCGCAACATCGCGAAAGAAGGTGAAACCGATTTTCTTCTGGTGAACATCAGTGAAGCACCTCTCGCTCGCCAGATCGACGAAGTTACGCTTTCGTATTCTTCTGTTGCCGGTGGTTGGGCTACTGCGATCGTTACTCGGGCAAACGGCAAGCAAATCGTTGCTCCGTATCCTACCGTTCCGCAGTTCCTGCAACGTGCAAACCTTCGTGCCAAGCGCAAGCACGGTCTTGCGCAAAGCCAACCGCTCAATTTTTCCAACGCTGTTTACTAATCTCTAAGGAGTTCAACGATGCAAAACATCATGAAATATTTCCACAGCTCTATCGTATTTACGGTAGTTGTCTGTGCCCTGGTCTTCATCTTCTTGGGCGGTACCGCCGCTCTGTTTACCACTCTTCTGCTTGGTGTTCTGGAAGTTTCACTATCCTTCGACAACGCAGTCGTCAACGCAACGGTCATCAAAGACATGGACGACAAGTGGCGTCATCGCTTCATCACATGGGGTATGGCAATCGCGGTTTTCGGTATGCGAATGGTTTTCCCGCTCGTTATCGTTGCAATCATCGCCGACATCAACATGTTTGAAGCTCTGAATATGGCAATGTTCAAGCCTGATGACTACGCAACTGCCCTGACTTCTGCTCATCTGCAAGTTGCTGGTTTCGGCGGCGCTTTCCTAGCCATGGTGTTCTGGAAGTTCTTCGTTGATGAAGAAAAGGACAACCACTGGATCGGTTTCATTGAGAAGCCGCTGGCCAAGATTGGCAAGATTGAAGCTGTTCAAGTCGCATTGACCATCGCTTCGATGTACGCTGTTACCAAGTTCCTGCCGGCTGAAGAACATCTGTCCTTCTGGCTGAGCGGTCTGGCTGGCATCGTGACTTACATTATCGCTGACGGTTTCGGTGCCCTGATGGAATCCACCGAAGAAGAAATGGTTGGTCACGGTAACGGTGCAGCAGCGATGGCAAAGTCTGGCTTCGCAATGTTCATGTACCTTGAAATCCTCGATGCTTCGTTCTCTTTCGACGGCGTAATTGGTGCCTTCGCTCTGACCAACAACATCTTCATCATTGCAGCTGGCCTCGGTATCGGTGCAATGTTTGTGCGGTCCCTGACCCTGATGCTGGTTGACAAGGGTACTCTTGACGAATTTGCCTACCTCGAACACTCTGCTTTCTGGGCGATCGGTGTGCTGGCAGCTACAATGTTCATCGGTACTTTCATGCATATCCCTGAAGCGATCGTCGGTCTCTCTTCTGCAGCAATCATTGGTCTGGGCGTGGTTCACTCGATCTACGTCAAGAAACAAGAAGCTGGGCAAGAAGTCGAAGCCTAAACGGTTTCAAGAAAATCAAAGGGAGCTTCGGCTCCCTTTTTCATTGGAAATCAATATGTTGCATTACGAAATTCATGTCACTGTAAAGACGCATGAAGTAGAACGATTCCAGGAAGTGTGCAAAACGATTGGTGTAAAACCCATCATCCTTGACCTGCAAAAGAAATCGGGTGATGTTCTGTGTGAAGTGATGACTTCATCAACTATCTCTACAAATGATCGGACAGTAGGAGAAGCAAAAGTTGCAATGATACGCATTTGCTCTCATTTGGCTAAAGCTGGGTTTGTTGTCATTCGTTCAAAGATCGAAACAGTCCCTTGGCATCCACTTGCTCCAAGCGAGCACAATGGGCAACGTCATTTTCTAGGTTCCCATTTCGAAACTCATTTTGGTGTCGTGATCAACAACATCGAAGACGTTGAAAGTCTTACTGACATTGCGAGAACATTCAAGCTCCATCTCAGCAAGAACATTTTCAAACGTCGTCCTGATGGGTCTTACATTCAAATGGTGACGTATCGTTCGTATGACAAGGTTAGTGAAGACTTCAGTCTTCTAGTTGACCAAATTCTGAAGACCATGTACGCTCATCACCTCACTCTTGAGAAACTTCCCAAAATCGAATTTGCGGTGTATGACACCGATCATTCGCATGATAATGCATGGCTTGAATAAAAACTTGTTTACTTTTTCATGAATTTGAAATAGAATTCTTTTTACGTAATACCTGATTATTTTTGATGAACTAACTAAGGAGAAAAGAAGTATGGCAATCAATCTTACTAAAGGCAGCCGGATCAATTTGGCCAAGGAAGCTCCCGCTCTGAAGCGTCTGCGTGTTGGCCTGGGCTGGAAACCGAATGAAACTGACACTGGCCACGAATTTGATTTGGACGTAACGGCGTTCGGCCTGCAGGTTGTCGGCGACAAGCCGGACTGGATCGGTTCCCGCAATGATCCCGACTTCATGGTCTTCTACAACAACCCGAACTCCGTTGACGGTGCTATCGTCCACTCCGGTGACAACAAGACCGGTGCTGGCGACGGTGATGACGAATCCATCACGATCGATCTGACCAAGCTGGACAAGCGTGTTGATGAAATCTCCTTCATCGTTACCATCGAAGAAGCTGGTGTTCGCAAGCAAAACTTCGGCCAAATTCCGAAATCACACATTGCGCTTTACAATGATGAAAATGGGGATTTGATCGCTCGTTACGATCTCGGTGAAGACTTCTCCAACGAGACGGCCGTCCAATTTGGCTCGGTTTACAAGCGTGAAGACGGCGCTTATGCGTTCAAAGCGGTTGGTGCCGGCTATAATTTAGGTCTTGGCGAATTCGTCAAGGGCTATGGTGGCAATCCGGCCTAAGCTTCAATAGTTCCAAACAAGGGAGTCTTCGGACTCCCTATTTTCATATAAGAAGAATAAAATGGAAAAGTATTTTGAAAGAGTTTTTGTTCCGGTAGACTTGGAAGCTTATCTTAAGAGGGATGATTTCATTTCTTGGTTTCCTTTGTGGAAGTCACAAAACGGAAAAGACAATCTAAAGGCCACACTTCAAGATCAGAAGTTCGGCGCCGCCATCGAGCATTGGTATGAGATAAATGGTGCCGTTCATCATGATACTATTTGTGGGGATGTCACTACTCCGATAGTGGAAGGGTTTGAAAAGATTTGTGGCAACATTGACACAAAAGTAAAGCATGTCAAATTTTCTGAAGCTGCTGTTCGTGAATATGTTGAAGCTGAGCTAAGAGGAAGAAGACTTCAATTTAAAGAAGTTGGAACAAATGCGGTACATATTTGGAAGCGACAAAGATTTATCGCAACTCCGTGGTTACTATACCCATTGGATTCTGATTTTTTAATTACGGAACCGATCATATTGTGAAATCAAAAATTTGAGTTTACTTTTCTGACGGTCATGATATAATTCATCTCATACTGCAGCACAAACCGAATTTACGATGAAAGGGAAAATGATGACTGAAACTACCACTGAACGCCGCGTTGCAAAGCTTACCTTTGAAGAAGGTAAGTACGTTGCTCGCTACAATGGTCGTTTGCTGGCAAAGTCCTTCTCTAAGGAATACGTTGTTGAAAAGATTCGTAACAAAGACTGCGCTCGCGCTATCGAGATGGGTGTCTACGATGTGGAAGAAGAATCCCACATGACGACCGAAGGCATTCTTCCTGAAGAACGTCTGGAAGAAGACACCATCGAATTCGACATCAACACTCGTTTCGAGTTCCTCGAGTCACTGGTCAAGATGATCGTTCAGAAGAATATCCCCTCCCTTCTGATCACTGGCGAGGGCGGTCTTGGTAAGACCTTCACCGTCAAGAAGGTGGTTTCTGAAGCTGGCCTGGATGACGTAGCGAACTACGCTGAAGAACGTCGTCAACAGCAGACCGAATATGAAGCTGCTCTGGCTGCCTACGAACAAGCTGTCAAGCAGTACGAGAAGATCACCAAGAAGCCGAACCCCAACGGTCTCGGTGAAGTTGAAGCTCCTGTCAAGCCGGAAGCTCCTTCTACCGTCAATAAGGGCGACTTCATCTTCATCAAGGGTTACTCGACTGCCAAGGCTCTCTACCGCATCCTCTACGAAAACCGTACCAAGATCTGCATCTTTGATGACTGCGACTCCATCCAGAAGGATGCGAATGCTGTCAACCTCATCAAGGCTGCTGCCGATAGCTACGACGATCGTTGGGTGTCGTGGTACTCTGAAAACCCCTTCTCTGATCTGCCGCGTTCCTTCAAGTTCGAAGGTCAGATCATCTTCATCAGCAACCTGTCTTATCACCACGTTGATCAGGCAATCCGTTCCCGTTCGATGTGCGTTGACCTTTCGATGACTGTTGATCAGAAGATCGAACGCATGGCCAAGATCGTTGAAGGCGACGAATTCATGCCTTCTCTGCCGATCGAACATAAGCGTGAAGCTCTGGCTTTCCTCAAGGAAAAGCGCTTCGTTGTCCGCGACCTGACTCTCCGCTCGTTGATCTCGGTTGCTAAGATTCGTACTGGTGGTTCTGATAATTGGCGTAGTTTAGCAGAGTATATTATCAGAACTAATTGATTTTCTTAGATTTTGTCCAAAGTCTACCTTTTGAAAAGCCGATGGATAGGAATTCATCGGCTTTTTCTTTATCTACTCTAATATCCTTTGTACCATCATTTAGCCATATATATCCTTTGGCTCTTGGATTTTTACCAATTGAGTTTTTATTCCAGTTTTTGCCATTTCGCGAAAGAGATTCCTTGTACTCTGAGTTAACATACTTACCAAGATTCCACCCGTCATTGAGATAGTGTTGAACGACTTCTTCTGACACGGTAATATTCACTCCATCTTTATTGAGATATTTTTTACCTTTACTTTTCTTTGCTCCGTTTCTTATTCTGTTTTTCTGTTCGTCTGTTAGTAATCTACCGTACTTCCATCCATTTTCAATATATGACTCTATATCCTCAGGAGCAACACTCTTTGTAGTTTTTCCGTCATTGACAAATTTATAACCTTTAGTATTTGCCCATAACCCGCAGTTTCCATTTAATCCAGATGGAAACTGCGTTGATTTAGAAAATTCTTCCTCTTTTTGAAGAGCCTCAGAAATCGTTCCTTCAAATACTAGTTCAATTCTAAAATCATCAACATTTGCTCCATCATTTATCAAGTTTTTAATATGCCTTGCTCCATCGCCAGACATGTGTTTTTCAAAACGTTTCTCAAATCCTTTATTTTTGGAATTTACCGAAAAACCAAAATATTTTCGGCCATCCACTAAATAAGTAATGCAATAAACCTGACCAATTTTCATTTCTTTTTCCTTTGAAATAGTTTATAATTTATTTATAGGATTTTTGTAATACACCCTCTGGCTGAATACATCATTCGCACCAACTAAGGAGAACATGATGAACAAAATTAACGTTGCTAACCTTTCTCTGAACCAACTCACCTATGCTGTCGGTCTCGCTGAAGCCAAAAAGGGCATCTACACGATGGACCCACGTCGAGCCGGGTTTTCTGATAGCTTGACTCAAAAGGCCCGCAACCAGTTCGTCGAAGCGTACCCGCAACTTGATTGCAGCCCAGCACCACAATTTCTCGATGATCGGGCCGGTGAATTGTATCTTTGGGGTCCTGGCGAATGGTTGTCTGGGACGTGGGATGATGAACATAATACTCCGCATATTGGTCATGGTCCTGGCGGTAAATTCAACCCGCTCAAAAATGGGGTAAATATCCTCGAGCGAGAAAAGATTACTACAACTCCTGGTCGCCGAGGTGTAGATGGAGGTTGGACCGCTTGGAGCATCCATTCTGAAGATGATGAGTCTGAAGGTGAAACACTTCTCGAAGCTGGCCTTCGTTGTTATGTTCGTTCTGTTTACGGGGAGTTTGTAAACCTCCCCAATCACGTCGAGTAAAAGTCACATGTGTAAATGTAATCCTCAAATCAAATCTCCGTTCTGTGGTAAAGGTGATTGTGTTTGGCCTGAAAACCCTCGAACCGAGGTTAAAACCCTCGGCGGCTGGATGGTAATCTTTACTATGGCAAATGCCTTCCGGGTGTTCAGGTTGGTCGATGAGGCGCCGGACTATATTACCACTCAATTTGCCTCGATCATTTTCAAGGTGGATGATCTGCGTGATTTTCGTCCGATCAAGGATCGCTATGGTATGTTCGATCCTGAACTCCACCGCATAGTTCGGAATCGAGACATTCATGAATACATTAATCTGGTGAGGAGCAATCACGATGCCTGAACCGTTTGAACCACTCGACGCATTGCGTAACCCAATTCAATTGGGAACGCTCTATGGTTATTCTTCTACATCCAGTGGTTGGTCGAAGACTGCTGTTGGAAAGGCCGACAAGATGACCAAGACTGGGATGGTTACCCTCAGTATCAAAAGGGTCAATCACTTCCTCTACGGGAAACCGATCGATCGTGATTTTCATGAGGATGCAAAGACGGTAAACGTTCGTCCTCACATGTTGTTCCCTGTTGGTGAAGAAAATGCGTGAAATGATGTCAAAAGTTGAAAAACTAAAATGGCAACTAGTGTTTCAAGCGCTCTTGATCGCGATTAACGTGTATGGAACATTCGTGAACATCGGTAAAAACAACATGGAATATGCTGGGTTTACTGCGGCTGTCGGTGCATTTTGTTTTATTGGCGCACTTAGCCTACTTGCTGATATAGTGAGAGAGAAAAATGGCTGAAGAAACTGGAATTGGTTGGACTGATAGCACCTTCAACGCTTGGTGGGGTTGTGTAAAGGTCGGACCAGAATGCGAAAACTGTTATGCAGAAACTCTCGATCTGGCGACAGGTGGCAATCACTGGGTTATCGTTGGTGGAGAGTCTGGTGAGAACTTCCGCCCGATGAATATGGAATGGGCGCTCAATATCTACAAACAATGTATGGAGAAGAATATTACATTCTTCTTCAAGCAAACTGGCGGCCTTGATGGTGGAACCAACATCTTCTATGGCAACGTTGTACAAAATTTCCCAGAAGGTATATAATGGAAATTCCTGAAAGATTGAAACTGATTAGGGAAACTCTTGGTATTTTACCGAATGATGAGCTTTATGAGTTTGCCCAGGCTGTCATTGAAGATGTTATCAACGAGTTAGCAAAAAATGGTAAGCCTTTGACTCTTTCTCAAGTCGCAATTGTTAGTGAATATTTTGAATGAAACCGAGAACTAAAAGAGAACTGGAAAGTCTAGCAGTAGACCCAAATGATCCTCAGAATTTGGACAAGATTTTGTGGTGTGTTCATGGATTTGATTCACACCCATCTGTCCATTGCCTCAAGATCAAGACGAGTCCGCACATCAGCGGTCATTTTGTTTGGGGCTACTCTGTTTGGAAGCGAGAACCAGGGTTCAGAACTCTTGGTATCTCAGTGCAAGAATTCAAGGGACATAAAAAGCTTTTTCTGTTCTTTGAAAAGAAGATTGACGCAATTGAATATTTGTCAATCATTTTGGAGCCTAAGTGCTCTTAAAGGAGATGAAGATGCTGGATAAACGGACTTTTGGTAATAGCCCAGCAGCAATTTACCTTGCTGACATGTTGAATGCTTTGGGCGATAAACGTCAAACTCATCGAGTTTCGTCATTTATCAATAGCACGTCAAAGATGATTAACGAAGCTGTTGCTCTGCATCTCGATCATCAAATGTCGACAACCATGCTTTATTTCATTGTTGACAATATTTCGCGAGATGTCGCGAATAAGGCCGACGATATGCGAGTTGGCGCAAATGGTATCGTTTACGATCCTGTTGTATGCAACCTCATGGAGAATGTTTTGCGAGGTCAGATCAAGAGTATAAAGCGCCGTCTTGAAAAGGTTGTCCGAATTCAACAACAACAGAACCGAGCAAAAATCAAAAATGCATCAAAGATTGTCGTAAATGACAAGGCTACCGTACTCGGAAAAACGGAATTTGTTCCACGTAAAATTACGATTTCGAGTGTTCCTGATATGACTAATGAGCATACTCTCGTGAGTAAGTCTATCAAACGTCTACATCGTCTTGGTGTAGATAAAACCCAAATTAACGAGTTCTATAAACAAAAATGAGCAGTGACAGTATTAAGGCTGCAATGTTGGCAAATGCTTCCATTGCAGCCGCAAAAACCGCTGGAGCCATCATTACCGGCTCCGCCTCCATGCTAGCTGAAGCAATTCACAGCACCGCTGATTGCGGCAACCAACTTTTGTTAATGTGGGGTGTAAAGACCTCATCAAAAGAGGCTGACATTAACCACCCACTTGGTTACGGAATGAACGTCTACTTTTGGTCATTCATCGTCGCCCTTGTCCTGTTTTCTTTGGGTGGAGTTTACTCCGTCTATGAAGGTATCCACAAAGTTCTGGCTCCTGAGCCATTGAAGAACGTTGAATGGGCTATTGGCATCCTATTGTTTGGTGTCGTTATGGAAGGCCGATCATTCTTGATCTGTCTGAAAGAAATCAAGGCCCTTCACCCTGGAAAATCCTTCCAATGGTTCTTTAAAGAGACTCGAAGTCCAGAACTTCTGGTGATCTTTGCTGAAGACCTCGCCGCTCTGGTTGGTCTAGCTATCGCATTGGTTTTCTTGGCGATTGCGTGGGCAACCGGTAATCCGATCTTCGATGCAATTGGTTCTTTATTTGTCGGTATTCTTCTGATCGCTGTAGCCGCCTTCTTGTTCTTTGAAATCAAGGCCTTGATGATTGGTCAATCAGTTGACCCAGTCGTTCGCCGAGCTTTGCGTGAGCACATCTTCCACAAGTGTGACCAAATCGAACACACTTACGATTGTACTACCTTGCAAATGGGTAGCGAAGCTGTTCTTCTTATGCGTGTCCGAATGGTTGAAAAAGAAGACGCAAAGAAGATCATTGAAGATATTGACGCGATCGAAAAAAGTATCTCTGAAAAATTTCCACAATTCACTACAATTTTTATTGAACCTGCAAACAAGTTTGAAGACTTCTAACGAAATGAAACCTTTTATCAATAGAAAATTTCTAAATAGTAAAAAGTCTCCATCTACGGGGACTGTTTATGCATATTACGGTAAAGCTCCTTGGAATAAAAAGGAAATTACTAAATTTTTTGAAATAGCAGATTGCCATCAATCTGCCAGATTACACCAAACTGAATTAGATAATGATGCAGATTTTATTAAGAAACTTGAGAAGATTCAAAAAACATTAAAGCAGTTTATAAATCATCTAAAAAAGAAACAACGTTAAAATGACATTACCTCTTCTATAGTAATAGAAGATTTGTGGTTCTTTTTGACATTTTCTTTCCAATGGATAAACTGTAAGTTCTGAATATTTGCAACCTTTTCAGGTGGGACGGAGTGTTTAAACCCATCATAAATTGAAAATTTATGATCTAAGTGATAGCCATCAACAGAAACGTGCCCACGGAGTTCGTAATTTGGTAAAATTGATAATTGTTGTTTTTCAGTCAGTGATCTAACTTCTCTTAGATATTTTTCAAATTCTTCAACTTCATCACTTTTAATCCACCGTCCGGTCTCCTCAAATGTTTCTCGCATTTTTTCTTTAGCGTTCCTGGCGCCATATTGAGCTCTAGTCAAACCATCGTTACCAATTTTATTCATACCATTTCTAATTTTTTCGCCTATGACTAGAAACTCTCCGTTTTCTTCCATAGTTTTCAATCTTTTTTCTGAAGCGGCTTGACGAATATTATTTTCTTCCATCGTATGATTTGCTTTTTCTGCTCTTAATTGAAGCATAGTTTTGCCGTTGATAACATTATTTCTCATAGTCTCAGAAGCTTTAATTGCTGTCAATTCAGATTTCTTCTTACCTGTAGTTGGATCAATTTTAGTTCGTTCTTTTGAAATTAAGGAACGTTTACATTCGTTTGAGCAGGTTCTAGGATATGATGTTCTACCTTTGTAGCTCTTTCCTTCTAAAGAAGCTCCGCAAATTTCACAGGATGGTATAGATTTTTTCATTTCTTTTGATTTACGAATATGTTATAATTCTTATTTATAAATAAAGCATTAACTTGATGTAAGACCAACTAAACAAATTATGACTCTTAAAAATCGAAAAACATCAGCTGAAAGTTACCAAGTACTAAGCGAACGAGATCATATTCGTAAGCGAGTAGGCATGTACGCCGGGCAAATTGCGCCCCACACTGGAGATGAATACGTTTTTAATCTTGAATCAAAAAAGATGGAAAAGCGGAGCATTACTTATGTTCCTGCATTGATCAAGATTTTCTCGGAAATTCTTGACAATTCCATTGATGAGTTTAAACGTCATCCAGAAATTCTTGACACTATTAGGGTTGATATATCTGAAACTGAAATTTCAATTTCAGACAATGGTGCCGGTATACCAGTAGAATTACACCCTGTTACGGGCACTTATGTTCCTGAAACGGTATTTACCAATTTGCGAGCCGGTTCAAACTTCAACGATGATGAAGAACGGATGACTATCGGCACGAATGGCGTAGGATCAAGTATCGCGGTAATTCTTTCCTCCTTCTTTAAAGTTGATACGTGTGATGGTAAAAAAAGATTCTCACAGGAGTACCTTAATGGGCTTCTAGAAAAAACTGACCCAAAAATTAAAGCGCACGACAAACATGGGACTAAAGTAACATTTGTTCCAGACTTTGAATACTTTAGCATCAAAAATCTCAATCAAGATCATATTCAAAAAATGATCAAACGAGTCGTTGACGTTGCAGGATGTAATCCTTCTGTTAAGTTTTATATTAATGGTGAAAGATTGAATTTCAAATCTTTTACTAGCTATATTGAAGCTTATCAAGATGAATATGTTTATGAAGAAAATGAGAATTGGCAAGTAGGCATTGCTCATTCAGGCCAAGACACTTTTGAACAAATTTCATTTGTCAACTCAGTCGAAACCTATAATGGTGGCAATCATGTAGAATACGTGTATTCACAGGTGGCTAATAAGCTACGGGAATTCTTTAAAAAGAAACATAAAATTGATGTTACTCCCGGTATGATCAAAAATCATATCCGACTTTTCATTTCATGCAACATCGATAAACCTAAGTTCAACAGTCAAACTAAAGACTGCATGGTTTCTGAAGTCAAAAACTTCGGTACGACCTTCACCGTCTCTGATAAGATGATTGCCAAGCTGGTCAAGTCTCCTGTCATCCAATCGGTTCTCGACTGGGTACAAGCCAAGGAAGATGCAGCCAATCGTGCTAAGGAACGTGAGCTCAATAAGGACCTCAACAAAGCGAACCTTCGCAAAATCACCAAGTTCACTGATGCGACTGAGAAAGAAAAGCGCAATGAGTGTATGTTGTTCATCTGTGAGGGTGACTCAGCATCGAACGCTATTCTTTCTGCTCGTACCCCGCTGATCGGTTGTTACCCTCTCAAGGGTAAACCAATCAATGCGATGGGTACCGATGTCAAGAAGTTGATGGAGAACAAGGAATTTGTCGACCTATTGGCTATCACCGGTCTGAAGATTGGTAAGAAGGTCAATGACATCTCTGAGCTCCGTTTTGGTAAGATTGTTTCTTGTACTGACGCGGATGCTGACGGTCAGCACATCTTCGGTTTGCTTTCTGCATTGATCAAGAAGTTCTGGCCAGAACTTCTTGCTATGGGGGTTTTCCACAAGTTTGTTACTCCGATCATGAAGGTCCAGATCGGTAAGACAGAAAAACTCTTTTACTCCTTGAATGAATTCTCTAAGTGGGCAGAGGAAAACAAAGACAAGCGCTACAGTGTACGCTATTTGAAAGGTCTCGGTTCTTCTACCGCAAAGGACTTTGAAGGTTACTTCAACAATATGGATAAGCACCTGGTGCAAATTCAAGTTCAAGATTCTTCAGACTATGATATAATTGATCTGGTCTTCGGAAAAGAAAATGGTGCAGCTGATAAACGCAAAGAATGGTTGCAATTGGAGGATAAGTAATGAGTGATATTCTTTTTGACACGATAGTCAATGGGCTGAAGGGTAAACCAGTTTTTGGAAGTGGTAAGCGAGTCACTGACGTTTTTCGTGACGAAGTACGTGAATTCTCCATTTATGACTGTGAGCGAAGCATTCCGTCTGGCGTAGACGGCTTCAAGCCTTCGCAACGTAAGGTCATCTATGGGATGATCAAAAAGTTCAACAACCAAGAAGTGAAGGTCTCCATTGCTTCTGCTGGTATCATGGAAATCTCATGCTATCACCATGGTGATCTATCAGGCGTTATGGTAAACATGGCTCAGGATTTTCCTGGTGCGAACAACATGCCATACATCGACCCGATCGGTCAGTTCGGCTCTCGCATCGGGCCTGACGCTTCTGCTCCTCGTTACATTTTCACGAAGTTGAACGACAATTTCCGTAAGATCTTCAAGCGCGAGGATGAAATGATCCTCAACTATCTTGAAGATGATGGCACCCAGATTGAGCCAGACTATTACCTTCCTGTCATTCCTAATGTGCTAATCAATGGCGCAAAGGGTATGGGAACCGGCTTTGCTTGCACCATTCTGAACTACAATCCAGAAGAAGTTCGCAGGGAATGTCTGGCAGCCCTTGATCCGAAGGCAAAGCGTACGAAGCTGATTCCTTGGTACAACGGCTTCACTGGCACCATCACTAAGGATGGCGAACAAACAGTCTTCACTGGTAAGCTTGAAGTTGTAAACACTACCACCATCAAGATTACCGAATTGCCGATTGGCTCATACACCAAGGCCTACCGTGAGGTTCTCAATGGTCTTGAAGAAAAGGGTATCATCAAGGACTACTCTGACGATTCAAAGGAATCCTTTACCCTGTTCACGATCAAGTGCCCTCGTGAAACGACTTCCAATAACCAAGAAGAACTATTGAAGATTTTCAAGTTGGTAGCCCGTGAAACGGAAAATGTTACCGTCTGGCTCGACAATGGTCGTCTCAAGAAGTTCGAGTCTGTTGATGACCTTCTGACTTGGTTCGTTCAGTTCCGCACTGGAAAGTATGAAATCCGCCGTCTCAAACTGATTGATCAATATCAGGCAGACCTTGAGCTGGCGAACGAAAAGATTCGCTTCATAAAGTTCTACATTGCCAACGCAAAATGGTTCTCCACCAGCAAGAAGGCAGAAATTGAAGAACGCCTGAAGAAGGAAAAGTTCGTTCATATTGATGAACTTATGTCTATTCGAGTCTATAACTTGACCAAGGACCAGATCGAAAAGCTTGAAGCTGATATTGTTGAACTTGAGAAAACTCTCGAGTACTACAGAACTACCACCGCTCAGAAGATGTACGTTAAGGAATTGAAGGAGCTCAAGTTTTGATTCTTGACAAACGTGGTCTTGTTGAACTCCTTGAGGAATTGGCACAGCTTGTTAAGGATGACGATTCCTTTGAGGGAAATATCAGCTACACCTGCATGAAGGAAGGTCTGCCACCAGGTCATTATGACGTAGTTGGTGGGTTCCGTCATGGAAATTCAATGGGTCAAGGAGGGTTCGCCCTCCTCCCAGAGATGGAAGAAAATGTTCAAACCAACGACAATTGATCGCACACCAGAAGAAATCGCAATCTTTGAAAAGTTTGCTGAAGTATGGGGACCAATTTTCAAGGAAGACCCTCGCTTTGGTATTCCTATTGAGAATTTTCTGAGCGAGTGCCGTAGAAATCTCCCAAAACCTCCATGCTTTGGTGAAGATGATTGTTCTACCTCTCGAATGATCGCTTGTAAAGTTGCCTCTATTTGTGGAAATTAAAATGAAACACCACGCTATCCTTCTTCTTTCTGCTATCCTTCTGACTGCCTGCGAACCGCAACAACCGAAGGAAGTTACTTACATCATGCCGCCTGAACTAAGCGATTGCAAGGTTCATGCCATCGATTCGTCGAATGGCCCAAAACTGTTCGTGGTCCGCTGCTCTGGCCAAGGAAAAAAGGCTGAGACTTCCGTTGAATGGAGCCAATCTTCTGGGAAGTCTACCACTTACTACCACACGATCCTAATTGATGGTGCTGAGTACGTAAAGAAGGATGAAAACGCCCCAGTGGTAAATGTCAATGGTGCTGAGTACGTAAAGGCCGCAAAATGAAAATCGGTGTCGGCATCCAGTTGAACTGCACTCGCGAAGAAGAGCTTCTAGAATTTCAGATGTCTCTTCGCGAGATTGGTATCGAGCCAATTTATTTTGGTATCATCCCATTTACGACTGAGATGACTGGAATCGAAGACTTTGCGAATTACGATAAGGTCATCATGCACGGTTCAGTGAAGGTGATCGACCTTTGGCAGAAGGGTTTCCTACCAAGAGAAGCCGTCGTTTGGTACGACGAAGACATGTTTAACCAATTGTTCTATTCTCGCATCATCCCTAAGGATTTGCTGCTGAATGGCCACGCAACATTTGGTAAATTTGGCTATCTCAAAGACTTCCCGATGAAGGAAGAAATGTTCGTCAAACCCTCCAAAGACCTTAAAGCTTTTGCTGGTCTGATCGTCCCAAAGGGTAAGACGATTTATGAGGAAGTCTATTCTCACCAGCTTTCTTCCAATTTCTCTGAGAATCCAGATGATGAGGTCATCATGATCTCTCCTTTGAGAAAGATCGAGAAAGAATACAGAAATTTTGTGGTGAATGGAAAGATTGTTGACTCTTCTATCTACAAAATCGGGACAAAGGTTACTTATGAAGTTCCTTCCGACTTTGAGCGTCAACAACTAAACGAGTTTCTTGTAGTCCTAAGGGATTACTACGAGCCTCATTCTGCGTACGTAGTAGATTTTGCAAAGCTCGATGACGGCTCGCTAGTCCTTATTGAGTACAACTGCATCAACTGTGCAGGTATGTACGCTGTTGATCGTCGTAAAGTCTTCAATGCGTTGATCAATGTGATGCGCTGAGAGATGATGTTCCTATCATCTCTCTGAGCACGAATGAAACCGGGTGATTCACAGGAAATCACCCCAGCGATAAAAATAATAAAAATGCTGATCGAGTACGAAAACATTCCTCGCCTGAGGACCGTCATTTCTGGTGGTCAAACTGGAGCCGACCAAGCTGGTCTATTTGCCGCTAAGGCTTGTGGATTCCAGACAGGAGGCTTCGCGCCTCAAGGTTTTCGTACCCTAGCAGGAAATAAACCCGACATCCTACGTGATATGTTCGGTCTGGAAGAAACCGTCCAACGAAACTATCAAGCGAGAACGGGACTAAATGCTAAAACTGGAGATGCTACAATTCGTCTAGCTACGAATTTTGGATCGCCTGGAGAATTGTGCACTCTCAAGTTCATTCGAAAATATGACAAACCGTATTTCGATGTTAACCTGAATTTGCACAACGATAAAGCATATATAAGAGAAACGACTGCAGCTTTTTACGAATTCCTGATAGAGCACCAAGTTCAAGTTTTGAATGTAGCAGGAAACGCAGATCGTTCTCCCTCAACAGGATTTGGATTCCACTTCCACAAATCTTGCTCATTCCTCATTGAAGTATTCACAAGAATAAAAAATGAAACGCAATAGACTGACTAAGGCTCAGTCTTGTCGAAACTTTTGGCGAATGAATTCTTCGTCAAAGCGACCATTCGACAACCGAGTCAGACGAAAAACCCTCCAAAGAATCTTCTCATTCATGATCGCAGGTAGATAAATGAAATCATACAACGACCTAGTCCGAAATGTCCTAGAAAACGGTGAGTACAAACCAAATACCCGTACCGGAATTGGTACCATCTCCCTATTTGGTGCTCAACTTCATTACGACCTTCAAAAAGAAACCCCAATCGTCAATTCAAAGAAGACCAATTGGGAAGCCGCTTACATTGAGCTTCTTTGGTATTTGAAGGGAACTGGAGACATCTCATTCCTTCAAGAAAATGGCGTCAAGATTTGGGATTCTTGGGTTCGTCCTGGAACTACTGAGCTTGGTCCAGTTTATGGTGTTCAATGGCGAAACTGGCAGAAAGTTAAGGTTGTTAGCCACAAGGATTACTTGAACCATCCAGAAGGCGGAACAACATACTTTGACGCGAAAGTTCGAGTTGAAGAAATCGACCAAGTTCGTAATCTAATCAACACGATCAAGACTAATCCTACGGATCGTCGAATGATCGTCACCGCTTGGAATCCTTCTGATCTAAGCGAAATGCAGTTGCCTCCTTGCCATATGACTTGGCAATGTAATGTGGTAAATGGTAAGTTGAATCTGCATCTTCTCCAACGTTCTGTTGATGTTCCTATTGGTTTGCCGTTCAACCTTACTAATTATGCAATGCTCGCTCACATGCTCGCTCATGTTACCGGTCTCGAAGTTGGTAAGCTTGTTTGGTCAGGTGTGGACGTTCATATCTACGAAAATCAAATCGAAAGAATGAACGAAATGCTCGAACGTCCTGAGCTGGAAAATACTGCGAAGATCAAAATCACCCGTGAAGTTTCTGATATTGATGATTTCAAAGTTGGCGATCTGATTGTCGAAGATTATGTTTGTCACCCATTCATGAAGATTCCGGTAGCAGTGTAATGGAAGAAGTTCTTGGACATATTCTCAATTTTGAGATTGCTCTCGAACTTCTAAAAGAGCAAAATCCAAATATCACGGATGAAGAAGCTGAGGAAATCTACGCGAAATGTAATGGAAATCCATACAATGCTCCGATCCTTTACCAACTAATAAAGCTAGCAAATGAAAATGATAGAACTATCTGAAGAACAACTAAAGAAGAAATTTAACGGCAAAAAGAAGGTCTTCCTTGGTGGTACCTGCAATGAATCGACGTGGCGTGAAACGATCAAGCCCCTTTTGAAAATTGACTACTTTGACCCTGTAGTTCCTGATTGGACCGAAGAAGCATACAAACAAGAGCTCAAAGAGCGAGAAGATTGTGACTTCTGTCTGTATGTTATCACTCCTAAAATGACTGGGGTTTATTCCATTGCTGAGGTTATCGATGATAGCAACAAGCGACCAAAGAAGACAGTCTTTGCCTTTTTGGATAAAGATGGTGAAGCTGAATTTGACAAGACCCAACAAAAATCACTAAACAAAGTTGCAGTGATGGTGAACCAAAATGGTGGTATTGCTATCGAGGCAGCCATCCAAAATCTTCAGCCTATCGCTGACATTCTCAACAAGGAAAAATAATGTCCATGCTATTTAGTCACAGCTCACCAGTTATCAAAGAACGTCTCCAAGGTGAAAAATTCCGAATCACTGATTCTCTATCCGAATCTCTAGTTCGTTCCCTTTCTACTAAGGTGTTTTACACCCTTGCTCACTACAAGCTTTTTGATAAGTTTGAAGGTGCCATCGAACTAGGAAACGATTTGGTGATCTACCCATATCGCAGTATTCTTGGTGATATTCGTTACCTGATCGAGCTTAAGAGCCTACAGGATTCTCCTATCATCGTTCATTGGAACGGTAAGTTTGACCAAAAGATCAAGAATAAACATTCGTCGTTCTTCATCAATGTCAAGGATTTCAATGTCACTAATTGTCTCGACAATTTTGTTGCCTTTGAACAACGAGTCGTTGCAGCACTGCATGCAATCGAGAATGAATTCTTTCAAGCAGTGCCGGTAAATATGCATCGCCATGCTGTGGATGATTCAGATACTCCGGAAATCCCAGTAATGCATGCCCACGTTGACGAGGAATAAGATGGAAATTATCAAGGGGGACGTATTCGATTCATTTCTCTACCCTAACTCAATGGTTGTTCATGGGTGTAATGCCCAAGGGGTTATGGGGAGTGGTGTGGCAAGGATCGTCAGAAATAACTTCCCTTCTGCTTACTACGAGTACGTTCGTCATCACGATGAAAATGGGCTTCAGTTGGGGCAAATAATCCCAGTTGAAGTTCTACCTTCTCGGTTCATTATCAATGCGATCACCCAAGAATTCTATGGCGGTGATGGCAAACGATACGTAAGCTATCACGCTATTCAGATAGCCTTTGAACAAGTACGAAAGTTCGCACAAATAAATAACATCACAAGCATTAACTATCCAATGATCGGTGCTGGACTAGGTGGCGGTGATTGGGGCGAAATTTCAAAAATAATTGATGAGCAGTTAGAAGGCTTATCACACTTCGTATGGGTTCCTGAATAAATGGCTACGACAGTAGATACCAACAAATTTTTTACAACCGGTAATTTGTGTATTCGAAATGGTGACGATATCACCATTCTCGAAGATCCTCCCGCCAAATTTACCGACAATCAATCAATTTGGGGAACAATTAGTCGAGTCACCTCGACTACCGGAATTGGTGGTCACATTGTAGGCAACTATGATGGTTACGGTTGTAGGTTTGAAATCCACAAAGATTCATTCAATTTGGGTACTGCTATCAAACCTACGAATCTGAAGATCTTCGCTAGCGATAACAAGAAGTCTAATGCGGTTTTCAGCAAAGACACTGGTGGTCTGGTTCTAGGTCTTGGGAAATCAAAGTCCTCATCAGGTAACGTTCTTGAAACCTGGGGCGGAATAACTCATTGGAACGGCAAATTCATTTTGCGTGATGATTTGGCATTTTTGCTACCACCATCACAGCAACAGCTTAAGTCTGTTCTTGAAAAAGAAACTTACACGTTCTCAGTTCCTGCCTCAGAGTTCCCAATCACCAAGATTAAGTCGACTTGGGTTTCTCAAGAAGGCTCTACGATGACCGTGAATTCATCTGACATAATTGATTTGTACATAGAAGGTTTACAAATCAATCCAGATTATTACTATGCAAGTAACAATTCTCTGATCATCCAACTTCCGTTGGGTCCATTCGTTCAGGGAAATCATACTATCATCGTTCAACGCTACATCAATGATGACGTTTCTCTACAGCACGCGTCTCAAAAGACTCCTGCATTCCACACGTTGAGACCAATAAAAATCTATCAAGGTGCATCATTAACCTTCTCAAGCGCTCCGTATCCTGATGAAAATCTCGTCTTAACCACGGATCTTTCGCCGAAACTTGTGGTAAAGGGACCGAAGGTTATCGATCTTGGTCTTGATCCTGAAGACATTCTAAAGAATCAAGTTGAGTTCGCCCTCCCGTCAAATCGACCACGAGATAACAGTCTTCCGATTTATGTTGATGATAATCAGCAAACTAAATGGTCAAGATCGATCTTCTCAAAGCTATCGAAAGATACAGTTGGTGTTGCAGAACTTACCAATTCTCAATTGATTGCCTTAGTATTCGAATTGAAATTTGCTCTCGAAAAACTAACGGGAAAGAAGATCAAAGTAGCTGATGACTATGAAACTTCAGCGAAGACTGGTGCGACAATTTACCCTCCAGGTTCTTTACCAGATGACCCAGCCCCTTGATTTAATCCCTAAAGGTCCATATTGCTATACTCCCGTCCAGGCTCCTTGTGAGGAAAATGGATGGGTGTTTAGAGTCAAGTCTTGCCCGCATTGGCAACGTTACGACAAGGCAGTTCATGGTGAATTGCCAGACGAATATAAGCCGTATGAGGACGGATTCCAAGGCGCTTATTGCACCTTCCTAAAAACTGGAGATTGGCTACCAGATGGCACTATGCTTCTTTGGGATCAAGTGAAGGAATGTGGCGAAAATTATGATTGGGATGATGAGCCATGGGAGGATCTTCAATAAGATCTCGTATAAATATCCTCAAGTTATTGCAATAACTTTTAACACGAGGATCCCATGGAAAGCAAAATCGCAAACTTGGTGTTGGACCTTTTGACTGAGGCTCGTCGCTCAGATCTTCCATACACCGAAAAGAAATCAAAGGGCGCAATTGATAAGGTCATCGTTACCCTGCAAGGCAACGAATCTGGTAAGTTCACAAAGCTAGCAAAGCAGTTTAAGGAACTTAAAGAAAAGACCGAAGAGCTATCAAAGGCAACCGACAAACTTAATGCAGAAATCAAAGAAGAAGCAATTGAATTCTTTGATGCTGCCGACGAGATCCACACCCGTATCGTTGAGACAGTTTCGATGACTATCTTGATTGGTAAGCGCCAGCCAGATTCCATCGAAAAGACTGAAAAGGTCAACTACGATCAAATCATCAAGGACATCACTGCATTGGTTCCTGACCTAGCAGAGAAGATTGATGAAATCATCAAAGCAAATACCCAAGTTGAAGAAAAGTTGAAGGTTGCTAAGGCACCTCAGCTACGTGTTGATCTAAAGGAAGACTTCTCCTTTGACAGCATCATCAAATTTGCTCGTTCAATCGGTAGAAAACTTCTATCCGGTGTTAAATCTTGGGGCCGTTCTTACGACAAGAAGGTCGTTGACCTACGTAAACGTATCGAACAACTAGCATAAGAAGCAAAAATTGCACACCTTTAATTCATCTGACTTTACGTCGGTTGAAAATAAGGCAGAAATAAGAAGAAGAATAACAAGTGCATTAAAATTGGAATATTGGGAAGTTGAAGGATTCTTTTTTGATCCTTCACTTTCCGATACCAAATCCAAAATAAACCTTTTCGTTGAATCATTTCCTTTAGAATCTAAGCAACTGCTTAATATGTCCTTATCTGGAATAGGACCAGGGGAAATTCTGCTCTATTTTCTTTGCGACAATTTATCTCTATCTGGCTTCAAATCCCAAATTGATGCTTCAGTAAATGGGAAACCATTTGTTGAGGTTAAAGCGGTTAGGCCATCTAATAAACCGAACTGGTATTACGATTTTAGGTTTGGTGTAGACGCTAGCGAACCAAATCATCAATTCCTTTTTGAAGTTCGAAATTTCGTAAATCATACCAACAATCCAGCATTGTTAGAGAATGAGCTTGAAATAACACGAACCAAAATTACTGAACTACGAAAGATTGTCCTCAACGTTGATGAGTTCTCACTTAACCTGAAGGTAATCAACGGGGATGTCTATGTTAAGGACCAAAAGATCTGTAAACGGATGGACATCGACTTTGCCAGCAAGATCCAAATGGCAATGGACAAACACTCTTCTAAAACACCAAGCTACTTCAAGGAAATCGAAGATAGGTATTTCAATAGCGTCATCAACTCTGCTATTGGGAATCACGATTTCATGTTTTTTGACCGTACTACCGCAAAATGTATCTACGTTGGGAAAATCCAAAGGGATATGTTGGCGATCGAAAGAGTTACTCAAGGCAAAATAAAGCCATTCATAAAATTGGCATCTTAAGTTTGTTTTGGATAAATAAAAAATATGTTTAGTTCAGGAGTTTTGACAAAAATGTCATCCAAAAACGTTAATAGCGATGGTTACTTGGCGAAACAGAAAAAGATTGTTGCTCGTTTTAAGAACAACAAGAGACGTTTCAACGAATCTACCGAAATGCAAGACAACCGCGCTAAAAGAATTAGCTTCAAGTCCTATCTTCGTGAGCTTGAAGAGATTGAAGCCGAAGATCTTCTTGACGATGTCGAAGAATGAAAGTCCGTGATATTTACGGGCTGGATGATAACATAGAACACTTTGTTATTCATTCAGCAGAAGAAGAACTAGCTTCAGTAAAAATTGAAAACGTTGAAATCAAGAAATCGGGAGACGGAATAGTCTTCAATTTCTATGTTGACAGGTTTGACGGTAAAATTTCAGATGGCCGTCAAAATGACCTAAGCGACAAGATTCAAAAACGAGTAAACAAGTTCCACAAAAACTTCATTAAGAATGTGGAAGTTCACGTTATCCAGGTGTAAACATGATTGTTGTCCCCCTACCAAATGACGAAATCGAGACAAAAGACGGTGCAAAATTGACTGTCGTTGGTTTTAACAATTTCAAAACAAAAGGTCCTGCAGTTTACTGTCGACAAGCAGGGGCGGAAGGTCATACTTCCCCATTCATTACCATTTACTTCTTTGATATTGAGAAGATCAATACCGTCAGAGTAGAGTTCTCTCAATCTTCCAAGGTTTTTACTGCTTACGGAAGAATCAAGCGCAAAATCCATCTACCTCAGCCTCACGATTTCATTTACGTTTTCAACAAGTCTGAAGATGGTCAAGGTGAAAAAGAAGGATTTGACGACAGCAAAAAAGTAAAAGTAACTGGATACAAGCTCCACAGTAAGAAGTATGGGGTTTCTAAAGGTCTACTCATCGAAGACGAAGATAAGAACGTTTACTTGCTAGACGAAATTCTAGATCTTCGTAGAGATTCAGGCTCCTCTTCATTTGACAGAAAAACCTTCCTAAAACTCTATAAAGAATACCAAGGACATAGAGCGTAAATGAGCTTTCTTTCATCAGAAGTCCATCTTGGAAATCTTGCACGATTTTCAATCGTCTTTCCTGAAATTAAAAAATTCGAATTCCTAGCACGCATAAGCTTGTTTAAGGAAAACAAAATCAGCTACAGCAAGCTTGAGAAATTCAGTACCCTCAATGGTGGATTCATTCGCGAATATTTTTAGATTCGAATAAATATTACATTAAAATGAATCGACACGGCTGATTGACGACCTGCAGTCAATCAGAAGATTATCAGGCAGGCGCCCTTGGGGAAGCATGAAAGTATATGGTAACGTAAATCTATCAGAAGGCTCAGAATTTAAAAATCTGACTGTGGCTAGAGGCCCAGCCTTTCCATCTTCTCCAAACTCTGGAGAAATTTTTATCATGACGTCCTTGGATTAACCTTCCATGATGGTGTAAAGTGGAATGCAATTTCCACTGACGTCCATGTATTCAACGACTCATTCACCATCGAAACTTCAGGTGATGTTATCGTCAAAATTACCCCGTCTGTCAATTTCAAATCTTCGTCAACCCAGCTTTACGTTGGTGGTGTAAGACAGAAATTGAATATTGACTATCAAGAAAAAGACGGGTATCTCCAGTTAAATTATGAACTCACGACTGCCGAAGTTTCTTCGGGCGTAAACATAGTCTTGGATTTCATTAAATCAAATATCCCAAACTAATAATGAATATTTTTGATTTGCCAACTTAACGGAGAAAAATTATGGCGCTAACTAAACTACGAGGTACAGCTCAAATTGCAGCAGGAACTATCGATGATTCATTGGTATCAGCTTCCGCCGCGATTCAAACCTCAAAACTACAAGACAATCTAAAGTTCATCTTCAACGATGGCTCTAGAGCATTTACTTCACCAGTTTCCGGTGTTACTCCAACTTCAGCAGCGCACCTTGCTACTAAGGGTTATGTTGACGGAATCACCATCGCTTTCTCAAGCGTAACTGGTAAACCAACCACTCTATCTGGCTACGGTATTACCGATGCCGTTGCAGCTTCCCAAATTGGTGTAGCAAACGGTGTTGCCGGTCTTGACGCAACTGGTAAAGTTCCAGCGGCCCAACTACCTTCATTCGTTGACGATGTTCTAGAATTTGCTGCCCTAGCTTCATTCCCAGCAACTGGTACCACTGGCGTTATCTATGTCGATACCACCACCAACAAGGTCTATCGTTGGTCAGGCACCGTCTACATCGAAATTTCTGCTGCTCCAGGTTCTACTGATGCTGTCCCAGAAGGTTCAGTCAACAAGTACTACACTGCAGCAAGAGCTCAAGCTGATGTTACTTCCGTAACCGGCAATGCAGGCACTGCAACCAAGTTGGCAACTGCTCGTACTGTTGCAATGACTGGCGACGTAGCATGGTCTGTCTCATTTGACGGTTCAGCAAACGTAACAGCAGCTGGCACTCTAGCAAACTCTGGTGTTACTGCTGGTACTTACAAATCAGTCACTGTTGACGCTAAAGGTCGTGTAACTGCTGGTACCAATCCAACAACTCTAGCTGGCTACGGTATTACTGATGCTGCAGGTATTGCATCGACTTTCTATGTTGGTACTACTGCGCTTGCTCTAAACCGTGCATCTGCTGCTGTTGCCTTGACCGGTATTACCAGTATTGATGGTAATGCAGCAACTGCTACCAAACTAGCAACCGCTCGTACCATTTCTCTTTCAACTGATGCAACCGGTTCTGTTTCTTTTGACGGTTCTGCGAATGCTACTATTGCAGTAACTTTGGCAAACTCTGGTGTTACTGCTGGTACTTACAACAACGTAACTGTTGATGCTAAAGGTCGTGTAACTGCAGGTTCTACTGTTGCCTATTTGACCGCATCCAACTTCGTTGCTAAGGAAACTCCAGCCGGTACCGTTGACGGTGTGAATATGACCTTCACCCTAGCAAATGCTCCAGTTGCTGGTACTGAACACCTTTACTGGAACGGTATGCTATTGGAATCCGGTGCAGGTAACGATTACACCATTTCTGGAAACACCATCACTATGCTATTCGCTGTTCAATCTGGCGAAAAGCTACGTTGCTCTTACTTTAAGTAATAGGATAGAAACATGAGCAGAACTCAATTAACAAGCGGACAACTTCTTGATGGTGGTATTAAAACTGCCGATATTGGAGATTTGCAAGTCACTGATGCAAAACTTTCTTTGACAGGCGTAACTGCTGGAGATTTTGCTCAGGTTTCCGTTAATGCCCAAGGTAGAGTCACAGGAGGCTCTCCTACCCTACCTTGGTCTAAAATTTCTGGAACTCCATCGATTCTACCAAACTTATCGCTTACTGCTACTGTGGCTGCAGCATCAAGTACCTCTTTGATTCCATTTGACAACACTACCCCATTGTCTACTGAAGGTACTCAAATTGCTACTGTAACTTGTACACCTTCTGATCCTGCAAGTAAGCTTGCATTTCAAGGAGCGTTAAACATTGACTGTGGAACTTCTAACCGCAACTTCACTATTGCAATCTTTAGAGGAACTACTTGTATTGGTGTTCAAACAATGAACTTTGTTACTTCTGGTCGTCCACAGGTGTTTTCATTCTTTATTGTTGATGATCAAATCGGTGCGACAACTTATGGATCATCTGCTACCTATTCTATTAGAATGGGGATAAATTCAGCTGCTACTTGGTATGTAAATAGACAAGCAACTGTCGTCTTTAACGGTTTGCTTGCCGCTAATGACATTCTAATTTGGGAGTACGTATAATGAATTACATTGAAGCTATTGGGATTGGATTTCCATTAGTACAGTGCCACACCTTAGGAGATGGCACTGATTACAATTCTCTAGTTTGGGATGCTGGTGAAGCAATTCCAACTAAAGAAACTCTTGACGCTTGGATTGCTGCCAATCCAAAAGCAAACGCGGAAAGAATTTTGACTAAATATCAGTTTAGAAAGCTATTTACGTTCAATGAGCGAGTAGCAATCGACAATTTTTCTGCAAACCCTGGTATTTCACCACAAAATAAAGCGGTTCTTTCAACTATCATGAAGGACCTCGAAGTTTCTGGTGAAGTTCAACTTGATAACCCAGACGTTGCAGCAGGCGTCCAATTCCTTGAAACAGTTGGACTGCTTGGTACCGGTCGTGCTGCTCAAATTCTTGCTAATACTCCTCTCTAAATAAATACGTTAACCGTAAATTAATTGGAGGATAGCTGAAAATGATCACTATTCAATTTAGTACTACTCGTCATTGGACATCAAGGGCGATTCAGTTGTTCACATGGTCTTGGGCATCACATGTGGATTTTGTTTTGCCCGATGGTCAGCTTCTTGGTGCTTTAGCAACTCATGGTGGAGTTAAGGTCCATGGTGATTTGCAATATTCAAGAATAGAGAGATTCACTGTCGATGCCCCTACTACCGTCATCGATTGTGCAATGTCTCAATTGGATAAGCCATACGACTGGGGCGGTATTTGTGGACTAGTCGCTCATAACCGGGATTGGGAAAGCGACGACAAATGGTTCTGCAGTGAACTTGTTGCATGGTCTTTCAAGCAAGCTGGTTATCCTCTACTCAATGAGACCGCTTATCGCGTAACCCCACGCGACCTTTTAATATCTCCACTTCTAAAACCTATACCTATACTATAAGGAACAATCATGAGAATAATGAGCAATAACGCCATAACCAGAGAAGAAATAACTCAAACTCTTTCTGAGATGGATGCAAAGCAAAACAACCAGATCAAGTACCTTGCGGCAGCAGTCTTCGCCTCTTGCGTCATGTCGATCGTGTCTCTTGTCATTGTCGTTCTAAAATAAGAGCAAGCAAAACAAAATTTTCACTGGGAACTCTTTTGGGTTCCCAGTTTACTTTTCAGGGGGAGTTGGTTATAATCGCACCAACTTTTTGGAGATGTGAACATGACTTTCCCGATTATCAACCACCTCGATGAACTTCGCGCTCAAGTGGGCCATCAACCTGAGATTGGCTTCATCACCAACGAATTTGGCTTTACGATCGTTTCGTACATCATCTCGACTGGTGAGACCTTCACCGGCGAAAACAAGGACTGGGCTCGCGAATGTCGTGGCATCACGTTCGACAAGAAGGGCAACATCCACTCTCGCCCTCTCCACAAGTTCTTCAACATCGGCGAACTGCCTGAAACTCAGATGAACTTCGTCGAAATGCTGATGAAGAACGGTCATGTGATCCGCGTCATGGACAAGCGCGACGGTTCGATGGTTCATCCGGTTCGAGTTCATGGTAAGATCTACCTGAAGACGAAGAAATCGTTTACTTCTGATGCTGCCAACCTGGCGACCGCGTTCATGGAATACGCTCTTCCGAAGCATGTGACTTTCTGTCATGCTTGTATCGAAGAAGGCGTAACTCCGATCTTCGAGTTTACTTCTCCGAAAAACCGCATCGTTCTTCCGTATTCTCATGATGGTCTGCATCTGTTGCACATTCGAGACAATGTGACTGGTCAGTACGTTGCTGATCCCGCCGGCTTTGCGAAGTCCATGGGCTTTGAAATTCCGACTGGTGCAGAATATCCGACTGCTGAAATCGGTCCTGCTCAAATTCTCGAAAGCATGGAAAAGGACGAAGACAAGGAAGGCTACGTGATCCAGTTCCAAGACGGCACGATGGTCAAGGGCAAGACTCAATGGTACTTGCAGCTTCATCGCACTATCGTTTTCGTTCGTGAACGCGATGTTGCTGAAATGGTTGTCAACGAAACTGTCGACGATTACAAGTCTTACGTCTACTCGGCTCCTGAATCTGAAGCGACCATGAAGAAGGTTGAAGCGATCGAACATCGGGTTCTTCAAACCATTCGTCAAATCGAACTGGACATCGAGAAGGCTGAGCAAGAAATTGCTGGCATGACCGACCGAAAGGAAATTGCGATGAAGATGAAGGGCCACAAGTGGTTCTCTGCCGTCATGAATCGCTTTAACGGTAAGGAGTTTGATGTCCGGGATTACTTCCTGAAGAACCACCTGAAGCAGGACTTCTCGCTCGAACAAATCTAATTGACCTTATAGGGTTAATTAGCACTGCTGAAAATTACACTATAAGGATATTTAGCTCGTCTAAATTATCATATAGTGTAATTTCTTGTTTACTTTTTCGGTATCGTTGTTATAATGCAATTGTAGATGCTAACTAGGAGATGAACATGAAAAACTCTAACTTCTTCGAAACCGAAAAGTTTGGTTACGACGAAAACCAAAGTGAAACCTACTTTGGTATGATGCGCAGTATCGGCGTCATGGAAGGTTTGACCACCCTCTTTACCAAGCAGACTCTGGCTGCTGGAGTGGCATCGTTCATCTTCTTCGGTCTGTATGGCGTTCCTCTGTTTCTGCTGTTTGCGTTTTTTGGTCGCGCCATCGGTCATCTGATTGTTCGCATCGTCTACGCAGTTCTTGGAACTTCCCGTAAGGTTCGTTGGACTACCAACTCCCTGATCAACTACGTCTTCCACGTTTGGCTGTGGATCTGGTTCGGTGGTTGTATCGTCTTCGTAGTTTCGATGGTTCTTACGCCGCCTGCATTGATCTACCAAATCATCACGATGCCTCCTACCTATGGTATCGACATTGGTGGTTCTGAATACAACGTGTTTATGCGCTGGGTTGGTCAGGTCATCTTTGAAGTTGACGGTCTTGGAGACTTCCTGTATCGCTGGTTCGTTTGGGACAACAACCATCCTATCATGAGCATGATTAAGACTCTTATCTCCTTCAGCCTTGGTCAGATGCTTACCTACCGCGCTCACCAACATGTTTCTGAAGAACAGTTCCTCGAAGACGAAGGTACGAGTCGCGATGGTTGGTTGCTCTACGAAAAGATCGGTCGCAACAACTCCGTAGCTACGCTGCTCTTCAAGATGGCAAAGGATCTTTAAACGCTAAGGTCTCTATCAGCAAGATGCTTCATGTAGTCAGTTAGCTTCTCGATATACCCCAAATTACGCAAGGCTTTGAAGGCGAGATTCTCAATAGAGAACTCGCCTCCTTTTTGTAAGCCAGCAGAGCGAAGCTTCTTGATCTTGTCCTTGATCGCCTGCAAATCTTCACGATTGTCTGATTGAGAATTCAATAGCTCGTCGATTTGCAGCATAATGTCCTGTGATTTTAACTGGACAGCCTTATTGTCTATAGTGATCTGTTTATTGAGTGGCTCCTGGATCCACTGCTTATTTCTGAGGCTATAGACACCTGAATCTTGGACTGCGGTTTCTGCCGCATTTTGAGCATAAAGCTCAACATCAAATCCATGAATAGTGATATTGTGGGAGGTATTCCACAAGGTCTTCTTCGCTTGGAAACAATCTTCAATGAAATTATCGGATGGACAGGTCGGACAGATCTGTCCATTTTTCATGTCCAAAACTATGTGAAGGTCTAGGTCAGAAATTTCTGTCCAGTTGTAGTTTGCATTACTGCCAGTCAGAATCACATCTGTGACCGCGGCTACATCAACACCTAAGAACTCAATAAACTCATTTGCTATTCTGTCGAGTGCCTCAGAAACTTCTGGGCGTAGCTCAAAGTTATCCCAAATCGCAGGATTTAGGGAGTCGTGGTATGCGAGCTTTGGATCAAATGGTATCTCTTCTTGCTCATAGAAAAATTGTTTGAATGATTTCATTTGGTTCTCGCGTATTGTTCGAGTTCTGAATCGATTAGTTCTTCTTGACATCCAAAGACGTCGCCATCCTGTAGATATTTGTTGACGATCTTGAATACTCTCTTGCAGTCGTCGACAATCATGTTATCATTTCTCAATTCTTCAAGGTGCTTAAGCTTGAACAAAGAAAGGATTGGAGAATTTGGTTCCATTGAATGCTGGGTGCAGATAATTCTTCCGATAGACTTGGAGTATTGAGCTAGGTCTTTCACACCAAAGTCGCCACCACCGTAGAAGCACAACTCATTGATCTTCTCTGGGAAACCTTTAAATGAACGGATTACTTGAGGCCCATTATTGATGATGATTCGATTGATTTCTCGTGGAAGACCTTCAAAGGACTTTACTGCGCCAATATCCTCGTTGTCTCTTACAGACAATTCAAACTTATCTCTGATAGTCTCAACACCAAACTTGCAGTGCTGAAGAGAGACGACTGAGATGTCAATAACGTTTGCGGTCTTTGGCATACCTTCAAAGAATGAAGGTGGTTTATGGACATCAAGATCTACCATGTAGGTATGGCAATCTTCTGGAGAACCTTCAAGAGAATCAAGCTTAGCGGCATAACCTTTCAAAAGAACAAATCTGTTAACTCTCTTGAATTTGAACGGCATACGTTTGGTGTTATCGACATAGCTCTTTTCGTTGAATTCTATTTCGCCGAAGTAGCTAATTGAACCATCGTCATGCACCTTCAAAATGTTGTCGCGAGTACCATCGACGAAAATAGTCTCGTACTGTTTGATTCTCTCACGAACTTCATTTAAATCTACTTTAGATTCAACTACTTGAGTTTGCTCGATTGGGGTTATTGCTTTCTTGAAATGATCTGAAAGTCTCATTGAAATATCCTAGTGGCAAGTGCTTTCCTATATTTATCGGAATGCTACGATTGTTGATCCGGCTAACTATAAATTCATCTAACATGCTTTATTTTTTTGAAAGGAAAAGCTAATGGCGATTAACGCAAAAAACCAAATCATGGCTGATGATGAAGGTGAGGAACAGCAGGTTATTCCTCTTGACGCAATATCGCTGAATACCTTGGGCGCTCACCTCCTTTTCGGTGAAATCAATACTCCCAGCGTATATCAAGCCGTAAATTTTATCATCAAATCGAACTTCATATTCGATCACGACACCCAACTTACCATGATGGTAAATTCTCCAGGTGGCTCTGTTTCAGATGGTTTCGCTCTAATCGATGTCATGGAGACTTCACGTCTCGATATTAACACCGTTGGTCTAGGTCAAGTCGCCTCTATGGGCGTACTCATTGTCGCAGCAGGAACAAAGGGCAAGAGAGTGATCACTAAGAACACTGAAATTATGGCCCACCAGTTTAGCACCATGATATATGGCAAGTATCACGAGTTAGTCGCCAGTCAAAAGTATCATGAGAAGCTTGAAAGGACATTCATCGACCACTTCGTTCGTCACACCTCGATGTCAGAAAAGCAAGTCCGTGACATTATGTTCTCCACCACAGACCGTTGGCTAACTCCAAAGGAAGCCAAGAAGTACGGAATCTGCGATGAAGTTCGTGACAGCTTTATGTAAAGGATGAGGGCTTCTTTTAGAGGCCCTTTATTTTAAAGTTTTTTGAGCAATGAAGGAATCAAGGGTTGTTATGCCTTCTACGACCTGTTTAGCCGCAAAGTTACTGCCAATGGATACTAAGTATTCGTATCTGTCTAGCATCACTGACTTCTGCTCTAAGAGCTCGTTGAAATTCATTTCGTCCCACTTGGTCGCATCGACCTTGCTGAGCTGGACATTGGTTGTTATGGCTACACCATCCATGATGTTCTCCTTAGTTTCGTGCCCGTATTATACTGAGCCGCCTGTTCTGACTGGTATTTATGGAATAAATACTTAGAACTTGAGATAAGGAGAAAAACCATGTTCTTACTAGATTTTAGAGCTGTAGTGAATAAAGACGGACTTTTGGGATTTAAGACCTACTTGTCCTTGATCTTAGGAGAGATTATTGAGGGAAAGAATCGAAACACGGTTCATGACCTAGCTCTCGAACGCCTAGTCGGCTATTACACCAACTACAGAGATGCAGGAGACCTCGATTTTCGTAGTGGAGAAATCTACAATGAAATCAAGGCGCTTTCTGACAAGAAGCGAATCGCTCTTGCTAAAAACCTAAAACAGCTACTCGATACCGATACCATTGCTCCACTTGATGTTGATTATTCTTCATTCATCAAACAAGTCGTCGTGAAGGACGACTAACCT